AGTTGCAGTTTTGCGTGACAAGCCGATATAAGGTGACAGCGATACTGCTGATTTGACAGATACCTTCAACTCCACGCCGTCAACGATGTTGGAACTTTCTCCATTATCACCTAAGGTAGAAATTATGGTTTTGGTGGTGTCGACAATTTCTTTGATCAGTTCCAGGGTAAAAGTCTTTTTCATGATAGATCCTTACTAAAGTTAAAAGAGGGTTAATTAAATAGCAACGTCATGAGTGATCAAATCCGCCATGAGATAATCGGCGAAGAGCGATAAAACCCGATCACATAAATGACGAGAAGAAGTCATCAATTGTGGATTAATGGACATATCCTGACTCACAGCTTCTTCCAACGCATAAAGGCTATTATCCGGATTAGCAGTTTGTGAGATCATCAGACGACGAGAATCCACATCACAATGAAACTTTACAGTTAACCCGATAACAGAATCGTAAGTGATGTTGGTAGTTAAACCATTGAACATATCCTGAATGCTATCAACTTCATCTGCTTTTTCAATACTGAGTTTGATCAACAGGCGAGCGATATCTTGACGAGTCTGGGATCGAGATTCAGAGATCGATCCAATGCTGCTTTCAAAATAAAGGCCATTGATACTCCAATGAGAAACGAGTGTATCACGGACAAAAACGACAACGAGTTCTTCTCCCAGGTCGTGTTCGATTACATAACGACCATTATCGATATTGGACAGAGAACCTACTAAGAGGGCTTCAATTTTTTCTACTAACGCATTGTTCAGTAACATATTGAATCTGTCCTTAAATGAGGAACGGTTTAAAATCATTAGCGATCATGTAAGAGACGATACTCTTAGGAATACATAACGTCGGTGCCAGAGCGAAGTTTCCGTTAATGATATCTCGCAACTCGACCTGTTCATTTTTGTGATCAAAAATGAAGATAGTATCTGGTTTTATCTCGACGGAGAAACCTGCTGGTAGATTCAGGGTAGTGGTTCTAAGATGACGATTTTCGACAGCATTGATTAATGGTGTCAGTGAGAAGCCACGGAGCATGGCGTCATCGTATAACGATTCAATGGTACGTTGTAATAGATTAACGTACAAACTTTCTGTATCGTTTTTGATTTCGTCCAGTTGAATAAAAGTCATCTTTTCACGATACACAACACAATTAGCAACTTTACCAATAATAATGATTTTGTCTTCGACGCCAGCTTTCAGTTCAACTTCGACATCAACGCCACCGGTAAGGAGAATAGGGTGATTACCCTTCTTAGTTTCTGGCGTAACGTTAGTCAGAAAGGAGACCATAGAACGAGCAGCTTGTTCAACGATCAGTTTGGTAATAACGGCCATGACAATTTCCTTGGATTAAAAAGGTTAGGGTTTATACATAGTAATAATGTCTAGCTAAAAAATAATGTAGATGAAAAAAGAAAAAAGTGAGAATAGCCTTCTACTACCCATAAGGTAGTAGAAGGCTAGGGTATTTAGTTATTGAGAGATCTTTGAAAAAGATTATAACACCTGAGAGTGATAATCTCCACAGCTTGTGTTTCAGGACTGAACCACTGCTTACTCTGCTCTTCAGTAATATCTGATATCTTGATTAATGGAGCAATAGCAAGACTACACTTGGTTCCAAGATAATCAAAATGAGCAAAAATAGCCTGTTCACCTTCCTCGATACTAATGACCATTTTTGGTCCATCACGGAAACGCAATTCCCGATGGAAAAGTTCAGGATTACAGATATTATTCAAATTTTTTACAAGAGATTCGACGTAGCCACGTAGATCATCTTTGGAAATAATCTCGACCCATTTGGCATCTTCAAATTGAGGGTAGTATTCATCCGTCAATTTTTCCATGAGAAAATTCACACCGGGAGTCAGCTGGTTCTTTTCAACATCCTCTTTAGTGATTTTATCTCGGGGATAACCATCGAACCTGAAAGGGATAGCTACCGTCTTATCGCCGATAGTTAAATGAACATCCTGAGTTTGGGTTTGGGGATTTTGGATAACCCGATATTCAACAGGAGCACCGACATGTTTAAATTTCAAATGTTCCAGGAAATATTGGGGTGCGTGTATGTTGATTATATTCAAGACTACGTTCATTATACAGTGTTCAAAATCTTTCTTAGAAATTGACATAAGTTACCTTAGAGTGTTCCACGAAAAGGGATGGTCCAACTAACTAAACGTTTGAACCCCATCTTTTTATAAACAATAGATGAACATTCGATACGTCTGAATTTCATTGGGCCTTTTGGTTTGTTTGCAAAAAGAGGTATACCGGGATATTGGGTGATCATACAACTACCACCGATCCACTTGACTTTAAACAACGCGCTACGTAATCTCTCATTCTCATCAAGAAAACGAAGACGGCGATATTTAACAGTCCAGTATCGAAGATCCTGGAGATCGTCTAAAAGAAACTTCCTTTCAAATGAATCCAGTTTCTTCTGTTTCCAATTGCGCCCAAACCTTTTGATGTCCCACCAACGACACTTAAACCAGTTAACGGGGATATCTTTCGATCCACCTAACTCGTAAAGCAATTCATCGATGTTTGTTTGGTCAATCTCTCTCATTGTCTTTGGGTTCCAACACTTTAGCTGTCGCAATTACCTGGGACAGAAATACATCATAATCAATCTGAAGGTTTAAAGAACCTTTCACACAGTGCCTCTGTCGTGTAAATCTGGATAATTGATAAAACATTCCAACTGCTTAATCATCAATGTCACCCAAATATCATAACCCTTAACGATTTCCGACATCGCGCCTTGATACAAGTAAATACCCAGTACGTCTTCGGGAAGCGAAATAAGATTTGGATTATTCTTGTTATCAGGGATCAATGCAATTTTCAGATCGTGAGGTTGCGTACAGAGAGCATGAAGAAATTCATATGTTGATTCTGTACCGTAAAAATCACTTATTCCAATTCCGACTGTTTTGGCTCTGATATCGAGGTTATCAAAAATGACTTTACACACATCAGTACCATAATCAACCTTGATAGAATGTTCCATTATTCCCCCTTAACTAACTGCATTGTATCGCCACCGAACTCACGATTATCAGAAACAGAAACTTGATAACCACCTGACACCTTATGTTCTTCAAAGTTGAAGAAGATATCGTGGTGCTGAGCATTCAGTGAACCCAGGTTATCCCAATACAGGGCGATGTAAACACGGTTATAACGAATACCGTCTAACCGATCACGTTGTACCCGACCACCGATGGACTTCACGTCTTTGTCGATGAACGAGCTAAATATCCCGATCAATGGTGGTGGAATAATAACAACTTGAATGTTGCCTTGGTAAAACAGTTCATTAACAACAGAGTTGATGGATGCCACGGAAGACATACCTGGTAACTGAATACCGATGATACCTTGTTCGATAGGATTCTGACCAAGGTAGTGTTCAATAATCGGATTGATCGTTAATGAGATTAATTTAGTTTCCATCACTCTTCCTCGTCATTTAAGAGTTGAGGGTAAATAAAGAAAGCCAGGAGATAAAGGCCGTGTTTATCCATACTTACTTTGGTATCATCAGGAATTTCGAGATCATCAAGAGTGACAATATTCCATGCAATCAGACCACGCCCTTTAACATACTTAATGATACCGATCTTGACGTAGTCATTTACTTCTTTGATGTATTTCATTACTTCTATTGAAGCGACACGATTGAGAGGGTCGTTGTAATAGAATCGGTATTCTTCTTCACTGAAGGAGAACCCTCCTCCTATTTCAACCTCAGCGATCTGCGGAGAAAGTCGGCCTTCCATCCGTGAGCGTGGGTTAGTCAAACAAAAGAGAAGTTCACTCATGTGATCAGTGTACTTATAAATTTCACTGGTCATTGTTTTCTTGTCAGTCATTGTAAAACCTCGATATGGAAACTGATTTTACAATCAGTTTCCTAAAATAGAAAGATAATCAATAGCTACTAAACCGGTTTCTTTACAGGTAACCAGTCTGGCAGGATGAACTGGTCGAATATGGACGGGTGTTATGACACGTAAGTTGTGTGACTTAGCGAACTCTTTAGTTCGCTGAAACAAGTTTCTCATTTCTTCGTTAGACATTGTAGATCCTTAATCTCAATTTTTGCGATAACAGGGTAAGTGGCAAAGACTCTTCCTAATGGAATAGATAAGTGTCCGATCCTACCCTCTGGTCTAGGGGTTTGGAGTTTGATCAGTTTCTCAATAGGTACGCCTGTAAACTCAGAAATTTCTTTTAGGTGAATAGGAAGCAGTTCGGGAAATTCATCATTTAATAACGACTCAATGAACTTACCGCTGTAGTTATATTTACATTTGAAGGCTAGGGTGAGTTTAGTATTACCAAACCCGTGCTTCTCTTTTAAGAACTTACCTATTTCCATTTCTTCTCCGCAATTTTTTCAAAAGGAAAATCTTCGGGAACGAAACCCAAGCAGTAGTTCTCACCGTCATGTAAAATACAGAGATACTGTTGATCAAGTGTGTATATGAACCGTTGTTCAACAAACTCGAATGACCATTCACCAATTCTGGCGTGCATTTGTGAACATATTGAAAACATCCTTACTTGAGCTTGATAATCAATCAAGAATGTTTTCAGCTCATGATATTTATCAATGTGCTCTAACGCTATTTTGGGGTTAAAATTCAGCTTTCTTAAATGGTAAAGAAAGAGTATTCCCATAACCCACACCAAAAATATAAGAATGGGTATTAAGTAATCTTGATCCATTATTTATCCTCAGTGAAGAGTAGTAAGTAATTTATAAACACGTCCGATAAGCGCGGTATTACCTTCAGCGAATTTATTGGTAATCCACTTATCACCCATAGCTGTTGTGCTGGCCAATTGCTGAGGAGCTATTTTAAATCCGATGGTTTCTCCGTACCAATCGATAACGACAACAACCAGGTGGCCGTTTTCACTGGTGAAGTGTGCTTCCACGTTGTTATCGCGATGTTGATATTTCAACACGTCGGTGGCTTTACCTTCCGCAACAAGTTTACAAATATGTTCCATCACTGGCGCGATAAATTCTTTTAATTCATTACGCAGTTTCTTACGTGTTACTGTTTCCATCAACCATGTCCCTTTTCATGTTTAATTATGAGATCCCATGCTTCACCGGTGAGATAACCTGCATCAGCCGCGTTACTTGCTAAATTTTTAAATAACTCAAAAGGAACCGAAATCATTTCTTCAGGAAGTTTCTGATAGAATCCTGCCTCACCCAGCTTGATATGTTTTAGACCGAAAGCTTCGTAAAGACCCAGGATATGGTCTTTAGTTTCACCCGGTTTAATGCGATCCCACCTACCGTCTATCTTACCGCTGGTGATGAATTCTTCCAAACTACCTATTAAGCGATCGACACTTTCCTCATTGTCGCGTTTGTTTAGGGAAACGGGAGTAAGGATGACGTGTGTCATCAAACCAATAGTGTACTGTGAAACAAGGACGTCCCAACCGTGTCGTTTAAAATATTCCACCGTAACAGAACGTAAACTCTCGGTCTGACTCAGCAATGAGAATAATGACTTATTGTCATATTCTTCTTTGATGGTATAAATTTCATCCTGACTGATATTCAAAATAAAAGATTCTTTTAACATGTGTGTTTCCTCACAACGTTACGATAGACTTGCTCGATATGACCAGGAGTCGTTTTTAAAAGACGGTCTAACTGACGGAAGGTTACGAAGCCTAACCACTCATGTTCACCGTAATAAAGTTTGCTAGCGATTTCCTTTGGCTGATCAATTCCATTAATGAACACATCAGGACCAATGAGGTTACGAAAACAAATGTTGCGGATAATTTCTGCGAATGCTGCGTTGATGCGAGCTTGCTTAGTTTTCATAATCCTCTCTAAACCTAAGCCTAAAAGATGACCCAGCCGAAGCTAGATCATCTCATGTATAGTTTTATATTAATCGGACCAACTCAACAACAATGAATCTGAACTGTCAAAAGCAAACGTGTCACGCTGCTCTTTGAGTTGATCAATTAAACGTCGGGTTTTGTACTGTGCGTCGTCGCTCCACTCACCGACACGTTCTTCCAGACCGTCGACAATACGATCGATCAGTTCTGTACTCAGTACATGGAAATCTTCTTCGATGTCATAGTCGGCATCCAGGATCTCCATTAACCCATCACACAGTTCACCGATGCGGGGATCACGAAAAATCTCACGAACGTAATCGGCGTGTTCATCGTAACTCAATACCGGGGATAACTCGTTAACGTGGTCACTATCGATCAGTGACAACTGTACGTACTTGGCCATAATTATCCCTTAGTTAATTTCTTTAATTGGAGAACGGATTATATTGAATCCACTGACATTTCCAAATTCTTTTTGAATAAGTGAAATATCACCCAGTTCTTTAGTAACAATGGTTCTTAAATGAGTATCGCCCATAATTACAACACAGTTACCTTTCTTGGCATATTCCGATATTACCTTCACCATTTGTGTCTCGCGAAGTTTAAAAGAATGCACCGCACTGATTAACCCTTTTGACTTACTAACGATATCGTGTTCATAAATATCGTCACGGTCATCAAGATCGATTCCAATTAAAGGAATACCTAACTTAATAGCCAAATCATAAATCATCGGTCCAGTATGAAAGGTATCTTTTAACTTACCTTCTATCTGATCCCGTTTGGTCATAAATTTAGCTTCGCCAATCTCTTCAGCTAATAGAAACTGATAAGGGACATTACTTTTGAGTATTTCCTTTTCTATCCTTTTCCTTTCCTCTAAGGTATGAATTTCACCATATATGTCGGTAACCGTAACCATGACCTATCCTTAATAGTTAAGTGCGTGTATTGAGCTTCGTGATATAGTTACCCAGCACACTCATGACAATCTCATCCTTTACATAACTATCGTCCATATAGTAACTTTTCTCACCAACAGGTGTACGGGCGATAATCTCGCCGTGCCCGATGGCAATTTTACCCAGTGGGGCTTTACTGCCTTCTCTTTCCACATCAATGGAAGATGGGATTCCACCGTTAGGGGTAAAGACATACCCATTCACTGAGATAGGGGAAAAATCTGTGAGCTTTTTGGTCACCAACAAATTAATCATCTCGGAAAACTTAATAGCGAAATGAATCAATGTTTGTGTATCCACCTGATCTACTTCTGCATTCAGCTTATCAACAATGTTCTCAAGCAGTAGTTTTCGTATTTCGGGTTTTGATTGATTGAAATCCCCATCTAGGGATTGGGTCATCTGCTCCATATCCTTGTCCATCTTCTTTTTAAGATTCGCAGCATATCGATCAACAATCCTCAGTAACTCCTTCTGGTATTCCATTTTGATTCCTAAAAAAGAATATGTATCAAACCTCTGATTACCTGGTAAGGGTAATCAGAGTTCGGATTGTTTTCTTTTTCTTCTCAAAGGGTTTTTCTCTTACTCAGTTAATTACTTAAAGTATATACTTATTAAATTAAATATATATTCCCTTAAAAGGGGAAGAAAAGAACTAAGAAGTAAAAGCCCCTATATCCCCAAAACAAAGAAGAAGAAAAGAAAATCTTAAACCTCCTATTCATATCTGGGGATAGCGATATGAGAGAAGTCTAAGACCACATATAATAGGAATTGTGTTTTTTTAAACACGTTCATTCAATCGAGGAACCCCGTACTCGATTACCGTTGTCATTAACATCATCTTTGAGGTGACCCCTTCTGACTCAATTACAATGTACAATCGGTTATGTTCATGATCACGGTCCAGTGTGATATCCACACTAGGTATTCGATCACCAACGTACTTGACGATATTCAGTAGATCAGAATAGTTCAATGCATTGTGACCCAATAGTTTTTTGTTAATTTCGATTTCAATGTTACCGTAAGCACAACGAACATCCTTGATCGCTTGCTTCAATGCTTGGCCCTCTGCTAACAGAATACATCCCAGCCAAATTGCACCTGCCGCTACGCTTACCAACACAATAATGACTATCCACCCAAAAAGTTGTAATCCAGTCATGATTTATTATTCTCGACAAAGTGACATAGATAAAATAGGTGGAGACAACTCCCCACCTATTCCGGTTTATTTAAGATTAACGTCGACGTGCTCAAGCAATGCTTCACGTAACCACTTATTCACCGGGTCGGTCGCTACATTAGCTTGGTAGCTACGCATGATCCCGGCATGAAGAGGAACGAATTGAATCAATTCACCCTTGATGTTGCCAGTATGGATATCAACGAACACATGAAGCTTATTCGTGATACCGCGCTGAACAGTCACGCGAGTGTCTAACAACTGATCCAGGTAGAACGACCCGTATTTGATCTCTTTCACATTCTGCTTAAACGTCAAACGCTTTAGCCAGCCAATATCACTGATAAACGGTTTGATATTGACTTTCTTGATGCTTTCTGTAATCACAGTGATCGAGTCGTTATACGTTGGGCGGTACTCTTTGTGAAACCACACTTCTAATTGGTTTAGCACTGACTTACTGATTGTCGCTGTTTTCCCCAGCTTGAACTGTTTGATTTCCACATTAGGTGCGACCGTACAAATCAGGTAATAAATACCTTCTTGTAATGTCAGTGTTGCAGTAAGACCGTTTGCTGAGAACAACGCCTTCATTGGATAGGTATCACCCACCTGACTGAGCGTGAACTTCTCCAATCGTTTATTTATAGAGCCAAGATTTGCTGTCAGTATGGACAGAAACATGCGCAGATAAATTACGGCAACATTCTTTAAGTCAAACATTGAACTTCCTCAGATTGAGTATTGAAAAGGTGTGTAATATCCATATTTGTTATTATATCCTATACTGTTTAAAACAGTAAGGGATCACAATATAGAAACTACAGGAATAAGGATACTCACTTCGTTCGTTAATATATTTAAATTTATCCTACCCGGATAGAACCCTAAACCCCTACCCCTACATAATAATAAGAACAGGAGTAAGTTAATATTAACTCGCTTTCTTCTGTTGAACACCAACTAACTTGTCCATCACTTCTTTAATGATGATCTCGATCTCAACTGAATCAGGAACATCACACAGTTTTCCTTTAGCCAACTTGCGCTGTAAGTTTCCTACTACAGCGTCATAAATCACATCCAACTCGATGTCCATTACTTCTTCATATTTCAGAAGCTCATGGTAGACACGCAGGTAATCGAGGTGGACAATTTCTTTGGTACGGGATTTAGCGCCAGCGAACTTTACTTTACGAGTCATATCTCTTTCCTTCTTAGGAGGTAGGTTGGCACGATGCCAAGAATAACGACAGAGACCGGCAATTAACCAGCCTATTACAAATAACGATAAAATCAAAAGAACAATCCGCATTTACGCCTCGAATACATTCTCCATTGTGACCGTACAACTGTCCTCATCAATGACACGTTGCAGGTCCCCATTGGTGATGTCACCACGATACGTGTGGTAACGACCTCTTTTGTTGACTAATACTTCAAACTGCGCATCAAACGTTTTAGTATAACGATGATTGTAGATAATCTTGAACCCGAAGCAGTAGTCAAAATTATTTCCACTTTCTGCTGAAAAGAATGAAAGTGTGTTCTTAATATATTCAGAGGCTTGATAGCCGAGGACATTATCAATAATGCGTGCGAAAAGATTATGACGATTGTTGATGTTCCCATCCATTCTGAAATAAAAATCATAGCGGCGCAGTTCCGCTATAATATATTCGGCAATGCCTTCTTTAGGACGAGTAAAGAACACTTCCCCATTGCTTTCAATTCCGTAGATATGAAGACGGATGGTGCGGTTAACGATGAACTCAATACTGATGACTTCAGTATCACGCAGTTCTTGGTTACGAATCAACGAAGAGTCGATAGTCGAGATCTTAGCTGAGTTCACATCAAAGTGATCATTCAGCAGATCAAGGAATTGGGTACGAATTGTTTCAATTTGCATAATGTAATCCTAAGGTCGAATAACTAAGTTAGAGACTTCACCCTAATAATATCTGTTTAATAAATTATGAGAGATCTTTATTTTATGTAAGAATCACATCCGTTTTCATTTCCCTATAAACATTCTCAATTTGAGTGATTATAGTGAAGTGTGACCGCCATCGTGCTTCTTGGTGTTTTTGCCATTAGATATTCATCTCGCTAAAGTGGGGAGGCGGCCTTCCTCCCCCTTTCTTTAAGCATATTCATTGAGTGTTCTTAAAGAAAGCATGGGGGCATGCTTTTATTCTGTGTAATGCCGTGTGAACCAAAAGCCCAGAGAGAGGGTCTCCCTTTTCTTCCTTTCTTTGGGCTTTTTTATGAACATTACCTTATGTTTGTTTTCGAGCAAATATAGAGGAGTGCTCGCCGGCTCTCTGCTGTCCAGATTGCGTTGGTCAGATACATTGACCAGGGGTTATGACAACCCCTTCTTTCTATGTGTATTTACGAGTATACATAGAAAGCGTACCTAGCTGGTATCGCTTATCTCATCAGGTTTTTATCCCTTGTTTTTCCTGATGGGATTCCTTCAGCCCTGTATGGATTATTTTATACAGGGCGCTTTTCAATGGAGAATTACATGTCACAGGTTGACCCAAAGACACCTAACCTCGTTAGCTATTCTGTAGCTAATGAATCTATGCTTTCGTCATTGAAAAGCAAGAAAGTTTGTAAGTTTGCTCGTCTGGGTTGGAATGGTAAGCAGTTGCATGTACAGGTTCATGGTAGTATCCCTACTAGCCATGTCGATCTGGAGAATGGTGACAATGCCTACATCGAACCGTTCTTTGTTATTGTTAACAAAGCCAACAGTCGTGTAAACATCTGGGTACCGTCAATCTCTGATCTTCAAGCTGAAGATTGGTACGAAGTAATTTAATAAAGCAGAGTTTATACTCTGTAACAAAATTCCAGCTAGAGAAAGCCAATGGGCGAATCTAGTATCTCTCCCGAGTATACCTGTTCCAGTCGCTGGGAAGAGATTCCAAAATTGACAGGACCACAATTTAGTTGATCAATCAATAGATAAGTTTTATGTCGAGATGAAAGATAGTGATTACTAGGCAGTCTCCTTTATCACTGTTTTAATTGAGATTAAATAGATGAAACTTTATCTTATTGAACGTACCGATAATTATCGGATTTATGATAACTATTTTGCTACAGTGGTAGCAGCACCGACAGAGGAAAGAGCACGTGAGTTAGCGTTGGCTTTGTTCGCTGAGGGAGATCAATCATCTTCGGATGAGTTCCTCGACGTAAGCACGGTCGCTATAAGCGCTCTTGTCCCTGAGGGTATAATCTTATCCGAGTATAATGCTGGGTAAGAGTGATGACCGCCTGTAATACTCGAGAGATCGGGAATTACTGATTTGAATATCAAAGGCGGTAATATTATTCAGTATTCATCTTGTTTATCTTTTGACTGAAATATCTCAGTCGATAGAATTATAAAGGTAAGTAAAATGAATATTGGGATGTTACTGTTGGCAGTATTGGTAGGGATCGGTATTGGTGCAGCATTGACCATCGTATTTTACAAGCGTAAAGATGCTGGCCTGATTGGCACGCACTCTGAAGTTCAGAAATACATGAGCGATGTTGAAGCCCGTCTGGAAGCTCGAGTCAAAGAACTCAGCACCAAACTTCTTCCTACTGAGGTTCAAAACGAAGTACAGGTAATCGGTGAAGATCTATGGGAAGCGTTTAAAGCCAAAGTTCTTGCCGATCTCAGTAACTTGAAGGGATCACATATTCAGCAGATCGAAGAGATGATTCAACGCTTTGAAACGCTGGGTAAAGAAGAACTGGTTAAACTTCACCTGGAAAAGGAAGAAGTAAAGCCAGAGGTTGAACCTGTTCTTACTGCGTCACCTGCCGAACCTCAAGCAGTATCCTCTTCAGAACCTGTAGTCCCGGTCACTGAAGAACAGAACAAACCTGTTTAAAATAATTATTCTCCCATAGTTCAGTCGGTAGAACGAGGTATCTAATGGATTTAAATGATTTAATGGTTCTTAAGGATAAGATAACCCGTGATCTAGAAACTAACTGTTGGAACTGGAATAAAAGCACCAGGGAAGGTTATGGTCAGATAACGATAGATGGGGTACATTGGACCACACATCGGTATGTTGCCACAATCATCTTTGGTGCTATTCCAGAAGGTCATGTCGTGAGACATTCTTGCGATAACAGATTGTGTTGTAATCCAGGTCATTTAAGGCTAGGAACACATAAAGATAACTGGAAAGATTCTGAATCAGTTCACAGGGAATCTCATATTAAAATGAGAAGACCATTAGGTTGGACGGTCGGAGATACAGTTTATCCAACATCCAGAATAACTCAGAAAGAAACCGGTCTTCCTATGAAAACCTTGATGAGGCATATGAAGAACGGCGTCTTTGATCTGGAAGCATATCGTTCTGGATGTGAAAAACAAGGACTTGTTCCTAAAGTTTAATGGGGTGTAGCTGAGTGGTTTAGCGGGGGACTGTTAATCCCTGGACGTAGGTTCAATTCCTATCACCCCAGCCATTATAGAGAGTTGGATGAGCGGCTTAAGTCACCTCCCTGCTAAGGAGGCGTATCAGTAATGGTACCGAGGGTTCGAATCCCTCACTCTCTGCCAGTTTCTGGGGGTCGTGTCGCGGGACACAAGTTCAGTTATGCTCTAGCGATCGAAGATCGTGAACCCGTTAGCGGTGAAGATAGACAATTCTACTTCAACTGTACTGAATGATAAGCCGAGTTCGACTCTCGGGATCCTCTATCAACTTCATAATGTCATGAAGATCCGTACCTACCGTTTTGGTTTTTGGTACACAATCCATGAGGAAGTAAATATGTCAGAAATAAATCCTTACAAAGTGAACAACGGCGGAATGCACATTAAAGAAATGGATTTTCGTAAGAAAGTATTTATTCCTGATGTCAATGACCGCACTAACAATGATCCGTGCTATCTGATGTCAAGTAATGACGTTTTGAAACTGATCAAAGCAATGTATGCTGATGGAACCGAGATCACAGAACAAACAGGATCAAATTCTTATACTTTCTTCAGACATGGTAATTTGAGCCATGCTGATTCAGGTAAAGAAGTCATTGCTCACTGTTTAGTGGATGGTATAATTAAAGAAGCAACTATCCACCATGGTTGGTCTGACGTTCAGTTACACGGTAAGCAGCTTCTGTTTATCAAATAAGTTTATTAATAAAGGGAGAAGGGGTCAGTTGATCCCTTTTCTTTTTGTTTGTCTGGAGATAATTTATGAGTTATTATGGTGGCGGAAGCTGGACTGGTGGTTTCATCATCTTAGCTATAATCTGCGGATTTCTTGGCTGGGGTATTATAGAAACTGTTCGTTGGCTTTTCTCTTTTGTCCACATCAGCTTTGGGTAAATGTCATGAAAGATCAAATCCCCGAAGGCTTTGTTCCCAATACCGCTAAATTTATAAGTAACCAACCTCATTTAACGGTGACTGGTTTCGCTATATGTAATCCATTACTTACCAGATTACTAATAGAGGTAGATCAGGAATTGAAGAAACCTCGTAATTGCTTAAATAAAAAACCTCAGTCAGTATTAGATGTCCCCTCTCAAGGAATGTTCTATCATTCGCCTCTTAATACGGTGTTAAAATGAGAGTTCATAAAGTAACCTCTGATCGTATCTTCTTTATTACAGATTCTGGTGCTCCAGTAATTAATCTTACTAATGCTTCATCAATCAGAGCTAGACAAAAGTTGATTAGGAAGAAATAATGAAAGTTGTGATTTATGGTAAAGAAGGTTGCCCCTTCTGTGTTCGCGCCAAAGAGCTTTGCGAAGCTAATAAAATTGATTATAAGTATGTCGATTTTATTAAGGCAGGAATGACCAAACAAGATCTGGAAAAGATCATGGGTAAACCTGTTGCTACCGTTCCACAGATCTTGGTGAACGATGTTGCCGTTGGTGGTTACACTGATCTGGTTCCACTGGTTCAGAAGTACCTCACCCCTGTTGAAAGTGATAAGGAATAAATTGTGGATTTTGATTTAGACGATCTGAACCTTGACGGTCTGGATGAAGCTGAAGCGCGTAACCAAGAACGTCAGGCTGAAGCGAACAAAGAAGCAGCTGCCATCGATGACGATGCAGATTGCGAAGGTTGTAAAATCTAATTTTGATAAGGCGATAAGTTTTGACTATGAAAAAGAAGAAAACCTCTTTAAAAGAAAAGATCCGTCGCCAAAATCAGAATGCTGAGAAAACCTTATACCTCGATGGGGATGGTGATACTTTCACTATGACCAAAACCAAACAAGGTTATAAGTTAAACATGTAGGGTAGCAATATACTACGTCTTATTTTAATCTCCAACTACTACTATGAGCGTGAGAGAAAAATATGCAACTTAAATTAGTAACATTCGACAAAAACAATTATTCAGTCAGTACGCAGTACATTGGAATAGAAGATTATGCCACTGTAGAGTATCGCTCTCCGATTACCGGTGAGTTTTCTCCTGGTAATGTCAGACTTCCTTCGATAATTAATTCTTCCATAATTGCAGTTATTATCCAAGATAGTTTTGGTAAAGCAGAACCTATCCAAATAAGCAAACACCAGGGTGCCTATTTGACGGATTCTGGTAAAACGATGGAAGTGATTAACAGACCTTCAGACTTTGATGATATCCAAATTTGGGTCAAGTATAACGAAGAAGGGAGAAACTGGGAGCATGAAACTCTTAGCAGTTATATGGAAGAGATCAGTTATCGTCGTCCGGAATATAAGTATCTCGTTTGCCCTACAGGGACAAATCCGGATACAGTAGAGAAAAAGATTTCTCTTGAAGATGAAACTGTTATCTGGTGCCGTTGGATAAAAGGTACGTCTCTAACGTTCAAACCTTCCAACCAAGCTGAATACGACAGATTCTGTAAAGATCCAGATTATCAGTTCATTAAAGTTCCGGTTGTCACCGACCCTAACACACAAGGGTTCAAACTTACATAAGTATATTATGTAATTCAATCGAGTGTAGCTGATTGCTGTTCTGCGGAATGGTATGGTTTCATCACCCCGTTATATTCGACTGTAAGACCCTTGTTATCCAGGTGTGGGTACATAACAAGGGCGATACCCGGTAGGTTGCACTACCGGGTTAAATCCAAGAGTGAACGGCGGCTTTAGCCTGCCATTGTAAGTAGCTCTTGGTTGGGTGATGTTATGTACTTTCACTGCATAATGTCCTCCGGCGACCGCTAAGATCATTTGGTCTTATGTCGCACCCCTTTGTACCAGTGGCTGATATCCAAGTAGAGCTTTAATTATACCTGACGGATAGCGCTCACAGTGATTCAACCATTGGTACAACCTCTTGAGGATCTTGAACGAAAACCGTAGGGTAACCACCGAGCACATTACGTTGCATTCAAGGTGGCTTTAGCAGGGGACTGGGTAGTCTTCCTGGGTGATATCAAGATCCTCAACCTCATCTGCTCTCCGTGATATGGAGTAGGTATCTCCTGTGGTGGGAGCATCGTAACATCTGACGAGTCCACGATGAGAAATAATAGGACGAAACGGGTTCTGTAAATGGAGACTCCAACTCCTACAGATCCGTCATGAATCGCTCTGCCTTAACTGTGAGGAGCAGCCTCAATCTACGATTCTAGAGGAACAGCAGCGCTACTGAAAGATCCATTGGCAAATGGGTACGAAACAGTTAGCAAACAGTCCGCTCCCTTTGCCAGGGGAGAAGTTGTTAACATTGGGAATATGTTGATGGTGCCACAAAGCGCAGGAATCCTCGTCGTGTGCATTGCTTCATTTAACCAATTGTAGACAGCCTTTAGATCACCGTGGTAGCGAAATGGGGTTGCTCCCAAAGTGGCTATCAAAAAGTGATCTTTAGAGTGTTTATACAAAAAAAAATAACAGATCGAGACCCTCTACTCTCCATCAGGAGAGTAGAGGTAATCTTTTTGTTATTTTTCTAAAGTCAGTTCATGCCAGACTTTATATAGGCGATCCATGTCATTATACAGTTTACCTAATGCAACTGTATTTTTCAGATTACCTGCATAGCACCAGAGTTCACATTTAGGTTCACCCTTCAGCATAATGTCGTTGAAGTACATCACAACGGATTTAGCTGAGGTCGCGATCAAATCTTTGCGATTAACCGCGAAAGGGAACTCGTTAGAGTCGTCGATTACATTGCAGCAATAAATGAATAATGCAGCATCGAAGTCATTAGCATCAAACCCATGTTCTTTGATCAATCCAAAGCGGCGAGTTTCAATTGCAGAGTCAACCACATTTAACTTAACCAGAGACCCGTTACCAGTGATCACTGACAGGTTGCGTTTGAAAATGTTTTCCATGTTATTCTCCAATAGATTAAGAACATTATTGTTCATATTACTTAAATGATATAGACCTGAAATAGAATGCAGATAAAATCGTTATCATATTTGATCATATGAGCTCGTTCCATATGTGTCCTAGGATGGATAATGTATGAGACATCTTATTATCATTAATAAGACTATTTCGAAATAGAGGTAAATATGAGTTTAAGTAACCCAGTCGATTTTGCTATCGACTATGTGATAAACGGTCCAACCGATATCACGGAATATTTGTTGAAGCTTGCTTTCTATAATCCCAACAATGGCTATGGTCCTATCTGGTCGCCGGTTAATGATTCTTTCAGCGTTGAACAAGGTATTCGTGAGAAAGTCATTAATAAGATGGTCGCGCCTTTATTAAAGGTCGCCGGTGGTCAAACTGAGGTGATCGATCTTTCGGGCGCACAGATTGAAAACCTGGCCGGTGGTGTGATCTGGGTACAAGTGCCTGATTTTCTTACCGGTGGTCGTCGCATCATTGAAGTGATTGAAGTTTATCCTGGTAACATTAACAGTGCGATTGCCAATGGTTATAACTTTGGTAGTATTGCTGCCTGTGGTTCTAGCGCGATGAACAACTCCATGAACCGATTACTCAGTGGATTAACCGACAGTAACGTAACACGTTCATTCAATAGCTTTACCATGGTCGGTCCTAACTCCTTCATTATTCGTGATGCCGGTTCAGCGATGTTTAACATGATCGCTAAAGTTATTCTGTCGTATGACGAAAACTTCAGTGGCGTTCCTGTTAAGATGTATGACAAGTTTGCTGAGCTAGTTGAACTCGGTACCAAAGCTTATATCTATAAGACCTGTCGCCGTGGTATGCAAGAAGCTGTCTCTCGTTTTGGTGTCACTGTGGATGACGTCCAAGATGACATTCAAGGTTACTCTGATGCACATCAGCAATTCAAAGAGTTCTATAACGAGAAGATGAAGAAGTATATGGCGTATGCTGATGCGAAAGGTAAGACTGATCAATTGAAAATGATTGTCCCAAGGAAACGATAATGTCTGCATTTCCAAAAGAGCCCTCGTTGCTCTCCAGCAATATTTATATGGGATTGAACGACATTGATCAGGAAGAAGTACAACTCTCCGATCAAGAGCTGCGCGATCTACTCGGTGGATTAGAAAATCGTTCAGACCCCCACACTCTATTTGGTCCAGTATTACGGCCCAATTTATACGGTGGATTAGAATCCTATCTCGATAACAACGAATACGTTGCGGGAATGGAAGCACTGTCGCCTAACTTTAATTACGATCGTGATAATGCCGTAAAGGATGTCTTTGACGGGTTGGTTGATGATCTGGTGATTAATCAACGTTGGGTGTCTACACTGCGTCGTTATGTATATGGGTTTGCAACCAAAGATAATGACCATACTGAGTTCTTTGGCTCACCTTATTTAGGGACTCACCGTGTTCTGTTTAAAACATCCGACCGTGTTACATTCTTTCGTGAAATTATCGATGTGGATGAAGTTCGTTTACGCGATGAACTAATCAAGACCAAATGGATTAATAAGGACTTCAAAGTGTCATCCGAAGTTTTTAACTTATCCATTATTTATCTGATGCATCGTGTTTATATTTCCGATCTTCCAAAGAACGTGAAAGAAGACGCATTGATAAACTTGGTGATGTTGTTTCACTACCGTATCATGACTTCAATCATGAATCACTACTTTGGTTATCTGGTCAAACCGAGCGTGGCTATAACAGCCTATAACAAGCTCTCCTTGAAGTTTGATATCAAGAAGTATGGTTCATGGACTGATCTGTTTAAAGCCCGTGGTGAGTTTATCATTGATCCACGTACCGGCATTCACTTCGAAGCCTTCACCAAAATGGATAACGATAAGAAAATCGTTTATATGGTGAATGACATGGAGTCCCGTTTGAAAGGTGTGGTCAACGATTACACCAAAGTTCTGTATGAGATCAAAGACTCTGCGGATCTGGTAGAGACGGATTCCGGCTTAGCGGTCATGGATGGCGAACTGAACATCAAGGACGTTCAGAAGCGAGAAACCAAATATAAGAACTATATCTCTAACGTGTTAATGGACACAAATAGTTTTTATAAACAGGAACTTGCAACTTATGCCGCTAAAGCAATTCCTCGTACTGATGAAGACAAACTCGAAATGATCATTCGGGATTTCCCCAGTCAGTATGCTCACGCCAAAGGAGAGAAGTATCGGGAGTTTGTTGATGATGTAACAACGCATCTGTTTGAGTACTTATCAACCAATGCGATTAGACACCAGGATTTAAAGAACGTGTTCTTTAAGTTACGTGGTGCTTACACATCAAACAAATCTTCTAATGCCCTTCTCCTGAAGCTCAGAACGAACGGTGACGAACTTGTTAAAGCAATGACCGGTATTAAGACTGAGATTAAGATCACGTCTCTACGTACCAGTTTGATGCTTTATATCGTTCTCCGTACGCTTGTTATGGAGTCAATGACCTAACATGTCATACATTGTGTTTGAAGGACCAGACTTTGCAGGTAAATCAACCTTAACTAAAAAGGTTGCTGAACGTCTGGGTTATCGCTTAGTTGTCGAACCCTTTATTGAATCCGAAAATGGAAAAGCAGTAAAGAACGCAATCATCAACAACACCTTTAACAAAGAAACGGAAATCTTTCTGTTAGCAGCTAACCGCTTAGAAGCGTTCCGTGAAGTGATTACCCCACACCGTGATGCTGGTGTCATCGCTGATCGTTCCGTGGTGAGTACCATGGTGTATCAGGTTGGAGAAGGTGTTTATAACCGTCCTCTGAATATCCTGAACTTTATGGCTGGGGTACTTCAAGATGAAATGCATGACATTTATCCTGACCGTCTGTTTTTCCTGGATATCGACCACGATACTTATTTAGAGCGTTTGGCTAAATCAGAACGTGTTATCGATGAGAAAGAAAAAGCCTTGATGGTTCCAGCTAACTGGATGAAGCTCAAGGAAGATTACATCACGGCCATTCAGTTTATCGCACAAGAGAATCCTGAAACCCAGATTCATTTTATTACGCCAGACGTGACCGTAGAAGAAATCGTTGCAATGATCGATCCTACTCTTGTGTTAGAATAAAAAAAAAATGATTGATTAAGATCCTCTACTCTCCGTTAGGAGAGTAGAGGTAATCTTTGGTTAGTCTTTCACGACATGATCTAACAGAGACTGGAAATCGGTACCATAATAGTTCCAGAACCCTACCGGCGTATCCGGATAGCAATGAATCTCAGTATAGAAACCCTTTGCCGCAATTTCTGCAATAGAGGCTTCAACTGTGTCACGTTCTGGAATAAAGTCTTCTGCTTCAGGAGTTGAACCAAACTGATGTTCCAAGTCTTCCAAGTGTTCCTTTGGAGCCTCGGTATAAGACAAAGATGAAGAACACACCATCTCATTCGCGATGAAATCAAACTTATCAAAATCGAATGAGGGAATAAGCTCATAAAGATCTGGATAGTTTTCTTTAACCCAGTTCATGAGGGATTCGGTATTGAAAGACATTATGCGAATATCTTCTTCTTTTCCGTCCTTTTCAAATTTGATTGTTAGTTCAACAAGCATATTCTTCCTGATGATTTCTTCAACAGGAACAATCTTTTTCTTTGTCGATTTACGAACAAATAACTCAAGCGTGGTATATTCGTTAGTGTGGTCTTTAGCGACCAGATAAAAATAATTGAGTTTCATGGTTCTCTCTAAAGTTAGGCTTCATTACCATTGGCTAAATATGTGCCAAGAATGAATTTGCCAGTTGTAAGGAAATAAATAATATTTACTTTGGTCAGAGCAAGCATTGTGGGTTCGCCATCGATAGAGGTGTAAAATCCGCAACTATTTTCAAAGTAATTAAAACGAACCTTAATCAACCGATCAAAAGCAATACCAGATATCCAAGCACTGCCGTTAAGATAACCAACGGTAAGTGTTAGATTGTTGTCGTTGATTTTACGACTGGCAATGTAGTTATCGGGATTTAGACGTGAATCAGGGTTCGTGATCAAATCCAGAAACTTCTTCAGATCGGGATTAATAACAGGGAGTTCTTCAGTGTCCACTTGTTCCATATTTTTCTCACTTATTGATAGTAAAATTGAGGCTGTGGTTGGATAGGTTTACGAACCAAGTCAACGACATCTTCGAAATAGGTTTTACCAACCAGGATGGCGGAACGGAAATTACTTTCAGAGCCAGGGATATATAACTCTAATGCTTCAGTCAATAAAAGAAGTGTAGACTTGGGTTCATCCACATGCCGATATAGATAGACGATGATATTAATCAATGTCTTGAAATCTTCTTCACGATTGTTCCGCTCGATGATTAATTTGTCTTTATCCATGACAGCGACAGTAATAAACGCCAGCGCCATTTCTGGTGTTTCCGCCTCAAAAGACATATCACTTACAAGCTGTAAAAAAGTATTGTAGTCTTTTTCATCCATGTTGAACATAGGAATGCTCATCAGACCACAGATTTGTTTTTCAATTATGTCTTTTGACTGGACAGTCATTTTTAATTACCTCATAAATTTATTTTGAATTAATAATACGGCCCGTCGTTCCTTTCAGGATAAGAAAATGGTGGGCTGCTTTTTCTTCTAGTAGTATTCTAATGCTGGCAGGATAAAGATTATCATCAAAGCCAGCTTGGACTGAAGAATCGTACAACTCTTCAATGTTGTTGACTTCACCACGAAATTCAATTATCGTTTCACTGAGATCAACAAGCATAGTCGCCACTACTTTACGATACTCTTCAGGAAACTTATACGTCTCTACAAACTCTTTATACCAGCAAAGATATAGTGCACCTGACATTTCCTCTGGACTGTATCCACCCGAAGTGATAATGTCGTTAAATGAGGGAATATCACTTTTCATGGCGGCAAACCTACCACCCGAAATGATACCCATGTTTTTCAATAGAGTACTGCCAGCAGGATCTTCTTTGTTTAAGCGTTCGCAAAGTTCCTGCGCTTCTTTCATGGCCAGTTCAAACATCGCTTCAGAATAAGGGCGTTGATTGGAAACGTGTTGGTCAGCCAGGATAATAATTTTTTCTACATTATCATGCCAGCCGTACGACTTCGTTCCATGACTCCCTTCTACCACCACTGCAATTTCTAAATGCTTACCACCAACTGGATGCTTCTGAACAATCCATTTCCCGGTGTTAACTTTCTTTTCTGGAAAATAACTAGTATGACTGGCCACTAATTCTTCCGCCGTTACTTGGTTATTTCTATGCCCTATAAACTGGGTATGAAGATCGTATTCTTCGGAAGATCGGGTTTTTAAGACGGCAATTACCCGACCAATAAAGTCTACCATAGCTGGATCATCCTGATAATCAACCTTAAACTGCTCCAGTTCTTTGATGCGGTCGTCCAGGGTATGAGGATAGGGAAGCTTGGTTTCAATCTTTTTGTGGGCTTCGATGGTTACAGGGTGGTGAATCAGATTGTTGAGATTGATCATAATTAATATGTCCTTAATAAATTAATGTGAGTTTATACACTTAGATGATATAGGTCTCAGTTAAGATCCAACTAAACTATCCTTTGTAACGCGCTGTATAGCGCTCTAAGCATATGCTCGCACCAACGAAGGTGATTACCCTATGAGTCAGTTAGAGAGAGCCAAACAGGTTCTGGAGCATCTTGGGTTGAAGTATACCAGCCTTCCAGAATACTTGATGGATGACAAGAATAAACGCACCAAGTTAGAAGACGAAGATACTCGCATTCTTTCTCATTTTAATGAAGACACGCTCTGGACATTAAAGACCGTTCGTTTCTTGAAGGACTTCCAGCGTTATAATGCCGGCATCCATATTAATACTTCGAACAAGTCATTTAAGCGTACGGCGGAACTATTCAAGTCAATGGGCGTGAAGAACTACTTCTTTATGCTCCAGTTAAATAACCCGATGTTACAAGACGTGGATCCCTGGGACCCCAATCTTGATGATGTCACCAAAGCCATGATCCATGCCGAGTGTAATGAAAACATTTGGTACATCATTCGTGAAGTGGTTGTTATCGGCGGTCGTCGTTTTCGTGGTAACCGTGCTGTTATCTCATTTATTTGGTCATGCTTGTGTCATATTCCCACGACAATCTTGATGCCACGCCAGTCAGGTAAAACGGTGGGGATGCAGGTACTGGCCTTTATCATGCAGTACTTTATCGGCCGTGGATATCGAATGGGGTTAATTACCCTGGCGGCATCTAACCGAATGCAGTTCATTGAAGCTATTAAGAAGATACGTGCCGGGCTACCCGATTACCTCATCAATATTACTTATAAAGATAAAGATGCTGGTAACGTACTTTCTTATGAAGCATTCGGAGTAGAGAACAAGAATACCTTTGAAGTCCGTGTCCCTTCCGGTGGTCGCGACGGTGCAGAGAACGTCTCTCGTGGTGCTACCCTTGAAGGTCTGTTGTATGACGAACCGGCATGGACGAAGTTCATTGAGGAGATCATCAACGGCTCGGGTCCTGCAACCCTGACAGCCCAGAAAGAAGCACGTGAAAAAGGTATCCCTTACTTCACTGCCAAAGCGACAACGCCAAACTCTGTCCTGAAAGAAGAAGGTGCATACATGCACAAAGACTTCATGGACTCAACCGAGTGGCGTGAAGCGTTCTTTGACAGCTTCTCTGAATCACATCTGGTTCAGCGTCTGATTAAAGCAGCTCCAATCAAAACCACGTCTCCGAAAATCGGCATGATGTTCACACACCTGCAATTAGGTCTAGGACACGGTTGGGTTAAAGAGACAATGGATAAGTTGGGTTTGTCTTGGTCAAAGGCTAAGATTGACTTGTTGATGATGTGGACAGAAGAGGGGGAGAGTAAACTCTTTGATGACTTCACACGTGAGAAACTGTCTGAGTCTAAAGAAGAACCGGTTTGGAATGAAGAGGTGAATGACACTGGTCTGTTTATTGACTGGTTTGTCACTAAGGAAGGATTGGGTGCTTACGCGGAAGATGAAGACGAGTTCATCCTGTTTGGTATGGATACGTCAGACGCAAACAACCGAGATGCGATGACGTTGGTTGCACGTCGAATGAAGTCAGGTGAGAACTTGGGAGTTGGTCGTTACCCATTGGCGTTTGCCGATGACGTTACAGAGGTCTTAAAAGAACTCTTGATACGTATTCCCAACAGTCTCCTGATCATCGAACGTAACCGCGCGGCACACATGATCGAGCGTTTATTACTGACCTTACCTGCTTATGGGATTGATCCGTTTAAGCGCATCTTCAACGATATTATCCAAGATCCGATCAAGTATAAGAACGAATACCGTGATGTCATGGAGATTCACTTCAAACATCGCAGTAAAGAGTTCTACTTGAAATACAAACGTTTCTTTGGTTTCTATACTGGTCCCCAAACACGTCGTGAGATGTATGGTTATATTCATGAAGCAGTTTCACTAACAGGATCAGGTATTCGTTATAAGCTCCTGGTTGATGAACTGATCGGATTGGAAATTAATGCGGACGGTCGCATTGACCACGGTAATAAAACACACGATGACTTGGTGGTGGCGTGGTTGCTGACATACTGGTTTATTAAAAGAGGTTATAACAAAACGTATTACGGTATTCCTCAGGGAATGACAATGACACAGATTATCACTCTGAAAGATAACGGCGATGCACCTCAGTACACCAAGAACCAGTTGGAATTCTTTATTAAGGTCAAAGCACGCATTAATGACTTGACTAAAGAACTAATGACTTCAACCAACAACATGATCGCTGAACGTATTGAAATGGAAATCCGCAAACTCTCGGAATTGATTCCTAAAGAGATGAAGAAAACTATTACGGTCGATAGCATCATTGAGGAAGCCAAAGCTGAACGGTCTAAACGTGTAGTGGCGAAGCGTTCTCGCTTCAGTTCTACCGTACGTCGTTACTAAAAAAAATAAAGAATATGAACCCCTACTCGTGAGAGTAGGGGTTCAGTCTTATGGGACTAGGACGATAATTCTTCCACTAACAATCTCATTATTCACTAACCGATAGAGTTCATCACCCAGCATCTTTTCATTGGTAAAATGAAAAGGCGCAGAATACTCTAATTCATTTTTATAGTGAATGTCTATGAATTTCTCATCCCATCCAAAAGCATCAACGGTGTGAAACGAAATATCGATTTTTCCATAGAACAGACCGTTTTTAAATAAAGGATCACGGATACTATCTAGAATTTTACCCACTTCAGTTTCTATGGTTCCGGCAATAAAACTTTCACACCCTTTAATAAAGAAATGAACAAAGGGAGATATTTGATCGGTATAATATTTACCGTTCGCTTTAAACTCCGAAGCTTTCAGTTCACAAATTTGCACACCTTCAACCTGGATGCGATAATAGATCTCGCGTTCGCGAATAATCCGCACGGCGCGAACCATATTTTCTTTATCGAGCAACGCACATGCCGGCGGAACGGTATTCACTGTTCCAAGAATTTCTACAAAACGATGAGCCAGCTTTTTAACATTAGCTTCGGTAAGTTGCATATTTAAAACCCCTACTTAGAAAGTGAATTGGTTTAGTAGATAAGAAACGTTTTTCTTATTTCTCTGGAACATAAGCGACCGTTTTACCATTACAGGTACGGTCTTCAAAGATATAATATAAGGCATCTTTTAATGACTGCCAGTATTTGTGATTCATTGGAGCAGAATAGAATAACTTATTGTTATAAGTAATATCCACATAGTCGATAATTGTCCGCGCCTTTCCAAGATTTGCGTTGTAAAGATTAATATTAATATCATCACCGATATTGAATGAATGGAAAGGTTGGAGTTTATCGAGTGTATCCTTCACCATCGATGTTATTTGATTACTCATGTGTGGTTTGCAACCATCGAGTAACTTTAGCGCCAATAATAAATTTTCCAAGCCGCCTTTATTATTATCAACGATAACCTTTTCAGTTACTTCCATTATTTCAACATCGTCGAAGTAAACAAAATAAGACGGAGTTGTTTTATTTACTAACTTAATTCGGCGTATGTTGACACCATTACTTAAATTCGTAATAACTTCATCAGGCTTTCTGTTATCCGCAAACAGTTCCGCAATTTCTTTACCGACCGCTTTAAGACCATCTAAGGTAATCAACATAAAAAGATCCTTAATAAATTAATTGAGTTTATACACCTTAATGATATCGATCTGATTTTTTATTGAGATGAACATAACTCTACTCTCCCTTTCGGAAGAGTAGAGAATATGAGATTAAGTTGTTGGTGCCGTGATCTTGGTACATACTGCTGCGGAAACACCGAGTTGTAATTCATTACCGTCTGCTTCACGCAGAACCCAACGAATGTACAATGTACCACCATTACTCAGCGCAATGCTGGAGATTGGTAGTTGGTTGAATGCCGCAATAGGAATGGCACTGGTATAAGTTCCATCTTCGCGAACTAGATCGAAGTGTGTAGGTTGAGGTGCTTTAACTTCAGTACGAGGATCGTACATTGGGTTAAACGCCCAGTAGCCTGCATTAAGGAACTCATCCACCGTAGTGACGTTGGCAAAGCGACCTGGATTACCACCACCTGTCTGAGACCAGAACTCAACTGTCATGTTCGGGAAGCCAGGTGAATTGTAATCATGACGGACGTTCCACTTACGACCTACTGCTGTTGCCGGATTGAACAACGTAATGGTGCTGTACTGAATAAACGACCATGGCTCATACATTGCTGAGACATCACGCATATTCAAGTTAAAGATCATCGGTTGTTCTTGGCCAAACAGTTGACCCTGGAATACAGGAGACGATTCATTCAAGGTCACTTGATCGGTTACATCACGACAGTACTTACGATCAAGATCGGTCAGGTAATGTTTCAGCCGATATCCCACTGCTGGATCCCAGTATGGGTAAGTGTAGATACGCGGACTATAAGCACCCTGTGCCGGCGTTGCCACAATCTCATACACATTAGACATGTGACGAGGTGCACCTGCTTGAGCGATCGATGCCTGTTCACCTTCCGAGAAGAAATACGTTAACACGATTTCATCAGAGATCTGACCTGGAGTTGTGGGTTTATATTGATTCAACCCATCTAACCGGAAACCATTGTCCCCGTTAAACGAGTTCACGGGTTGCTCAACTACGTCGCCATTACTGTAACGAATCAGTGCACGGAATTCCACAGAACTCAACGGCAAGTTAACCGGCACAAATAACGTATTCGGTTTAGTGCTGTTGGTAAACCATGGAGAAACCAGTTCGATAGATTCAACGTAACGAACGTCCAGTTGATGGTCACGCAAGTAAGCACAGTGCTGAACCACAACAGGATAAGTCGGTGGAATAGGTCGACCTGACTGATCATAGAAGACTAACGTGCAACGTGTACCATTAGGAAGCGCAGCTTCGTTCTGAGTTACACTGAACGTATTACATCCCATTACCGTCAGGTTCTCTACGTTGTCATAAACAACAGGAGATACACCGATACGGTTATTTTCCAGATCGAGACCCGAGTATGTCGCTGAGATGATTTCGCCTTTCTCGCTGATGATCGCACCTTTATACAACATAGCGTACGTTGCATTAGGCGCTACCGCATTCGCATCAACACGGGCAACGGCAGGTCGAGTAGAGAAGTCGATTGCCAATGCCAACTCACCCTGTAAGAAGCCGTACTCGTGTTGTGGAAACAGATTGTAATCAGAAATGTCTTTCTCAGGCAAAAGGAAATAATTTTCGAAAGTGGTCTTCCAAGTATTATACCGATCAACATGCTTAACCTGAAGTAAACGATGGTCGGGAACATCAATGACAATCATTCCTTCAAGCGGTGCAATGTATTTGGCCATATCCGCGACAGGATGGATATCCGGATCATAAATCTGGTCAAGATAAAGGATACGTTTGATATCCCCTTCATTCATTAAACTGGGTTGGTTAGCCGGTACCACTCCAGTTGTTTCTGCTGTGGATTTCGGTTGTCCGCTAAACACACTCATTGTTTCACCTCAAAGTGTCCTTCAATTGCGACTTTACCTTTAAGGTAAAGATCATTAACCATCTTAATAAAAGTAAGTTGGTTAGGTGTAACAGTTGGACGAGTAAGATTACTGTACGGATGAACCGTGAAGAACTGAAGATCAAGACCCAAAATAATTGGATCATATTTCAACAACCACTCGTAATCTTTAATGATCTCATCCACTGTCTGCGGGGAGTAGGGAACAGCTCTGCCAGATGGAGTAGGTGCGTCCATGAATCCAAGAACTAATTCATTAACGATCATACTCAGGAACGGGCTGAACAAAGTATATCGGTCAGTGGCCAGGTAAACAGGGTTAACCGGACTGTACGGTTTGTACTTCACATTGGCAGTAAGGTAGTTACCCACCGTTTCATCCAATGTAATCGCCTCGTCATATCCCCAATAAGAATCATACTTATCAACATATTTATTGGCAGAGTAAATGTGCTTCACCTCGTAAGGCATGCCATTAAACGGTGTTAAGTTTGTTCCGTGGTTGATATTCTCAGCCCAGTCAATAGAGTCCGTTAAGAACAGACGACCGTTGATGATGGTTTTGGTTGGACGATCAATACGCAAGTTGTAGCGACCATTATACCCAATCACTCCATCTGCGACAAAGCCCAGTTCACTGGTGTTGACCAAGCCCCGTTTAGACAAACCGGTTGCGCGGTATTGAATAAACTGCGGACCTTCTTTTAACCACATTTTGTTGATAATGTAGACATTAGGGAAATCCATAATGTAATCAACATTCTCAATCAATGGGTGCCTGTTCATCCAGATATCAATCTGACCCGGTTCCATTGGTAACTGTACACCACCGATGCTCCACTTGAATGTAATACCAAAACTCAAGGAATTATCGATATGTTCCAAGTCGAACTCGTTATACAGATGAACGGTATTAAAGACAACCATCCCCACCCAGTTTACAGTATCGAATAACCAATGGATATACCCATTCTGAATCCCGTACTGAGTTGAGTCATCGGTGATATCAATCCAATCCCCAACCGGATAACCACCCGGTGGTAAATCCCCACCATCTTGGTTAGTGGTTTGATCAGCACGGTAAACTTTGATCTCACGACCATCATCTCCATATGGGTCAGTTCCGTCAGTTGAGACCTTGACCTCATTGGCGGTGATATCATCAGGATTGTAATCAGGATCGATTGCCCACTTCGCTTTGTATACCCGGAATCCAAATCCGTCACGAAGTTTAACATCCGTTTTGCTGATAACATAATCCAGCCAGGTAGTGCCTTGACCCAAAGCCCACTCAACGTAGAAACCGTCTTTCTGTGGCATGTACCATTGAGTGTTCTTAACCGGAACCACACGAAGTAGCAACCCATCTTTATCGTATTCGTAAGCGGTAGAACTTTCGATAAAGGTAGGAGGAACTTGATACCCTAATCCGGATGTAAACGGTGCCGTTGGATGGAAGTTATCAAAGCCAGGGTCTTCAGGTGTCACATAAGGCATGTACAAGGGACTATTAGACATTGCCACGCTACACCCATGATAACCTAAGCCATCACGAACCGTCTCAGTGGTAAGCTGTTGAACAATGCCATTGAGGACAAAGTTAGTGGGTGCATTTTCAAGTGTTGCGGCCTGCCACTCTTTTACGTTTGAAGCCGACCCTGTCATTGCACCTAAAATCAGAGAACGATCTTCAAGAAGATAAAGATCATTGATCCTACTTGCTGTTGGACCTAACTTAACTTTCCAACGAACATTATGATAAGCAACCGTTATCTGAATATCAGACATCTTGGTCTTACCCGTCGGGTCTTCTTTGATTAACCGGTTACCAAGATACTCGATATAGTCACCTGTCATCCCGTAGTCTTGATGTGTTAACTGTCGAACAGCATCGATAGAATTACGGTTAAAATAGTACGCTTCATTATTACGTTTGTTGGTAATATAGAAGTGACAATCGGCATAGTAACGATAATAACGAGGTGAGTCGTCAAAACCAGGAAAGAGAATGACTTTTCTTTTATTATCGAGAACTGACAAATAGTCGGGCATCGTTGCGTAGTCGTAAGACAAAATCATTTCAATGGAAGGGTCATACGTCACCTCAACCAAATCTCCTGATTTTAATGCCACACCTTCAATGGGTTTCAATTTACCATTATGGTAGAAAGAGACCATCCCCATGTTATAATCTTTCCACGCATTGTAGTTGGTCAGAATACGTGTCCATGAGTCCCCTGTTTCGTACACACTGCCGATATAACCGAAGCTGAACTTCAGGGCGTTAGCAGCTGACATGTTAAGAACGTTGATATCCGACGAGTAACAGTGAATATAAAGGTTCTTATCAAGCGGCATGTCAAAGTTTTTGTTAACAGGAATAGCAACCAGCGTCACCCCGTCAAAACACGGCATGATTAACGTCCCCTCACGAGGGAACATTGTACCGTCTCCTTTATATACGTCGATTGCGACGGCACGGTTTCTTGCGAACGCTGCTGCACTAACCCAGGTATCGACAGGATACCAGCTCTTGCCACGATTTCCGAAATTCCAGAATCCGGTATCAAGTCCACCCATAGTAAAGACATGATAGAAGTTATAGGTTGTCGGTAAATACCGACGTTTACCCATATAAACGAAATCGTTAACAAAGCCTTGTAAACCAGAAACACGAGCCAGTTTTATCTGGTATTGCGAGGGGAGTTCAGGGTTCCCCCACATATTGTGAATACCATAGTCTACAAGTGGGTTATTTTCCTGGGTGTAATTTTGTTGATAAGCACTGGACATTTATTTACCCCAAGATAAAATAAAGTTTATCGACCGGTGTAATAGAAACCGACCGTCTGAATAAAGTTCGTTACCGAGCTATCATTCTTCGGGTTCAACTCTTGACCCACCGCAGTGTTCTGATAGATCTTCTCGGTCGCTGCACCATAGCAAATTGCTGTGAACAACGTCGGCATTTCTAATGCTGCACCCATCATCATGCGAAAGCCCGAGGTTGCAAAGAAGATAGAAGAACCCGCGGCAACTAATCCACCCAGGTCTAAGCGTGATAGACTAAATAATGACGGGTCACTTTTAATTGCAGCCAGCAAATCTTCCAGCCGACCTAAGTACCCCAATTCACTGATGACATTTAATACATCAGCTTGCGGAACACGAAGAGAACGGGAAATTGCGTTCTGACTAATAAAGGTGAAATCGACACTTGGATCTTCAAACAAGCAAACAAAATAATGCGCGATGATAATACGCAATGTCATCTTCTGAACCACGTCCAGTGTTACTGTGCGTGCGATGGCGTTACCGAATGCGTTTGCGAAAGCCTTAAGCGTATACGGACGCACTGTTTTAATCAGTGTGAGGTTGTTACGCTGCATGTCCTGTTGCAATATAGATGAAAGCAACATGACGTTATATTCCGGTACATTGATGTTCTTACCTGCTGTGTTAAAGTAGGTGCGTTGATCAAGTACTGTCACTGGTTCGCGTTTGTAGTTGAAAACAGAAATTGGATAGACAAATTTTGGAAGTCCGAAATCGTTTTTATGATCGACACCGAACACACCGCGATTGTCAATTTGATCCAGGCGCTGTGTGCTTTGGAGCAGCTTAATAGTTTCAGCTACTTTGTCCTTGATTTTGAACTTGCTACCCACGGTAGTGTCATAACCATTTAGAATCATGTCTCTAGTCCTGAAATAATGTTATGCGTGTTAACGTTAACTGTAATGCCCGAATTTTGGGTCATACGATTGATTTTTTTGATCAAAAAAATTAATGAGGTAGAACAATGGATACTTTTTCCAAAGTGATACCAGGTAAAGTGCAAAATAATGGTATTGTGAGTCGAGAGACGTTCTCTTCTACAACCCCGGTTATTTCTTCACCTGCTCACTTTCCGGACTATGCGGCCGTAACACCTAAGGGTGATACCAAGCATGGTACGGTGTCAATGGCAGCCTTCAACGATAAGTTCGGGGACACCACTGACGCATTCGGGCTGTATTATAACCCGGTCACTTTTGCCATCCAGAAATTGGGTGCCGCAGCACAGGCTTCTTTCGGCTTTAAGCGTCTGGTAAACAACACCGTAAAATCTCGTGTTATTGCGGGCGTGGTGCTTTTCTCAGGTGCTGTACCTAATTACAAGCGTGATACACTCACCGGTGATTACTTGTACGACGCTGCCGGTAACCCTGTTACTGACGACACTACACCAACACTGACCGGTAAGTGGGTTTGCCCTGCTGTACTGAAAACAGATGGTGAAACTGATGTCGGCGGTGCTAAACCGTTTGAAGTCACTGCTGATGCAAGTGTTCCTGATATCCCAGTAGGTACCAAAGGTAAATTCTGGCCACTGAAAGAATTAGTCTCCGGTATCGGTGACTACTATAATAATGGTTATGCTGCTTTCGGTCACAACACACTGACTGATTGGAACGCTGTTTCTGACTTCATCAGTGAGAACGGTGCTTATCCATTTATCCTTAACATCGGCACTGTCACTGACGCCGGTCTGCGTGTCCCTGCTGCTACCGTTAACGGTACGCCAGATACCACGTTTACCATGTTCGATGTGGTCAGCAAAGAAAACGTCCGCTACAGTCTTAAAGCTGCGGTTGATTCCTACACTGGTGCCAACGTTAACCGTCAGGTTGAGACAGTTGACGCACCTTTCAGCGACAGCTATGTTTACAGTACCAACGTAAACGCAGTTGCCAAAGAACTGTGGGATGCTGAATACGGCGACGGTACTCAGGTTCCTCCGGTTGTTCAGTCTAAGCGTTTCCCTAAATACGCAGTGATGAACATGTGGGATCTGCTGAACCATAATGGCGTTCCATACAAGCACATCGTGTTTGGTGGTAACTTCAATCTGACAACTCAGGCTAACACCCTGACTGGTACCCGTATCAGCCTGAATCATTATCTGCAATCTAACGGCGGTATTAACCCGTTTGCGGATGCAGATGGTAAATATCCGGCAGCACCAAGCAATTGGAACTCGGATAAGTACGGTACCTGGGTTGCTGACAACACAGATCCAGATGCGATCATCTCTCACGCCCAGTGCTGGGAAATGAACCAGATGTTACTGGAAGCCTGGTTGACGGAATACAAAGCTTCTCTCGATATCAAAGATGTGATTCGCAATCGCGTTTCTTTCTTCTGGGACGTCGGGTACAAGCAGTCCATCAAAAACCTGCTGATCAGCTTCATGTCTGTGCGTAAAGACTTCGTTGCGGTTCTGTGTGCGACTGAATATCTGAAAGACAAAACACAGGATGAACTCTACTCCACGGCGACCATGTTGAATACACGTATTAGCATGATCCCAGAGTCAGACGTTTATAAGTCACACGCTTGCCGTGCGGCGATCAACCTGTGGAATGCTCGTTATATCGATGAGCCAACCTGGGGTCGTTTCTCTCTGAACATTGATCTGATGTACGCTTTTGCTCTGGCAGGTGGTGGTGCAGATGGTCGTATGTTTGCAGCGGACATGCCTGATCACCAGGGTAATCGTATTCTGCGCATTGCTCACGATCCACTCATTCAGTTTGAAGCAGATGATCCTGCTGCGGCTAACCTGATCAATGGCAACATCACTGTTACTCCAATCACCGAGTCTCAGTTCTGTCGTCCGGCACTGCCAACTGTTTATGACAACATCAACAGTGTGCTTAAAGATCTGACCAACGTGTGGAAATGTGTCTGCGTCGAGAAGATTCTGGCAGATCAGTGGATCCAGGTTTCTGGCGATACTCAGTTAGGTAAAGAAGGTTATCTGTCTACTGTTAAAGATAACGCTGAAGCGCTGATTCTGCAACGTTACGGTTCTGTAATTTCCAACTGGGAAGTTGTGACTTCGTTCCTCGAAGACTCACCAACTTCTAAATCTAAAATGTATGCGGTTACCAAGCTGTGGCTGGGTAAAAGTGTGTACATGATGGATTCCGTACTGGAAGCTTACAACGAAGATAGCCTGGCAACTTCTCAAGCAGCGTGATAAGGAATAAGAAATGAGCACTAACTTTCCGCATCGCGATAATTTGACCCTGATGCCGGGTAACTCTGAATTCCAGCGCGCGTTTGACATTGGCAACACACCAGTGATCAACGCCGCTTATGGCGGACAGTATGGTTTCGCACCTAACAACTTCCGCTATGTTTCAGAGCAACCTTACGTATCGCAGCGTCCTTATTGCGTAAACCTGTCAACGCCTTCTGCGTTCAGTGCACTGCCAGCGGGTGCTGAGCTTCATGGTCTGCTTCGTGCATACATGGAAACTCGTAGCCGTAACTGGGGTGGCCTGACTTCACGTACGAACGTTGACTACCATGACATCACTTGGGCAGGTGGTTCGACCCTGAGCTTCCCTGTTGGTTCTAGCCGCCAGTTCGGTGCGATTACGCACATGGCGCTGGACCCAGAAGGCGAGTCCTTCTCTAAGCTGTTTGATACCTGGATCGACTATCTGTTGAACGACCCAGTGATCCGTCATCCGAAGATTATTACTCTGGGTTACCAGGGTCAGCTTCTGCTGGATGAGATCTCTATGAGTTCGGTTTACTTTGAACCCACTCGTAACTGGCAGGACGTTCGCCACGCATTTATTGTGCTGGCACAGATGCCTAAAGAAGGTCCGAACTACGAGTTTGGCTTTGATGTGGATAACGCATCAGGCGCAGTTCGTGAAATCAGTACTGAATTTACTGGTCTGATTGAGTTCGACACCAAAGCTGCTAAAGACATCGCCCGTGCTGTAATGAAGCGTATGCCTCTTTACAACCCAGCAGGTCGTGCAGCACCAGTTGGCTTCATGCAACCTACCGCTACTCTTCAGGGTCTTCAGAACAACGGTCTGACCAACCTGATGAATAACGAAGCGCGCACTATCGCCGATCCGAAGTACATGGCATAAAAAAAATACAACAGTATTTACTCCTACTCACCTGGAAGGGTGAGTAGGAGTTTTATGTGCTTTAAGAATTTCTGATGAAACTTTTTAATTTCAATTGTATCTCGGACAGAAGCTTTCCATTAACAGGATCGAAAGCTATCAAGTCTGTGGGATTCTTCATGTTTGAGAAGTTGAACAAACATTTAGATAATCGACTTGTTTTATACCGAGACATAAAGTGTTCTACTTGCTCAAGAGGATTTACACCAACTATTGTTGGAAAAGTTATTGTTTCTATTTTCCCTTTCCAACGATAAGTGCAAAGCCGGGTATTAGAGCTTGGGGTGACCACGATCCTTCTGTTATTGTACTGAATAACAAAGCTCTCTTTGGTTTCCAGATAATTTACCTTATCCATCTTTACCCCATCCATTATGTACCCGATACCCATGGCAAACAAAAACAGCAAGAGAAAAAGAAGGACAGTATAAATCATCGTCTCAATAATACCTTTAATAGTAAGTTCCGCTTGAATTCTCTATAGAGGGAAATATCTTCCTTTGTTAAAGAAAGACGTTTCAACTTGCTTTCCTCTATAACACCTTGCGCCAGTAAGACAAAGTTTTCATGAACACCTTCTAAATGTTTTATCAGATAGATGTAGTCCCTGAAAGTAGCGTCCGATGGTAGCTGTATGCTTAAGTGCCTTGTTCCTTTAACAGCGTAGGTGGGTGAATCTATATTCTCATTGTAGAGTATGTCGAGGGTCCAGTATCTATTTCGATCATCCAGTAAAGACAGATGAAACCGATTAATAAGTACTTGATGCCAGCTTAATTTACGAGCGGCGGCGGGGATGTCACGAACCCACCACCAACCACCGCCTGCGAGTATTGCCAGAACCAAAAATACTGTTGCCGCTAACATCAACCAGTCAGTTGGGTTGCGTAACACTACCTCCTCCCAGAGTGATATAGGTTGTCCTAATCAATTCTAGAGCGTTCTTTTCATCGCACAATTTCTCAGCAAACTCATCCCATTCCTTTTTGAAGAAGTCCATGCCGATCTCTGGGTAACTCTTCCAGTGATATCCTTCGGCACCAAACTTCTCTAAGAGATGTTGGTATACATCCTCCACAATGGATACCTCATCCATGTTCCGCTTGAGACGGAATTGAACCGCGCGACGTACATATTTGGCAAAATCAGGTGCACCACTATCTGCAACGCTAACAATAGAACTGATTAAGGAACTTGGTTTATAAGAGTTAGAACTACGGTGCTCAAGCACCGCGGTGGCGATAGTCATTACTTCATCCTCATGAAACTCATCAAACCACAAGGTATCGATAAGTTGATAAGTCAATCCGTATCCTATCAAATGATGCTGCGAACGTTCATAACGACAACCGATATCATGAAGCAGACATGCAACATAAACCAACAGAGTATCATCCTCGTTCAGTTGAATCTTTTTGCAAATCTCCTTTGCTAACTTACAAACATCATAAACGTGACTCAGGTTGTGCGCCGGATCATTCATAGAAATAGAATGTACACAGTGACGGAGAAACTGTCGGTTGATACGGTGATCAAACAAGTCGGCCCACTCAATCTCGGTACCAATAAGTTCCTCATCCAGTGTAATAATATTTTCCATTTAAATTTCCTTCTAAACTAATAGTAGTATAAGGTATCGACATAATAATATCTGTCTGTTTATTATTTTAATGAAAAAAAAAAGACTGATGATAAATAGAGTAGAGTGCGATTGTCGCACTCTACCTACAAAGGATTATTTATTTTTCAACCGCCGCGACCATGTGAAGATCTTCGAGATCCAATTTCAGGTTCCCGCAGTTGTCTTTAACATTAGACATTGCTTTATCCAATTGCTTAGCCGTAAACAATGGTGACCAGGCAATGCCCTCGTAGTTACCGCTTGCACCTTCTTTATCGATTACAAAAGCAAGTACAGTGTCACCCGGTAATGACGCAGCTTTACGAATACCCGTTAAGAAATCACGATCACCATTGGCTGTTGAGAACACGGGATCTTGATCATCGTCTACTTCACGGATATCGGTTACTCCTTCACGATATTTCATGATCGAGAGCTCAACATCACCTTTAGGGACAAATCCTTCGTCATTGACAATCGAATACGTTACTGCCGCTCCATTAGCACGTAGATCACAAACCAAAGCCACCATGGACTTGAACTTGTCATTCTGAATACCAATCGAATAGGCGTAGGTGCTATCGCTGAATTTGATATTCTTAACCACAACCTTTTTAGCCACAGTTGCGACATGAATGACCTTACCGTACAGCTCCTCTTCATTGTACTTAGAAGCTGAACTTTTACTCAGGTCAACTTGACCGTCGTCTTTATTACAACCAGATAACAGAAATACAGTGAACAACATAACACAGGCAAAGAACTTTTTCATGGAATCAATTCCTAAATAAAAAGAAGAGAGTAACTCTACTTCCGGTTAGGGAAGTAGAGTTAGATTAGTTGGGTTGCAATGTGGAACACGGATGACTAGCCATAGCCGCTGTTGAAATTATTGAAACCACCTCAACAGGAACATAAACAACATCCGTCGTATTACGGGCTTCTTCGAGTGAGTTCGCTACCGTGAATACATAGTGATTATAACTTTGAGCGCCAGCTTTCTTTAACTGAATGGCAGTGACCATAAAGGCATCACCCATTGGGAGTTTGTCACCTGGCGAGACAATACCACGCCAACCAGAAGGAGCTATCGGATCTCGTTTCGACACAGCGAAATTAAAGAAGATCTTCAATGCCTTTGGTGGATGCTTACCGTCTAGACTTGTGACATCCCAAGAAAAACCGTCATGCTTATCTGGTGTGATGCAACGCATTTCCACCTTAGCATTCATTTTAGGAAACTGAAATGAGAGCGGAGCGATAATGTCAGTCGGCGTTTCATCCGTGACTACTTTCGCTACCTCAGGGTTTTTCTTTTTATCCAACACTCCAGTAGGGCCGGTGAATACCCCCACCAAAATTACGATGACCATAATCACCAAAGCCCATTGCCATTTGGACATATTCTTCATTCAACAGTTTCTCGCTAAGGTAAAGCCCACCCAATAGCGGGCAAGCGATGTTAAATGGAATCGGTCAGATTCTTTAATGGATAAACAGAAACTGCACCGCCATCAATACGACACCCATCCACGTCAGGGAACTTATCCATCGCTTCGAGTATTTTACTCAAGTATCCGCTAGGAAGTAACATGGAATAGGCAACAGGATTTTGATCAATACCGCCCGTGGTTTCAACGTATTCAAATGAGATGAATCCCACTCCATTTAATTTCTTCAACCGATCAAAAGATTTACGAAGATTATCTTTGGTCTTGGTACTGTCAAACACTTTGACATCGCCATTGTGTTTGTACCCGCCATCAGGTCCATCGTAAACCGTGACCAGGAAGCCTGTTGCACCTTTTGCTTTACCACCCAATACATCGTTCAGGTAATAGAAGCTTGTGATGGTCTGCTGTGTAGTATCACATTGTAACACTACGCGTTGTGTCACATTCTTCTCGGTGTTTTGCAGAGTCAGCGTAATGTCAGCGATGCCGTCCATTACTTTATCGGCTGTGACCGATGCTTTATCTGCGACCAGGGCTGTCTGTTTGACATCGTCTTTGATATCGTAACTTGCTGCCATTGAGAACCCTGAACACATCAGAGAGAAACAGACTAGGAAAAATAAATTACTGATCTTCATGAGTAAAAGTCACCAAGGGTAGAAGAGCGTTGAACTTCGTTGCCTCACAAATACTTAAGTTAGAGTTTTTCAAGTCTCGCCTAAAAATTCGTGAAGGGATGATGTCTGACCAAGTTTCAGTGATAATGTCGTGTTCGTTAACGTAAGTTTCGAACGTGATAACGATTCCCCAGTCACCGTCATTATAAAGACTCCTTAATGCTGTTATAAGTTGTTCGCCCCCGCCTGCCATACCTGCGTTATAAATAACGACAGATGGAGCGTGATACGGAGGAGTTAACTTTAACCAGCCTTGGGGATAACGTTGGATTGTGAAGAAGTCGGCATTGGTAACCTGAAAGCCCTCGCGAGTAATGTAATAGAAAACATTCATTTCTTGCTTTGCTTTATCGCAGGTGATGATAAAGTATTCTGGGTTATTCGGGTCTCCATTGGTATACGTAATCTGTGTTCGATCTATAGAGTTGAAAGTATTAAAGGCAGGATAGGGGGCGATCTTACCAATATACTCACTCGTTTCTTGAGCGTCGACTCCAGAAAGAAAACAGACCATAACAAGTAACAACATCAAACGTTTCATGCACACCCTTTACTAAGCCCTACAACCCAAAGGCCGCAAGGCTTAAAATCAATTTGATTATGTATACCTGTTATTTCGTCCAACTAAAAAATGACTTTGTCTTTGTCAAAGTTGACTGGGCATTGCACACTGATATCCTTCAGCAGCTTTTTCCAGTCATCCCCGACGAGGAAGAATTCATCACCTTCTTGTTGGATGGCAGGCATGTTAGTGGCGTTATTTGCAATGGCTTTGTCATATGCAGCTTTGGTTCCGATAGGGAATCTCGCCACAACGAAAGCTTTATCTGCATTCAGAACATTATAATACACGTCACTTTGGGTCGTTCCCATCATACCTACGATAAACTTACCTGCCCGATCTTGAGTGTTCATATCGGTAACGCCGAACTTGCGGAACACAAATACGTCATACTGTTTACCACCACCATTATAAGTGAGGTTCAGTTTGTGTGTTTGTGTGTTACAGATCAACGCTAACTCACCACCTTGTTCACCACGGTTGGTCATACCGATCAAATGCGGCGCACCCGGAATAGCTGGAAGTGCTTTCCAGCCAAACTCAGACGCCATCGCAGAACCAGTAAATAAACCAACAACACACAGCAGAGCAATGATTACCTTTTTCATATTGATATCCTTGAGTAAAATTAATTGAGTTTATACACTTTAATAATATCAAACTGATTCAAAATGCAACTGAAATTAGAGTCGTCCTTTATACGTACTCATTGCTGTTGTTGCATCGGTTATTGCAGAAGTAATGAATTTAGTCAGTTTGGTGATCAACTCAACAAAGTCTTTTTCCTTATGCTCATACAGTCTTGCCTTGTCTTCACAAGAAGCAATGTCAAGAAAGAAGTCATGAGTGTTAGACGTTCCAATGGCGATCATTGACGTATATACCGCAGAGTGTCCTGTATCAGAATTTAGAAACTCTTTGAGTACAAACGTTTTATCTCTGTCGTAATGATCCTTGTATTCAGAAAGAAATCGACCCAAAAGATTTCTCATTTGCTCGAGCTTTCTGACATAGTCCTTTAATGCATCCATAGGACCAATGTTGTTATTGGCATGAAGTTTAACAATTTGTGATCCAATACCAAATGTTAACTCAAATATCGCATACATTCTTTCATGAGGTCGATAGTCGTCACGAGTCAACGTATCGGGATCTTTATCCATGAACTCTTCTTTCACCAACCATATTGTTGTGTTAGACAGTTCGTGTCGAAAAGAAACAGTATTGAGAGAAGGGGAGCGCTGTAACCAATCCCGTTTAAACGTGCGTTTAACCCAAGCCATTATTTTCCTTCCAGAGCAATCTCAGCGATTGTGACGAGTGTGTTATAATGCCGGTTACCTTTATGACGTCTTCTCATTTCCTCAGATATGCTTCCTTTCATACTGGGGTCTGATTCATAGACTTCATAAGTATGGTATCCCATCTCTTTCGTCCCTAGCCGCATGTACTTTTTCCATGTAGCTGCTTTTAATACAGCTGAGATGTTTGTCCAATCCTCAAATGCCTGAGCTTGTTCTTTACTCAAGTTCATTGTGAATCCACTTAAACTGGAAATGATAATGCATCCTGACCGTATCCGTTTGAAGTTGACCTTAATAGCTTTAAACACGTAGTCCGGTTTCTTTTTAGACTTCAAAGCACAATTAGCTATTTTGAACTCTTTGTCTAAAAGCTCCAGAATAGGAGTAAAGTTAACACCAGGTCTAACTAAATACAGAAACGAGCGCTGCATAAGGTAATCCAAATTCAGCGAGAATTCCCTTGCAATAAGTTCAGCCCTTGTTGCTGTTGCCATATTACCACCATCGTTGATAAAAGCTCTCGTCGTTGCATTCTTCAAGTGTTTCCGGTTTCCGAATTCGCCATGACTTGCACCAAGCAAGGAGCTTATTAATGTTTTCGTCAGTTACTTTGACTGAGTGACTACCGCGGGAAATCTCCACATAAATCTCAGGTGGATGGGTTGCTTTGTAGATGCACTTCCAATGTGGGTCTTGCTGGACTACCGATAACTCCGGGTGGTTAATGGCTGTTATGGTAATATCCAAATATTTATACGGACGATACAATTCACCCATAGCTGTTATACGCTGTGCGCCCAACGTATAGCCGTTCTGAATGGAATTAGCAATACGAGTCAACTCTTCATCAAAAGACCGGTAGATGAGCTCTAGTGAGCGTTTAGAGCGACTCTTGACTGAATTAACCGTTATGATACGAAACCGAGCTAGTTCTTTATAGAAATCACTTTCCATAGATTTTTCTCCACTCCAATAAGTTTGTGGGCTTAGGTCCATGCTCTACCCACTCTTTCAGTAAACTAATGTTGTCATCAGTAATCAACATTTTGTCTTCACCAACTACCGAGGAAATTTGGAACCCATCTTTACCCGGGATGATCATGAAATACTTACTGTTCACAATTCGATTCCCACTTGACAAAACTAGGGAACCAAGTAGTCTCAACTCAGCTTTGATTTCACGGAGTTTTCTTTTCTCAGTATAATTGGTACGGCCGTCAGCAATTGAATTAACGACCATCAATGACAGTCTTTTATAAAACTCAAGTTTGTTCATCTTTCTTCTCCGCTAAAAAGGAATCGAGTTTTTCTTTTAAGATGACTAGATCGCTTTCTACCTCGTCAATGAATGAGACCACACTCTTGAGATACCTTTTCATAGAACGAGGATTACCGGCGTGCCGATACTTCTTATAACAGCTCGATATCTCAAAGATACAGTAGTTGGTGTGATCGCCAGGGTCGGCCGTCATGAACAATGTCGCACCGAACCCATCGTTAACAGCTGCATCATTAAGAAATTCCCGTCTAACATAAGGACCCTTTCCTTCTTCCAAATGTTTGATCATGTCTTGGCACATTAATTTAACCAGTGAGATTTTATTAACGTAGGTATTGAAAGACGCAGACAAATCTTCATCTGGATTGTTGTGGAGTTCAACAAGAGCATTTGACCAAAAGAAACAAAGTCTGACATTTAACATGTATTTGTCAGTTTCCTTCAATCGACCATTTACTAGGCCGTAGATAGGAATAAGTGAGTTACCGAACATTAAACCCATGAGTCCCGGTGGTGAAGCTAACATTTTTCTCTTGTGTTTACTGTGTCTAAACTTTACCATATTGTTTCTTCCACTCCGCCATGGTGTAAGGTCTTATCACGCTATTCCAACCATATCCCTGAACCCAGTTTTTGAAATCATTCCAATTGGATTGGTTTATGATAACCTTTGATCCATGTGTATTGAGAGCTTGGATATGAAGTTCCCATCCATGTTCTCCCTCATGTTTCTCCGTTATCTTGAGATACATGTATCCACTTTTAGCAATGGGTTTACCTAAACGGACAGTCTTGACAATACGTTCGAACTCTTTATCCACTTCGCGCATTTTTACATCACGGGTGCGTAAGCGTTTCTTCTTATTATCACAAGCCATAATACGGATAATGCTTAATGTTTCATGTAACATAAAAAATAAACCTCTTAGTGAACCTCCTCTGGGCATTAACCCAGAGGAGGAATCGCCTACTGGCAGATCGCTTAGTCGAATAACTTCTTAGCGCGCGCCGCGTTGGTTTCAGCAAAGGTAGAATACCAATCTACCATTTCCTGAGTATGAGGGTGATCAATGAACAGAGAAGAACCACCATAGATGGTATCTTCACCAATCACTTCTTTCAGACGTACATCTGCATTCATGGTCAGACCATCGAACAGAGACATACGGCCATCCCAGATCTCTTGTTTAGTTTCAGGGAATTGAGAATGAGCGATCTCAGTAGTCGCCGCTTCAACTGCTAAACCATAACCGTTGATCAAACCAACCGCATGTTCTACAACTTCAACTTCAGAACCGAACTTCAGTTCTTTCTTTTCGGTCAGAGACTCAGGCACTTTGAAGCTGATGTGGTGAGTATCTTTATGGATCTCTGCGTGCTCGACCAGGTCTTTAACGCGTGCATCTTGGATCTTACCGAAAGGTTTGTTCTGTGACATGGTATTTCCTATTACTTAATCGAGTGGTGGGATTACTACTAAATTGAGGTAGTGGTATTTTTACAATCTCAATCTTTATTCTTACTTACCGACGAGATGATATCCTCGACGTGTTTATCCTGCTCTTCCTTACTGAGTGTTAGCCCAGTATCAGGATGAACCAAAATATAACCAAAGCGCGCGATACTCATTTTGGTTAGTTCACTTTGACTTAACTCATCATGACACTGTCGAGCTTGAGCAGAAAGAGTATAGCCTTGATTCGGTAATTCATGAGGTAACGGTGACGCCTTACCAAATCCAGAACGGTAGAATTGTCCTGGATCGTCATTTGGATCTAAAGACTCTCTCGACTTTGGATACGCATCAGCAATGTTAATATCGGGTATTGATTCAGTACGACATTGACAAGTCAGAGATGGGTTGATATAATCGTCATACCCGATCAATTCCAATTTCGAAATTAATTTTTGAGTATGAGGAGTTTCCCTTGCTGTGTCAACAAAGAAGCCAATCGGAGTTGCCATCAAAACAATCTCTTTATCCAAAGTCCATCCAGCAGGAGGATGACCAGACATCAGACGAAGGTTGATGTCAGTATGACCCAGTTCTGCCATGTGTCTAGCAAATGCATGATACATGTTTTCACAGACATTGGTATTGACTCGGCGATGGTCAATATAAACCCAAATCTCTTTAGGGTTATTGACCAGCAGTTCTTTCAATGTTACTTCAGGAAACTTCAGAACCCACAGGAACCTGTTGTCAAGTACAACGTGAGGAGTTTTCACAACGATCCAGTTGCCGAATCCACTTAATTCTAAAACTATATCTGCCTTTTCAATTTCTTTTTGAATCACCCCATCTTTTTTATAACGTTCATAAAAAGTAGGGTTCATGAGAACATACTCAGGATTCTTGATATCAGAGGTATCTGGATCTTCTTGGAAATCCGCGTTATTGAGAATTTCCTGAAGATGCCAAAACTGAAGAGAATATGCATTCAGATCTTCAGGTGAACCATGAGGGACCAGCACCAGAATCTTTTCATTACCTTGGTATAATTTACCTGCTTCGATATAACGGCGACCGGTGCCAGTTGAACCGTGACGCTGATTGACGTTATTGCGAATAGGGCAGTTATTCGCTGCGTGAAAATCGTCAAGATATTTTTTATACTCTTCAGGGGTAATTTTACCCGCTTCAAAGTCCTCTTTAAATTGTTGAGCTTTGGCTAACAATGATACCAGAGACTCACCTCTTCCACCGCTCCGACCGTTAAGAAACAAATTGATCGTGTTCAATAGTAAATTGTTGACTTCTTTTCTGGCCCGAGATCGCAACGCATAAACTTCCTGAATAGTCAGAAGGCTCAGATCGATTTTGTTTTGGTTATTCTGTTCCATATATTCCTCGTCGGTTAATTTACCTTCAGCAAAGGCCGTTTTAATTTTCATCCGCTCGCTGCGTAAATCAGCGAGCCAACGTTGATGGAGTTCCACGATCAGTTACCGATATGACAACCGATACGATCACGATATCCGCGCCATTTATCAACCCTAACATAAGTGGGTGTTACAAGCAGAACGATGTCAGATGCCTTAGTTATAGACTCCATTATAAGTTCTACAGCTCGCACCGGTGTATTAGTGTCCATGGGGGAGATAGTGATAATCGTTGCACGGTTAACTTCACGAATACGATTTACGACGTCTTTGACGTGACCATCGATAAGGTCTTGCTGAACTTCGGTGTAACCGCTACCAAAACCAGGAACTAGCGTAACAGAGATCGGACCTTTGTTTTCTACCAACTCTTTGATTTCAAAGGTGTTCATTTTTATTCTCGCTAAGGTTAAGAAGATAAAGGAAGTACGTATTCGTCTTCCCAGCTTTTCAGCTTCACATCAATAATATATGTTTGAAGATTTATGACGACTACTTTTTGAATTTCGGATCGACGTACTCTGGGAAGCAACCCAATGAGATAGAACCGATTCCGATCCCTGCCAAGGCAATAAAGCCGTATTGACATCCTGTTTTCTTATCAGTCACCACTGTGGTGACTGGACCATTAGTGGATTGAGAAACTAATCGACCAGGTTCTAATGGACCAGAATCAGAAGGATCGATTTGGCGTTCTGCTTGAACAAATCCAGTTACTAACAGTAATGCTAAAAGAATCTTTTTCATTTCTTCTCTCTTTCTTTTAAGTCGTCGACAGTGACATTGGACACACCCTTAAGTAAAGCCAACTCAATAACTGTTGACATCTTTACTTTAGATTGGGTTTGGGTAACCAATGATACATAGAGCTCATTAATGAGCTCTAGAGATTCTTTCGATATATGTATGGTCGGCATAGATCCTTTTTTATATCCTCCCTAAATAACGTTTAGATACCTCGATATTTGAGGGAATATCTTGAAAACGAAATGCCCATGGCTCGCCATTAGCACCCTCATGTATTATTAACTCAGTTTCGAGTAGGATATCCTTAGTAAGACCAACTTTATCAAATTGGATTACCTTTCCATTTTCAAAAGGATTGAAGGAGACTTTTTCGGGTTTACCGGATGGGATACAATAAACGATAATTTTCCGGTATGCCAACTTCTCAGCGATTTCTTTCTTTAAAGTTTCTGCACCAGAATTATCGTCGTTTTCTTGAACAATGATAAGATTCTTAACAGAACCAAACAAAAGAAGACTTTCGACAGTAAACCCAGACTTGCCCGAGTTTGGAAAATAAATTTTATCATCGAGTTTCATTTCGCAACCCTAGATAGAGAAATGGACATCAGAAGGAAGACTAGGTGCCCGGATACAGGTGATCTTTTCTTCCTCGACCAGAAGACCGAGATCTGATTTGAAAATTACCTCTTTATCAAATCCAGCCTCTTTCAATTTGAATCTGAGAGTGTGGGTGAAGGTCGTACCCTCAGGCTTCTCTTCTTTCACCGCAGTTACGCGATAAATTTTATTTACACCCACACTCTGTTTGATTAATGCTTCAACAGCGTCACCCTTTTCCTCACTTCCCGTCATTACCCCCAGAAAGACAGCCCGGTGCTCGATAGTGTCCAGCAATTCTGCTAATGGGATAATTGGCGTTTCTGAACCTTCTTTACGATACTTGGCAATGAGTGCAACCACAGCTTTATTTGTCATGATATATTTACCTTAGTTTAAGAGGAGCCAACCTGCACGTTCTTTCGGAACATGACCATTTTCAAATTCCAGATGGACGTCAACACGATTGTCACGAATGACCAATAGATAGTCGCTTTGTTCAGAGAAAAGATTAACTGTCTCTGAATCAGTATCCCAGGTGGCAAAGTCGTCATCAAAGTAATGGATTTTAATAGATGTCCGAATATTGGTGCTTAGCAATGCCCTGACAATATCCATGACTTTGGTCGTGTTTGCAGTTTTATTTTTAGACAAGAAATAACAGATTTTGATATCAGGTACCTTGGCCTTTACCAAGTCAGTAACCATGAACATATCTTGGGTGGGAAGGATGACATCCAAATCGGCTTTGCGAATTTCTTCCAGTGTTTCCGGATCAGGCTTTTGAACCCGAAGTTTCACATTGGCAGGAATTCCCGATGGCCCGTGGTAGATAAAGCAAGACCCTTCACGACTGATAATCAAACCCAGATCAGTGGATAAAAGCTTATCCCTTTCAATTGGTGAACCTTCTCTCAGTGTGAGTGCGGCTGTGTCCCCACCAGGAGCATCACCGTATACTACGGTTAATTTGGTATCAGGCAATAATGCAGGAATGATTTCCTGTAGATAATCTACAGGTGTTTCATTTTCTTTTTCAAGAAAGAGTTCTTGAACAGAAAGAATGATGATATTTTTAGGAGCAAGGATCCGAAGAAGAAGTGCAATTGAATAATCGGTTGCTGGGACTTTATGATGGTCACGAAAGAAATACGCCAACTTTTTACGATCAATGCCGTCGTCTTTCTTAACAATGTTCGAAATGATGGATGGTAGAGACATGATATTTCCTCTTAATAGCTTACCCGGGATGTCCCGGGTAAGCTAGTCGATTGATTATAAACTGGTTAAGAAATGAAGCCCTTTTTCCACACTGTTCAAAAATGAACGGTCTGTGTGGAACACAACTTTGGAAGAACCCGGGCCGGCATCAGAGTTGATCATCATGATCATAGGTTTAGATGCGGGGTCTGCTAACTCCACATTGAGTCCACGTACACCCACATATTCCATAAAGTGTTTGCGGTCTTCAGAGAGTTCTACTGGGATGGAGCTAATAAACTCCCCATTGTCTCCCGGATGTTTTTCATAAGCACTCATCGCGTCTCTCATCGCTTCGATAAAACCGTCAATAATTTTTCTTAATGATGATGTATCAGGTTTATTCAATTTATAGAATAATACCGTGCGACCTTTATAGCAAAATGCAATGTGATTCTTAACCTTCTCACCATTAATCGTAACATAAGAAAGTCGTAAGAAAGATGGAGTAGCGTAACCCATATACTTATTATACAACGGAACCATAACCGCATTATCGGTGCTTACGTGGAAATCAAGTTCACCGCTCCAGGACTCGCCGTTATCGAATTTAATGAACTGTTTTAAAACAGTATCTAACCGATCAATAACTTTGTAGAATGCGTCATCTTTTAATTGTTGATTCTTTTCTTTGTTCAATGAAACATTGTTAGGATGTGGCGTGCTATCCGCAATCAGTGTTAGGACTCCACCTAACTTGATGTGAAGCTGACGCTGAATTTCACCGCGACCGGTCAGACCGGTGCTGTACTGTAGTGTATCGTTGTATCCGCTGACACCCTTATTACGAATAATTTCAATACCGGTAATCATATTTTCAACTTCACTGCGGGTGAACACTACAGAACGTTTTTCGGTGTCCATGAAAACTAGCCCATTGTCGTACTGTGTGCCAAACGTCCGAGTTTTATCGTTATTCAAAATAAAACGCACTTGTATTTGACGAGGGATGTCAATGGCATAACACAACACGGTTGCTTCATACAGAAATTGCTGACGGTTGAAAGTTTCTTCTCTTGCATAGCAGTGTTTAGGTTTTAACATGGCTCATATCCTTTTTATATTGGAGTATGTATAGAGTTGACATTATTGTCAGAGGGAGATTGCACTTTTTATCGTGGTCTCCCATTTATTACCACTACGGTAAATCTTTAATAAAACAACAGCGGTTCACCATTCAGCCAGTTTTGAATTGTGGCTTCAATAATCTTGGCTGTTGGTTTTTCAGCATCGACAGGCACAGGGCCCATATCGATACCATACTTTAAAAGAACGTGTTGACGATACCCTTCCCACGTTCCATCTTTCTTAATTGCGAATACGATACTCGCCGGGAATGAGCGACACAATGCAGACGTGACGCCCTCACTATCGCCAATATCTTCCACGCACTTGGCAATCTGAAGAATTTCCAGTGCAATATGGATGTGGTCCAGATTACGCTCCAGATACTTACCTTGTCTTGCCATTCTTAATGCATGCGAATAACGTTCTGACGAATTATCCCTTTGATCAATAGGATCAAATTGACAATCTGGTAAATCGGTATCTAGCATTGTGATCACCTTAATCAAGTTTAGCATAAGGAAGGAGATCGATACCTTCCGGAACTTTGACAACCAGATGCTTGTTGTCTAGACATTTGACAATGACAACATCATAAGCCATGACACTACGCATCTTGATCTTTGGATCAAAGAAGGCGTACTGCGGAAGAATTTGGGCATCACCTTCTTTGATTTCACGCTTGGTGACCAGATGAGTGGTCATTGGAATGCGAGGATCGATCGCACCCTCTTCTACTTCACCCAGGATCTTATCCAACCGGTCAACATTACGACAGTCAGTATCGGCATCACCGAACTTATGACCCACCGGAACTTCCAGCAACACACAGACGTTTTTCGGTTTAGCTAATTTGATTAGCTCGACCACTTTACTGATTTTATCAGTCATTTTCTTTTTCCAGATAAAGGACGATTGCTTTAACGAAGCTTTTCAGTTGGGTAAGATTATCACCTTCAACCACAAAGCTGACTTTGGAATTGATACAAGAGAGATCTGAGCTGATCACGACAAATGTCCCACGATACTCTTTAATCATGGAAACATAGAAGTTATATTTACCCAGTACAACGTGATCATCATACAGACGCTCTGTAAAGCCTTTAGCGCCACTTTCAATGGCTTTAGCTACATTGTCTAACCCTTTAGACAACGTGCCTAAGAAATGTTTCCAGCTCACACCACGGGCATGACCTTCGTTCAGGTGTAAACGGAGTTGTCCGTATTGTAAGGTTAGTTCCCCACCACGACCATTAGTAGAGTGAACGTAACGAAGATATGATGGTAAAGCGTCATAACTCATATCACCGTGATGTGTCACCAACATCATGGTATTGGTGTCGACGCCCTTCTCATATTTCTTCTGAGTAAAGAAAGGATATTGTTCACCCTTACCTTCAACAAAATGTGTTAACGCACTAATCAGTCCCTCAACGAACAACTTGGCTTCGGTATTGTAAATCCGATAAGTTCCGCCAGATGTGAAGGTCATTTTGTTACCAGTGATCTGAACTTCACCACATTTTAAACGTTCGCCCATTTGGACGTTAGGTCCGTCTGTTACTACACGACGTAATAACCCATGCAGAGAGTTGATCAAGCGATTAGCATCATCTTTATTCAGAAAAGGCGAAGTACGACCATTACCGTAATTAAACTGGCACAAAGACTCATTTAAGCGCGATGATTCAAATTCCCGGGTAGGATAATAACACTGAAGTAGCAGTGCCTGATTCACTAACACGATATGCGTCTTCTTGACAGACGTACCGTGATAGATAGACAGTTCTTCCTCTTCAGGACGAGTAAAACGTTGAAGCATTAAGGTATCCATGACAACTCCAGAAAAATTCTTTTATATGTACACGGTAATAATATCTGCTCAAAAATAAATAGACTAAGAAGGAATTACCCCTCTTAGTCAGTTAATTAGTAGAACAGCGCTGCTTCTAAATCAAACGCACAAATCGAATCGATCTTTATGATCTTCATTCCGTCTCTCATATTTATTAGACCAATGGATCTGATACTAAAATAATGAGGGATACTTTCAACGAGTTCAATCGCCTTGCCATTAAGATGAACGACACCATACAAATTAATAACTTCAGAATCGGATTCTTTAATAATCTCGTATGACTTTAAGATACCGTTGGGAGCTAAGGGGTTGATCGTCCTTATCGCCTTTTGTAACTCAACTTGGTCCTTTGCACTCTCTACCCTTTTGGATACATCTGTTTGGTCAAGCTCACCAAACACTCGACCCAGCAATTTATCCATCTCACTGACCAATACTTCTTCTGTTATCGAGTAGGTCGTGTGCCCTAGGAAAGAAGGCTTATTGAAAGTACAGAGTAAAGTACTGTAGAGCCCACCTCCTAGGTGGTTTTTGATAATGCGGTCTTCAGGAACCTCTCTGGTATAACCTTTAGAAACAAAATCATTTTTACGAACTTCTTGTTTACCAATGTATTCAGAAAGATCAACAGTTTGCATGAAGTACCTCTAATCAATAAAGCTGATACGCTTTGGTTGGATCGGCCAGGTAGTTATACAGAGCGCCCTCAGCTTCTTCAATGGTAAGCTGCTCGGTCAGACCTTCTGTATCGCCCAGATCGATGTCATATGTTTTCTTCACGTAAGAACGGATGTTCTCAGGTGTTGGATCAAAAGCAATGGCAACGATATCTTCAGAGATACCGAACAAGTTGACCAGCATTGTGATGTACATGTGCTGATGGTCTTTAATTTTGCTACCGCCGATATTCAGGATAACACAGTCGTTCTTCCAGGTGCGGCTACCAGGATCTTGCTGAGACAGAGGCGCCAAATCCAAACCCACGATGCTGTTCATATACTTGATCAGATGGTAGGCGTACTGGTTGATCAGTTGAGCACGAACCCTGGTGGTTGACTGTTCAACGATAGGGCAACGTTTATCCGCGGTGTAAAGGCTCATCCAAACCTGATCCATTTCACGGAAAGTGTTTTTCAGGGTAACACCCTGAAGAAGAAGTTCACGAACCTGAGTAGCAATGCGCAGTGTGTTTAAGTTGATGGGTTGAGAAGTTTGTTCTTGTGACATCTTTATACCTTATAAGAAAGTGATTTACTGTAACGTAAGATAGAAACAAACATAAAAAATAAGTAGAGATCCCGAAGGACCCCTACTCATATTTTAAAAGATATCCGTAAAGCTAACTTTGGCACCAACCTGATCGCCTGACTTGTAATTCTGTTTCATTACATTCAGTAAATCACGATAGTGATCCAACGCTTCCATACCACCAACACGGACCAAAGCATCCTGATCAGTAACTTCAGTATGCAGAGCTTCATCAAGACGTGTTAACATTTCGTTAACGTTGAACTTGCGAAGGTTATCACGCAGACCAAAATCAGACAGGAAGCTTTCACAACCTGCTGTCATGTGCTTGTTGGCATGAATCATACCCGGTTCGGAAACCCAATCGTAACCGGTCCAGTATTCCACATTCTTACGCGTTTCACCTGGTTTAAATGGTGAGATTTGAGTACGAATAGAAACAGCGGTGTTATGACGAGGATTTTCCAGCGACTCTTTGAACTCCGGACCACGTGGACCAAATGGTTCACAACGGATGTAGTTCCAGATCGGGGCATTGGGATTTTGTTCATTTTCAAACTGGAATAAGACTTCACTGATCAGACCACAGATGTTAAGTGGGTCGTAAGAGCGAAGACGGTTGATCCATTGAAGAATGTCAGTCATCGGTTTGGCGTATTTAATGCCGTTCTCGATAACGTAGAAATACGGCTCAGGATGTTCTACTTCCATTTTGCAGTAGCCCATTTTAATGCGGCGTTGCAAATCAGAGTTAGCGTCAATCTGGGCACGCACATACGGGTTAGCAGGATAAGTGATACCCGCATGGTTGGGCATGTTGAATCCACCTGCGTTCAACAAGTAACGGCCATCTTGATCAGGGCGCAAAATGCCTTTCTTACCTGTATTCGCAAGGATGATGTTACCTAAGCTGATATCAGCCATTATTATCTCCTGCTGCGGCAGGTAAGCCGCGAATAACTTCTTCCAGACTGGTGACTTTCGTATCAGGGTTCAAGATACCCGAGATGATGTTGTCTGACATGTAACCTGATGCCAATCGGCTAAAGGTCGAATTCAGCAACTGTCCTGGGTTGTTGATCCCGATGATGCGCGGTTTAACATTTGGATCCTTGAGGGAAGGCGAGTAACGGAACGGAATGTCCAAGTTATTCGGGTCACGCTGAGTCAGTGCATAAAGCACACGGACTGCTTGGTTACACGTTCCCATTGATTTACCTGTGTAGAACTTGGCTTCGTCATAGACACTCAATAAATCATCGGCATCGAAATACCAAGGAATACGAGCGTACTTTGTGAATTCCAGGTAATAGTAGTAACCGATGTTACTGTCCATAGGAACAGTCAGTGATTCAATCACCACATCACCCGGTTCAAAATCCAGCATGTAATAACGATCGTTTTTGATCGTCTCTTCATAAATATCCCCAGGTTTTAAAACAACCTTAACCATCCCGCCAAAGAACGCATAAGACGTCTCATAAATAATACCAATCATCAAGATCGATGTTACTGTATCGGAAATCTCTGCTAAGTTACTTTGTTCGAAACGTTTAGGGAAACATGCTGTGACTTTCTTTAACGCTACCACAGAACCATCAGGCAAGACTTTGAGAGCGGTATTTACCCGCTCTCTGTCTTTTTTCAGGTTGTCAAAATCCATTAGACTTTAAGCAGTCTTTTGATAATGACTTGGTCGATAGCCAGAGACAGAGCTTTACGCTGTTGCTCCAGAGTACCTGCGGGGTTCTTGGCATTGATCGTCAGAATCTCACAAGCAATTGGACTATCAAACACATTGGCTAATACAGCAGCCAGTGGTGTATTCATCAGGGTGTTGTTCCCACGGACGATCGCATCCAGCATACCTGTGTTGTTGAAGAACATATTCAGGTCAAGCTGAGCACGAACACGTGCCAGTGCACGCTGAGCCAATGGAACATTATCTTCCATGACTTCCAGCAGTGGTTGATACTCTTCTTTACCAGCCAGGGTTTCCATAACCTGCGTAAACACTTTACGCGCCGCATCACCTTTGTTAGCCATCAGCGCAGTGTTAACGTCTAACTGATATTCGCGCCAAGCTTCAATCACTGTTTCTTTATCTGTGATGATATCTTTAACACGGTAATCGCGGAACTTGGCATACACAAAACCCAGCACATATTCAGACAGAGACAATTGATCTGAATCTGCGAACATGGTCAGTATCGCATTATTGTAACCAATGGTCAGTGGTCCTTTGATAACAGGTAATGAGCCAGTGATACCGTCTTGTTGAGGCGCATACTGAAGACCATTGTCAATTACCACAATACCCGCAGCCGCACGCTGTTCCCAAATGTTCTTAAAGTGCCAGAGCATCGTGTTGAACAGATCACGGGTCATACGCAGAGAAGCACGGTAGTCGTCCAGACTAACACCAGTTACACCATCAACCGGATCATCCATTGCTGTAAACTTATTCAGCAGCATAGTAGAGATGACCAGTGAACGGAAAGAACTGAAACGGTAGTTGCGTGGAGAAGAGATATTGACCACACCATCACTAATTGCATCAGGACTGAAGATCTGATAAAAATACTTGTCTACGAACAAGGTTTCATAGACACGCTGAATTTCAGCCTGGTCAACCAGATAGGGTTGCAGATCGGCAACCTCGACAGAGATCATCTCGGCCAGTTCAGCACCTGTCAGACGAGGATAACTACCCTGGACTAAATCAGACAAACGGATGGTCTGTGCTTCACGAAAAGCAGCAGCCGGCTGTTGTGGATAGAAATGAGAATTCAGGAAAGAAGGCTCAACGTTGATCATCTCTAACTGAACATTGCTCAGGATAGTTTCCACAGCAGAATCAGCAGAAAGTGTTTGGCGCAGACGTTCTTCCACCGATGTGGTGATCGGTTTGATATTTTTAGCGATGACGTACAGAGAAGCACGAATGGTATCGGCAACTACTGTTGTGGTCGCTTCCATGACATCAGTGTGATCAGGAACCAGCGCAGTATAATCAGGCAGTTCAGTCGCGATGTTGTCAGGAGTAAAACTTACGATACTGGCTGTGGTTTCATCCAGACCTTTGATGATGTCACTTGCAGCATCATGGAGAGACAATCCCTTTTCGGTTGCCATCTGCGCTAACGGAGTTGCCATCAGTACGGTTTGTTGCTTAATCATTCTGCACAGCTCCTGTGATGACTTCTTTAATAGCACGGGAAGTGACTTCGTTCTGGGTGTCCGCATCAAGCGGCGCCTGGTATTCACAACCGATCTTTTCTTTTACTTTACTGACGAACTCAAAGATGTTCGAAACAGTAACGATGTTGTCTACAGCGAGCTTGATAGACATGCGTTGTTCCTTTATATAAAGTTAAATAAGCCCAAATGCTGTTTTAGCGATACCCAGCATTTTCACCCTGTCCGCCATTCCGTTTGGTTCAAATTCACGGTTAGGGTAATATGGTTTAGCCTGTTTAGCCCAGCCATTGACGTAGACAGAAACCCAGTAAATATCATCTTTGTCGGCAGTCGGATTTAACTTCGGTTTAATGAATCCCCAGAAGTAACCAGAAGCCAATGCCGCGTAAAGTGGATTGGTCGCGACTTGCGACGCTGCTGCGGTGGAAGAGGTGATATCAATTGTGTCATCGTTCAAATGCTGACGGAGAAACGTTTGGCATTTCAAATAATTCAGACGGCCCGTTAATTGTAACCACGCCCGTCCCTTGAAAAGCATCCCGTCCCCAGGTTGAGTATTGCCTAAATCAACACGACCTTCATATGCAGCACCACTGGCGATCTCTTCTGAGTACGTAAAGAACGACGTTTCATGGAGGATTTGAGCCATGAAATGCGACTTACGTAAATCAGTCGTGATGTCAAACATCTCCATGCATTTATTCAGGGGGTCGACGATAGCATCGATTTTGCCCCAGTTAGCTTGGGGTAACATCTGTTTTAATTGATCAGCGGTGATGTACATGGGAGTTACCGTTGCGAATTGTAATGGAAGCGTGGTCTCTGTGTTACCGGGCGTAATCGCTTTTCGGTAAGCTGCGCAGAGGGAGTCAAAAGCAGTTTGAGAAGTAGTACCCCACTTACCATCAATAGCAATGGTATACAAACCAGCACGAGCAAGGCCAGTTTGAAGGAATGTGTACACTGTTGACGCGTCATACGTATTTCCAGGAAGAGTGGTGGTGTCGACAGAAGGATAAACCTTATTCAACATTGCAATTACAGCTTTGCGACAAAGATCTCCAAAGAGGCCGTCAACACGGCCTCCGTAGAGAGATAGATTTGCCAGCGAAGTCTGAATCGATTTGATGGTCGAAACGTCTTTATCGCTGTTAGTCATTTAATACCTGCCGTATTTAGAAATCATCCGAGTGGTATAGACATTGTTGATTTCGTTTGCAACCAACTTGTCTCGTAGACTCAGAACCATTCGGTTCAGCAGAGACTTCAATGAGAAGATGATATCAACCGAACGTCCATCCATTGTGTAGATTGGATTTTCATAGATAAAACCAACTGTGCCTTTCATCTGGTTCCCTACTACAAATTTATCCGCAGTAGTGGTTTTGATTTTGTTATCAATATAGATAAGGATAACGGCAGTATCCGGATACAGTTTACTTTTACCTACCGAGGTGTTACCCCCAACGTTACCAGTAGAAGCTGTCAGTTGTTTATAGGAAGCAATCTTCCCACGCACCGCATCTTGCTTCTTAATAAAGGACCGTAGACTTTCATCCCAGTCTTCTGGATCACCATTATAGAGTACATCGATTTTGGTAATCTTGCCGGACTGTTTTGCCTTTATCTGTTTGATACCCAAGCGGTCTAATCCCGCGAACTCTTCTACATCGTCGTAGTCGAATGCTGCTGACTCAGGGTTCTGAATGTCACAAAGGATTTGGTCGTACTCAACTTCGTCCCCGACTTTGACGTGCAGTTTAATTGATTGATTTTTGTCTACTGTAAACTCGTTCGGTTTCAGATACGGTGACGTAGACGCATCAGCAAAGCTTTTTACGATTCCAATGGAGTCTTCAAAAGTGAACTGATCTTCAAACAACGCAATGCGCGCATTACCCCCAGCCATCCACACGACACGAGTAGGATCAATCGGATCACGTGCAAAGAACATCTTATCGAACGCTAAGATCTCACCTGCTTTAAACTTATACCCCACTTCGCGATCAGTGACCTTTAAGTGTTTATGGTATTCCCCTGCACCTTTACCTACTTCGTATCCCAGTGGGAACTTGTCGGTAGAACCATCTTCATATTCCACAGTCATGCCGTAATCACTCACTTCAGTGACGGTACCGGCTTTCTTGGAAATAGAGGAATAGAGTTCAGAGGTACGGTAAGCAAGCATCGAGTCATATGACGTACGTAGTGGACTCATTGCATAGTTATCCGCAGCCATTACCTGAGACTGCTGTACACCGGAGAACAGAGTACGTTTGGTATCGTCCTTCGTTGTTCCATACAGTAAGTTCATGACCACAGAACCACGGCCTGCATTAGTACCTTTCTCTTTGACGTTGATGTTACCATACAAGTCAGTGATCTTGGCATCCGCAGTGAGGTATCCGATGAAACCAACTTTACCGGAGTCTTTACCGGCTTCTGAAACCACACCCGCATAGTTAGGAAGCTGACCACGTGTACGGCGCACCATCGCCTGGTCAGAACGCCCTAAGGTACCACCGAACGTATATTCCTCTTGGGACTTAACTTGGTGGACAGGGTTGACTTCTTCTGCTGCCTGACATGACGAGTCTGTGATAATGTTCATCATCACGGCTTCGGGGTTCAGGTCGAATGTTTTCTTACCGTTGTTCGGTTTGTTACGGTACTGGCGCGTTGACTTCACAAGTTCACGATAGACGTGGCCTGCAAAACGTTCATAACCCACAAAACGTTGTTCGGTAATTTCGATCTCGTGTTCGGCTTCATTACTTAACATAAGCTTCACAGCTTCAATCAGTAATTTGTCCATAACAACAGGATACTTAAACTTCTTCAGCAAACGCATCGTAATGGGATCAATGAACATGTCAAAGATCATACTCATCTCTTTGAAATGAGACGGTTTGACACGGGGATCACCTATTAAACTAAACCAGACGTTCGGGTTGTCTAAATCAGAACGAGCAAAGTTCGTTAAACCGGACAGCTTACGTAACCCTGACATCACTAATGTGGACAATTCATCACGGCGGTTTAATACCAGACGTTCATCGGCGAAAGCCACCATGTACTCATCAGGACTTAGCTGAGCACGAGTATCGGGATCGATTGTGCGGTATTGGACTTTCAACATCTTCATGACTTCAGACAAGCCAATCCAATAAGACAGTACTACAACCACCGGGAACTTATAACCGTTAATGTTTACGGTCGCAGTTGGTACAGGAGCTTTGGCAACATTGAGTCCCAAAATCTCTTCTATATAACCACGTTCCATCCCATCAATAGTCACCAGACCAGATGAATCGATCAGGATAGGAGATTCACCCTGGAAACCAACTAACCAACTGTCGGCATTACAGAGCTTCGCTAGTTCACGTTTTCCATCAACCAGTTTCACGGTGTCAAAGTCGAAGGTTATGTCAGGCGTGCTGATCTCTTTGAAACGAGAAGCCAAGATACTATAATAATAGCAAACCTCACTCTTAGGTGGTTTGTTACCACCCAAACTCACGCGGATAGATTTATCCACATAAGACTTCTCGATAATAGACTTACGTAACCATGACGCATAATCATCCACTTTCATTGTAGAACGTTCGACCATGACTTTCTTGTCATAATAGGACGTCAATGAAACTTTGGTTGGGCTGATCTTTCGAATCGGTAACTCCATACGCATTAGCTGAGCGTATGACCGCACACCGTTAATGGTGAAAGTCCCGTCAGCTTCAACTCTTGGAATACGCATACGACGAGTAGAAGGACTGCCTTTAATCGGCTGGAACTTCATGGTATAAACATCATACTTAGAGTCGGCTGTTACAATCGTTTCGCGATCCAAACCTGTTAATGCTGTTTTACCGTTCTGGACGTGTAACACCATTTCCATGATGTTGCGATCCAGTAAACCCGACGTGATGTATTTAGTACGAAGTTCTTCAGTACGTGAACGCAACACAGACTTATCCTGAATCACGATGCTGTCAGGTGACAAATCTTCGTTCTTCAGTTGCATATCTTCAGGCTTGATGTCGGCGATCTCTTCAAGAGAATGACCACCGATATCGATATCACGGTAAGAGTTAGCCGCATTCATGAAGTACTCAGCTTCACGTGTGGTTACTTGGCCTGTCTTTGACAGTTCACGCAACTCACGTTCAATTGCCGAGGTAGGAGTGGTTGCTGTCGAAGGTGTGATCGTCGTGGAGTCAACACTTACACGCTCAAAAACATCGTCGGCGATGTCTTGTCCCCACTGGTCTTCACCAGATAGATCTCCTTCTTCCTCCTGAACTCCATCGGGCTCAGTGATATATGCCTCAGGATGAGGCGCTTCTCCCTGATTTCCGTTGGAGTGAACTGGTACAGCATCAGTTCTCTTAGGGCTGGCGTAAAGATCAGCCAGAGAACTAGGCCCACGATTATCATCCACAGGGGGATCGATGCTAGGAATCCTTTCGGTCGTTTCCTCATTTGTTTTGGTTCCGGATAATGGCGTTCGGCTACTACCTTCATCCTCTTCTGAAGGGCTTTCCGTTTCCTCTTCATTAGCGATAGCCGTCTCATTAACAGGAGAAACAAGGCTAATAAGATTAAGATAAAAACGCTTAAAATAGTTGACTTTAAGGGTACTTGGTTTGTCATCAGTTGATTTATCTGAGTAAGCCAGCAGATTGATCAAGTTCTGGAGATTAACTATCCAACACGTTCCGTTATAAGTGAAGATAAGTTCTAACTGACGTTTCGAGTCATCGTTCAGTCGATTAAACAGAGAGTATTGAGTATTGTCAAATCCCATCAAGACCGCGTAGAGGTCAAGCAGCCAGAAAGACTGTTCAGCCTGGAAATGACGTAATGCCCTTTTATCATACTTAACAATCTGTCCCTCGGCATTGAAGAAATTCTTATATAAGTCAAATGCATAGACGAGTTCTTTAAATGTCGGGAACGTACGAGGTAAGGGTATTTCGACGAACTGGTGTTTATCAAATTTGCTAAACTCGTTAATCGAGTCCATTAATGTGTAACGTGTATTATAGCTTTGTTGGAATGGCGTGAACACTGTCCGGCGTCTATAGACAATAGGTACCTGTCCAATCGCCAAGTTATTCACCAACAGTTCACCTTCTTTACCAATCACACTCGGGTAGTTTCGAGTACGGGTGTACATGAAGTGTGAACCTTCATATGCTTTAATGACTGAACTTAACTGAACTTGAACGTTACGGGTTGAACCCAGAATAACTTCGTAGTTCGGGTTAAAAAAGATATTGATGCGCTTGTCGTAATTACTGATAAAAGGTGCAGTGTTACTTGGACCCACTTCACCTGGATGATGCTGCTGGTAATGAATGAGGGAGTTACGTGGAAGCATGATATCCCCGATAGGTGTATATCGGGGATTGGTCACATCGTTAATCTTTTCTCGAGTACCGAAAAGACGAACAAACATGCTATACTGTAACGCCTCATTCCCGTCAACGGCAAACAAGTTTAAGGGAATGTGTTTCGACATTAGGCTAGCCCGTTAGTTAATGAACGTAAAAGGAATTCATGGGGTTCTTGCACCGGGTCATATAAGAAGTCACCGGAACCTGAAATATAGAAGTCACGTTTACCAAACAACTCTTCAACTTCACGAATGGAGTCTTCTGCCATAATGGAGTTAGCCGACAAGGCATCACCATCAAAGTCAGCCCCTGCCAGTCCGATACGAATATTGGCAATCGACATACCGTCGAAATAACTCGGACTCTTCGTATAAGTGGGGAAATAGTTGTATCTGGTAATCACAGTCTGGCCATCCAGGTCTAACAGGCTACGTGCACTTGACGTAGAGTTAGTTGGCATGACAAACACGCGACTTGGATATATCGAACCTATCCCAGTAATTGGGTATCGGGTAACCTGCAACATTTTCTTCTCTATTTCAGGAACACACTGCATATAGAAGAACTGTGTATAGGTAACCGGACGAACCAGTTTGCGATCCATCCCTTCTGGAAGATCGTCGATATCGTGCAAGAGCATTACATTCTTGCCGTCATCATAAACCAATCCCAGGTAATGACCCGCAACTTTAATATCTCGGTTACGTAGGTTTGGTGAACCATAACCATTGAACAGAGAGGTTAACCCGTCACTCGATGTGAATTTATCTACGACTGTTGGACCGACTTCCACATAGACCGCATTCAAAGTCTTAGGATCAACCAGACGTGCAGTTCCCATACCTGAGGTGAAGACCTCGTTTAAGAAACCATTAGTCAGTTGGTGAATTGCAACCAAGTTGAAACCAAGCAGTGCTTGATATAGCCCTATGATCGTTGAGTTAGGATCGCCGGTAACATTATTATCGGAATCTTCTACAGAGACTTTGCGGGACGTAATAACGTTACGCGTCGCCCCGAAGATAGCACGACGGGACATGCGACGTTGCATGAAACCGCGTTTACCTTCTTGCATGTTAAAGAAGAAATCTGAAATGTTACCAAAACTCTCCTGTAAACCCCAGCGGATACTGTCATAAACAGGATCAGTTAAATCAATGTTCTTGATGTTCAATGATTTACTGCGAAAGATCAATTTACGGTAAAGGTCGTTGACCTCATTTTCTGTGACCACGCTACCTGTTCCATTTGGGGTGAATTCGATATCACGAATGCCCGCTGGAATAACAATTACTTTGCTAGATAGTGCCTGTGGTCTAAATTGATTGATCAGGTCGATCTTCTGTTTACGTTTAAAAGATTCATTCTGTTTGGGGTCCAATTCATAGAAGTGTTGCATAAAGAAAGCAAAACCTGTATCGCCTTCTAGGATGTTGGATTTTATGAAATCCTTCTCGACTGGATCCCACGTCGCATATGCGCGACCTTTTACGATTTCACCGTACAGACTCTTTAATTGAATCAGTGCTTTGAAATAGGTCGGGTTGAAAATAGGTAACGTGACATCAATATATGAAATAGTGGTATCACGTTCAGCGGTTCCCACACGACCAAAGATTTCGGTCGAATAAAGTCCCTGGTCATTTAAGTTGTTGGTCTGTCCTTCAAAGGCATCAGCAACGGTAACCGGCTTCATCAAAGCCCAGGGAACTTTGTTGGGATCCAATAAAGTAAAGTTGGTAGGGTTTCTGCTCATTACTGAGTTATCCTAAAGAGGTAAGTATGGTCGATGATTATGATATCGATTGGGGTGATGATCCCTTCGGTGGCGATATGGACTTTGATATGGATTTCGATATGGATCCATTCAAAGGAAAAGGTTTTATCAGGTCTTTCGCAACGGGGTTCTTATCAGGCGTTGTCGACGAGACTGTAGGTAGTGACGCTGCCCGCTTTAGAACCATGCGTACTATCTTACCTAACACCTTTAGCAACGCGCTCGACAAAGCGGCCTTTATGAAGGACCGTTTTAACGAACTCGTTACAGAGTTTAAGGAAGAAAACGCAGAGTCTGCAAAATCCTTGCAAAACATTGCATCCCACCTGAATCAGAAGATGGGGGAAAAACTCCCAGGTTTCGTAGGTGAAGGATTAGCAAATTTCAGTTCTAAAGATTTTTCGTTATGGGAAAAATACGAGTCACGTTCCGATCGTTTTAATGACCGTATCGATAGCACAAGTGAAGATGACATCGCCAGCGCTATAGATGCTTCTTCTAACTCTCAAGCGGGTATGTTTGTTTCCCTGGGTGAATCCCTCAATAGCATGACTGCGGCCGCTACAAGTGCCATACAGTCCTCTATCGGGGCAGGTAACCGTCAGCTTATCAATATTGAAAGTGCACTGCGTGATCAACTTAACTATCAACGTAATGTTGATGCGCGTATCCAGCAAGCTCAATTGAACTTAGCAGCCCGTTCTTATGTGAATGATGCCAAGTTCTATAAGTTCATGGAAGCAGGGATTCATGCACAAGTTGCAGAGCTGAAGAAAATCACCCGCTATACCAGCATGAGTGACTTTGAGAAAACATCTTCCTATGCTGCTTCTAAGAAGTACATCAGGGACAGAGTCATTGGTGCAGTGGGTAAACGTATGGGAGGAATCACTGGACTGTTTAATGAACGTTTCAGTGAGGATAACCGCAAAGGTGCTTACAGCGCAATTGGATCACTGTTAAGTGGCGTCAGTGACGGCCTGGATATGGCAGGTGATACCGCACTGTCTCGGGGATTGGTAGGAAACGTACTTGGCAACATGTTTGCCGGTGTAGCAGTTGAGCAACTTCCGATCTTCTTCTCTCGTGGTCCAGGTAAGAAAGCGATTGATCGTCTCACCAAGCTCTACCCAGAACAAGCCGAGTATATAAAGGAACAAGTTGAAAAGCTGACTGACATGGGTAACGTTGTCTCACATGTGGCAACGGGCGGCAGTGGGATGTTGAACTACATGGCTCAGAACTATCAGGCCATGGATGAGATGAAGTACGCAGACTACGACCACTATCTCTCTGAATTACCGCCAGGTAAGAGACCGATGAACAAAGCAGCTTGGACAGCTTTGAATGCGGCATCGAACCGGGGCAAAGAAGCCATCAACAAACTGATGGGAGATGTGACCAAGAACCGCGGTACTCAGTACACGTTAAAGAAACGTAATGTTAAAGATATCAACCAACCAGGTATCTGGAAGGAAATTAATAACACCACGTTGAACGAAGTACTCCCCGGTTTGATCGCCAGGACTAACCAAATCCTGGAGAAAATGCGCACCGGGAATGACCACGCCGAGATGGAGAGTTATAACTATCTTCGTGGTGAATTCCAAACCGATTCTCAAAAACGTATTGCGGTACAAGCTGACCTAATGCCTCACTCTGAATTCAAACGTTATGCCATGGCGGCAATGAGTTTGGTTGCGAGTCTTGATCCGAAAGGACTGATGTCTCAATCAACTCGTAAGGCGTTTGCTCAGGTAGTGGCAAAAGACATTGATGCTGAGATGGGCTTTAATCCTTATTACTATTTGGGTGACATCAAAGGTGTTAATGCAGCAGCCCAGAAAGAGATCCACGCAGCCCTGATGCGTAACTTCGGTATCTCCACGGAGAATATTGCCGAGTTCAATCAGGCTGACAGCTTTGGTCGTCTGAAACAGATGACGAAGATGCCTACGAGGGAAGGCAGAGAAAGACTGAATGAAGTCTCGGCTAACGCTGAGAACATGCGGTCTTATTACCCCAACGTTGCAGAACAAATTGATTTACTGCGTTCTACCGGTAATGAACAGATGTTGCGTGATCTGGGTATTATTTACACGCAAGACGGACGGGACAAAATAAATAACCAGGCTTTCCATGATCGACTTGGTCAATTTATGGATGATCCGAATAACCCGTTACTGCTAGGTACATCGCCTAAGTCAAACGGTGCGGGTAAGACCAAAGGTGGATTCCGTCAACGGAGCAGTTCTAATCCTACCGTAAGCCCAATGGAAGGACTGAACGAAACATTACAGCAGCTTAACGCCCACCTGGCTAAGAAAGATCAACAGGAGTCTGAAAAGGCACCGCCTATTCAAAATGCTTCAATGGCAAACTTTGATTCCATTACTGGTTTGGTCACTGAGATCAAGGATAGTAATGCCGGTATCTTTGCGAGCAGTAAAAACATTGAAAGCCTGATGGGTAGTATGTTGGAATTGGCCAAAGCCGGTAAGTTGATGACCGGTACGCCTGCTACGGCTGCACAAGCTCGTGAAGAAGAAACTGCCAAACGTTCTTTCCTTGATAAAGTGAAAGGTGCGTTCCCATCAGGTATGATGGGTAAAGGTATGGATTTCATTATGAGTCGTAACCCGATTGTACTGGGTGGGATGTTGGGTGCAGTGGGTGCAGCATTGACCAGTAAGAACTTCTTACTCTCTGGCGCTGTTGCTGCCGCAGGTTTAGGGTTAGGTGTCGCAGCTGAACATTATCAACGTCGCAACCGCACAGCGGGCGCTACAGAAGCTTCTGCTCCTAGTGACGATGAAGATATCCTGGATGAACAGGGTGAACCAATCCTGAAGTCAGCCAAACTCAAAGCCGGTGAATACCTTGATGCAGCAACCAAGCGCGTCATTAAAACTTGGAACGATATTCGTGGACCCGTTTATGACGTAATATCGAGAACAGTGATTGGTGCGCGTGATCTTGCTGGTAAGATCTTTGGTGCAGATGGTCGTGCCGTCGCATTAAGCGGTTTACGTCGCATTCGTGACGCCGCGGTAGGTGCGTATAACCTGGCTGATCCTATCGGTCGTATTCGATCAATGATTAACATCGGTAAGGAAATGGTCTATCAGCAGGACGTGTACATCAAAGGTCAGAAGGAACCTGCATTACGTGCAGCGAAATTCAAAGCTGGCGAGTACTTCGTTCGCGATGAGTCAGGTAACTTCAAACCGATTACGGGGTGGAATGAAATTGATGGTCCGGTCTATGATGATCAAGGCAATCAACTGGTTAGCGAAGAGGAGTACCGGGCAGGACTGGTCACGGCGTCAGGTATGGCTGTACGCAATATGGGCGCTGGTGTTGCTGGTTTGGTTGGCGGTGCAGCGGGGCTGGTTAAAACCGGAATCAATTCCATACTGGGACGTTTTGGTTACTCAAACCAATCTGCTACTTCTCCAGCTAAACCTGGCGCTGGAGGAAATTCTAGTGCTTCTGGGGTTGAAAAACGTTTAGATCTTATTTACAAGATGATGTCTCAGCACTTCGGTATCCCGATGGAAACCGAAGGTATGACAGAGGCTATCCGTTCTAAAATGACGGGAGGTTCTGAAGGACCTGGTCTGCGTCTTAACTCATTGGCGTGGAAGAAGAAAGAAGCTGAGAAAGAAGAAAAGCACAAGGTAAATGAAGCGATTATTCAAATCGCTAAAAATACCAAGGGCTTAGGAGATGAGCACGACGATAAAGGTGAGAGTAAAGGTTTCTTTGGTAAGATTAAAGATATGTTTCTGGCACTCGGTGGGTTTGGTATTAAACTCATCAAGAACCCAATTGGAACAATCGGCGGTCTTGTTTTCGGAAGCCTGATGAACTCAACAGCTCGTTTGGCTAAAATTGGTACCGCACTGTTCTCTGGTGTATTGGGAATCGCTTCTCCTATCTTCAAACTCTTGAAATGGGGATTCATGAAACTGGCTGGAGGAATGCTAGGTAAGAAGACTGGCGGACTGTTCGGTGGTGGTGAACCCGATCAACGTGGTCAATCCTCACGCAGGAAAAAAGCCGGATCAAAAGCTGGGGCACGTCGTGGTGGTAGATTAGGAAGATTTGCAAAAGGCTCTCTGTACTCAGCAGTAGGTGCCATGGCCGTTGACGGTATTTTTGGTAATAACCAAGAGGACTTTCAAAACGGTACTGAAGATCTTTCTTCCGGTGAGCGCGATCCAGTAACCGGTCGTTACGCGACCACCACTGATAAGGTCATGGATACGGTAACGGATTGGCTTCCGCAAGGTAGTCTGGCCAAGAGTGTGGTGCAGGGCATTTTGGGTCCTGATGGTTATGAGGACTTAGATAACAAAGGTCTGTTCTGGACTTCTGATGGTAGCTTCTTCTTTGATCGTCGTAAACGCGATGCTGCACAAGCTAAGCTTGACGGTAAATCACCGATTAACAATGCACCGGGTGTCGATAAAGCAGCGACCAAACTCACCACACAGAAAAAGCTCCGCATGGCGATGTACGGTGTCAAAGACGCAAACAGTGCGTTGAGCCGTCGCATCATGGCATTGGAGAATCAGTTCTACAACTATGTAACTATTCGTGATGGACAAGCCTCATTGAAACCGAATACACCAACTGATCAGTTAGTTGAGGAATTCGCAAACAGTGGTATTGGTCAGTCTACCGATAAGGGTGCGGTACAGACGTGGTTCATGGCGCGTTTCAAACCCGTGTTCATGATTTTCAATGCGGCTGTGGCTGTAAACAAAATGGGTGATATCACTGAGTTCGATAACTCGAAGTCTTATGATGTCATTAAAGTTGTAGAACAAGCTCAGCGTTCTATCGCAGCATTCAATCCTCCTCCTTATTCTATCGATGTCCGTATCGATGAAAAAGAAGCCACAATGGGTCCGGAACAAACCCGTAGTGAGATTGCAAACTTGTTTGCGCTCTTGAAGAAAGAAATGCCTGCTCCACCGGCAAGCACTGCGGATACAAGAACAGCAGCAGCAGAAGTCACCAATAAAGAAGATAACACCAAGCCTACAGATCAAACCAGTCAGCAGCAAACAGCGGCTAAACCGGGTATAGACCAACAGGCGGCAGGTGCTTCTCAACGTGGTGCCGATTCGACAATGAGTACCCCTGCCGATGTAACCACTATCGATATTTCCGATATGTATACAAAGGACGGAGAACTCGATGCCTTTACCTTAACGCGTTTAGCGGTTTACGGTAACGACAAGAGTGTTCCGTGGCGAATTGAGGCCGTATTGCGTTTAGAACGCTACGTGGAAAACTTCATCCTCGTTACAGGTAATGATGCAAGGTTTACGGGCAAGTCTGCGCAGATGTTGGAATTGTTCAAGGCGAGCTTCCACATTAATGACCGTAGCACTGTATCTAAAAATATGTGGTCTCTTTGGTTCCGTGATCGTTTCTTACCGACGTTAATGGAATACTCTAAACAAGTTTATAAGCTCCGCGGTGGGATGCCAGGTAAAACATGGCGTTCATTATCCGACACCAACAAAGCAAACATCGCCCGTAAGTTAGTGGGGCTGATTGTTGCCGTTGATGATCAACAGCAGCCAGTGTGGTCAGTGAAAGCGTGTCCATTCCCTGATTCAGAATCAGGTACTTACTCAGATCGTGCGGATAAGTATCTCAAGATTTTGGACAGTAAAGCGAAGGAAGCAGCAATCAAAGACCCAGAGCTAGAGAAAAGTAAAAGCGAAAGCTCTGCTCCGTCTCAAGCAATGGCTCAAGCCAGCTCAGCAAAACAAACTGCTGAGACACAGGCAATGTTGAATCGAGTTTATGGAACAGGTGCAACAGGGTTTGCAGCCGGTGGTGGTCCACTGCGCTCGATGGGTTCCAGTGGTGCAACAGGCGGGGTAGGTGGTTACTATCCAAATGCTACAATGAGTGCACCAGGTGGTGGCGCCGGCTCCGCAGGTCAATTCATGGGTAAAGCTGATTCTAACTTTAACCCTGAGTTCATCAAGAAAGCTGGCGCAGACAAAGGTATCAAGATGTCTCTGGCACAAGGTGATCAACTCATGTTGAACCATCTCGTAAAAGCAGGCTTCCGTGATAACAAAACCTTGGCCCTCGCCCTGGCAATGGCAAGAAAGGAAACCGGCGGTTATCAATCAACTGTCGAGAATACTAACTGGTCAGCTCCAACCCTGTTGAAGTATTTCAAGAACGTACCGGATGCGGCAACGGCTGAGAAGGTAGCCGCGATGTCCCCGGTAGAACGTGCGATGTGGGTTTACGGTCGAGCACCGAAAGGTCCACAGTTAGGTAACACCAAACCTGAAGACGGTTGGATGTACCGTGGTCGTGGTTTATTCCAGTTAACGGGTAAAGCTAACTACGAGGCATTCAAGAAAGCGTCAGGTATTGATGTTGTCTCTCATCCAGAACTGGTATCTGAAGATCCAAATGTCATGGCGGAATCTGCCGTGTGGTTCTTGAAGAACAACGCAGCGATGAAGTCTATTGCGGCGACAGGTGACTTTGATACAGCAGTTCGTGGTATTAACGGCGGTAATGCCGTTCCTGCTACTGATGAGCGTCGCGCTTACTACAATGACTATCTCAACAAACTGCGCAGTGGTGATTTGACCATTCCAGGTGGAGATAACGGAGATGACGCTTCTGCTCAGCAAGGTGATCAGGCTGCGATGAATAATCAAGGTCCTGACATTCCGGAAGCTGCGGATAAGAACGTCCCTGCCACAAAAGTTGTTAAGCCAGGAGCTGTAAGTGCTCTGTTGGATAAAGCAGAGAAATCTTCTGCACCATCTAATGCAGGAACACCTCCTCCAACGACGAATGCATCACCATTAAGTAATGCACCGGTGAATGCGTCGACGCCGGCTTCTTCTAATGACAACGCGTCCGTTACCAGTTCAGCGTCTTCTGATGGTTCCGACGGCGGCACTCCAGCTGCTGCTGCTCCTACACAACCCGCACGTCAGCCTGTCAAGTCAGCTGTTCAAGCTAGCAATGAAAGGAAGGCTGCGGAAGAAGCAGCGAAACCACCGACAGTTAATCTGCCTGACCAAATGAATGTTGCTGACTCAGCAAACGCTCAGCTTGGTGCACAGCAAGTTAATCTGTTGACCGAAATCAGAGATGTACTGAAACGTGGTAGTCAATCTCAACCGCTTGTTAAAGTGTAATTGATAACAGGGTACCCTTCGGGGTACCCCTATCGAGGTTTTTAATTCATGAGCGTTACTGTTGATTATAAAGATAGGAATATCGTCTCACGATCATTTCGCTTAATGAGTGAAGGGATACGAGACCCAGACAAGGTGTTGATGAGATCCGACTATGATCTCTATACCAGTTTCTTCTCCACTGCCATTGGGGATAGCAAATTCGTTAACCCCCTACCGGGTTTTAGCCGTAATACCGACCCCTATCCAAAGCCTGCAATGGAAAACAAATTGGGTAATCAGGGTCGTTATTACAAACGCATTCATCATGACAATGCGCTATCTGCTACGTTCACCGCAGGGGTTCCTGAGTTCACGGGAATGATTACCTATGTCTTGAACATGTTTGATTACTCTGCCTCTATCATGGCTAACAAAGGACGTGCCCCAACCTGGGCGTTCTACATTGGTCAGGCGGCTGGTGCCATTGCTTTCTGGCCGGCACAGATCATCGCGACATCATTTAACTTCTTTGAATATTTGACGAATACTCCCAAGAACAAATGGTATTACTGTAAGCCATCTATGGGAATGTACTTCACTGCGGCTCAGGGTATTTTTAATGACCTGATGATTGCAGCAGGTTATGCGTTATCCGTTCTTCCTTCTGATCGTCAGGAACAGGGAAATCAGAAAGCAGGTGACCGTGATTTCGGTACCGGCGGAATGAAAGGGTATAAGTCAGATACTGCAATGGCTAAGAATAACATTTCTTACATGAATTCCATGTTCCCTGATGCAATCAACCCTGACGGCACTATTGACATTCTTAAAGTCTCAACCCGTGGGGTGCGTAAGTTCCGTCACTTCATGAAAGAGATCAAGAAGCTTGATGATCAATTTGGGATTAACACAGTTCAGCAGAAAGATAAAGAAATTGAGAATATTCTCGATAGGCTTGTTGCTGACAGTGGATTCATGAACGCCAACGGAGGTTCAACAGCAGGTACTTCAACACGCGAGTATTTGTTAAAAGAACTTCAGACAGTGGCGAAGTCACGTGGTCCTGAAGAACTGAACTACCCTGAGATTGCTTCTGCTTATACCAGCGCCGACGTAGGCCAGAACATCCAACCAACAGGCCCTGAAACCAAAGTTACTGGCGGGAATAACGCAACTCAGTATATACCTGGTTATCAGGATAAGATGACCGCTAACAACAGTGAAACATTCGGCGTCGATAGTAAAGCCACTGGAGGAACAACTCAATCAGCAGCAACATTGAGTGGAACTGAACCTACCAGCATTTCATCAGCCCCGGATGTGGATGAGAGTTCATGGTTAGGTCAGATCGGTACCTTGTTAATGGATGGCTTCTATGGTGGCTTAGATGGGGTAACTTTCCGTACTGAGGGCGTAAGTTCAGCTAGCGATTCATTCAGTAACAGTACCACCAGTTCCGCTATCGCTTCAACATTCAACAGTACCGTACAAGCCGTCCAGGACTTTAAGTTTAATGTCTCAGGTGGACAGACAGGTATCGGGATTGTCGATGAGTTTGTGGGAACGATTAAAGACGCAGTGGCAGGTATTGCGGCTGGTTCTGTTATTGGTAACATTCCGTTAGCATTACTGGGTAACTCCAAAGTAGAAATTCCTGATCACTGGGAAGATTCCTCAACGAACCTTCATAGCGAATCCTTCAGTTTCTATTTTGAAGCACCGTACGCGCATCCTTATTCTATTGCAACCAATATCTTCTTACCACTCAGTTTGTTGATGCCATTTATTGTTCCTTTCTCTACCGGAGGATCGACATACACTTCTCCATTCCTGATCAAAGTGTTTAGTCGCGGTAAGTCTATTATCCGTACGGGTATTGTGCAAAACGCTAGCTTTGAGTTTGGTAGTGGACCTCTGGGTTGGACCACAGATATGAAGCCACGTAACCTGCGTGTCAACTTAACTGTAACTGATCTGGATAAAGTAATGTCGGTACCAATCAGTCGTGTAACTAATCCACTGGACTTGATTAACGTCGCAGGACAATCTTCACGTTACTTAGGTGATATTGGTAAATACAATGACTGGGTTAACCGTGTTGCAGGGATAGATTACCTTGACACGGTATTGCGTTACAATGACCTTAACCGTCGTATGTCTCGCTTCACCAGTGACGTAAAGAATATCTTTAAACCAGCCACCATTGCGGGAGTTGTTAATGACTCGATCGTGGGTGACGTGGCACGTATCTTTACAGGTCGTCCGTTAAACCGATAAAAAAAAATAAGTCATAACTCCTACTCTACCCAACTGGGTAGAGTAGGAATATGTTTGTTTACAATTTTACCGCATTGGGAAAGTCTGACAGGAATAACTCTGTGGCAGGTTGTTCGGCAAAGATACCTGCACTGCACAGCAGAGGGATCAGATCTTGCTGACTCTCTAACAACACTTTGGCATCAGGAGAGATGTTATTAACTAATCCTACATTGATGGCCTGACCAAATTGCGTGGGATACTTGTACCAGTCTACTCCCTTTAGGCTCGTACAGACTTTCAGCAGGTCTGTGGTGAGTTTAGGATAATCAGACGGATCAATATCATTGGTAAAATAGAATGAGCTCAGAAGGTCTTGTAAGTTGTTAGGATAAAGAGAACTCATTTTATCCGCGCCTGTTTGACCAACCTGATCGATCATTCCGGTCAACATGTCCAGATCACCACGTTGAGCGGGGACATTGGAGTAGTCGATTAGCGTGTCATGATAATCGCTCTGATAAGGATACATACCACTGAAGTTATCCAAAGAGCGAGTCAATCCCTGTTGAATGGATTGGTTCAGCAATGTATTCAGTACCGAGTTAATCGCAGCTACGTTAACAACGGAGCCAAATCCATCTGGATCATCAGAACCCAGGAAGTTAATCAGTGAACTCCCCATGCTGTATTTCCAGTCGTCAGCAATGCGTAACTTCACAAAACTACCGTCAGTATCGGCGATCACCAATCCACTGGCGATTCCACCTGTCATGGAGTTCAGTTCATTAATGAAGCCATTCCCAATCTGGTTCTTCAAGTCCTGCATGGAACTGACGTTAAACCCGATGCCTTTACCAGCTAAACTTAATAGCTGATCAGTGTTCAGTTTAAATCCATCACGGTAGGTCACCAAACTTCCAAGATCACCTAACGTGTATTTCCCACCAGTGATGTTCTTTAGTGCGTTATTGATGCCATCAATAGCAGAAGACTTATAAGCACTGAGATTTTTACTAACAACTGAGGTCGCTTCACTGACTGTTGCCACACCTTCTTGTATCCCACTGGTAATGGCTTTAAAAGGGTTAACCGTTTGGGTTGTCAAGTTCCCTACGGTTTGGCTTATAGACTGATTGGCTTTTTGAAGAGGATTCTTTATATCAACAGAATCGAAAATGCTACTGGGTTGTAAGAGTGACATATTAATCCTAAAAAAAAATAATAGGTGAAGACTGTTACTCTACCCGTAGGTAGAGTAACGCATCTGATTAGTCTTTAGAAAGATCTGGAGAGATCTTCGTCAAGATGGTCTTTTCGGATACTGTCTTGGTCTCACCAGATTCTTTCGTGACCGTAACAATAATATCCGCTTCCCGTATCTTCAGGATTTTCAGTCCCATTAAAAACTTATTGTGACTCAGGGTTCTCGAACAGAATAACGTACTTTGGATATTTCCTAACGCAGTGGATCGGGCACGTTTAACTTCCATTGCCGGACCAGAGTCATCGGGATGAATCGATCGTAGATAATCGTCGAGATAGGTTTTCCATTTTGCTTGATTGATATCAAGCGCATCAAGAATCTTCCTGAACTGTCGAGCGGGTGCGTCGATCAACTGTTCATATGGTACGAAGTTCTTATTTTTGATGTACTGCACCGGCTTCTTCTTATCATTCATATTGTATCTCTAAGTAAAATGAAATGATACTTACCAGATCTTCAAGCAGCAGTCTATAGAGTAAGGTATCGAACATCTCAGCATCAATGTCACCGAACTCCGTCAAGTCTACTTCTTCATGAAGTTCAAACTCTGGATTATTATTGAGCCATATCTGGGCTGCCAAATATGACTTTAGCACCGTAATGAAGTTCATCAGCGATTCTTCATTAGAGTACCATTCAGTAAAGTAGCCTGTATTTTGCACCATCGAAATCAATGGACTTCTTTCTAAATCAGACTTCTTAAATACTTTCTTTTCTAACAGCTTGTAAGCACTTACAGACGACTTTGTTCTGACAGTGATCTCTTTCATTGTCCCGTAGACGATGTCCTCTGTAAACGCGATTAACGGGCTATTTGCGATATTGTGAAGACTGATGAGGTATTCATCATTAAAGAACCCATTAGCGAAATCCTCTTTTATAGCAACAAGATCTTTCTTTATCTTGGCAATACGTTTATTGCGGAAATACGGAATCTTGTTTAACAGCTTATCTAAAAACATTCATAACTCCGTGTCTATCAATTAATATTATCGAAATAGATTTTCACTGTTATCTACTTTGATAATATCTGTCTCAAACATAATGACCGGTTAAAAATATTGGAGCAAGATATGTACGATGAAGATGACGACATTCATCCACCGGTTAACGGAAACAAGGATGAATTTAAATTAGCCCAAGAGAAAGAAAAAGATCAATTGATTGCCGACATTCAAACCATTTTGAATACCGGTCACTCAGTTGATAATGAAACCAGTTTACTTAGAATTGTACAGAAGCAACGTAAGCTTATTCTGGACATTGCAACACAAACCTTCATTAATAAACCAAACAATCCAAAGTTGATGGACTCTATTAATACCTTGTTAGGTCAAATGGAAAAGTCTGTTCGCGATGACCGCAAAGAGCGTCTTAAAGACCGCGAGCTTGAAGACAACAAAGCCAACTTCGCTACCTTTGTGAGTGCGTTGGGTGAAATCTCTGCGGGGCGCATTAAAATGCCAACCTTTGCTGACTTCCCTATGTCACTGGATCCGTTTGGTGATCACAAAATCTTTACTACCGATAATCCTGATGAAGAGATTACCGAGGAAGAGAAATTCCAAGGTCGTCAAATTCTGGACAGTAAGAAGATTGAAGAAGCGTTTGAAATTGATCCCGAATTGCAAATCAACACCAGTGAAGAAATGGAAGAAGAATTCGACGCTGAAAATTCTTAACGACAAACAACATCTCCAGAGAGCCGCGAGGCTCTCTGGAGGATGACCTTATTCCGAATAATCGAATATGGTTTTTGAGCAGGGTACCCAGGTTATTTTACCGCCTTGAGTAACATTGAGTTTTCCTATTGTCTCGATCGGCTCTTCGCGTCTCATTTCTTCAGGAAGTTCTTTGTACACAAGAATATCGGGAACGAAGAAGCGAACATTTGAATTGCTCGCTGCTGCATAATTTTCCCAATACACTCTGTAGTCCTTACCCGACAAGAAGTCGTAGATAAAGACATACTGATATCCATTCAATACCGATGTGGTTAGTTCATCATACGGTATGTTTACAAAAGATAGGGAAATGTTAAACGGAACGGCACCACGAATTGTCGCTGCCAATTCATCCAACAGTCCTTCACTCAGAGTATAGGGATATAAGTTAACAGTTACTGAGAATGACGAAGCTGATAACATCTGTCCAACACCAAACTCTACCATACGCACCAATCGGAACATATTGTTAATAAGTTTGCTCGGATAGAAATAACATTGGGTGTCATCAGCGAAATCGTCGATAGTTCTCTTGGCGTAACGTGCCTCGAACTTCTCCTGTGTAATCCCCAACTCCGGCTGGTTGAAATAGTCGAAACGACGGCGCTTATAAACCTCTGCCATGTTTCTTTCCCAGTTGAAGTTGGTATTACCGCTCTCTAATGCAACCTTTGTCAATATCCCACGACGAGAATCGAACAATGAATCGAGATTAGTAAAGCAGGAGATTTCCATCATTGCTGTTTACCTCCAACCCGTTGCCTTCCGCTCTTAGCCTGGTTGGCAATTAATTTTCTTTCCATAGCCGCAGCTGCTTCTGCTTCCATTCTGTCATTCAACGCCAACATGATCTTGTTACGATGAACACACAGGAATAGCAGCAGTTGTTCAACTTTACCCAGATCTTTGCTCTTCCATTGAAACACATCTTTAAAGAAAGTGGGGTCCGTAGATATTTCATCGAACCCTTCACAGAAGACATTAATTGCTGGGTCGCTATAAGGCTGAGAGAACACTCGAAAACAAAATGCACTGAAATAGTTGTACATTTCTTTGTTCTCAATCATCCCCTCACGCAAACTCACAATCCCTTCACGGAATGAGGTCAGGGCATTATCAAAAAGATAATCTCTGGCCTTTCCCCAGAATAACGTGCTGTCTTTGTTAATGACAATCTCGGTAAATAACTCATCGCAATAAAACGCGATTAAGCGTTCAATGGGAGTTATGATAATACCATTCTCTTCCATTACTTATCGTTCCGCCAGGTTATTCTCGATATGTTGACCCAGTAACAGGAAGCTGGCTGTCTGAAGTGACTTCACTCCTGTACCGCGTGCCAACGTTGATTCGGTAGTGGTTACCCCTGTCGTCAAGATATCGTTCTTATAAGCACGGTAAGCACCCACGTCCCCACCACGGGTATCTGCCAACTCTTTGGCGACTGTTGGTAGGTTTAATGACAGAAGAACTTGGATCTCTGGGTTAGAGATACCACCTGCACGAGAATCGCCCGTAGGTTGTCCTGTGAGGTCTTCGACATTATAGTCGTGCTTTGATGCACCAAACTTCTTGGCTTGAAGCTGACGCTGTTTACGTACCTCAGCGATACCAACCAATGCTGTCTCTGGGGTAGTGTGCTCTAACCCAGTGTCTGGGTCAGTGAAGATAACTTGCTGCTCAAGTGGAATATCCAATCGCTTAGCGAGATTAACCGAATGATCGTAATCGATTGTTTCTCGCATATCGAAGTTATCCACGAACATTGGGATAAAACCCATGTCACAGATGTTGTTCCAAAACAGAGCGAATTGCTCGTCATTAAGACGAGCAAACAGATCGGAATAAACTTTGTGGTTACCACCACCTTTCGTGAAGTCTTTCGCAAGTGCTAAGATATCACTTTCAATCTCTTTACGGTTTTTCATGGCCTCGAGTCTCATACCCGTAGATAGTGAACGGCTTCGAGAGTTCGGTCAATCGATTGGTTAAGGCATCGATAAACATGTCTTTCTCGAAGTTCGCAATGATCACAATTTCATCGAATTGATTCAAATGATCATCGAGTGACTTAAGGAAAGATGTTTTATTTTTGTCATCAACCTCAATGTTGCTGCTGATGTTGGTGTTCACACCGAAACGACCAGTTACACTTACTGTGCGCAGATTGGAATCGTTAGAACGTTTTTCCAACCAGGCTCCCAGCTTGGCAAAGTAAGTGGGTTCGTCTTTTACACTTGGAACGAAATCAGGCTCTGCAACAACAAGTACAGAATAATCGTAACTAAAATCTGACATTTATTTCTTGTCCTTTAACCAATATGGCTTCTTACCATTTACGACGATCTCCATCAATTCGTAAACAGTCAATGTATGTTGTTTGATATGCTCTGGGTTATCATGCCAGAAGTAGACGGTATTCTCTAATACATCGTCCCAATCCAATCCGGCTTCTTTGCCTTTGCTATAAAGTTCAGCAGGCGTGATACGCCACTCTTCAGGGAAGTTCTCCCAAAACGTTTGCATGAACCAAAGTTGCCAAGTGATTTCAATGGCGCGCTTCAGCTTAGGATTGGCTTCTGAGCCTTCCAGCAGATCACGCACAGTGGTGCGCATGATGGAAACATCTGGCATCAATGAACAAGCGTGGCGAACAGCCGAACCTTCTAATCCGAAGTATTTATTATCTTTCAACGAGTCATACATTGAAAGTGATTCCAGGATACCTTCTGCCTGACCAGCAACGAATGCCAAGTCACCGCCTGATGAACCAGACTTGTTACGGAAAACCGTGGTGAAGTACTGAACCAGTTCAGGGTTAGAGCGTGCATTGGAAGAGATCAACGACTCTTTACCGCGAGGATACATGATAGAGTGATCAGGCTGCTTCATTGGGGTACCTTTAATGATCTCAATACCGATGTGCGGTAACTTCAACATCGCTTTTGGTGCAGCCAGCTTTTTGTTATGACGTAAAAAGGTAGAGTCTTTCTCTTTTGGTTTGCCGTCCATATTGATGACGTCGGCAGACTGAGCAATCCAATAAGAACGCAGACCGACACGTGGTCCCAGGATACAGGTATCTGTCATCAGAATACGGCGCAGGTTACCGATCTCCATGTCACGGGTACGTTTCTTACCGCCTTCATCCATTTCGCCTTCATCGAACTGTTTGAACATCAAGGTGTCAAACAGGATCTCAGAGATAGAATCAAAGATGAACAGGATGGGATGCATAACCTGAATAAACTTCTGGAGTTTTTCAGACCAGAACGGAGTATCCATCCACAGCTGACGATATGCTTCTTGATCAGCTTTATCTTTACTCTCACCCAGCGCAGTAATGGTTTTGTAAATTTCAATGACTTTGTTATGCAGTGCTGTACCATCAATACCAGCAGAGTTAGGCATATAGAAGAAGCGTTTGTCTTCGATGTGCTCTGCGAAGTAACCTGGAATACCAAACAGACGATCGACTTCTTCAGCGAGACGTGAGATATCCAGCGTGGATTCAGAATCACCATACAAAACAACTGAATGCTGGAAACGATATAACGTTGCTGCAACGTCTTTAACTGTCTTACCGGTTTTCTGGGTGTTGTTTCCCCCTGCCAACCCGTTGATTGGCATCAAACCACCATTCTGATACCAAACCCCATTACGCCCTTTGATCATGCTGGTTGTCAACATATCAAAGATGGGGGAGGTGTTAAACCCGATCTGCAAGTTAGATTCAGCGCCGTAGTCTTTTAAGAAATTCAATGCACTCAGCATCTATAAAGCCCTTTGGTTAAATGTTATGAAACGTTTCGTATACGCACACTAGTGGAGTTTGCCATAGCATGACTACAGATATTATTGAACCTGGTTCAGTAGAGGGCAATGAAGCGCTCACTGTCGGGGAAAAACTCAGTTCTTTTTTCAAGGAGCTAAGCGTTGGCATTGACGCCTTCAACGCTCGTAATTTTAACAAGTCCATCCACAAAGTTGATGGGATTGAGATTTGGAATAAGTTGGCCGCAGCCAATAATTATTTTGATGTGTCTACCAAACATATCCCAACTCCAGTAATGTTTAACCCAGCTAAGATATCGTTCAAAGCTTACGTTGAATACGTACTGAAAGCAGTCCCAATCCTTAAGATGGTGGACACCCAAGCTGACCAAGTTTATCGTGGTCTGAAAACCATCGCTGCCACTGGTCGTACACCTTTTGCATTGGGTAACCAAGACGCCAGTGTTCTTGTCAACGAAGCACGAGCCCAATTTGGTAATGTGTTCGAAGACACTCGTGTGTATACCCGTGCCGTTAATGAAGTATATCCTAACTTCGTAATGGCTTATGATATGATGAGTGACTTCAATAAGATTGTTGATAGTCTGAAATCACGTGATGTTGAACTGGCGGCAAGTCGTACAAACCAAGTGATTAACATCATCAACATTCTAAAACCTAAAATTGATTCAAGTTCAGTGATCCTGAATCAAAATGAAATTGCCCTGGTAAATAACACGATCAATAACTTAGTCGATAATGTGACCTTCGCCGGTCAGATGATAGCTCAACTGAGCGACTTGACGCGTGTTCTTCAACTTCAAACGCAAGAAGCACGTAAATTAGGATAATCATGTCACAGTCAGATATTGAACATTTCGCAACACTGATTAGCGGCTGTGAATCAATAACTTCTGGTGGTGCTCTTACAGACGACGGTCGTTATGCTTTCTCAGTACTGAAACTCCATGTTCAAGACATGGGTGGTGTTGCTGGTCAAGAAAGTATTATTGATAACATTAAAAGAAGCGCCAAGAATACCAAAGAGTGGGTGATGAAAATCATCAAGTTAGTAGTCGAAGCCATTTACTTGGCACTTGGTGGTCGCGCTAAGGTAAAGGCTAAGATTACTAAATTCAAACGTGCTGTTACTCCAGAAATATTTCAGAACAAAACCAAGAGAGCGGCTGAAGATATCATTGCTCCGGGATTGGCAGCAACTACCCGTGTGCTAGAAAGCATCATCGAACACGAGTATCAAGATTTCCATAACAACATACTCACTGAAACTTCAGAAATCAGAGCGATGTTTATCGATAACAACGCGCTGGAAAATGCAGTAGCCAAGAAACTCAAAGAAGCAGAAACTAATCCCACTGAATCTACTTTAGATCTGAGTGAGATTATGAACCTGTTAAACAGATCGGTTAACAAATGTAAGACTCTTTTAACTGACCTGTTAAAAGACGAACACGATAACCGAGCTATCATCAAAAACCTAACTTCGGTAATGGGTAAATACAACCGCATTATCGATGGGTTAACATTGGCTGATGGTAAGTTAGAAGAAATGTTTAAATAAACATATTACCCTTACCCTCCGATTAGGAAGGGTAAGGGTTTATGCATGATTATGCTTTAAAGATATGATCAGAATCAATCAGACTTAAACGCATTGTAAACACGCGTTCAAATCCATGAGACATCGGTGCTAACAAGTTGGCAGTATAACCTTGCAGTGCAGGGGTGACTACGCGGTTGTCTTTACGACCGAAGATAGCAAAGGTATCCAGATCCAGTGACCAGACATCCACACCTTCCTGTAATGGAATGCTGTTAAGCAATTCAAACAGTTTCTCTGTCTGTTCGTCCAAGTATTTGAAACACGCTACATTGTTAGGTGTTTCTTTACCCAGCGAACTCCAATCATCACGACCACCGAATTGGAAGAAAGTAACGTTCTGTTCCAGGAACTGAGAAACCAAAACACCGTTGATCAACATTTCGGCATAACGCGTCAACTCTGGAGATTCAGCGATGCGTTTGGATTCAAACACGGAACGTACCAGACCGTTGATGTGCTCCAAACGAGACTTCACTTTTTCGCCGGCATCAGGGAGATAGGTTTTCAGATCTTCCGGTGTAATTGGCGTGCGTGGAATTTCCAGATCAATGTTAGCCAGGTCAATCGGAAGGACTTTGTCCATGCACAGGTGCATGTTAAAGTTACGGCCCAATTCTGTATTGAACGTGAGAATGGCATCGAAGTCTTTAACAATATCAGTATTCAGAGCAACCGCTGACATTTCTTTGTTCAGGATAGTAGCAATTTCTTTGATGGTATGTGTCGCTGCTGTCATCAAGCCACGCAGACGTTGCTCAACGTTGGTATAGTCGATCCCCATTAAAGAGTAGAACTCGTCACTTTCATCGATCGTGAAAGGGATACCAGTTAGATCGATAACAGGACGTACTTTGATCGGCATGTTGTAATCCCAAATGGATTCACCCACTTCAGCAATTACGCTCTCGATGTCTTTTTCCAACTCCAGGCAGAAGCGTCCGTAATCTTTAACCGGAATAAAGAATGCTTGGTTACCCAGGGATACTTTGTAACGATCCTGCTCTTCCTGCTTTTCAACAGCGTAGTGTTCAGGATTCACTACTTTCAATTGCAGACGAATGCACAGATAAGTCAAGTTATAGTGTGTGTCGTCTACAAAATTAATTTCGTGTAATTGTGATGCGTTCATACTGAATAGGTCCCTATAATGGATTTCTTTAACTTTTCGCCAAGCGTTGAAAAGGTCGGTTCTTACTATGTTGTCACCGGTATAAATTTAAATGCCTTGGAGACTGACCTGCGTACTAACTTTGGGACCTCGGTAATTTTTAACCGTATCATCTCAAAGGTCAATAACCGCCGCTTTAGAATACACCAGTTTTTCATCATCGAGCTGGCCTGGATTCTAGACCATTTCACAACCAACAAGAATAAACGACAGGTGGATCGTTATCGTGTTGGGATGTATAAGTACAAAGCTCTGTTCGATGAGATCAAAGCCAAAACATGGATTAAGACCACGTTTGAAACCTTTGCACCGTATAATGTCGATAAAGCCTTAAAGAAGTTTAGGCTGACGCCATACATGGATCAGCGTGAGTTTCTCGAAGACTACTCGCGCATTAAATACGGTTATCAGCTTCGTGGGTGTTTGTTGGATGCCGAACCTGGGTCAGGTAAAACCTTTACCAGTCTGGTCTGGTCGGAGATGATCTCTCCCTATAAAACTATCATTGTAGTTCCAAAACACTTAGTGAATACCCCATGGGTTGATGAAATGACCAATAAGTACTTCAAGGTCGTTCCTAAGATCTGGACATCACTAGACGGTACCAATCCACTCAATCATACCGACTGCGATTACTTTATCATCTATAAAGAGAACCTGCGTTCTGGTGAATACGATCCCCTGATCAATGCTATTTCTAAGAATGGTAAAGAGCCTGTTAAGATTATTGTGGATGAATCTCATAACTACAATGAATCTAAATCCCAACAGTCACAAGGTCTGATTCAACTTGGGTCTCATCCGTTTGTTTCTGATGTCTTGTTTATGTCGGGGACTCCGATTAAAGCACAGGGTCGTGAAACCTTTGTTCTGTTCAAGGTCATTGATAAATATTTCGATAACTATGTGCAGGATGACTTTAATAAGATGTACGGACGTGATAACGCTTTCCTAAATGAAATGTTGGCACACCGATTGGGTCGTATTAAATACACCATTACCAGTGTGAACGGAATGGGCAAACCACCTGAGCCGATTACTTGGCCAGTGTCTTTCCCGGGTGCTGAAAAGTACACTCTCAATTCTATTCGGGCTGAGATGATGGACTTCATCCAGGAACGCGTTTCGTTTTATCATAAAGTTATGCCGCAGTATTTGCAGGATTGGTATAAGTTTGTAGATAACTATCGCGGTTGGATTCGTGGCGATGCATTGGAAGAAGCGGAGTTAAAGCAGTACGTTGACACTGTTGAATATTTCCGTAAGTTCGGATACAACAACTTCACTGATGCTGATAAATCGAAGTTCTGTCGTAAGGTAGAAACTAAGATTGAAAACGAGTTACGGGGCGATGACCTGAAGTATTTCCGTAACATCAAATCAGCAGTCAAGTACCTGAGTCTGAAGATACGCGGAGAAGCTCTGGGACGCGTTCTGTCGCGCGCGAGGATGGATGCAGTACGTGACACCATCCAACACGCAAAACTGCCTGAGCTTATTAATGCAGTCAAGAAAAAGACGGTTATTTACACGTCTTACATTGAAACCGTAAATGAGTTAGTTGCTTACTTCGCAAGCATAGGAATGAAGGCATTAGCGGTACACGGTGAAAATAGTAAAGACATCGATAAGATCGTGACGCAGTTCCGTGACGATAAAGATGTCCAGGTACTGATCACTACGTACAACACGCTGAAAGAAGGTTACCCATTGACCATGGCGAACCAGATCATCTGCATGAATGCACCTTTCCGTTCTTACGAAATGAAACAGACCATTGCTCGTATTTACCGTAACGGTCAAGATACTGAATGTTTCGTTTACCTGCTCGACTTGGATACCGGGAATGAGGAGAACATTACCTCTCGTTCTATCGACATCATGGAGTGGAGTAAAGAACAGGTGGATGTCTTGTTGGGTGGTGGGAAACTTCCTACCAACATCAACGGTATCTCTCTGGCCGTCAAAGGAATGTGGGGCATGGGCTTCGCAGGCTTTGAACATTACTATGACATGGTACCATCAGGGGCAGAAGCAATCGAGCCTTCTATACCTGAGCTACTCCATCATATTAATCATCAAGTCCAGTTCCGTAAAGCAACCGCTAACGACTTGTTCTAATTGTAGTCCTACCTGCCTGACGGTGGGTAGGATTATTTGTTATCTTCTCACACTCATTTATTAAGGTTTATTATGGAACATTCTTTTGCGGTACAAGCCGGCTTTGAACATGAAGCCGAACTGGTGACAGGTTATGTCGATCTGGTCGATCATCAAGAAACACAAAAAGAAAAAACGCCTGAAGCAGTATATACCGAAACAGTATTAAAACTCGATGCAGGTACCTACGGTATCGTTGATGGGCAAGAAGGTTTCCTGGATTCAATTAAACGTGGAGCAAGTAAAGTCTACGAATGGATCAAGTCAATGATTCGCGCTATTCGTAATTGGTTCAGTGGTGGAAGTAAAAAGGAATACAACGAAGCTAAAGCCGAACTAAAGGAATTAAAAGAATCGGATTTTGAGAAAAGCTTTGAGAAACAATTAGAGGCTAGTCTCGCAGTTTTTGATAGGGAATGGGCGGGTACACTAAACAACATTTCTCGTAATGTAGGGAAAGAGACCAAACGAGAAATCGTGACCTTTGTTCAGACAAGTGCAGCAGAATTTAAAGACGATACCGAGAAAAAAGAAAGGATCGTGGGAACTATCATTAATGAGATAGCCTCTAAAATTCATACTCGTGTAAAACAAGTAGAAACTCGTCTTGCTGAGATCAAACGTATTGACCCAACGGGTGAGACAATGAAAAATTTAGGTATCACTCGTGAATGGGAACTCATTCAAGAATTGACAGAAGGGAGTGAGTATGCGTTCTCTAAAGAGGACCAAGGGAAGTTTGGTCGTCAGGTGGAAACATTGGTGCTCGTCTGTGAAGAGATTCAAAGTTATCTATCTAAAGCTGTGACTTCTTTAGACAAAATGAACGAAGCCGCCCGCAATAATGAAAGTGAAAGTCGAAACGTAGCTCGTGCTGGATCGATCGTCAGAGAACTTAGCGAGATTGCGAGTATCTATCGTGACATGGTTATTACTGTTAGCTCTCAAGTTCAAATCGGATTTAAGAAAGCAGAAACAGCTATTGTTAAGTCTGCATTGTTAGACGCGTTAAAACACAGCGACGACCCTGCAAACAAATATATCCAACAAGCTATCGACTCATTGTAAAAAAACATACTTATGCCTCTCTACTCCCACGGGAGTAGAGAGGTTGAGTAAAGTAAAGAATACTGCTTTATAATTATCGGCCCAGCTCTTTTAGGCTATAGACGCGAAGGTTTGCGATACTGTTAGAATGGATATAATCGAAATCAGGAGTAGAGACGATCGTGGTGTAACTCACACCCGATTCATCATTGAAATCTAAAGCCAAATAGACTTTCATTTCTTCTACCTTGTTGACGATCAAACTGTTCAACGAGTTACGCTCCGGCATGTCATACTTCACCGAGAGATTAATGGTGACAGGTTTAACACAACCAGGTGCTTCGATCTTAATTGGGACCGTTAAGGTGTTGTTAGTAAAGTCTGGATGAATCTTCCATTTGCCCTTAGGGTCTTTTATAAAGAAGTTATCCGTGATATCAATAAACTGGTTCTTACGATACCAGCCTTTATCGTCGCGCTTACGGAAGAATCCATAAAGCAGATCTAACCGGATATGAGCATCACGAATACGATAACTCAAACCAGGTGGATCAATAAATTCAACCAATACTGCTTCTTCAGTACTACCCACTGTCATAGGAGCAACTAAATCTTTCTTACCAAATACGCCAGGGATCGTATCGATTACTCGAGCAATCTCTTTTGATTTGACAAAGTTCAAGTTACCGGCTGACATGATGTTATAAGGATTGGGTTTATTCTTCTGACAGAAGTTAAACAATTTATCCAAGGTAGTAATCGGTGTCTTGGTATATAACGTGGAGTAATACACATCAGGTGTTGCTTTCCCGTAGTAGTTCTTATCAGGATCAACTCGCCCAAAGTTATATTTACGGTAGCCCAGTTCATCGACATTAAAGAATTCTGACTTGTCACCCGTGTTGAAATACCAACGCGATGCAGTCACCAATTTATTGAAGTCAATTTCAGGGTCACGGTAAGACTTAAGATCAAGCTTATCCAGAACAACGGCGTCAGAGGCAGGAAGTTCAGACAGCGCAGTAGCAAGTTCTAATTGCTTGTGCGCAACCTTGGGTCCTTCACCACCTTTGGCGTAATACTCAATATCTAAAATGATATCTTTCTTATGTTCATCATACAGCGAGTGAACACGTTGGAACAACTCGGCATCCAAACTTTCTGGATGACGACCAGCTGTAACCATTTTGTGTCCTTTGGTACAGTTGGTAATGACTAACAGCTTATTCCCGTCAACTTTATTGGCTAACCATTCCTTGATTATCAATTCCAGTTGTAACAGAAACGCTGCGGTTTCATTCGGCTGATTAAGAACGCGTCCATTATAAATATCAACCATATCCACTGGAATGTTTTGATAGTTACCGTTCACGAAAAAACCGTAGACAGAGGGCGCGTCTTTAATAAGTTTACGTTTGCTCTCTTTGGTTGGGTCATACGAGTAACCGTGACCGCCAGCAAGACCTACGTTCTTATCCTTAACGAATGAGCTAACAATGTAATAGACAATGTTCATCTGTGTATACCTGACGTTTTTGTTATGTAACAACTTATTCACGTCCTTGTCTTATTTTATTTCTTCCGTAGCTTATCAGTTAGCGCCTGGTTATCTTCCTGGAGCTTGGCGTTATCACCCATGAGTTTATGAATATCGTCGTTCATTTCCTTAATGGTACGATTTTTCTTTTGGATTTCGCCATACTGATCGGTGTTAATGCGGAATAACTGGTTCATGTTTTCCTGTTGTGTTCCCATGAAGGTATCAATCTTCTCCACAGAACGCTCCAGGTCATTCATATACCAACCAGTAACAATATACTTAGCGGTCATCGTAGCTGCCATAATTGCCATCATGAGAGCAAACAAAAGCACCTTCTTAAGAAGTTGTTCTTGTTTCTCTTCATAGGTAGCACCTTTGGATACACGGATGAGGTAACTAATGATCCTGTTGGTTAATTCCCTAAGAAAAATGTTCATTGCTGCGGTTCCACCAAATTAATATGTTTATTATAGCTTAAAGGTTAACTTATGTCACCAACTCTATATAGTTGCTTTTCTGTAATCAATGACTTGATTATTAATGGATCAACGTCACCCTTAGGTGAATTAACGAATAACACGATCACGTATGCCAAAGATCCTGACTTCTATAGTCAAGCCGGAGTTCCTATCAATCTGGTTGGTTTCCGTGGTGTGTCTGAAACCTCTAATTACGAGAAGGTTCCTGATGCATTCGTCAAGCCCGTTACAGATATGCTTAATTGGCTCTATAATCAAGCCAAAACAAATAAGACCACAAATTCATCCCAAGCCTGTCTCCAATTACTTAAAACGAATTATGTAACAGGATGGACTTGGGCTGATGTCGGTGTGATGGTCACCAACAATGCGATCTGGCTTCCTTCCAGTATTCGTTTTACTTTGACAGTGGGTGATGTAACCTGCGACTTCAAAATTTGGTTTGCCAACGAGTATTTCGCGGTTGAATTTCCATACCGTGAAATTTATGTTGTTCATCCAATTCCTATTACGGATATTGATTCACTTGCCGATCAAAACTATAAACAAGTTAAAGCACTGATCCAAGCACAAACCACCTCAAAGATTGAAGCTCGCGTTGACGCGCTGTTAGGAACTGATTATGCACCTCCCAGTCGTCGTGTGGTGTACAGCTTCGATATTTATGACCTGATTAATACAGGTAATAAAAATACCGGAGACTGGACAGTTATTTATTATGGCAATCCTAACGATGCCGAAGAACAAACGTACGAACAGATCAAAGATTGTATCCTTAAGAACTCTAAGCACACCGAAGAAGAATGGGCTGAAGTCATTCCTGACCTGTTCAATCCACTGGAATTTGCTGTCGTTCCTTATTGGGACAACATCGGTATCCAGAATGAAACAGTACAGGGTTCTACCTTGAGTCCCATCTTTACTTATGACACCGGATTAACTTATCCGAATAAGTACGGGGCCCTATGGGATAGCAGTCAGATCATAAAATCGTTACAGGTTGTTCCTTCGCTGTATAAATCAGCTTCAATGGCATTTATTGGTAAACCAACTAACCATAATGATCTGCGCCTGATCAAACAGGTCTTCCCGGATTATCAACTCATTCCTTCTGCCGATTCACAAGCAGGAATGATGTCTAAGGCAACTTCTCAGTTCATTAAAGACCTGGAAGGAATGTTAGCTGCCGGTGAGACGGTTACACCAGATGGAATGCCACCAACGGGAATTCAACGTGTAATGAAAAATGGAATGCTTTATATTACGCGTCGTACATCTAACGTTAAGATCAGCATGATCACACGTTATCAATTCGTTAAAGATGGAATCCTTACTGAATGACAGACAAGAATATCATTCCCCAGCTTTATGCTAAGGGTTCATTCACCGCACTACCACCGTTTGATTCTGTTGTTGATCCCGCTGCGTTCTATACCGTAGAAGATACGGTGACACCGGTTCAGATGCAGGCCAGAAAGTTTGACCTGTTTAAGAATGTGTGGGAACCTGCCGGTGTATCTGAAGTTGAGTATCAAGCCCAACTGAATACACTGATCAGCGTAAACGGTGCGATCATCGTCCTGTCCAGTAAGAATGCGCCAGATGTGTATGTACCATCTACATACATTAATTCGTTTCCGCTGGTTGACGGTGTAATTTATGAACACCTCTGCATTATCACTGACTGTGGGGCAGTTCCTCCGAGCTTCAAGGATGTCTTGAATTCAGGTATTGACCATTTCAATAACTACATGAAAGACAACTATGGATTGGAGAATCCACGTACGGTAATTGGGACCATCGCAACTCGTGGATACGTTCCAAAAGAACAAGCAGAAGCCTGGGAGAACACCCGTCAATCCAAAATCAAAGAGAATCCCTCTGACTTGATTCGATTGAACACAGCGACTGCAACTAATGCCCAACTGCTCGAATACATTAAAGAGTTAGAAGCCGCATTAGAAGCTGCTCAACAAAATGCCGCCAGTCAAACAAAAAAATAAATAAGATTAACTCTACTCTCCCAAATTGGGAGAGTAGAGTATCTTTGTTACGTTAGCTGTGTTCGTGGAGTGATCTGTTCGAGACAAACATTCGGATAAATCAGTTTGTTGCCTTTACGAATTTCCCACTCGCCGTACTTACCTGTTCCAAGAGTAAACCCACCACCGATGTCATATCGTTCACCGAGCCCACATGAAATGGCGTTAATTACCTTGAAAATAGCTTTTCTGATTTTGTTAGGTTGCATAACAATTTCATTGAAATGCTTTTTCAACATCCCCTGTTTAATGTATCCCAGGAAGATATCAAAATGACTTTCATCGAGTTTCAATACATTCAACTCTTTCCATTGAACGAATAAAATTACTTTCTTATTCGTAGCGTGGCACTCCAGTTGTATTCCACGCTTATCGGCTGTTAAGAAAATCACCGATGATTTAAAGGTAAAGACAGCCGCTTTGTCCCACAGTCGCAAATCAACATGAGGAACATCGAACGGCTCTACTGCGGAAGGCAGTATAACTAATGGTCCGTTTTCTGATGTTTTAAATGCTCCATAAAAGCAATCTTTTCTTTTATCCAGAGTTTGGATAGAGGGGTGTGTCATAACAACTTGCTTAACCTCGCGATAAGGTCGAGCATTTAACGTACCTTTTGATTCAGTGTACATTAGCTTATCTCAGTAAAAAGTTAGAGAGGAATTCCCAACAGTAAAGCGGATACCGGTTTTAACTTCCTTGCTTCACCACTCTTAATTCCAGCTTTTTTAGCTTTAGCTCTTCGAGCTTCCAACTTGGGATCAATTGTTTTCACCCCAGGCGAAAAGCGAGGATCTTGGTCAATTGAATAATACACCTGACCAGCAATTTGAACAGTGAAGTCTTGTACACCACCCATGGTTGCATCCCGACCATAAAAGATACAGGTTGTTCCCATGGTCCCCAGATGCTCTTCAATGGTTTTGGCTTCAGATATCCCTTCAAGTGAACCCAGGTGGTAGTCCGTTTTGATATTTGCAATTTTATCCAGATCGATAATATCAGAAATATCTACCGCTCTAATAAAGGTGCGTTCTTTATTTTTACGCAAGCCCAACTCAGGGATAAACCCGTTGATATGAAGCATAACTGGAGAACGTTCTTTAATCACCATCCCATTACTGAATGTGGGTGCTGTTTTCCAACTCATACAGATGCGCAGTTGAATAAACTCTTTAGGGTCGTAGATATGTTCTGACTTATCCGGGATCATGGTAAAGAGATTGGATTTATACCGGTTGAGTACCTGATTGATTTCATAAATATAATCAACCGGATGATCAACTTTGTTGCACTTATTCAGGGAAAGGCGCAATGCCCCAATGAGTGTATCAATCATGAAATTGAATCCTTGATATTGCTTGATAAAAGAATATAACGATCTAATCTAAAAATAACTTGCTTTCCATTTAACACCGACAACTTATCTTTATGTAAATAGAAACGCAGAGCATCACGACTCTCTTTACCAATGAATCCTTTAACGACATCCGGTAAAAGAGGACGGATTGCAAGTAATCCTAAATTACGATTGCGGTTGGACAATCGACCCGAATCGAAATCAAGGAGTATAGCGAAAATTGCATGAAGTAATTCACGCGAGTTGTTAGACGCCGGGAGATCATGTAGCTTGAACGCCCGTGCCTTACGTTTTTTGTTGTGGGGAAAAACTACCAACACCCCATCATCTTTGTTGTGAAATTTAACTAGGATGATATCTTCAGATAATGTAGTTATAACCGGAGATCGATTAGCAGGGATCGGTACCTTTACCCATTCGACTTCCGGGTCATCAGGAACCATCCCATCTTCCAGAATCATGGTTCCATTCTGACATACGAATAAGTTCATTATGCCACCATAATAGTGATTTCAGAAATACCGCCTGCAACGACAGTAGTCTTTACTGTGAATCCATCATCAATCTTCAGAGCCAACAGTTCACGTTCAACAAATCCGCTTACACTTTCGACAATGTCGTCAGTATACATAACTTCGAGGTTCATGGCGAACATGTCGATTTTGGTGTTGGTTTCTTCCACCGCAGCCTCAATTAAAGATGTCAGTGGGTTATAAAGATAATTGGTATTATCAACCAATTCCAGATGATGATACTCGGCAGGCTTAACCTGTTCATCTTCAACTTCTGCCATGGCATAAGTCAAGACGGCTTTCTCTTCGATACCACCTGTTTTGAGTGTCACGGTGTGGTGCAGAGAACAACTAACTGCTTTGCCAGGTGCTTTGGCTTTTAATGCACTGCGTTGTTTACGGACTTCAAAACGCAGATTAATTAAATAGGTACGGAGATCCATAGTTGGATCGACTAAACTGAACATGATATATTCCTCTAAAGTAAATAGTGTAAGTTGTACATAATAATAATATCGACATAAAAAATAATGCAACTAACATACATAAGTCTAAGGCAGGTTTCCCCACCTTAGACTTAGTAAAGAACGTAATTAATTACTTAATTTTGTTCTGGTCTTTCTTAGCCTGGAAACCTTCTTCGTTTTCCTTGGCGGTCTCTTCATTCTCTTTAGCGACTTCAGCTGGATCAGCTGTACCATTGGCAGAGTTTGCTTGACCTTCAGGACCGTTCTCAGATTGACCCGGCTCAGCTGGAGTTTTCAGTTGAGTTTGGGTGCTACCTGGATTAGCCTGATCTCCTTCATTGGAGTTTGCCTGCGCATTTGCTTGGGTGTTATCTGAACTTGCGTTAGTGTCACCTTGCATTTTAAGATCCTTATCGTCAGTTGGTTTCTTCTCACCTTCACCATTCTGCAAACTCTCGAGAGAGTGCTGACCGATGTAGTAGAGAAGGAATCGACCCGCCACAATTGGATGGTCGAGATCGACCTGGCCGACTGCCTTGCTGTCTTCTTTTGGCTCACCATAAATGGTAGGAACGAAAGAATCGGCAGGGAATTCGTACCCGGTCAATTTCATTGCTTCAAAGATGTTGGCATCAGGTTCTACAGCCAGATAACGAGAATCGTTTTCCTGGACATAAATCAGACCTGGTGAGGTAACCATCTCTAAAGCAGAGATCTGGGCAGCACCCTGTTGGTTCTTACGGGACAGTGCTTCGATAGTACCGGTGTTGAACGTCATTTTCTGCAACGTCCAGTTACGGGTTTTGGCAACCAGCTTCACGCTGTATTTACCAGTTTTCGGATCCAGTACATAATCACCGAATTCAACTTCTTTTTCAGTCAGACCTTTGTATTTCTTTTCAGCCAATGCAATTTGTTTTGGATCCTTGGTGCGGTCTGCTGCATCAAGCTGAGACTTAACCAGAAGGTCAAGCAAATACTGCTTAATTGTTGGTACTTGGCTCATTGATATATTTCCATCAAAAATGAATAGGGAGTTTAATTTCCTCTATTGAGAAAATTATTAAATGCTTTCATAGGATGCCAAAGCGCATAACAAAAAAAATTAAAGCATAAATAAGGTACTCCCAATTGGGAGTACCTATAGGTTTAATCATTGTCTTCCAGATTACCTGGGAAATAATCCGCGGCGATACGACCTGCCGACATACTTACAAAAGAAGTCAACACACCGGTGCCCGCTTGGATACCTGTGGTCTGTGGAGCTGCTTTCAGAACCGGAGAGAGAAGTGCCAGAGTAGCACCACCTACAACACCAGAAATAATCGCAGAAGTTTTAGAACCGGTAGGTGACAACAGTTCCAGACCCACACCCAGCATCACGCCCAGTGAACCACCGATCATGTTACGGTTATCCGTCATGAACTTGCCGGTTTTTACATGGGTGAGTTTAGCTAACGCTAACACCGATGCGATCAGGTCTTCGGCTTCATTGACTTTACCTAGTACCTTTGCTTCCATCGCAATCTGTTCCAGACGAGCAGTAACGTCCTCGTCGCCAGCATCCCACAGTTTTGCATCTTCAGGAGATTCTTGATTCAGTTTAACGTTTTCCATTTTCAAATCCTTAATTAAATAAATGAGTTCGAACATTATTGTTCATATACACTTAAATGATATAGGTCTGAAATGGAATCCAACTTAATCATTCATCAGTAAGTTGCCCAGATCTGAAGTGTCGACGACACACAGAAATGTAACTGTCGTTTCCACCAACTTTGACTTGATCTCCTTCCCTGACTACCTCTCCATTTTCATTCAATCGTAGAACCATAAACGCATTCTTACCACACCAACAAATCGTTCTAACTTCGACCAACTTATCAGCACGGGCGAACAACATGGCCGAACCCGGAAACAGTTTACCTTGAAAGTCAGTTCGTAAACCGTAACACATCACCGGTAATTGATGCTCATCCACGATATCAGTTAACTCGATAACTTGTTCCGTAGACATAAACTGAGCTTCATCGATGAAGACACAGGCCGGCATACCGTGCGCGGCTATCATATCGGTTATCAACACGAAGAGATTCTGATGAGGCTCAAAAAGAATACACTCTGCTTCTAATCCGATACGGGACTTGATTACTGCTTTCCCCTCACGCGTATCAATCGCCGGTTTGAGAACAAATGTTTTCATTCCTCGTTCATGATAGTTGTAATTGGCTTGCAGTAAGTTCGTTGACTTACCTGCATTCATGGTGCTGTAGTAAAAATGAAGAGAAGCCATAAAAGTACCTAATTAACGGTAAAGAGTCCAAAGGAATTGTGCAGGTAGACCAACAAGAACGATATAGTTCAGAAAAGGTCTGTCTAACATATTGTCCTTTAATTCAAAAATTATTTCAAAGATGCGTACAACCAAAACACCTAAAGTAAAATAGGCAAAAATACCGTAATTAAGAATTAAAGCAATTGTCACGATCATGACAATAAAGATCAGAGCAAATAAATTCTCTTGAGAGAAAAGTGATTTTCTCCCGCCATCCTTCACCGCTGTTAATCTTCTCAACGACATCTCACACCTCCTTCCCAGGAGGATACAACTTTCATCAGCTGCATGCTGCGCCTCGAAGCTATACAACATTATCATCGAGATCAGGGCTGATTCTCCCTTGCATGATAATTATCAGATTCCTTTCTACCCTTTTATAGATCTTATCAAAAAAAAATAACGAGGAAGACACTGGCTCAGGGATATCCCTGAGCCAGCACCTAGTTACTGATAAGTCTGATTAGAACGACCCATGACATTGTTGATCTTACCTAAGGTCTTCGCGGTTGCCCACGCACCCTCAAGCGCAATCATTGTTGCGGCAGCATTGTCAAACACAGCGGTCGGTTTATCAGAAACCTCACCGGTAACCAAATCAATATATTTACCAAACTTTTCATCACCGCGGTGAATCCCAGTCAGGTGGGTATATTGATATGTTAGTAGCTCAGAAAGATCAAGCCGCAGTTGTTCAAGTTCCTCATCAGATTGTTGAGGTAAACCTTGTACGTACTTGGCTGCTTCCATATAAGCATACCCGATACCTGGGAGGACGCCGTATTGTAAACCGGTCGCTGCTGCTTTCTTCACATCTTCATAACGATAATAACGCTCGGATGCATCCGATTCAGTTACACCGGTTACTTTGATGACGACGTTGTTAGCCTTTAAGCGACTGATACGAGAGAACAACACCTGACCAATCACCGTTGCGCGTTCAACCACAGAAAGTGCATCATAACGTTCAACCAATGGAGGAAGAATCTTCTTCAATCCATCCTGAACAAAATCCTGTTCACCATCAATATAAATACCACGCGCTTTGATGATAAAGTCAGACTGGTTATGAACCACATCTTTTTCTGTGATTTCATGAAGACTGTAGACTGGCTGCGCACCCAGTAACACACCCAGATCAGAGAATAATGCCGCACCCAAACGACCGGCTGCGGATAACTGAACCGGGATGACTACTTTCTTTCCCACGTTACCATTATAGCTATTGATTTTCTGAAGTGCGGTAGCTTCAAAGTTACGCGCAATTAACAGAACTGGTAATTTGAAATCGACATTGGTCATGGTTGCCAGAATAGTGTCATTGATTGTTTTTACCGAATCATCAACCAACACAATAATAGCTTTATGTCTTTCTATGACAAATCCACCACTCCCTACACGACTGACCATTTGATCGTCACCAAACTGACCTTCAAAGAAAATGTCTTTGGTGAGATCAACTTGATCTTCTTTCAGCGCCGGGACTTTCTGTAAGCTGATATTCGGATTATCATAATCCTGAAATACCTTCAGAACAGTATTAACGATTGTCTCTTCGTAGTTAGAAGAGGTCATCAACATACCACGGAAATGATCGTCGGTTACTTTACATTCGATAATCATTTTGGCGATATAATCTTTGACATCTTTGATTAGCTCGTCCAAATAACGCAGGTTCTTAAACGACATCTTATCTTTGAATTTATCAAAGAGTTGGAATGTCTGGAACACAGTGGTGGTTGTACCATCACCCACTTCGTTATCGGTTTTAATCGACGGCTCGGTGATAATCTTTGCGATCAAGTTACGGCGAGCTTCATTAAAGTCCAGCGCTTTAGCAACCGATACGCCATCCTTGGTAACCTTTGGACGGTTAGTCTGATTGATCACTACATACCGGCCATTTGGACCCATGGTTGAACACACGGATTCAAACGCACACTGCATGACTTCATTGACGATATCACGAGTTTCATCTTTAGGGGTGAAAGTCTTTTCGGCTAATACGGACATGTCTTTTCCTTATATTTCTAAAGTATGGGGGCAATCAGTTATTCTGTTATTTCAACCATTCGACTATCGAAGTCATCTGGTTCACGGTAATACAGCAAACCTGTTTCAACATCTTTGTATACAGGCTTTTCGATGACGGGTAAATCACACACCATCTGCTCGGTGGTATAATATAACCCACCCTCTTTATCTCGGAAGATAAAGAGTTGATTTCCTCTGGATGTTCCTGCGCCGTATGCAGTACCCAGATGAACGGATTCAGAACCTATGAATACACCGTACTCGGCATACCCAATAAGTTCGTAGGTTCCGCCTTTACCTTCACAAGTAAAGCGTTTGTTATTTACGCTGTCTTCGGGCATCCGGTTTGTTTCCATAACCAAGCGTAGAATACCGGCCACAATACAATCAGGCCGAACGTGATACCCAGATATTTAGTGACTTGCCTGAACCCTTTACATTTTGTATAGGAATCCCCACAACACCACATAAACTTCATCCAGGTAAAGAATCCGGTTGAAAACCAGATTAGAGCGATGATCGTCAGAGATATTGCTATAATGTAGAACATATTTGTTATTTTTCCAATGGAAGGTCTTTGATATCTGACCGCTTATGTTTAACGACATCAATAATTTTATTTCCGTCGCGTGTTTTAACTAAGAAAACACCTGTGTTTATTTCTTTCAAAATGAGTCCATCGATGAACCCATGTTCACCAATATCCAGAAGTTGATAACCATATAGAACGATATCGTCCCCATTATATTTCTTATATTCCTTTTTGGTAAGACCAACCTTTTTCATTACCCGATTGTCAATTTCATCCAACGCCAATCTTGCATAGTCGACGAGCATTTCAAATTGGTCTTTTCGATCAGATGCGTGAATAGTGGCACCATGAAAAGTAAATACAGAATTGAAATAGGCTAAACGAATAGAGTCAGAAAGCTGCGGCAGCCAACATGCTGTCGACCCATTGAACATTTGAGAAATATATGTCGCATTGATCCCTTTAGCAATAATTTTCTCATCAAACATTAATCCCATTTGCGGGGATCCGCCAGGAGAAGATAACCAAATCATTAAAGACGATCCATAAGGAAGACGGTTAATTTGTTCGATGACGTCACTCAAATCTTCCCCGGTTATTTTTCCATTGACAAAAACTTGATAAAGTCCAGGTTCGGTAGCTTTAACTTCCTCTTTATTGATAACCTCTTCACTCATGGCCAATCCTCAAGAAAATATTTATTAGTGATTACATTCTAATAATATCTGCTTGATTTATTTTTAACCATACAAATTAGCGATACCAGATTTTGTCAGGATAGTTTTGAAACATCAGATTCCGAAGTAAAATAAAAGCGATAACAAAAATGATCAGAGATAACATATAGAAGTTTTTGTTTCCAATCCAACTCGCTTTATCTTCAATATATTCTTTCGTGTCCCCAGCCCACAACACAAACCCGATGAAACTCATTATTACCCAAAACCCCACCACGAGATAATTCACCACAAAGGGATGGAGCATCACGGCAGCTATTGCAGAAGTTAGAAAAACCTTTTCTTTCAGATAACTAATCCTTGCTTCCAGTAGAGTACACAACCAACCCCATACCAGAAAATAAAGAATGAAGCCAGATAATTCCCAACCAAATCCAAAGATCACATCTTTCATATTGTTTCCTTAAAAGAAGAGGGGGAATGTCCCCCTCATTCATTCATTTACGTTTCTTGCTTTTCTTCTTCATTTCACGATAAGAAGAAATAGGTTTCCCGCCATTCGCCCATCGAGTAGCTTTCGTCAAGTTTGCGGCGGTAAGGTCAACACGTTTCTTTATGGTTCGGTATTCTTCTAAGTAACCTTCGCTTACAATAACACCGTTTTCAGCATGGATGAACTTTTCACCCAGACGAACATTATCACCGTTGACTTCGATACTTCCATTTTTACCGGCGATGATCATCTTACCATTGAAACAGCGCACGGCATGAAAGACATCATTGGGTTGAGACTTTAGCTCCAACTCGGGTGTTAACTTAAACATCTTTCTTCTCCTGCATAACTTCAGCGACAAACCCTTCTGCTGGGCGATGAATGTGTTCGATCTGCATGATGTCGGCGTCAGACTTATCCTCAACCTCTTTCGTTACATCCCAGATCTCAAACTTAGGTTGGAATATCTGCATTGTGTCGCGGTAACGCAGTTCCCACCCAGTAAGATCGACCTTGACGAAAGTGTCCGCTTCGAACTCTCCATCAAAGGTAGTGAGGTATAGACGTGATGTCACTGGCATGAAAGCTTCATAAATCTTAGCTCCGCCAATAATCATTACTTCTCCGCCATTATGGAGTTCACCTATTTTCTCTTCAATGAATTTCTGGACGTCTTCAGGTGTACTTGCCGTCTTAACAACGAGTAATTTTTTATCATTGTTCTTAACATCACTGAGGAACGCGTAGTTGAAACGTTCAATATCTTCAGCAACATCTTTAACATGTTCTTTTGTTAAAACGATGTTAATGCGACCTGGTAAGGGTTTACGTCCGATACTAACCCAGGTGTTGTATCCCATAACAACGATCTTGCCTTTGGTCTTTTCAACGAACCATTGCATATCAGTCCTGTTATCAGCAAGACCTTTCCAGGGCAAGCGGTTGTCTAAACCGATCCCACCCCGACTGTCCATTGCCATGATCATGGCGTAGGTAATGTGTTGACGAAAAGCAAACGCGGTTTTATAAAAGTTACTCATACTAATGTTCCTTAGAGCAATTTGCCCATGTTGATTTGTGTGGGTTGATATTTTAATGCGGTATAAAACTCTTGCGCTCCCTTATTGTTCGCTAAAACAGCTAAGTGAACCGCTTGACACTCCATATTCCTTGCTATCTCTTCGGCTTGTTCCATCATATCTCGACCATAACCTTTGTTACGGTATCTCTTAGTAATGGTAACATAACCAAATAACGCAACCCGATAATCGGCCGTTTCTACTGGGCGTATCATCACGGTTCCAATAATGTCACGCGTTTTCTTGTGTTCAAGAACTAACAGGTAATTCCCGTCGCTCATGTGATCGATCAACCTTTCTTTCTTCACGGTATTCGAATCACGTTGAAAAGGGAACTCACGCATCGGTAATTCAAACTCAATGAGACTATTGAGCGTTTCGACAATAGCCAATTCCCAAACTGCGGGTAAACCTTTGGCTACATCTTTATAAGGAAATATCCACAGCTCGGTATTGTTTTTCATTTACTATCCTATCTGGCAAGGTCCATGATCATGTCGGCAAGTATATCAACAGACTTGAATTTGTTTTGATGTGTATAGGCGTCGTAGGTACACAGTTCTTGATACACCAGAACAGACTCATTCGGCTCATGAACTGTATGAAGATCACCAAAAGGGTTATCGTCCAGCAACACGATTTTATATTCCGGGAAAAATGATTCCAGATATTCGATTTTATTACGATGCCGAGTATTACTGATGAAATGAAAGTTATCGATATATTGAGAAAAATTAGCGCGATCTAGCCAGTCAATTGTATCCTCGAATACATTTCGTTCGCCATTACGATGCGTACCGATAATGGTTTTTAGATCATCACCTAACTGAGCACGTAAACGGGTGATCATCTCTCCTAGTTTACCATCGGTAACCAGAGTAGTCGGTTTAACCGTTTTGATGTAACCGGCTTCCTGAATAATCTCGGTATTGATAATGTCACGCAAATGAGGCGGATACAACATAGTGGAGTGTGTACGATGAATACGGTTAGCATTAAACGAATCATATACCCACATGAGGTCTTCCCAAGCTGCTCTGTCATATAACTTGCGGCGTAGACGAATAACAACTTCTGATTGGGTGTCACATAAGGTGTCATCCATATCCAATACTAACAGCACTTTACTCATTATAGTTTCTCTCAAACAAAAAAAAATTAGGCTGATAAACATCCAATTGCACCGACAGTTAAGGAGTAATTCCCTAAGTTGCCGATGCAATCGTTTACGTTCATATTAAGCCGCCATAACGATAGTGGTGAATGCAGCAGCAGTTGCTTCATCCCAAACACCAGTGTTACGCAGAGCTTTCATGTTGTTCGCTTCTGCCAGATCGTTGTACCAGTTCTGGAAAGTCTCAACGCCACACTCAGAGATGCGAGTACGGAACAGAGGCAGTGAACCAAATACTTTACGAGCCAGAGTTTTCAGAACAGACATTGCAGAATGACCGATAGTGGTTTCGCCAGCCAGTGAAGCATCGACTTTAGACAGAGTCTTCAGCATAAATGCTACACCTTCGCTGTTACGAGTATTGTAGTGATTTACTTCAGCATAGTTGTACATAATAGTATCCTTTTAAATTGAATTAAGTTTAAACTGTTTAGGTTTATCACTTTAATTATATATGTCTGAAATCCTTTCCAACTAAATCTGAACCCTCCTACTCTCCCGTTAGGAAGAGTAGGAAGATGAGACTTATCGTGATAACGCTGCCACTGCTACTAAGAGAGCCACCATGGTTTTGTCTCCCCATTTACCATCAATAGTAACAGGAGCCCAGATAGAGGCTTTCTTTTCGTGATTAGCGATCATGTAATCACGTGTGTGCTTGTACCATTTTTGAAATGCTTCTACCCCACGGAGATAAACATCGTTAGAAGTAAAAGTTCGATCATCCACAAAAGAAGGAAGTTGTACTCGCCAGCCAATTCTGACGGCCAATTCTAAACCTTCGATAGTTGCCGGCCCAAACATTCCATCGAGAGTAACTTCATGGGGGATGTTTTTATCATCCAACAATCCGATTAACGTTCCCTGAAGAAATCCTATACCGGCGGTATTGATGAAATCTTGACGTTCCATGGTCACTCCTTAAAAATAACCCATCAATTTAAAAACGGTGATGACGGCGAATACAATTCCTATTCCACCCCAGACACCAAGGATATTATTCCAATTCATCCGATCTTCCTTAAATAGCAATCGGGAACTTAATCTTCTCACCCATTAACAATTCAAAGTTTGGTGTGAGAGGGACAAAGTCAGAATGATGGTAACTGAACAAATCCGATTTCTTATTCAGATCAAGCTTGAACTCGAGATCATTATATTCACCCGTTACCCACCGACGTTGAAGTTCTTTCACACCTTCCAGATGGTTGACATAGACATGAGAATCCCAACCCCAGTAGTTAACGTAACGCGGAATCATATTCAGCTGCTGAGCGAACATCATCAACAATGCAGAATACATATTCATGTTAGCCGGTTGACCGAGTACCCAGTCATTACTACGCATCGTGAAGCTGATATCAAGGTAATGAGTTGGGATGTCATATTTAGTGAAAAACTGGGGGGTCGTTTTGCCATGTACGAAAGCATCAGTAACTGGATAAAGAGCCTTTTTATCATCCTCACTAATGACTTTGAAGAGCTCCATCATTCGGTCTTCCCACGGCATCTCCCAGGTATAGAAGCCGAAGTTAAAATGACACGGCGTTAAAGCCATGTTTCCTTTAGCGGCATTCTCACGAGGAGAGATCTTCGGATCAGGTAAGAATGAAGGGTTCCAGCAATCTACAACCACACGACGGCTGTTAGGATCGCGTTTAAGCGTGTCCAGTGCGTACTGAAGCTGATCAAACGTTGTCCCGTCAGGATTAGGCCAGTTACGCCATTGAACACCGTACACAGGCCCCAGTTCACCATTAGGGACTTTCTCATCAATAAAGTTAGGAACTTCATGTTTATCCAGAAGTTCATCGATTTCTGCTTGAGAAACAACCGCCATCGCCGCCATCATTTCTGTGACAGGCACGCCGCGATTATTAGCGTGAATTTTCAAACGTTCAACACGATTCAGTTCGATCTTATTGACCATGTCATCTTTGGTCGCGAATCCATTCCAGAAAGGACAACCATTATCTTTCAGGTATTGAATATTGGAACTGCCCGACATCATCCAGATCTTTTCAGTGATGGGTTGAGTAAAGTTGAAATGACGAGCGAACATCAGCGGGTAGTTCTCACGAAGATCGTGAGTGTAGTGAATGTTTGGTAAAGAGATAACACCAGTACCAGTCCGATCACCGCGGTGCTGACCATTTTCAATGATATTGGCAAGTTGCTCCATATACCACTGTTCATATTTGTTTTTCATATTTGACCTCATTTAATATTAAACATGATAACATCATAAACGAAAAAGATCACGGCAGAACTCACTGCGATCATCAGCGTTCCGTGACCTACTTTTACGAGTGCACCTTTAATCTCCATTTGGCGATATTGAGGGACACGATTCCAAATGACACCACCTACGATATAGACAATTGTGACAATCAGAATGACCATTCCTAATAAATGGTATTGTTCACTATAATTCATCATAAGAATATCTCCTTTACGGACCTTTTAAAGTAGTGGGGTTTTCTTTCGTTAAGCGGTGTTCACGGTACATCAAATAAACACTTAGACTAAACGAAATCCAGAATGCTGCTACTGTCCAAACATTTTTTACCCAGTAATGTTCAATTGCCACGATAGCGATTGAGATTAATAGGAGGACAATGGATGCGATTTGCAGCTTAAGAATCGGTGTTACTTTCATGGATAAGTTCCTGTTAGTAATTCAGGTTTACGGTAAGAACGATATTCACCTGAGGTAATCTTTTCCATGTCAACAGGACCATTAGGAAGAAGATCCCAACACACGTTAATGTATCGTTCATCTTTAATGATCTCATTGTGCGTATGACCATGAATCTGAGGACGCCCCCTGAGTTGTGAAGGATGAAGTGGCGCGTGTCCAAACCAATACCCTTTACGGTGCTTCCAGAGACCTTCCACCCGGTCATACACTTCCAACACGTCACGGATATCGTTATCTCGTTCGATGTCATGGTTACCCAGGATAAGGATCTTTTTACCAGGAAGTTTCTTGATCTTACTTAGCCCATCATAATACAACGCTGCATCACCCACAATGATGATAGTGGTACGAGGCGATACTGACTCATTCCATGCATCATTGATCTTTTCTTGATACTCCTTGAGATTATCAAAGCCGCGAGCCTTTGCAGCCTTTAAGTGATCATAATGGAGATCAGCCCAACACATCGTATTCATAACAACCCCAGAATTATTTACCTAATGATCGGAGCTCTGGTACAAATAAACCCTCGATCATCCACTTCCAGGTTCGGTTACCAATTTCAGCATTATAGCTGTTGGTAACTGGTTCGTAGCAGAAGGCAATAATAACATTGCGCTTAATGAATTCCATCTCGACGATATGGATATAGCCGAGTTTAGCTAAATCGCCAGTATCCTTTCTTTTACCTGATTCAATATCAGCCAAAATCTGAAGATACTGTTCCCGATAAGCCGCACCTTTAACAAGGAACTCTTTCAACTTAACCAAACTAGATTTGGCTCGTTTGCGATGGATAGACTTAATTGGACTATATCCGCTATGCGTTTTGAACCTGTCGCAAAGATATTCCAGACGTTCGACACTATTTAGAATTTGTTTAGCTTGATCCAGGATGCGTTTTTCTGCCAACTCAATTGGATTCAATAAAGGTTGGATACCAACTATCTTTCTCTGGTATGCATCAGTATCGGTACCGTCAAGCTTATCCATAATCGATGATAAGTGATTGTTGATCGATGCAAAGGCGTCGCTGTCATTTTCTTTAGGTGGTTGGGTCTGACTCATAATTTACCTCCAAAGGTAATGATGTTAAAAAGATCTTCAGGATTTTCCGTTAAGTGATTAGGAAACTTTGTTTCCATTTTTAGGAAATGGGGTTTATACCATTCCAGGACATCACGGACTTCACACAAGAAATGATGGTATTCCTCGTAGGTTAAATCGAGGTCGCCATCACCTATCAAATCAATAGCAAGATTATGAAACAGCTTCAGACATTTACGTGTCTGTAGAAAAGAAAACACTTGCGTGGAGAACATCCATTTAAATCGCGTAATTTCCAGTCTACGTAAATAGGTTTGGTTGTACCTTACCAAACTTGTCAGAGACATCATTGCTAATTCAGCCCGCCACTTAAGATTATTGGTTGACATGGCTTCACCATCAAAATCACCCGGTAAGAGCTTTACGTCATTTGTTTGCATGATACACTCCTACTTTAGTTAAAGAGATTATCTTCTCATATTTATTGAAGAACTCAGCACAGTCTTCATGGATCCTATTGACCAGGAAAGGTACAGGGAGACCACGGGAGTTACGATAACGAGCCAGCAAGAAGTCGACTTCTTTATGGAATACCTTATGATAAAGACGACCTAAAATAAAGAATACTGCTTTATTATAAATCATCCACCACTTAGTCCGATTCTTTTCTGCCTGGATAGTGTCCCCAATTTCAGACCTGAGTTTTTCAAGATATGTTATTCGAGCTTTAATCTCTTTCAAAATGTCACTATTGATGTAGTTATCAATACTACCGAATATCGCGATCAATGCTTTAGTGTGATCTTTGATGGGAAAATCATCTTTGTGGATAGGCATAACAGGTCCTTAATTTTAAATTGCGAATAGCATTACATGTTAATAATATTGGTCTGAAATGAAATCCAACTAAACCGAAAGAATCGTTTGGATTAACAAATCTTTGAGTTCCAGCCATAGGTAAAAAGTTTATGATCATTGTATCAGGCACTAATAGCAAAAAGATCAATGACCCTGTGTTCTTATCTGCCCGCAAATTCATGCAAGAACGTCTTGCCAAACTTGAAGCTCAAGGTCCAAGCGCCGAACTTGACCTGGAGAAAGCACGCTACACAGGGTTAACTGCGAAGGACGTTCAGATTGAACCGCCTGTTCATTTTGATAATAACATCGTTCGCTGCTGTTTTGTATCTCGAAAGACCGGCTTCTTTCGAGCAGACATTGTTGTAGACAAAGTCGATATCATTGATATTTTCAATGAGTTCTCAGTCTCCGTACAAGAGTATGTGGATGTTAATAGTCTTGTTGACAAAATCAAAGCGGGTGACCAGGCTGAGGGAGTGGTGTTCTTACGGGACACCAAGAAATACGGTATCGTGCTTACTGAAAGTCATATGACCCCAGATGCGGTTATGGGAATCATGGGTGATATCTACTGGGATCAGATCAAACTCAATACACTGGATGGTATTGACAGTTCTACAAAAAGTACTGGAACCTTTGAAGTACAAGCATTGAACATTGATACAACCCAGGGTAATCTGTATATTATCGAACAAATTAAAGCACTCAGCTAAAAAAAAAATAAGTCATAACTCCTACTCTACCCAGTTGGGTAGAGTAGGAATATGTTTGTTTACCAATTAAACTGAGAAGTATTTTCTTGTACTTCTTTTGTCATCAGTGGTTTGATATCTTCATACTTTACAGGTTCCCACTCGATACCCGTGAGTAAAGAAGAAGGTTTGTATCCAAAAGGACAACCGCAAAACACAGTGAACTTGGTACCAGTCCCCGGGATGGGATGAGTGAACATGTACCAATTACCGTTTTGAGTTAAAGGATAATAGAGTTCCAGCATGCTATCATCGGTTCCTACATTGCAGGAAACCGATTCACCATAGAAGTTCTCTTCACCTTGGTTACCCAGACATTTTACAAATCCGCCAGTAGAAGGAGGAGTACGACAGAGATTTGCCATATCAGAGTGCGCAAACACATCGTGCTTACGAACAATAAACAACATATCTTTAAGCTTAACGTTAGAAGGAGAATCTTCTTTCTCTAACGAAATAACTCGACCGGTACCAAACAAAAACTTAGCTATCATTTTTTTCTCCAACTATAACTTAAATGTTTTCAATTCGGCATTGGCTCGATTGATCATCAAGGTAACACTATTCTCGATAGCCTGGGTGATCTCACCTTGATCTTTCAAACACTTGATGTACTCGATAAGGGTGTCTTCCCAACCCACTTTTAATCTCTGTGAGAACTGACTGGTGTGCGTCCGTTCTGTCAATGTCAAAGTAAGATCAAAGCTAATGTAACCCGTAATCATGTTGTATCGACCGTGGATGACAAAATGGTTACCTGGGAGATTAGAGACCACAGCGCCCACATTGATACACTCTTGACCTTTGGGGAGTTCAGGAATCATTAATCTGAAGATATTTTCATCAGACTGGCTGGTCACGATCCCGGCCAGTTGTTTCCCGGTGTACTCAAATAAGAAAGCAAAATCTTTACGACACAAAGATAACGGACAACCTCCATTATCATGTCGGGCAAACTTATTCCAATCGATCAATGAATAAATATCACCATTTAAGAGCACATCGGTTTTCATCGCACCGATGTTATTTAGCATCTGTTTATAAATTTCATCGGGAAGATGGTGTGTCCATAAACTCCGATCTTTAAAGGCGGAGTAGCGAACATCATGACGGGTAATAAAGACATCACCTACCGTAGCCCATTCTTTTTCTGAATCATTGTTTATAGGAGTGAGCCAGATTTCAACCTGATGGTTGTAGTCACCTCCGCCACGAACTAATACACGGGACCAGTGACGAAAGTAATCGTCCTTCTTGATCCAGTCTTGATTTTTAGTTAACATACTGATACTCTCTAAGTAAAGGGTAAATTAAATTAATCTTCTAATGCTTCACCGAAACGTTCTACCAATACAGCGTAATCTTCACGGCTTTCCATGATGACATTATTTTCCATTACCACCAGAGCGTAATGTCCGCCGCCCTCACGAATCGTTTTTACATCAGAGAAACGCGAAAGAATTTTGTTACCTTCTCTGTCTTTAAATTGGAAGGTACGAGAAGAAGGTTGCACTTTACGTTCAGTTTTCTCTAACCACTCCAAACGAGAAGCCTCATAGTTAGCCGTAACAGGAGTCAGGACACCATGAATAAGAACGTAACCAGTGCCTTGTTTTGCACCGTCACCAAAACCATCAATGGTCTCAACCTTAATGAGAGCAGGGGCGTTATTGAGGTACAACTTAATTAATTTAGACATTATTATCTCCAAGATGTTCAGGTTCGCAACCTTCATGCCAAAACCAACGGCGTGAAATGAATTTTCCATTGTGAACGTGTTGACGAGTAAAGTCAGCCAAAACAATTCGACAGTGTCCCGATGGGGACTTAATAAACTCATGTCGAATATGTTTCTTGAGAGTATCAATCTCTGGTTTAGTATCAGGATACTCTTCCAAAAACAAATCCAGCCATGCGATTATGTCAGTACGCTCACCACTGATTGTGCAAGTATGTTGCCCGCCGTTATTAGGGTATCCTGACATGTCGATTAAACGCGAAAGCCCATCCTGCCCAAAATACATGCGCCGCAGCGCATACGGCATATGGCTGGTTTTATGGTGTTCCGGCGCACTTAATACAACGGTTACTTTCATACTGCGGATCCTTGGTTCGCTTTAACCAATTCTTTCAAGCTATCAGCTTGAGTGTAAAGAGCGTCGTTTAACCCCAACAACAGTTTGGCACTTTGATAAATAGCCGACCCTTCTTTAGTGATTTGTTTATTACGGCCAATACGATCGAACAATGGGAAGCCCAGTTCTTCTTCTAAACGTTGGATTTGTTGAGAAATAGCAGACTGGGTACGGTTGGCAATTAACGCCGCATTATGAAAGGTCCCGTTATCAACGATCAGAACCAGGGTACGTAATAATGCTAAATCAATATTCTTGTGAGCCATGATATACTTCCTTACTAAAGTTAATGTTAAGATTAATTACAGTGCTTAGTTCAGGTTAGATTTTTGTAGAGAAGTTAATTTAAAAGAAAATGGAGTTTCGCAAACTTCACCGTCTTTGATATAGCACAATTTAATCTCTGTCTCAAACTCGTTCATTTGAGAAAAGATTTTATAATGCGGGAGTTTCAAACCAACATAATCATGGATGGCGGTTATGTTCTTATAAGTTGTATCAATGATGTTGGGAATCTTTTTCAAAGTTTCTTCATCCACCACAACTAAGCCATCTTTAATGGGTGTTTCCACTGTACCGGCAAGAAATCCAAGTAAGTAGTAAGTGTATTCTATTTTACTTGCATCTTTAAGACTTTCGATATTTTTTCTATCCATAATGACCTCAGTTAAACATATATTCGAGTTTGAGTGGACGGTACTCACCTTTAGATACGTGATTCAATCGGAAGTTATAGCGGTTCACGAAGATACGGCTATAATGATGAATCAGTTCCTCTGAGACTGTAACTTTGGGACGATCATCTTCCAGGAGATCCAGCATCTCGTCAATGAGTCTAATCCCTAGACCGTTGTTTTGGTAATCAGGATGAACTCGCACGCAACGAAGTTTAGTTTCTTCTGGGGTCAGTTTACCCAGCGCCACACCGGCTATGTGTTGACCATCACGAGCAATTATCAGCTTATCGTTCCCAGTCATCAGACCAGGAACGACTTGGTTGACATACCAGTAAGAAACATCAGGATAATATTGATCAAGAGTTGCAATGAACGGCAATACCTGGAAGGCTGCGGTCATTGAAGTTTCAGTGCGGATAGCAACACTCATTTAATGTCTCTCGTCTCCAAAATTAAATCATCGTTTATCTGGACAAGAAGCTTGGCTTTCTCATATACGATTTTCCCAAGATCAGTAAGTTTCCCCTGACGGTGGAATTTTTGCATGAGGGGACCGCCCAATGTTTCTTCCAGATTCTTTATATGCGTGGCCAGAGAGTTGTGACTTCTGCCAAGGATAAGAGCCGCCCCCTTATAGGAGCGACCCTCGACAACGGCCACAAATGTTCTCAAATACATAATTGAGATATTTGCGATGTTGGGTTTCATTATTTAATCGATTCCTTTTCTAATACTTCATTAGCCTGAACAATCAATTCCCAATCCTTTTGCGGAAGATTGGAGACAAAGGTTTTCAATTCGAAATCTGCTTTGGTAATGATGTCTTTTAATACGTCGGTATAACCAAGAATGTAAAGACCATCGACACTGACCGTTACACGGATATGGTCAGGAAGGATATCAGAACCTAAACGACTGGCGTATTTGGTGTACCAGTCATCACACTTTTCTTTAATAGATCTGTTCAGATCAGTAGCTTGATTTTTATTATCTTTATTGAAATGCGTTTTCGGATTACTTATTGTTTCCCTGATACAGCCCAGGATAGCGTTACGAAGTTCAGTAGCGATATCCCAACGTTCTTTTTCTTCGTAGATAGGAGTCAGAAGTATCTTAATTTCTTCGCGTTCTTCATCAGAAAGAGGTTCGTAGTAACGCTTGACAATTTTCTTAGTCATTACAAATTCCTTATATATTAAGGTAATGAAAGGGATCGCTCAAAACGAGTGTTCCGTCTTTGCGTTGCATGATATTACGATAATGTAAATCAAGCTCGGTTACTGGTATCTCCAACTCTTCAGTAACGTAACGATAAAGTTCAAAAGCTTTATCTAACAATACTTTCAGCTGTACATTTTTAACGTCAACCAAACAGGCTCTGTGCTTGTTGATGATATTCCAGTCCGCTTGTCCCAGTGCCTGAAATAAACCGCCTCCGACAGGATACAGGCGCTCTATTACAGCCCATTCATATTCTTCTTCATCTACCTCAATAATCTTCGGCAGACAAAACCGTTCACGGTCTTCATCAGACAACCAACAAACAGCCCGAAAGCCATCTGTCTCATCGTCACTTTCACGCAGTACTGTATTTTCGGTTAATTCGTACACGGTGGCGCAAACACCTTGACCTAAACGTTTACCTAATGTTTTTCCGTGTGACATAATGCTTTTCTCTAAAGTAAGTTATAAGCTAAAGATAGTCAGAAAGCCAACCACCTGTGCTCTTCTCTATCGTGTCGTACATCACTGAACCAGCAGCTCCGGCAGCCACACCGCTGCCTCCAATGATGCACAGGTTAATAAGACCACCGACCATGCCGTCTCCGCCACTATCAATGGACCCACCACCAATGGTGGCAAGCGTAGAGGTAATGAGAGCGCCTCCACTGAGTCCTTCTGATTTAGCGATATGTGATGCCACTACTGCAACTGTTCCCACAACCGCAGTTGCACCTACTGCTAAACCGATAGCAACTGCCTTCCAGACGTTGTCGTTTTTACCTTCATCTTCATTCAAAGTAAACCGAACTCCATCAGACATAATGATTCCTTATTTTGACCAAGAGAGTAAATAAGTTGCATCTTCATCCGGGTTATTACTTAACTCGGTTAAACATGCCAAAACTTTATTATAATCGTCAAGATCATAAACATTACCATCTTCTCCCTTAGCAAGTTCAGCTTCGAGTTCTTGGATGAGGAAATGGATATAACCGGCCTTTATTACAAAATAATTGAGTTCCCAATCAGAACCTACCTGAAAATAACGAGAGAACACATTGTTGAAACTACACCGGACAACTTCCAATACCAAAGTCATTTTGCCTTTGAAATCGTTGTTTCCAGTAAAGGAAATTGCCATCACACCTTGGACAAGTTCTTTATCGATGGAATGAATATTAAAATAATGAGCCATGATTAATCCTTATTAAGACCAAGAGATAAAATAGGTTTTCTCTGGGTGGGGGTTTTGACTAAGTTTATTTAAACACAGTGTTGCTTTATGGCAGTTATTAACGTCACCATTTACTTGACGTAAAGCAGAGATTAAATAATGCATGTCACCAGTAGGAATGTGGAAATAGTTACGATCCCATCCGTTGTTAACTTTGAAATGAGATGAGAAGATACCGTGGAATTGACAATGAACAAGTTCCAGAACTATTCTCATTTTCATTTGAAGTTGGATACTATTGCGATCAGAAATAACGGCAACACCGTCAACCAGCTCTTTATCGATCGAGTGGATATAAATATTCTTTACCATATTGATTTACCTAAAGTAAAATTGTGAGTTTGTACAAGTAGATAATGTCAGCCTGAAAAGATTTACACCTGAAAAACAAAAAGGATGATTACTACGTAATCGCTAATTATACAAATCCTCCCTACCCTCACCTCCGGTAACACCCTAAGTAAATAATGTAAACTATTCTAAAAAATAATTTATTAATCGGGGTCTAATCCTTAGCTTACTAATTTAAATCACACCACAGGAAATTGTCATGGCTTACAGTACATTTAATACCAACAAGAACGATCAATTAAAAGAACATATGTTCTTCGGTCAGAATGTTAACGTCTCTCGTTATGATCAACAGAAGTATGAAATCTTTGAAAAGCTGATCGAAAAACAATTGTCTTTCTTCTGGCGTCCGGAGGAAGTTGATGTCTCTCGAGATCGTATCGACTATCAAGCATTACCTGATCATGAGAAACACATCTTTATCTCTAACCTGAAATACCAAACTCTGTTGGATTCGGTACAGGGTCGTGGTCCTAATGTTTGTTTGCTTCCGATTGTTTCTCTGCCAGAGCTGGAAACCTGGATTGAAACCTGGGCCTTCTCAGAAACAATTCACTCACGTTCCTATACTCACATCATCAGGAACATTGTGAATGACCCATCAATCGTCTTTGACGACATTGTGGGTAACGAACACATCGTCGCCCGTGCTGCTGAAGTCAGTAAGTATTATGATGAACTGATCAATTTGGTTCAACTGTGGCAGCAGTTCGGTGAGGGCAATCATGTCTTTAATGGAGAGAAAGTTCGTATCTCCTTGCGCGACCTGAAAAAGAAACTGTACATCTGTCTGCATTCTATCAATGCATTAGAAGCCATCCGTTTCTATGTTTCGTTTGCATGTTCATTTGCATTTGCTGAACGCAAGCTTATGGAAGGTAACGCCAAGATCATCAAGATGATCGCACGTGATGAAGCACTTCACATGACTGGTACACAGCACATGTTGAACATGATGTGGTCAGGTCAGGACGATCCAGAACTGCAAGAGATCGCAGAAGAGTGTCGCGAAGAAGTTCAAGATATGTTTAAGCTTGCAGCCGAACAAGAGAAAGACTGGGCGGACTACCTGTTTACCGGCGGTTCTATGATTGGTCTGAACAAAGATATTCTGGTTCAGTACATTGAATATATTACCAACATCCGTATGAGTGCGGTGGGTTTGGATCTTCCATACAAGACCAAGTCTAACCCTATCCCATGGATTAACAGTTGGTTAGTATCCGATAATGTACAGGTCGCTCCGCAGGAAGTAGAAGTCTCCTCCTACCTGGTTGGCCAGATTGACTCTGATGTTAAGACCGAAGATTTCGATGACTTTCAGCTATAATCTTTAACTTGGAGAGCTGGGGATTACCCTGGCTCTCTGGTTGAATCCTTTGCTTGGTGTTTAGCTATCTATATAAGAGGATTTATGAATAATGAAATGCGCGCGTCTGTCGATGGGCGTGACATCTATTTTCAAGCGGACGGTGCTCTCAACGGCGATATCTTGACTGTTGCGTGTCTCATTGTCTGGGCCGATGATAAAACCCCTATCGAGGGACTGAATATTTCTCAAACCTTCCTCTCTGGTAATCATTTACCTGTGGGAGATCTGAAATCATTCAATGAGTATTATGACCCTATCACTGGTATTTACTGGTTTGATATTAAAGTAAAACCGGTTACTGAAGCGATTGATATTGTCTTACAAACTTCAGGTACAATTAACGGTGAGCAGATTCCAATCAAAATCAATGTGTCTCTTCCTGGACCTTCTCCCTTACTAGTCACCCCCATTACTTTTGATGGAAGCGTGATGCGTTTTGAAGTTGGCGCTAAAGAAGGCAAGTTGTTAACCTATCCATTGTCTTTGAAAGCTTCTCGTGAGATTGATAGTAAAGCTGATGCTATCCCGTCTAAAGAGAAACGTATCCCTTATGCCTTCTACACACCAATTAATAATGGTAGTGAAGAGACGTATGCCGTAATGGGTACGGCTGAAGTCAGCGGGATCAAACACAACTGGGTTACGCGTACAACGGTAAAAACCAATAACGGGACCGTAACTGCTGAATTGGTTGATGAAAACTTGATTGGGGTAAAGGTAAAGCTCACTACACCCAATCCCGATATCACCGTTGATTTACCTGTGAAATTCCAATTGGATAATGGAACGATTGGTCTCACAAACCGCTTGCAAGATTTTTCCATTGTTGATGACGTGGTTTCTTTTGATCTTCCTATTTCCGATGTAAAAGAAGTGGGGAATGTAAAGTTTAAGTTTCATCTGAATGAAACCACAAACCAGAATGCCCCTATCTTCTTAGTTGGAGCAGCTCCAGTAAAACGTTGGAGTCACGGCCAAAGTAAAGTAAAAGTCGTGGTGGATGAACATACGTTTAAACGTAACGTTGATAGTGTCTTTGCACACGCATTCTGGGAAGATGGAACACCGGTAACTGGATTCAGTTTGAAGAACGTAACTCCAGGCGCATATTCGGGTGTGAAGGGTAATCAGGTTATTCTTTCTCGTAAGTTTGTACCGAATGTCCATAAAGAAAATAACTTGACGCTGGGGGCAACCATTGATTTGTCTGCGTTCGGGATTGAGGAGACTTTCTCTTTCGAAGATACGATCAAGGTTGGTAATGACGTCATCCCTGCCCGATTGATGAGTGGTCAAGGTACCGTTCACGAGGATGATGTTTATTTTGTTCTTGCTGTTCGTCAGAATAATGGTGACCTGTTCAAAGACGTTAAGGTCGAGAAATACAACAACGGGTTAACAATCAAGGAACAGGATTATGACGCTGATCGTGGTTTCTTAAATCTGATTGTTGATAATACCTCGATCAAAACAGTGGGTGATCGTGCCACTATCAAGCTTGAATTGGTCGTTACCACCAAAGATGATCAAGAGTTTCATACCACTTATGAAGGTCGTATTAAAATCGATACTCCTTTTAAAGTGATTTCTGATCTTCCTATTTGGCGCTATCGTAAAGATGCTGTCACCGGTCAGATCTATGTTGATATTACTTGGATCTTGCGAGGTAATGATGGTCACTATCCGAACAAAGCAAATATCACTGAGTTAAAACTTAACGGTGTCGGAATAACCAACTACACCAAAATGTATAACCAGTCATTTGGTGCGCTGGTTGCGTCTGTTCCTGTTACATTGAAAACAGGCAATACACTTTATATTGGTGCGGTGGCTACAGCCTCAGGGCTATCAAGCTTTGTCAATCTTCCACCAGTGGATGCTAAATACCGTGAACCGGGTACAGCGACGTATCTTGATCATGAGTTTATTGGTAAAGAAAAAGTGAAGGTTTCTTTTGCCATCCAGGGTTGGGACAGCGACGTACCATCAGAAGTTCAGATTGATGATGAATCGTGGGATCGTGTTGAAGGTGTCAAACTTGGAAAGACTTTTTCTCAATATGACAATAAACGCGGTATTCTTACGGTAACTTTTGATGTCTATGACTTCAATGCACTCGTTTTTAAAGGTAGTACCGCAATGAAGTTTAACTTTGCTGATTTAACAGTATACCCAATTAGCTTTAACTTTACCAAATAACCTTTAGAACTTCTGGGATCATTCCCAGAAGTTCTAGTTATAATGTAGGGTGTTGCGAATATTTTGCTTTACTAAACTTTCTAACCTTAGATTATTTTGTTTATAGGAGACCTGTCAAGAATGGCAGAGTTAATTAAAGTTAATAAGAAGGTTATTAACGATCCGCTTTATACACCAGTCATTGCGTTCTTAAAGGACCGTATCGCTACCCTTGAGGTAACCGGCCCAGCCGCAGAACTGGCATTATCAAAGCAGCGTTATAACGGACTTGTCGCCGGTGATCTCATTATCGAGAGCGCCATACGTTTCCCTGACGATGTGGTACGTGTTTGTATTATCTCTCGCAAGACTGGCTTTGCCCGTGTTGATATTGATATCAAATACGCAACGATGGAAAAGATCGTTGATGACTTTGGACTTCCTCTGGTAGAGATCGATGATCCAGACCATTTGAAGACTTATGTCAAAGGACTTGCTGAACCGATTCAACCGACTCTCTTGTATCTGAAAGATCAAGCAACTTACGGTGTATTGGTGACACAAGACCAGGCAACGACCCATGCCGGACCAATGACAGCGTTTGGTGAGTTGTTCTTTGAAAGTTATGTGACTGAACGTGAGAGTTTAAACTCTATCGATTGGGAAACATTACAATGCGGTAAGCTGACTATCACTGACCCGTCATTCGGTCAGGGTGTTTACCCCCTGTTTGTGTATGAGTTAGTGCTTTCAGAAGCCCAGCTTCCAGAGATCACCTCTAACTTACCCGACAATATCACCAGTCGACGTGGTCAGACCTTCCAGATCCCGAACACGTACACCTTTGCAGGCACGCAGGATATTACTTCTGTTGCAACCGTTGAGTTGAGTACCGAGTCGGGCTACGCCATTCTTGATCGTTCTTCTGATCTCTTACAGATCGACGGAGAAACGATTTATGGTTCTTCCGATAAAGATGTAACGGACACAATCGTTGTTCGTGTAACCTATGACTGGAACGGTCGTCAAGTCCATAAAAACTTCCGTATCAGTTTACTTATCGAAAAAGATTTACCCAATGACCTCACTGTTACTTCTACTCCATCAGAAGTAACCGCAACCAACGGCGACTTGATTGAAGTTAGTCTGGTGGCGTCGTATAAAGGTCAGAAGGTTGAGATCCTGATCCCACCTTCAAAATTGATGTCGCAGAAAGGGTTCGGTAACCTTTCTTATGTGAAAACCAACAAAGACCTGAGCATGGTCTATCGCGGAACAGTTAACCCAAGCTGGCCTACAGGTCAGGACAAAGTTACCGATCTGTGGAGTGGTGAGTTTTCATTTAGCGATAACGGCACTATTGTCAAAGCAACCGGATATGTTAACTCTATTCTGGTTAAGCCCGAAGCATTACCAAAGTTTGAAGTCACCGCTGTTCCGAGTTTGTTGGAAGGGTATAAAGGTGATTCCGGGACATATAAACCGGTCGTTAAATACGGTCAACAAGTTATTCCTTTGGATCAGGTTACCGTCTCCACCGGCCCTCAGGGAAGTAAATCCCTGGTCTCTATCACGGGTGTGACCTCAACGGATGTAAACTGGGAACTGATTAACGATTCTGGTAATCCAGGTCAGGCAATTCGCGATACATTCACACAGACCTATTCTTGGTTAGATCCTCGCGGTGTAGTGCAGAGTCAGAGTTTCACTATTACGGTGAATGTTAAACTGAATTCTATTATCCGTGTTATCCAGGGTGCTTCGAAGCGCGTTAAACGTTATACATTCGGTGGAGCCACCTGGACACTGGAAGTTAACGGTGTCGCGTCTAACGGTCTTATTCGTTCTCTGGCATTGGATAACCCAGCCAGTGAAGGTGGCGTGAATTACATCATCAATCGCACACAGCCTGCCAATCAGTGGATCGTTATTAATGCCGATAAGAATAACGAGCATACTCTTACAGGTAAGTTCACGTTCACTGCATTTATCGATGATAAAATTCAGACATTTAAAGTCGATCAGGAATTCGTCGTTGAGAAACTGGTCATCCAACCAGACGGTAATAACACCAACCCACCTGCGGTAACGCCGGCTGACCCAAGTGATCCTAACGAGCAGGGAACAGGTCCTGGTGGTAATGAAGGTCCTGATGATCCAACTGCACCTGGCGGTTCTCAGAACCCAAATAGCCCAGGTACAGGTGACGGCCCGTATAACTCAGAACTGACTGCGGTTCCGATGTCGTATACCATGGCAGGTAACTCAGATCGTGACTATCGTTTAGCTTTTAAAGTTTATAAAGGTACTGATGACGTCACTTCTCAATCTGAGATTATCAATGATGCGACTGTTGAGCCGGATTACGTAACCTTTAAGTCTATTGCATATGACGCACCGAGTGATACATTCATTGCTTCGTATACCAAAGACAAAGGTGGGGTTTCTCATGGTGCTATCTTTGCTAAGTTGAAATCAGAATCGGCGCCGGCTAAGACCGCCATTGCCCGTGTTTGGTTAAACGTTAATGTGGTTCAGATTAAAATTCTGAAAGTTATTAATCCACAATCCAGCCTGGCAATCAATATCAATGAATCTGCTGATGTTGGATTTAACGTTGAGTTCTCAGGCGTTAAGCTTGCTCTGAACGACCCTAACCTGACTATTACTAAAACCACAGCGACCTCCACCCAGATTATCAATGTGGGAACCGATAAGTTGACGGTGTTGAACAGTACTTGGGATTATGTTGGTCGTACCGCTAACGAGAACACTACGTTACGATTCACGTACACTGACCCTGCTGATAGTAAAGTCTATACCAAAGACATTCCATTCACATTCGCAGTGACCTATCCGCCGATGACGGTGGTGTATGGTGGCGCACGTGAACTGGATGTGTCTATCTGGGATACAGGCGCATTCCCAGTTACATTAAAAGCAGGCGATACAGACTTCACAAGTTCAATCACCAAAACTGAACTGGTCTCAGGTAATAAATACGTTAACCTGTCTGGTCTGAATTGGGAAGTGTATTTTGCAGAATCGAACAAGATCTCTCAGATCGTGGGCTTTAATCTGACATATACAGTAGGGAAAACAACGGCAACTTTACCGGCTGACTTTAAGTTCAATATTGCAGCTTGGGACGGTATCACGTTTGCTTCTACTAAACACTCTCCTGATACAATTACCGCGAACTCCGGTGACACAGGTGAAATTACTGCGTCGTTTGTATTTAAAGGTAAAGATGCAACTGAACATACTCAGTTGAACACCGCGCTCTCAACGATTCCGAATACGATTCAGTTGGGTACGGTAAGTTATGATGCAGCCAAAGGTCTGGTCATTCCTTATACTACAAAGCTTGGTGGGGATGGACAAATGACGTTGATTTTCTCAGCGCCAGGTTCACCTTCTATTACCACAAAGATCGTTATTGATACCAAGATCACATGGCCTCATGACTTGAACATCGAAAAGTCAGGTAGTGATGTAAGTGGGTATTGGAACGACTCTTATAGCTACCCACTCGTGTTGAATTTTGCAGGAACACCGGTTCCATTAACAGACGCCAATCTCGCTTTGACGTTTAATTCTGGTGCTGATAATCCTATCAAACTAACCGACACCCAAGATAAGAGTTTAACATTACTCTTGGCGAAAGGTGGAACAGTAGCGACGACCTACAATTACACCATCACTATTGATTTGGCCTATACCGACCAAACAGACAGTAAGGTCTACAGCAAGCAAATTGTGATTCCTGGTGCAATTCGTGTTCCAGAAGTGAGAGTGGGAAGTAATCCGACTGTGGCAGGTAATGTCTTTGACCACGGAACTATTCCTGTCACACTGGTTGACGAACGCGGTAAAGCAATTCCTATCGAAGTGTTTGACGTTAGTGGTGCTGGTTCTAATGTAACGTTCTTAACACCAGATCAATGGTACATCACCAACGGTAGTACTACTGCGCCATCACTGGGTCAATTGCCACTGCGACTGACTTATGAAATGGGCGGGTCAACTTTGACTCTTGATGTGACTGAGAACTTCTCCATTAACCAATGGGATGGAACGTACCTCAGTGCTAAACCATCCAGCCCGTCTATCGATGGTAAAGGTGGCGATACCGGAACAATTCCTTTCGACGTCAAGTACAAGGGCTTTACTAGTCCAAATGCGACAATCGATAAGACTCGTTCTAAGATCCCAGACAACATCCTTATCAGTGAAATGAATGCGGATAACACACTCCCGTATACATTAGCCGGTAACGACCAAACCAAAATGACGCTCTGTGTAGTTCGTGCAGGTGCAGTAGAGCCAATGAAGTTGGGTACGGATTACGTCTTGGTTGATTTCGATGTTAAAACCGCATCAAGTAACTTACCGTTCACACTGGTGAGTAATGATGACAGCATTAACTTGGATTGGGGTAAAACGGGAACAATCAACTTTGTCGTGAAGTACGGCGACAAAACAATTCCGTCCAACGCACCAGGGTTGTCAATCAAGCTTGCTAATGCAGATGTTCACGGTATCACGATTGTCAGCCAGTCGAAAGACGGTGTGGTTGTTAAGGCGACACGCTCTAACATCCCAGCAGCGACTAAGTCGTATGCCGAACTCTTTAACATCAGTTATGAAGTCGGTGCGCCTGATCCTAAGACTGCTTCGTTTACAGCCAACGCTGTGATCAGCATGGGACCAGTCACCCTAACTAACAATACTGAAATCAATGCGGCGATTTGGAGTACGGGTTCGTTCCAACAGAAAGTTCAGTTTAACGGAATCGATTTAAACACCGTTGACCACTTTGAACTTCAAAATCCGGATAACAAATACATCGAAGTTACTCAGCCCCGTGGATATGAAGTTGTGGGTGCCGAGACAACAACGTCGACGCAGTCTATCCCAATGTCATTGTTCTATAAGGTTGATGAGTCTGCTGATTTGCAGAAACTGGATTTCAATGCCAAGTTCACCATCCCTGGTTCGACATCTGTTAGGTTCAAAGTTAACGTTAATCCCGCAAGTATCGAGGGTTCTCTTAATAATGAATCTACGGTTACCTGTACACCGATTTACAAAGACAAGTTTGTTGGTGGTGCAGCCACATTCAAACCTGGTCTGTCAACAATTCCACCACAGTTAACGCTGAAAGACTATAAAGTTGTAGGTAACGATTATGTTATCACCTTTGTAGGAGCTAAGGCTGGCTTGGCTGAATTGGATCTGGTGTTCTGGTCTCCAGGTGCAGGAACCAATCCTAAACCAGCAGATACCTATACAGCGATACTCAACGTCAAAGTGATGGGTGAGTTAGGTTTGGAAATGGGTACGCGTGATAACCTGATTACAGGTAAAAACGCAGATACTGGAAACTACCGCTTCCAGATCTTGTTTGGTGGGATTCCGATTGATGTAGCAGCTGAGATTGCTAACGGTAATCTGACGGCAACGCGTGAACAAGGTGCAGACACATCAAATAACGCAAACGTGACCAACATCAGTCAGTGGAATAAAGATTCATTCGACTATACGTTAGGTGGGTGTGTTCAACCTAACGCAACAGTGAATGTTTCTGACTTCATTAACTTGGTGTATAAATACGGCGGACAAACTTATACGCGTCGTGTAGAAGTTCCACTAAGTTATACCAGTTCTGCTCCGACCTTCACTGGTTGGCCTGGAACACCAGTTACAGTATTCTCCAAGGGTAATCTTAATCCGGTTGCCAACTGTGATGGTGTTAACATCACAACGGGCGTAAACAGTATCGCTAACTTTGGTGATACAGATGACGTTTACATTACGTTGGGTGGTCAGGATAAAACCTATGAGGTTATCTGGGGTGAAAAAGCTCAGATCGTTCATAAGGTTTCAGCACGCATTATCGGGCAGTATCGTGTTTGGCCATGGTCGGTTGAATTAACGATTCCGTTTACGATTGCAGCGTGGGATCAAAAGACATGGAAACCTGCCTTCTCTATTACGAAGTGGGAACCCTATCTTGATCTGTCTGGTAAGGCAACAATTCGTGGTTCATTAACGGCATTGTATAAAGGTGTGAATTATGCCTTCACAGCTAACACCAGTCATTTCGATTCAAACGACTCTGACCTGAAAGGGTTAGTCACGGTTACCTACATTAACGGTAGTAATCCTGACACACAGACGTATGAGTTGAATTCCGTTACGACAGGTAAGCAGACCGCAAACCTAGCATGGCGGAGAAAGGACAGTGCTGTTCCAGGGGAACTGGATAAAGATTACGGAATTACACCGGTAGATCTGAATATCCAACAGAACTCTCTGAAAGGCGCATCCACTGGTCTTAGTGGTGGTAATGGTGATACGGTAACGGGACCTCTGACTGTTAGTTTGCTTAGTACGGGCACACAGATTCAGAACATCAATACCAACCTTGTAATTAAAACGGTCGACGAATCAGTGATGAAGATCACTTCTTTGGCTGCTTCGACAATCACGGTTCAAATCACCGCACCTTATACCCAAGCCGACGGCCCTGTAACTGTTCCGATGACCTTTACGTACACTGACCCGAATACCGGTTATGTGACGAACGGGACGTTTGATTACCTTGTTACGTTGAAACGTCCTGCTGATTGGCCTGTGGTCACACAGTCAGTTCCGACGAGTACAGTTGCTAAATTGTACGACTATGGTCCTAATCCGTTTAAAATCACGGTAAATGGTAACGATGTCAGCTCTCAGGTAGTTCCGACCAGTTGTGTGGATGATGGAGTTTCTAATGACGGAACGACATCTAACTACATGCAGCTATCGTTGGATCAGCCGGTTACTGGTACATGGTGGTGGGTTACCAAGAAGAACATCAGTTCTTCACAACAGTCGCGCACAACGAAATGGAAGCTTACTGTTCCTTATCGTGGTAGTACAGTTTCTGTTGACGGTACATTCACTTATATTCGTGCTGGAGATGGTGCAAATCCACCTGCTGAATTCCGGGGTTCCACAACAGCAAGCAAAACGCTGGTACAGAACGTCGGAGATCAGTTAGAGCTCCCGTTCAAGTTACTGTGGCGCAATTACAAGTATAGTCAGGGCGTGTTTAAACCTGATCTTACCGGTGATGGTACCAATAAGTTTACAGATTACTTCAAAGTAATCAGCCAGCGTTATGATGACACGGATGGAACAACGTACCTGAAAGTTGAATTGACTCAGGTGTATAAAGGTTCAATGGCCTTTATTTGGGATAGAGTAGATGCGAGTGCGAGTCCAACTGTTGGAACCGATCGAGCTTCTGTTGCTGTTAGTTTCTATAACCTGACCATTACCGATCTGGCAAACAGTTCGTGGAACATGTGGGACCGTAAAGGTTTCAGTACGTTGATGAACATCAAAGACGACACCACAGACATCACGAGCCAATGTAAGGTCACAGCGATCAGTAATTCTATTCTGACACTGACCAACCCTACAGCAGCCAACCCAACTGTTCGTGCGGCAAGCGATATTGCGACGAATGCCTTTAATGGTAACGTTACGTATAGCGTGCAATTACCAGCGGCTTATAATAATCGTGTTATCACAGTTGTGATTCCTACGACGATAGCGGCATACGACGGCGTTGAGTTAACGTGGCGTATTCAGAGTTACAGTAACACATTAGTCCCTGCAAATACAACTCAGCGAGTTGCACCGTATTACACCATGGTTTATCGTGGTCAAAACGTTGTGCTTGCGGATCGTAGCAGTTCGACTGCATTGCTTCAGGCAGCGAATGGAAACAATGCCGATCTGGTATTTGACTCAATGGGGATAGTGACTCCGTCTAACTGGATTTATTACTCATTTACTTCGAAATCACAGCTCTTAGGTAAAGTCAGATTACCTGTTCGTTACACGGGAACTGTGGAGAAAACTTACCCTCAGGACACCGAAGGTAAGAATATCGTTTATATCGAAATAGATGTTCGGATTTATGAGAACAAACTGTATATCTACCCTGATGACACCGTACCTTCTCAGGTCTCTGGTTCGTTTAACGATACCGTTCCTGTTCCGGTACAGTTCAGTGTCGGTAAGAATGTTGATGGTAACATTCGTAATGCCAACGCTTCAGGTATGACTCTGTCTATTCAAGGTAGTACCGTTGCTGGACTGGTTAGTATTCCAAGTTCAAATGGTACGACGGCAACCGGTGTGAATCTCCACATCGATTACGACAACCGTAATGATGATATAGTTTTAGATGTTCCGATTCGCGCTAACATTAATAGCACGCTGAATAGCTACGCGATTAATGATAACCGGGATTGGACGCAGAAAGTTCTTATCAAAGGTACCAAACAAGGTGACACCACAACTGCCTCGAATGTTACCAGTCCGTCCGCATCTGTTTGGGATGTTGGTGCAATGCCTTTCAGCATTGTCAACAACGGTGTTACGGTCCCAACCAGTAAGTATAAATCCGTCACCATTGACGACAACGGGTACGTGAGAACACCGGTGACTTCACCTTCGTTTACTTCGCGTGCTTGGGAAGTTTATAATGGTGATACTGCGGCTAGCCAGAAGACAGTCAAGTTTACGGTTGTGTTCAACGACGGCTATAAAGACATCACTTTCGTTCAGAACGTGATCTTTAACATCGCGGCATACGACGGAAAAGACCTGAAGATTACCATGCGTAATCTCTCAACGTTTAACAATGGTATTGCGGCTGTGGTAGGTGGTAATGCCAACGCCATTGACTTCACAGGTACTTATCGTGGAGTTGTGTTAAATGGCGGTAGTGACTTTGACCCAACTAACGGACGGTTTAAAGTTTGGCCTGCTGCTTCAAACGTTCCGGCATTTAATCTGACGACACCTGCGGCAATTACGCAGGGTAGCACCGGTTCACCTCTTTATTATTATCAGCGTCTCACCTATACAGCAACAGGTGCAGATATGGATTCAAGTAAAGACGGTTATATCGTGTTTGGTCTAAGATCGAAAGAGAACGATCCAACTGCTGTGGAAGGTAAAGACTTCGTTAAGGTTCCAATGCCTTATTATGTCTACCTGGCTAACCGTGTTTATGTGAGCTCGTATGACTCGACCATTTCTGGTAAATACGGAAACGGTACATCTACAGGCGCAACAATTCGGTTAAACTACAGCATCCGTCGTGGACTAACAACTGTCCAGAATAATACTGGTGGAACGGCACTCGTTGATCCAGCAATTCTGGGTATTAGTGGTGATTCTAACGTCGGATTTGAACCCGTGTGGTTCCTGAAAGAGTTGACCTCTGCTCCTCAGAAAACCACCAGAGTGAAGTTCACTGTTAACCCGACAGCTGATGTGAGTTTACAATCTTCTTTCTCAGTGGATGTGACACAGATCTCTACGGGTAACTTCCCAACAGTCAGCAACCTTAATACGGTTCAGACAGGCATCAATGGCGGCGGCGGATTACCGTTTAAGTTAACCGATGCAAATGGGAACGATGTGACATCTCAAGCAACCATCACTGCTATCTCGACAAACGACTATATCCGTTTAGACAGTGGTAAATGGTACTGTTATAATGCGAGAACTGGTGATACGTCAACGAAAGTGACCTTTACCTATTCGATCAATTATAACAACCAGAACATGATTATCGATCAGGATGTTGATTTCTTGATCAAGGCATACGACGGGTCTTATACCGTGAGTAATGTCCAGGTAGTCAATGCGAAGGTGTGGGATACCGGTAAAACTCTTCCATTCACGATCAACGTCAATGGAAATCCAATTCCGGCTTCATGGATAAAAACGGTTCAGGGATCTTCAGCCAATGGTCGCGTAACTGTGGTTGATACCACGACTGTGTGGAAAGTGATTGCAGGAGATACTACCAAAGCGGTATCCGACACACTGAGCTACGTTGTAACAATCATGGCAGGTAACACTTCCGTGACAGTGAATCAGGATATTGTCTTCAACATTGCGCAATACGATGGTGTCGAATTCGTTCTTGCGCTCGATAAGTTGGAGGTTGGTAATACTCAGATGCCTAACGCGGGTGCTGTTCAGCTCCGCTGGAGTAGTGGTCAGGGTATCTACTTCTCTGGCAAGTATCGTGGTGACCCTGTTACCAACTTGCAGCAGACTCAGCTTAACGCGGGCTACCCGATGCAAATCAACGGACCTCTGCGTCAAGGTAGTCAGATCGTCTACAGTGTCTCTGCGAACGACGCAGGTATTTCTCCACAAACACTGTACTTTGGTATCCAGGCTTCACGTGGTCCATTGAATGGTGCAACACCGGTTGATGGTGTTAACGTCGCTTCTATCGTGGTACCAATCTTCTTGATTGGTTCGGGTACAACGTTCTACGGTAATAAGACAACGACATCGATTGGTGGGAAATACGGCGATCAAATGCCAGTGACTCTGCAAGTTGCATTGGGTACAACACCAAGCGCAATGAAGTTCGAGGACCTTCTTGCTGATAATGCCACCTTTACCTTCTCACCGAATATCATCGAAGTGGTTCCGGGTTCTCTGACATCTACCGGCTTTAAAGTACGGTTCAAGGCAGATGTAACAGCGGACACAACAACGACGGTACAGGTGTCTGGTACGGCGGGTAGTCTGAAGCCAGTATGGAACATGACGGTCAAACAAGGTGCGGGTCAGCCTTCTGTGACAGCCACAGGAACGATGAACGCAATCAAAGTGGGTGAGACTGGACAAGTCGTTCTGACTGGTAAAGTTGGTGCTGATGCATTAGCGGGCAAAGTCACCTTTGATCCGTCTAAGAGCGATGGGAAGAATCTGGTTACCTTCGGTACACCGACCACAGGAAATGATGGTACTGTAATCATCCCTGTTACCGGTACAGCTCCAGGCTCAGACAACCTTTCTATCTACATCAAAGTCAATGGAACCACCGGAAACGTTTCTGGAAAGGATTATTTGAATGTATCAGTTCCAGCAACCGTAAATTACGGTACGCTCACACCTTCAGATAACTTCCAATCATCAGCGACGGGCGATGCAAATGCTCCGGTAACACTGACTCAGAGTGTTATCCTTCCAAGCTGACAATAAAGGATAGAGTTAACAATGGCCCAACTTAACCAAACGTTAAGTGTGAATGGTCAAACGTTAAGTAACCTCGATTCTGATTTAGTCATAACCCTGGACAGTCATCCGGCTGTCCAGATTTCCTCAATTCAAGCCGATACAATTACGTATCGGTTTATTGGGAACGTGACTCAGGACACGACGTACAACCTTAACTTGACTTTCACGTACAAACAGAAGTATCGCTGTGTTGTTCCAATGACCTTCAACCACAAAGTTGGAAGTCTGACGATCGAAGTTGATCCGAATACAATCTCCGGTGTTAACGGTGATGAATTTACCTTAGCTGCTCTGTTAGATCATGACGGTACAGCTATTCCATTAAACAGCGATGGTGTCACCATTTCACTCTCAACGAGTGACGCGGTACAACTGGTTGATGGAAGCGTAGGTTCCTCTTCATTGAAACTGAAGATTATTAAAGACGCAAGTGCTGACGAAACCTCAACCGTAACGATTACTGCTAAACTGGGTAATCTCACGGCAACGGATGACGTCACTGCGACCGTTAAAGCCAATGTTGCTTCTCCAACATTGCAGGACATGCAAACACCACTGACAATGAATCTGTGGGAATCTAAAGCGCTAAGCTTTAAGGTTATGTTGTCTGGCACAGACATCACGTCCTCTGTTACTGACATTGTTACAACTAACGACATCAGTGACAAATTTGAATTTGTTAAACTTTCAGACACTTCTTGGGGTTATAAAAGTGTTAAGTCTGATCCAAGTGCACAAACTACAGCACAAGGTCAGTTTAACGTTAAAGTCACTTACCAAGGCAATGACATAGTCGTTGCCGGTACTGTGGACTTAATCACTAACGCCAACGATGGTAGCATTCCTACCAATCGATTCGATGTAACATTCGTGTAATACGGGAAAAGTAAAATGGCAAATAAAGCATTAAGTATTGTCAACGGTCAAGTCGGTGATCTGGTTGTAAAGGCACTCTTCGAAAACAAGAGCGTCGTAAGCAAGGTTAGTATCGATTCTTCTAAATCGGATCTTAAAGGTCTGGTAACGATTGGTGACCTGGTTCCGGATACCACAGCGGGTACACTGACCATTCCTCTCACCGCTATCGCTGAAGGCGTACAGACAGCAACAATCGTGTTCAAATATAACGATGTTGATGCGTCTCACGCCAGCACAGAGAACTACGGTATCTCTACCAAGCTTCTCGACCTAACTGTTACTGCGGCAGAAGCCCTGGCTGCACTGAGTGATGTCTCAACCCCTCTGACCATGAACTTGTGGGAGTCTAAAGCTCTGACGTTCAAAGTCATGAAGGGCAGCAATGACATTACCTCTTCTGTCACTGGTGTTACTGTTGATGCTGACAGCATCGCTGACAAGTTCGAGTTCTCTTCAAGCAACGGTACCTACAGCTTCAAATCTATCAAATCTGATAGTGCGAACCAGGTTACAGCCACCGCGAAGATCACAGTTGCCGGTACTGATAATGGCGTGGCATACTCTCTGCCTGCTGATATCAATCTGGTTACTAACGTTAATGACGGTAGTATCCCAACTAACCGTTTCGACGTTCAAATGCAGTAGTAAATCAGAGAAGGGGATTCCGAAAGGAGTCTCCTTCCCTTTAACATAAAGGAGGGACAATGGATCTTGAAATAAAAATATATGAAGGACAATCGGGTATTTTAAAGATCACGCCTACCTTTGAAGGTCAACCTGTCATGGATAAGATCATGGTAGATTGGGCGAATACGGATATGAAAAACTTGATCACTCTGGGAAGGGACATGTTAAGTTCCAGTAAGACTAGTGCGAGTATGCGTATCGATGCAGGAGCTGTTGCGTCGGGTACTGGTCAGATTGTCTTCCGGTATTTGGGAAATCAATCCGATAAAGAGAATCTGGGTAAATCGACCAAGAATATTAAGATTAATGTGTTGCCGGCTGTATTGAAAGTCGATTCCATGTCACCTACCGCTTTTAAATGGGTACCGGGTCAGGAAATGGACATCGCTATCAAATGGATGAACCAGGGGCAATCGGTTATTGCCAATGACAAATTGCTTGACCTCACTACGGAAGGTGATGGGATAACTATTGTATCAAGAAGTGCATCAGGTGTGAGAGTAAAAGTAAAAGATGGTGTTGATCCAAATACATTGCCGACGAAAGAACAAGCTATCATTGCCAAATACTATTCTGGCTCTGCGAAGTCTGTTCTAAATTACGCAATTAAACCAACGCTAACAATCAACACACTTGGTCCAGTTAATCTCAAAGGTAAAGGTAGTGTCTCTGTGTTTCCTTTCAAGATACTGGAAGGTAGTAAAGATGTCACTGGGGCCATTAAGAATATCAAAGCCTCTGATCCTTATTTAAGCTTCAATGCGGATGGAAGTTTTACCGTTATAAAAGTAGATTTACTTGCTGTAACAAGAACCCTTAACTATACGTTTGACTACGTTGTTAACGGGTTGGTGTGGTCATACACCGCCAAGATAACAGTTACTATCGGGACGCTCATTAACTTGTAACTGATGAGTGACCGGCTGAGTTGATGCTGACTTGGAGTAAGCGTCCTTAGCAACACCAGGTGTTTGAATAAAGGTACTGACGCATTCATTGTCCAGGGTAATCCCTTTATTAAACAAAAAAAATATAAGACTAAACTAGAGAACCTACCCTGATGGGTAGGTTCTCTATTATGTTTATTTAACTGAACTTATAGTACGGCGAAGATTCAGACTCTTTCTCACCCAGAACAAAACGATAACATTCGTTTTTATTATCGGCTTTAAGAGCAACTGGAAGAATTGATTTATCATGGTTAGTATCAATAAACCCTAATAGTTCTTTTGATAATTTCACTTGATAACGATCACACCCCGCCACCTGAGCTTGGCTAGGGTGATTCCACCATTCAGGATAAACGTCATCCATAAGTAATTCAGCGCTAGCCAATGACTCAATGTCTTCCAGTAATTCACGCGCTTCCAGCATGTTCATCCCCATGTCGCAACCAGAGACTTTAAAGTACGGATCTCCTTTTTCTGGATTTACGCGCCAGATGAACGGATCTTTGCTGAAAGATAGCGGAAGCACTTCTGGATTGTGGATCCCCTCTGTCATCCAGATAGCTAATGCAGTCAAATAGACTTTATCCAAACTACGCTTTTGAAGTGGACCACCAATTTCAATCTCAAACAAAGTAATAACTCTGATACCCACAGTAACTCCTTATTGAGTAATCTCGCCGCCATTCAAATACAGTTCACCCACCGATGAATTCCACTCGGGATTACACGCAGTGAGATCGTCCTCCGTACGGCACTCCAAATACACCGTACGGTCGATACGCACGTCACCCATAATCTTACCAGCCTGTTTCTTACCGTTGGTCTCAATCACTCCTAGGCAGGTTGATGATACTCGTGTGGCATTGGTGTAGCAAGATTCAATAGCGACAACTTTACCTTTAACGAAATGATTACCGGGAAGGTTCGCCATTTCTGCACGAGGTGGATCCATAAAAGCACCCAGACCAATCAGGGATACAGCAACTGCTAAGATCAAAAAGCGTTTCATTTTACTTCCTCTAAAGAAGAACGATTAAATTAAATTTGAATGACTAAATACGAATGGGAACTAATGTACCATCTGAGGCATTAGTATAACCATTAATACCATAAATAAACTCGCGATCATGATCGACATAAAGCAAAGTGGAATTAGGAGCTAACGGTGTGGACATAACAACGTTATCTTCATCCTTGAGTATACAACCGCCATATTCTTCCGCATAGGCTTTATTTTGGTATGCAGTATAGTCATAAAGAGTTGGAGCGTGGATTGTATCACAGGAGTATTTCTCCAACATGATCGATAGATCTTCCATATCGTCATTGGAGAGATAACCGCTGATAATTGGATCCGGAGCGAACGCACACAGGAATACTTTAACACCGTGAGTTTTGCGCTTAAACAACACCTGTTGCTCGCTAACCGTCTTTAAGAAATATGGGTACTCTATAGTAGGTTCGTTAATGGTAAAAGTTAGGTATAACGATAAAAGTTTTAATTGGTCGCTATTGACAACCACGTTTATTTTATCCAACTGAATGGCGTGAGACACGTCCTCACGAATGGCAATTTTGTTTTCCATATTAATATCCTTAACTTAAATAGCTTGGATAACATTTTTGAATTCGTACACCCAAGATGGATCCTGGAATCCTTTTGATGGGGTCCCTACCCCACCATAATAAGCCTGAGTATGTTTACTAGGGATCATTGCAATGGGCCAGGCGATTTCTCGATGCTCTGGTACACTCATTACCCATAACCCTTCTTGAGTAATAGATAATACACCAGGAACTACGATCCCATTACCCTTGGGATCAACAGTCTTTATCGGAGGGTGCTGATTTTTTCCATGCATATTAATTTCAGTAAGAAGTTCAGACACCTCAGTAGGAGATAACCCAACGAGTACATTTAGTAATACGCTTTGTTTGGACGTGAACACGCATTTCTCAACACCGTTTATTTCTTTTATTTCAACGATGATCAAATCGCATGAATCGTTGAAAAGAAGGGGATTGGGTTTATTGCCGGTAAGATAACAAGCAAGCCACATTGACAATAATGTTAACTGTTCATCATTGAGATCAGATCTGATAATCCCAATTTCCAGAACGTGTAACGTTTTAGACCAGATAGTGTTCATCCTTACTCCTTTCCAATATCTTTAAAACGATAACGAGAAAAGTTGGCTTTACCTGTATACTTTTCACCAAGAATCATAACGAAATGTTCGACTTTATTTTCGTAGAACTTATCTACCTCAGGAATCTTCTTTAAAGCTACAGGAAGCAAGCTCTCATTGTTTCCATCAAAGTAACCCAGAACGTCACCATTATATCTAACTGCGTTTATGGTGCGTTCTGGAATACTCATAACCGATGGGAATGTGAAATACGGCATCAGGGTATTCATTTCAGAAACTAACCCTGGTACATTTCCTACAGCTAATCCCCCTTGACAGTCGTTGATGCGAATCACTTCACCTTCACGCCTAATGTGGAAAGAGCCGAATACTAAAGGCGGAACTTTTTCATGGTAAGCTTGAACCAACCAGATAATAAAGGCAATTAACTCTTCCATGGAGAATTCAACTTTCTCATCGTGAGGCATGTCGAGTTCATATTTGGTAATGCGGGAAAGTAACATAAAAATAATCTCACAGTTAAGCTTAGGTATCCATATGGATACCTAAGCGAGTTATCTATTAGTTCTGCTACTCTTGAGAAGAAATCTCAATAGCGCCTTTTAAATAATCGATCAAATCTTCACGATTACTATTCTGTAAGACATCGGGACGATCAGGATACTCTCCATTCCAACCCGAATAGATTTGGGTGTTCTGGGCCTTGAAGATGCGAATATAAAGATTATTGATCTTCCCTTCAACAAAGGCATTACCGATAGCATATACCACGGTAAACTCCAGTTTAGTTCCGGTATCTTTATCCGTTCCTTCCAATACTGTTACACCTTGGTTTTCTGGGTTCCAAGGATCCAGATCATAAAGGGTATGAATCAGAGCAGGAATCGGATTGGTATCGACCTCACTTTGTTCACTCTGTAAAGCTTGAACCAGGTTAGCGATTCCAATAGCTTTAGACACAGCGGTGTTGCCATTGACTTCATCAAATAAATTAATGATATCTTCGGCTGTTTTAATAAACGCGTCTTCACCATTTTGTTTATAGTGAAGTGCCAACATGTGAGTAATTTCCTCGTCGATACCAAAACGGAAATAACGCTTCATATTTTCACGGGGATTGGCTGCCAACAAATCTTTGGCAGTATGACTACCATTGGTGAGCTCCCATGCCAGATAAGCAATGTCCAGTACTAAATTTTTCTTAGAACTGGTCGCACCTTTAAGTGTGGTCTCACCATTAGTAAGAGAGAAACTGATTAAATCCGGACTTGCGAAAAGATGGGTAAGTACAACAATGGATTTATTTACGGTCATGATCATATTCCTGATATTGATGCCCGATTATCGAGGCTTTGAGATTTTGATGATGTTCGTGTCTTTTATTACTAGCACGGATCTCTAGATTACACTCATACACTTTGTCATTGACAAGTGCTACGACACTGTGTGGGATTCTCCCCAATGGATGAGCACTCTCGTCGGTACATTGCGTACCTTGAAAAGACTTACGATAAACAAAAGGAAGTTTACTACGTTTCCAACGATAGGTGATATCACGCACTCTGGTCTGGGTATATTTACCCTGAACCATCTCCCAATCTTTATCTACCGAAACTACAATAACAACCAACTCACCCAGGAGTTGATTTTTGAAATGGCGTTTATAACTCCACCAGTTCATCCCCCACTGTGCCACACGGATCTTCCACAACAATGGAAGACTTGATTGTGCAATGAGAAAGAGAAACCAATTGACAGGGTCCTTACAGAATTTCGGTCTAACTTTATTATTCATTACCAGATCCCCGTTAATACCACACTAACGTGACGACAGGACTTGTACAGATCGTTGGTGAACCCAACAGTCTGACGCACCATGAACATAGAGATCTTATCCTGAAACGTCATACCATCGATATTGATCTTTAACAGATCTTTCTCTTTGGCAATACGTAGTGCTTCTGAGATAATATCTTCAACCAACATACGGAAGTGTTTATCCAGATTCGAGTCTACCGCTTTAGACTGCGCGATGACAGGGGAATGCGTTACGATAGTTTCACCTTCGAACTCTGCGGTCAGGGTCATATTGACAGTGAACTCATCGTGAACTTCTTCAAAACTTGTGAATTTAAGTACATGTAACATTAGAGAGTTTCCTCGATCATTGTAGTTTTGAGTGCATGACTATTGGCGAGTGAGAATTTTTCATTCGCGATAGCACGCAGGACTTTTTCAGCTGTGCAGGTACACACTTCCGGTTTAATCTCTTCAAAATCATTATTGACTTTAAAGAGGGAGTTAATTATGTCATCTTCCATCAGGTCCATACGAAGACCGTCTTCGTAATTTATGTAATACCCATAGAAAACATAATCTTCTTCTTTTAAACCGTCATCGCCTGCAATGATCGATTCTTTTGAAAGTTTAATGTTTTCTTCAGCAGCATCTGCAACTTCATTTAAGAGCGCATCTTCCATCTGCATGATAGATGGAATCACTTCCATCTTTCCATCTACCTTAAAGAAATGATATACAGCAAACACCCAAGTACGGCGGTCACCATAAAAGAACTTGGTCATTTGTTCTAACCCGATCTTTAACGCAGTGCCTTTCAGCATCATGTTAACTTCACTGGTATGAAATGACATCGGGTCATGGTTCATATCCCCGATAATGTAAAACTTTTGAATCGCGCTATCCAATACTGCTTTGACGTGGTTAGTCATAGACTTAACCGGGCTATACTTCTTATTGCGTGGTGCCTTTTTCTTAGCCATTTACTGCTTCCTTCTTTATCATTTTTAATATGAGGTCGTACAAGTAAATAACTCTTACTTGACAACCTCAGTTTCTTTTTCGTTAAGTTCGGCTAACAACTTAATGCGATTGGAGAGCATCACGATGTCACCATACATTTCAGCAAACATTGCGCGCCGGATATCACCCATGTGGTATCCGATCATGGTGTCACGCTGAAAACGTGTCATATTCTTGGGATCAACACCAACAATACGCCGAGCTTTAGTACGACCGATTGGAACAGCTTTTTTAGTGGTCATAATTTATCCTTTATACGCGGTATTGATTTCACGATGAGTACGACGTGGGTTGTTATAAGCAACAGTGGTATTGTTCTGTGCTTTAACACGCGCCAGGATACGCATCTGCTCTTCCAGGGTCACTTCTGTAGGAGCAATGGTCGAGGTGGTTTTTGTATCTTGACGAGCGATGACACGTTTCAGTACAGCTGCAAAATTACTTTTCATGGGAACTTTCCTCAATGTAACAATCAATACAATAATCATCCCACTGACCATAGACTTCGGTGGAATGGAGTGGTCGACCACAATCAGTACATTTACTGTACGGTTTGGTGTCGATGAGTGAACGCTTTACGGTCTCGTTCATTTGACCGGCTGCTAACTTAAGTCCATTTAACTTACGGTATACAGCGCCTTCTAATATAACGCCAAATGGTCTACCCATTATCTTACCTTTAACTTACTGACAAATTCACGAAATGATTCATCCGTGTTTTTTGTGTTTGATGTTGCAATGATACCTAATGCGACAATGATAACGCTGAGTACAAAAGCCAGGATCAATAAGGGCATGGATAATGGACCCCAGTTCTGTAGCGCAGTTTGATAACAGACAATATCGACTACCAGGAGTAAAGCCATAAACAAAAGAAGACCGAGATTGTTCATATCACTTACCTCTTGAAATAATACCAGAAATAGTAGAGTGTTCTGCATACATCTTTTTAACTTTGATATATGTGTCATACTCTTTGTCAGTGACTTTCTCGAGTTCATAAATCTCGAGCTTTATCTCATTTGCTCCAAGACGATCTCCGTAGGCGCTGGCCCTACGAAGTCGTCCATTGAGTATTTCCAGATGTTCTTGTTTGGTCATTCATCTTCCTTTCTTTCATTAAAGATGTCACGTTGTTTAGGTTCACACCCTGGCTCTGATTGGCGCGATATCTGCTCTGACCCCATTTTATCCAGCACCATTAAATGGCTCTTAAATGCTTCTGTAACGGTAAAGCTTCCATCACGGTTTTCGATTGGTTCACCGATAAGCTTGACTGTGTGAACCGGACGAATACGACCGATCATTTGATTGGTTTTACCACAGGTGAACAGAGCCTGATCTTTTTTAATTTCTTGGTTAAAACGGCCAATCAGTTTGACAAGTCGTGCTTTAACCACATCAACATTGTCTTCATTGATGATCACCGTGGTATTATGACGAATGTTTGGGAACACTCTGATAATGTAAACATCCCGGTGGTTGGCTTTTTGTTTTTCAACAAAAGAGATCGTTATTTTGGAAACAGTTTTTTCATAGTTGCGGCTTTCAGTCCCAGCCGGCTGAGCTGCCAGATCTAGCTCTAGTTCTGGGCATTTAGGTCCTACTTGATTAAGACCTTGATTGATCAATTCCAGAGCTTCGATTGCCTGGTTAATATTGGCAACACGAAGACGGAGTTTGCGATCTTCAGTGAGATGGACTTCACGGACATGGTGTTCAAAAATGTTTTTCATTTTATTACCTTACTAAATTTAGGTTTAATTAATGAGGGAGTTTCCTCCCTCCATCAGAGTAATTTATTTGTTACCGTTAACACTTTCATCCAGACGGTCCCAGATGACATGATCTTCATCGGCCGGATCCATCTGTGATCCATTAATGTGATCACGGTGCTCCCCAACAAGATTGACACGACCTTCTGGAGAATGCTTCTGTTGATGCCGAGGTTTGTCTACAATTGACCGAATGAGTTTGTTATCAAACACTGACCCATGACCGTTCTTTGGTTCATTATTCAGTTGATGAGGTCTGCCAGACATGCTTGAGTTTGTTACCTTCACTGGCAAACCCAGTGACTTACTCAGCAGGTCGATCTTGGCTTGCAGCTCATCAATTTGAGCGCACAGTTCAGCCCACTGCTGACCAGAACCCTTCACACCTTTCAGTGCTTGGCGTTGTTCACGCAGAGCTTTGACTTTGGTAATCAAACCAAAGCGCTGCTCTTTGAGTTGGTCTTTCAAAACGTTCATACGTGGGGCTGGAGTGGATGGCTTTTTAGCAGTTGTGTTCATTTGGTCTTTCCTTCTAACATTAAGGGAGGGGTTGAATTACAATATTGTTAAACCAGTGATTCTAAATCTGCACGGACGACACGCGCTATTTCCATTAGGCGCTCACGTTCTTCACCCTCAGCTTCTTTGAGTTTCAGCTGGAGGGTACCCAGACGGTCAGCAAGTTCAATGAGGATTTCATTGACTTCAGCTGTTTTACTATCCATAACAAATCCTTAAATATTTGGTTTACATTACACTTAAATGATATCGAACTAAAAAATAATGCAAGTGAAAAGGGACGAGAGCTTTCGCCCCCGTCCACTTTAATTAATGAAAAGAATAATCTTCCTTTGGTAATACGACATACATTCCTGTCTCTTCGTCCTTCATGAGATAGTCACCTTTTTCAGGTGCCCAATAATCCTTATTACGGAAATAGATGAGTTTATCCAACTCAACTTCATATTCTTTTTCATTGGCCACAATAAAGCAAGACTTTAACTTGGGTTGGTCAAAATCATCGATACTACCGAGGAATGAGTATTTGTTCGAAGCAATAAATTCACCTGATACAAACTCATTACACAATGGCTTCAGTGTGACTACAACGACTGGCGTGTCAGAGCCTTCCAATTTAAGTTCAAAGATATACAACTTTTTATAGTTGATATCGACCAGGTTTTTCATCTCCTGTTCGATTTCATCTACAAACTTCTTCCATTGAGCAGCGTCAGGAACATGTTCCTCATTAATGCTGCTATTCAAGTGTGGAGCACATTCAAGGTTGTACAGGAAATCCAGGGCATTATCTAACGCACAGGTTGGGTACGTTTCATACGGCCGTAGGCAACCGATATCACCAGAAATGATTGTGCTCGTCATTGCAACCCAGGCGTTGTTTTGTCCAAGCGCACGACGGAAGTCAACTTTGGCCTCACCCGATACATGGACTTTAAGGTTACCGAACGCACTCATTAAGCGAAGAAGCTCAGCTGAGGTGTTTCGGTTAAAGATTTCCGTATCGAAGTCTGACATCTTAATATTCCTTTAGTTTAGTTGAAGGTCGAGATCTCGGTGTAAAGCTTAATACGAGACCGGATTTGATCCAGCAGTGACTCGATAATGGTTTCACCCATTTTACCAATAACCGCTTTCTCATTCTCAAAAGCAATGCCTGCTACTTTCTTCCATAGCAAACAGCCACGAGAAACGTGCACACCAAACGGAACGAATGGTGACGCCATAGGCACTGGATATGAAGGCCACCCGCCAGGACGGTATTCCGAATCCACAGTTTTAGGCTCTTCTTGTTTAGTCAGTAATTCAGGGAAGAATTCCTTCACACTGAAAATTTGGTTACCCACGAGGATATCGTATTGCCCAACTCGGATAAATGGAATAGGCTTAACACCAGCGAACATCCCGTAGTCGATACGACGTTCGATAGTCGCTGTCCATTCAGTATCATATTGGAATGGTACGTCATAAACAGGTTGATAATCTTTACCGATTCTTCCATACGCACTAGCTACATAGGTATGGAGGTATTGATTGCTCGCCCTGAAAGAAAATTGCAGAGCATTAGCAGAAGGGAACATAGAAAGTTTAAAATCATGACCACCACTTACGCGATCCATACTAATGGATTTCATGCCTGTAACCGAAGTATCGGTAAGGTTGGTATCTGTAAGAGTGAGTGATTGGTCGGCTTGGATGTATACACCATACAGATGAGTATCATCGATTGTGGAGTAATTATATTTTCCATTAACCGTAGAATATTCAATGGATGAATCAATCAGCGTCAACAGCCCACTACCTGTAACAGAAGCATTCTTTAAAGAAACATTTCCTGATACAGTGAGCCCTTTAGAAGTAAGTTCACTTGCCACAATAACCAATTTGGGTTTGGGTTGAGTGTTTAAGTGTTCTGACCAAGCGCTCTCTGCATCCATGCTTTCAGTAACAATGAACTTAGACCCATTAGTGATGTAAATATCAACCCCCGCTACGTCATAGTGTTTGAATTTGACGTCACTGGGCTTTAAAGTGACATGTGAAGAATGATAAGATTGACCAGAAAAATCTCTACGACTGGTAAGAATATTTCCGTCACCAAAGGTAGCCCAAGTAACGAGACCCAGTTTCTTTGCTTCTTCATGATCAACATCACGACCAGTCAACACCTTACCAACAATTTCAACAACAGGGTCAGAGGAAATGTTGATTCGATAAGGGCGAGTGACACATCGAGAAAATGAAGGGTCCAGGAAAGGAATGCCCTGACCGTCTATATTGAATGCATCGCTAGGGATGTCTTGACCGTCACTAAAATTGATCTCTTCATCTGGGGTGGCGAGTGTGTCAACTACTTCGGCGGGTAATACTGCTTTAGTGGTAATTTCTTTTAATTTCTTGGTCATGTCTATACCTTTAAAGTAAGGTGAATTTTTAGTCCACTTTATGGGGGAGGTTGTTATTTATTATTCTACAATTGAAGATTGTTGTAGAACGGTTTCTACCTGGAAAGAGAATTCAGAAGCGTACATATTCATGGCATAATTAATCGCCTGAATAAGACGTGGATCGTATTCCATTCCGGTTGCAGTTTGATGGGTCTTTTGAAAACCACAATTCGCCAGAATCAGTTCTTTATGACCTTGGGTGATTTGATGAGGAATCCACAGTCCACTCTTCGCTGATTCAATAACATCTTCTTTATCAGAAGACGCATGCGCACTATGAAGCGTTTGCATGCGCTTAAACGAGTCAACAAAGCTTAAGTCACCACAAGCCATGCTATTAGTAACCTTGATCGGTTGCCCAGCGATGGATTGTTTTGCAACATGCCCGCGCTTACGGTTAATGCCGTTATGAGTTTTCTCATTAACAGAGAAGAACCACTTAATACCTTTCCAAATAGATTTTAACATTTATTCATCTCCTAACTCATCGAGATATCTTTGATTAACCTCGATGAACGCTTTCTTGGCGGCATCGAGCATACGTTGTTTAAGTGGTTCAGGAAAATCAATTTCGCTTTGCAGATTAAAGTTACCTGCCGCGAAATCCTCAATGATTCTCCTTTGACTATATTCGGCTAACCCTCCTAAGATGATTTCAAAATTAGGATCGTCAGATTTCTCTTTTTCTAACATGAGGTCCTCCTTTAAATAGAGTCGGTGGCTTTACCAGCCCGTAACATATAAACAGCACCTTTATGATGTTTACTATTTTCGGTGACGAAACAGAGAACAAAGTACTCGTCCCGTTGCCAGAACCAAAAGTAACCGTTACCTTTGGTGTCTTTAGTGGGATCCAGTTGTTTACCGGCTTTATCCCCAATTAAGAAGGTGTCAGCCTCGCAACCGGGTAAGTTTTCCTTTAAAGCCGACTTAAGTCCAAGGGGATCACACATAGCTGGTTGATCGGGATTGATCTTTAATTTATCCGCACCATGATAAATAAACACTTCACCATCTCGGACATAGAAAATTCCTTTCTTATCGGCTAACAATCTTAAATCGAAGAAGTCCATTTCTTCTAATTGACGGACAGTCATAATGTTCCTTAGTTAATAGTGGGTTGAGGAGATATACGCAACACAACCATTGGATTACTTCGATTAGAAGAATTCACGATACCAAATATCCATCCTTCTGGATTCTGATTAAAGTAAATCCTTCCTTCATAAGTAAAATCTTTGGAGAAATCAAGACTGTGTGTTTCAACTGTTGGTGAAAGCTCTTCGTTTTCCCACTGAGCCTCTTTACGAAGTTCATCGACTTCATATCGCTCATCACCAATGTAAATAAAACACTTTCCTTTTCTGATATATACTTTTGCAGATTCACCATTAAGCTTCTGACAATCATACATATCAAGGGAGAGCAATTTGACTCCAGACATTATTTATCCTCGGCCTGAATAGCGATGTTCCATAACACATTAAAATCATCGCCAGTAAACATCGCGATGTCATTCACTTGGCATGTCAAGAGACGCGGATAAGCGTCATCGACGATTTTATTTACCATTTTTTCTGTGTATCCAAATTTCTCACAGAACTCAGCAACCACTTCCGGATCTGAGAAACGGTGTTTGTCTTTAAGGTACTTTCCAAAAACCATTTTGTTAACGAACCCCACGACGTTTAGGAACAGGATATTGATTACCTGATTTACCGGTAACCACTTTCTTGTGACGACTTCCGTTACTTGAAATATCGTAACCGTGACCGCCAGAACCTTTGTTATTATTGACTCGTAATGACCTGCCGATCCCGACATGGAAATCGCTGATACATGTTCCAGTAACTCGGATGTTGGGGTGGAAATTCTTCATTTCTTTTTGAATCTCGTCAAGCCGGGAAGCAAGACTACTCCCTGATTTATGACTATTCATCCTTTCGAAGGAACGTGATAAGTCATCGCGATAATCTTTTTCCTGTCGCACGTGGAATTCTCTTAGAGCTTCCTCTTCAGTCAGCCCTTCATCCCACACCATCTTTTTGACACGGTAAACAACCTCGTACATCTGAGTGAATGGACGATACCCATATTTTTCCTTCATGGAATCAATTCGTTTAATCCACTCATCAACATTAATAACCAAATGTCCGCTCTCAGGAGAAGGATCGACTAATTCATCGAATAATTTACCCATGTCATTCGATAAGCTGACCACTTCTTCTCTGCTTGAAATATTAACGACAGGATACTTATCTCGATAGGCTTCCACTTCTCTTTTAATAGAAATACTATCAATCGTTTTGTTGAGCGATTGATATTTATCTTGTATAACCTCAACGACCAGTTGCGGATTAAAATCTTTAGAAAGCTCGCTGATTTTAACCATGGTGTCGGTATCGAAGATCCAACTATCGAAGTCTGCACGAATAAGTTTAACTTCGAAACCTTCCAGACGTGCACGAATCTGTGATTTAATTTGCTCTGGCATAAAAATCTCCTAAGGTTTAATAGCTTATCTAGGGATTTCCTAGATAAGCTAATTACGGTTATGAAACTTTGGTTATATACGTGATATAAAAGGATAATGCGACATAAAGAGGGATCACTAAAAACATCCGTCTTTTATATCTGTTAATAATTTTAGTCAACGCAGAATCGTCATTCCTAACTTTAATAGCCTTGGTTATCGCATGACCTGCTGCTATAATTTCGATTAACAGCATAATGCCCGTTAACAGAATAAAGTTAGTGATAACTGAAATATTATACACTATGAGTAATGCGATGCCTTTTTCATCCATTATGGTTAGCCTTCAACACTTATAATAGAGAACAGCAAACGCACTGCTATTTTGTTTTTCTCTGTCCGTACCAAGAGAGTTATCTTGCGGCTGAATAAACAACCAGTGTTCGCCCTCTTCCTGCCAACCAAAGAACCGACCATTAATGACCTGGTTTTTGGTATAATCGATTGGTTTACTCTCTACTGTAATACCTGACATCACACAAGCAGGAATAGGTTTATTAAAAGGTTTACCTACAGAGATTAACCCCATATTGATCGTGACCAAGAAAATCTCATTGGCATGAACAAGAACGGAGCCCATTTGTCCGTTTACTTGTTTATAATGAAAAGGACTGGTTTTGGGTAATCCAGGAATCGACATGTTAGCCTCGAGTGAATGTAGGGATGACGTAAGGAACGTCATTAGAATACACAATACATACTAGCCCGCGTTCTCTTTTACCGGATGGATTGGTTGCTTCGTACCAACGAGCATAAATACCCCGTGGACAAGAACCGCGTTCATCCATCATTGTAACTTCGGTATAACCGTTACCTGTTAGTACAGCAGCTTCTGTTACTTTACGATCTTGTTCGTTAATCCGGTCAGCATAGAGACACCCGAGTCCCAAGACCAGAAAGAACGCAATAACTACGGCAAGACTCTTATATTTGGATACAGATTCTTTCACGTTTATTCTCCATTAGCGATAAGTTGGAACACGTTATCCTCGGCTTTCTTATCGAGCAATGCTTTAACAAAGTTGGTATAAGAATACTTATTTTTCATGAACTCAGAACTGATGGTGGCGATAGGTAAACGGGGGAATTCTTCACCTGCATATTTCTCACCGTACATCAGTTCGATATATCGAACGATATCAATGTGGGAGAAATAATCGACCAGCACCCGCACATCCACCCGACTGTCTCGTATTAATGCCGGATCCAGTTTTTCAGGATGGTTGGTGTTAATTAGTACGATGACATCATCCAAAGGAATTACCCCTTGTAATCCATTCAGCAGATCAGATAACGACCCACCCATGAATTCACTCAATGCGTCACCAAAACTGTCACCCGAGTTATTAAGCTCTTCGGTGTCTTTATCTTTCTTTCCCATAACCGGTACAGCAACGCCTGACTTAACATCGGTCTGAGCATTAGTACGTTTACGAGCGATGCTGTATGCGTCGATATCTTCGATGAGTACCACACCGCCTTTAGCGCGCTGGAACAAAGTAGTAAAGTTGGCATCACCAGACGGCGTTAAACGATACAAGTTGCGATTGAGTAGATTGGCTACTTCCCGTGCCAATGAACTTTTACCGGTACCTGGAGGACCATACAGAAGCGCACAGAACTTATAATCGAGACCACGGTCCATGTACCATTGACGGCTCTTTACAAATTCAAGTAAAGGATCCAACAGTTCTTCTTTGACGTTATCCTGAATAATCAAAGAACCTTCTTTCCGTTTCTCAGAACGCGTCACCCAGTTCCATTCGTTTGTGTTCGAATCAAACATGGTGATATATCGATCTGGATCAGATTTCTCCATGAACGCATCCATCAAATCAAAGATAGGTTTCTTAGAGCGACCAATCACCGAAATAGAAATATTGAATTTGGAAAGGTGCGTGCCTTGGGAATCTTTTTCTGAAATACGAAAGAAGAAAAATCGACGTTTAAAGAAAAAGATATGAGTACCGACACCTGGCCCTACCGCTCCCGATTCATTACGGGATTCGCCATCAAGGGTAATTACACGACTCCAATTAAACCAGTTGTTTTTAGCAAACCACTTTAAGAAAGCAGTATACTGCATCTGGTTATAATCACCCCAGGTTGTACCTGAAGTATTAAAAGTCAATGAAGTCATGCATTGATTACGAAAGAAGTCAGCGAGTGTTTTAGGTAACTTGATTAAAAAGAAACCAATAACACCTGCCATAAAAATAGAACTGGTTGTAACTAATGCAGCTTGAGCTTGGGGCATGTGTGCCGTTTGGTCCAGTACCGATTGGTATAGACCCATGAACCATTCAATCATTTCCAGTACCCGTTAGTTGTATTTGTGATAGTGGACCAGGAGCGGTTTACCTTCTATCGGTTTCGCGCAATCCGAGAGATACTCATAAGGGGTGATGTAAAGCCACCATTCCCCACCGATCTGCCAGCATAAAAAACGACCGTCAATAATCGTATTTTTATCAAGGCTAATTAGATCATGATTAATAAAGGTATTGTTTTCAATATCATTACAAGAAGGGACTTCCGTGGGATATTTGTCAACGATACCTCGCCACTGACCATCCATAGTAAATGCAATGAGCTCACCCTTATGAATAATAACTGAACCCAGTTGACCGTTCATCATCTTATACTGACCACTGGTCAGCTTGGGAAGACCTTTAACCGACATTTAGTTCACCACCATTTTTGATCATGATCACCGAAGATAAAACGATGAAATGCCTCTGGAATAAAGAATAGTAACGTGGCAACCAGAGAGATGAATAATAGAGCACTGCCGATTACAATGGCAGGACCTGTGTCAAACTCCCGGTAGCATCCCATATAAAAGATAAAACCAGTAATAACCCAACACAACACCATGAATATGAAATCAAAAAATCTTTTCATTAAGATTTAGACCTCTGGTTTTGAATATCGAAAATTGATAACATTACCACCACAAGACTAATACAAAGACCAGTACCACCTAATATGAGATTAGGTGAAACCTGACCGTGTGGTGAGGTGAATGTCAGATATAAAGATGCAACGAAAGCAATCACTCCAATTATCAGAGTTATGATTTTGTTCATTTTACCTCCTTCCTTTTCTTAGCGCCTGGCCAGGTATGATTTTTACCACTTACCAGAGATTGGCGACTATTCCCCTTCACAGTTTTAGGGTAGTCTTTGGGTTGTTCTTCAACAGTGAAATCATATTGACGAGGTAATTCCTTTTCTTCGGATACGATATATCCTGCTGCTTCCAACTCTTGTATCAAACCTGGATCAATGTGGCCGATACGGGTTGTAAGCTGTGAAAAGGTTTCACGACCTACAGATCTCAGTGTGTAGATTCTTTCATTAGAGTTGGGTACCCCAATGGATCCTAAAATGATTTTCCTCTCATTCATTGCGTTTTACCATATTGAGTAATCCAGGTTTTCATTGCTTCATCGATATGACGGCAAATCACTTTATCGAGGACGAGCTGATTATTATAAAGATGTTTAGTAAAGTCTTCACCATTTTTCACCCGGTAGAACTTTACACCAGAACCATGGAGTTTATTAAACATGCCTAAGATAAAATCACTACTAGTTAACATCCCCTTCACTATGGTATCGTATATGTTCTTGTCTGGATAAAGTGCTGAATTTAGGATGTACTGAGGATCTTCAGGGTTCTGATAAATTTGAATCAGAAAGTAAGGAAGGGGTTTATTATCACCGGTCATTAATGCGATGCGTAAATACATGTCGTTAGGTTCATTGAACTTCAATCCATGTTCGACTAATACGTGAGGGTTAATTGAAGGTTCAGCTTTAATTAATTCCATCATTTACATATCCTTAATAGAAGGGGATCGCTCCCCCTCTATTTATTAAGAAAGTATCAAAGAAGGCTTGTGTTTTTCGATGAACCGCAGTCCACCAATAATCTCACCTGTTTCCACCAACTGGCGTGCCAGTTGACACAGTGAACGCTCAGTGGTAAAGATCATGCGATTGCTATGTGTTTCATCAACATGGGTAAAGGTATCCACAAAGTTATCGATCTCTTCGGAATACTCAACAGTATTCCGAAAAGCGAACAGCGGCTCTGCGGTAATTTTCAGGTTGTAATGATACACCGCCTGATAAAGGAAACTACGCACTTGGTGGGAATAAACTTTATCAACTGACTTCTCAGAGAAAATCAGTTCAATCCAGTTACCACCATTGCCCTTGAGTTTCACTGTTAGCTCGTCAGCATAATCTTCCAGAGTATATCCTGGATTACTTAATGTCTTGGCTACACCTTTCAGTCTGATGAGCGTAACGATATCTTCGTGAATACTCGGATAAGGTTTCAGTGCATCTCTAATAGGGCAACCTGTCAACCGATCTATTGTTTCAAGGAAACGTAAACCAGCATTGACACAAGGTTTGTAATTATGCATTTCGCGCGCCAGCGTATTAGAAGGGTCTAAATTTAACATGTGATGAAAATCCTTGAGCAAGATAAAGAATGTGTGCAAAGGTCTTACATTGCTTCCATTTAAATTATATTACGCCTTATATTCGCTGGCGCTTATCAGAGGTGACATCGATGCCCTTAATGGACGGATGTACTCTAAAGGGGAAAGCAGAAAACGAGACAGGTGTTCCCAATCTGGATCATCGACCTTATTGGTTTCGGGACCGCGGCGCTCGTTAATGAGTTTGATCATTACATTGTTATTCGGTTTAACTTTTAAGTAGACGTTTGCGGTGTTGAATACATCAGGATTTTCCTTAAGTAAGATCGTAAAGTACTTCTTATCTCTAAGGAAATGTATCAGATGATGGTAGAAGCCCGGAATATATTTAATCGCACTAATGCCCATACTTTCTAACAATGCGACCAACTCGTTTGCTTCTTTTTGATAAGTTACCAAATTGCTTTTGAAACGAGCAATCTGATAAATAGAAAAAACAATATCACCGTGCCCCATCACTTGTGTTTCGGGATCCATCCAGAATGCAGGATGATTAATGTATTCGTTCAGGTCACTGATTTGCGGATATCGAGCAGAAGGATCGTAGTCAACGAGCTTGGCTTGTGCGACGATTAATTTGATGGTTTTGAATGGGTCGCGTTTGTCCCGGTAAGCATAAAGACGGACAGGAACCATAACTTTACCAGCGGGAATTTCATCGGCCCAAACAAACCCATACGCTTCGCCACAATACACTGGGTAATGTGTTCCGAAGTAATCGAAATCACGCGCAATGCGCCAACCACCTGGAACGCGTTCCAGGTTACTTTCTGGCGCCTTAGCTAAGCGAATATGAGTGACGTCTTTATCCTCGATAATAGTGTTATCAAGAAGATGAAATCCAGCACCATTGGGGGAACCATCAAAGATATTCCCTGACTTGTCAGTGACAAAATAAGGATTCTTAAAGCGCCACCCATTAATGGGGACAGTAACACCCACGACAAATGGGTTATGATTAAAATTCTTTTTCACGATTTATCCTTTTTAAAGTAATCTTCAGGACGCATGCCCTCTATTGTTTTGATCCCAGTGTTTCGATATGATACCTTTATAATTTTATCGGGTTTCACTTGGGCGTCAGGCAGTACACTTTGAACAGGCACCGGGGTGAAGTCTTTAGGTGAACCACGCGCAATTATTTTACGAGCTAGATCCTGAGCATGTGATGATGCACCGAAATCCATCATTGAAGTGAATTCAACAGTGATTTCTTTATTTTCAGGATAATGATTTCCGGATGGCATAAATTTAAACTTAGGAATAGTAGGAGCGAGCAGAAACCAATTCTTGTGTGCTCGTCTTTCTTCCGGGGTGAAACAATCAGTAAAGTCAATGACGGTCATTTCGTCATGACCAAAGATATTGTCAGTATGATCATTCAAAAATGCGGACCATATTTTATACCAATTCATCCATGAAAGGCCGGACTGAATATCTTCTTTCGAGGGAGTAAAATATTCTACACACATAACGTGTTCCTTAGATATCTTCAATCGCTTTTCTAAAAACTTCATTTAACTTACCGCGATAACGCGTTAGCCCCACAGCCTCAACTACCGCATTAAACCCACCTTTAGACTTTCCCATTGGTTCTGCCAATGTCCGGATACGAGAAGATTCAATATCTTCCATTTCCAGTTTAACATCGGTACGACCGTGTCCAGTGTGCATCATGACCAGTGAATAACGAACGTCAAGACGTTCTGCTGCTTCGAGCACGGCATGGAAGCTAATTCCACGGGTAACATTATTACGCAGCTTAGAAATGATACCAGGAGACATATGGATACTATCTGCCAGATCTCGACCTGTGGTTTTCCGCAGACGTAACCCAATCAAATAGCTTAAACGAGAAACTAACATAGCTTTGGCGGTCTGAACAGTTTCATTTTTATAACGCATCTTGTCTACCTCTAAAGTTGGTAAGTGAGAACTTCTCTATATGTACACTCTGATAATATCGGTTTGTTTCCTTATGGGTAGAATAAAAAAGCATATATCTGAGCATCCCCGGTTAGGAGGATACTCAGCATGTCCTATGCAAAAAGAGTAAGTACTTGTTTGATACGCTCAAAGAAACTGGGCTTGGTAACAACCTGCTCATTTTCCTGTTTTGCCTCTTCGATAACTTTGTTCAAACTGAAGTAAGTGTCGAAGACATAGACTTCATTCTCAACATAACACTCAATCGAGTAATAGGGTCTGCCTTCTGACCAGGTGACATAACGAACCTTAATCCCTTTACTATCAAAATGAGAAAAGGTTGTGTGTCCTTTAGCCATGCATCCGCGAATGCTTTCCAAGATATCGCGATAGATATCCCGACCAATAAAGAAACCTGCTCCAAATGTGGTAGGACTCAATGGCTTAGTTGTGACTTTACCGTTCATTCTGCACATGTATTCATCACCGTATTCTTGGCGCAGTAATGCAAAACCATTGATCAGGGAATGAATACTGATACGGACACTGTTTAGCGGTACTCCATCCAGACCCAATGCATAGTACTGACTGAACTGAACCCCACCTAGCTCGGGATCATTTTCAGCAATCAATTTAACATGTGGACTATCTGTCTCAAGAGTAACTTTTAGATTCTTACGCTGTTGATTACTTAACAGCACCATTGAGATCTTTTCAAACATATAGAGTGAGATCTCTGGACGAAGACGCTTGCTCACCTGCTCTAACAATGTCTTTACTTCTGCCAATGCTTCAACATTAGGATTTGTTCTGTTCATAACCGCTTCGGTTTTCACAATGAGAGAGTGAGTGAATTTTCCAGAATGAATAATTGTGTCATTCTGAATAACATCATACTGTACGACAGGCCGTCCTCCAACATAGTCAATATCGGTGATCGATGCTGTTGCACCAAGTTTATTATCGATGAGATGGTTAATGTATATCGGGTTATCTGATCCAAAGCGATACCAGTTATAAATACGCTTCATCGCGGCGGCATAAAGTTTGGCATTAAGAGATGCTTTAGTAAGAACAGTGAACTTCATTGCTGCTGGATAAGATCCGTCCTTAAAGAAAAGATCGGTATAGGGGATATCTCCTAACGCACTTTCCAGGGTGATGAATTCATTAATCGCACGGTTCAGATCTTGCTTCTGAAAAACGTGATCATTTAATAATATTTTATCCCGATCAATGTCGGTAAGATGAAACATCAAACCAGCAAACATAAAAGTCTGTCGGGTTCCATGTTGACCCAAGCCAGTCCAGAGTTGCATAAGACATTTGATGAAATTAATATTTTCACGAATGGTAGTCAGGGGGAAAGTTTTACCCAAAATAATACGAATATCGGAAGATCGTGCCATTGTAATGCCCTTCTTATGGTAAATCAGATATCATGCAATTCGCGCACCAAACAAAAAAGAATAGATGAGGTTTCCCCCATCTATTTCTTGTTGGTGTTTTTATTTAACGGAAGCTAATACCCATTGTTCCAAGAATTTGGCAATGGTTAACATTTTATCGTTATACTCCTTGGAAATCTTTTCAAACTCAGGAGTATCTCCATAACACGTTCCGGCGTTCCAAACCGCGGTGGTTTGTTTCGCACTGGAGTGATTGTTCCAGAACTTACTTTCATAGAAGTCATCTTCCGGGATCTGAACATCGATATACTTCTCTTCACGATTCATGAAGAAGACGCGAGTATCGATAATCATATCCACGACTTTAGAAACTTCTTTGATGCCGTCTTTATTCAGGACAGGAAGTTCAACCGCTGAGGTCTTAACGTCCACATCCAGAATGCCGCTGTCTTTCACACCACCTGTCAGAAGCTCAGGCTTGATAGGAAGGTGTGAATCAACTTCGGTGATTGGCGTGTCTTCTGGTTTACCTTTGAACAGGTTAAACACTTTAATAGCCGCGCGAATACGTTGCTCGTCATTCTTAAAGTATTTCTCTGCGGTATCAACCACACGCTTGTTGATCAGTTTCAGGATGGCTTCAATATCGCCAGCACTATTGATCTGACCAAAAATAGCGGGGACTTGGAGTTTGGTTTTACCCACATTGATAAACTTCTGCTCGCTCTGCCATTTATCAGAACCGTACAATGCAAAAGCTTGTTCAGCTTCATGAATGTATTTCTTGATAGCAGCGACCTGTTGCTTACTTGGTTTTTCCTTCTTCTTACCCAGCAGGTTGGCTAACCCACCCTTTAAAGAATCCAGGAAACTTTCCAAACCTGCGATGGTTGGTTCGACGTCAGCATCGTAGCGTTCTTTGATATCAACAGTTGCGGCAGTAAGAAGTTCACTACCATCAGCAAACTCTTCCATACCCGCTGCATCGTCACCTGCTTCGTTATAGGTTGTGATAACGTTGTCTAAGACTTCGATATCATTTTCCATATCAAACTGGGCTTCAATCAGTTCGGTACGACCCGGACCTTCCTCAACCACCGCTTCCACAAAGTCAGGATCAACAGCAGGGTTGCGTTCAGCAGAAGTCGTACTCACTTCTGGACCCGGCTCAGCGATAGTTGCTGCATCAACAGCCGCAACACCACCTTCTACCGGTTCAGCAGTAAGAGTAGATTCCTGAGTGCCCTCAGGGGTATTCAGAACGGTAGGTTCTGGGTTATCAGTGGGAACAGTTTGCTGAGGGGTAACCTCAGTGTCCGCATTCACATCAACAATAGTTGCTGTAATCAATGTATCGGGCTTTTCTTCCAATACTGCGCTACAAGCTGTTTTATATGCTTCATGCCAACCAGGTTGGGCCATATCGATCGTGGTACCATTGGGTACATGAATAATGTCACCCATGGATTCTCCACCCATGATTTCAATTGGGATGTAAGAAACATCGGCATCAGGATTTTCAGCCAGATAGGTTTCCCAATCATTGTTGTATCGAACGATCTCAACTTGGTCACTTGCGCTACCGGTACTTCCATCAGGAAAGTGCAGGATAGGTAAATCTACCATAACGTCTTTCTCCTCTTCGATACCCAACGGATCTCGACGTTCTTTCAAACGTTCTAAGCGCGCTGCGAAATCGATAGGTTTGTTTTCAGCATCTTTGTTAGAGTTAGCAATAGCTTGCTTCAGACTCTTATGAAACCACTCTGGATCATCGTTCATGTTTTCCATGCCGGCTAAACCTGATAGATCACCCGTCAGATAATCCTGACCTAAGAACTCACCTTCGCCCAGAACAATCTTGGTGTCGGTTGGATCAGCATCACAGGAGTCAATGAAGTCATTCCATTTCTCTTCCATCATATTAATAAAACCCTCGGTATTACCACGGGCTTTATAACGACGGATATATTCTTCTTTGAGTTCACGTTGTGGATAAGCCAGGATATAATCAATACCTTGATCACGAAGCATCTGACGAACATCTTCATGGCTGGAGACTAAGATAATCACATCATCAAAACGCTCAAGGGTGTCTTTGATGTGCTTAACATAATTACCAGGGAAGAATTCTTTATCAAATTTAGAACTGTCAGAATCAAATACAGGGATGCCATCCCCGGCTGGTACTTGGACTTCGTATTCTTTAGTAAAATCGTTAAAGAAGACGTGTGCGGGTTTTAATCCACGTTCATCCGCTTCTTTAAAGATTGTGCTCTTTCCTACAGCAGGAAAGGCAGAGAGAACAAGTTTCATTATCGTACCTCAGATTGTAAGACATAAAATCAAAAAAAAATAAGAAAAGATTAGTTCCTGGGCTGATGCCCAGGAACTAACTACCACTAATTGGTCAGCCTAATATTTAAAGTAACAACCGTTAAAGAAACGTTGTACTATTATGCCGCATTCCTTTTATAACGGAACCAAGGCTTGGAACCCGATTTCTGTTTAGGAAGGGACGGTGTGAATCCCTCATCTATTTCAGATGGCTGGGCTGCCGCTGCTTTAGCTAATACATCACAACGCTCATTATCAGGAATACCTGAGTGAGCTTTGACTTTAATGAACTCAACTTTATGAAAGCGGGTGAGTGCATGAAGACGCTTAAACAAATCAGCATTTTTTACATCTTCATATACACCAGGTTCTGATTGTCTTTTCCATCCATTTTTAATCCAACCAAACACCCACTTTGTAGCACCATCAATAGTGTATTGACTATCAGTATGAATCTTTATTACAGAACGTTCCTGGATTTGAGAAAGTGCGTCAATAACCGCCATAATTTCCATGCGGTTGTTTGTGGTTTTAAAGTAGCCCTTTGAGTGTTCTGTTTTCAAATCACCGTAAGTTGCTACCCATGCAAAACCACCTGGCCCACCTGCCGGGTTATTATCTAAACAAGAGCCGTCGGTATAAATAACGTACTCCATAGCACACCTCCAATATTTGTACTCCTATTATGGTAGAGTGAATAAAAATTAACTCCTAGGTTTTTACCCCAGGAGTTAACGAGTTAGTCAAACAACCTGGCAATTTCTTTATCGAAATCGAAAGGTTCGGCTGAGGTTGAAGTGTATTCAACTTCTTCTCGACGTTTGGAAACGCTTTTGTCCAACACTTCGTCGCGGAACGGATGCGAATAAGTGTCACGTTCACGCACAACTTTAGTAGTGTAGTAACGGTCCCATTTACGAAACACCTCGTAAACGTATTCATCTTCAAAACGACGAAATGACCACAGTTGTATTTCCTGTCCCTTTGTTCCTTTCATAAACATCGGGATCTGAACATAATCGCAAACTGACGCGAGATTACTGTCTACTCCAAGGCGACGAAGAGGAACACAGAAACGATCCGCATCTGTATTATGAGGAGCTGTGACATGACCAAATGTCCCCAGTTTCATCTGACAAGCATGCTCTAATAAGATTTGAGACAAGGACGATTCACAATTAGGATGTTCACGATCAGTGATGGTAAGAACTGTCTCAACCTCATTGAGTTTGACAATCGAACCAAACACTTCAGCTTTACCTAAATATCCGCCACGATCAACTTCAATGGAAGTCTGCGTGACTTCCATGCGAAAGTTATTGCCTTCCGTAAGGTTCCATTGGCGGTAGTCGGTCTCGATCTTCATTTGAATAATCCTTGTGCTTTGTCTTGCATGGACTTTACTACTCCGCCGTCTTGCAGTTTACCCAAACAAATAGTCGGGCCAACACCATGCTGAGTACCAATAGCGACGATACTCAGACCATACTTACCTTGCAATCGATTGGTTAAAGGATTAATATCGCCCAGAGAAATCATATCTACAGAATGTGTTTTTACATCGGTGATAAAAACAGAATCCTGAAGTCCGGTATCATTTAAGATATCACTGATGCCTTCAGAAATATCTTTAGGGCAACCGCCACGAAATACTAATGAAAATCTATTCATTGTTACTCCTTAAGAGTCTATTTTTACAAAGCCGAAAGAGGAACCGAAGAAGTGGTTGATCATGCCCAACCTGTCATCCATCCATGCAAGACGGTAGGTAAACCCAGCAGGTGTAATCTCGACAATCAATCCTAATGAAAATATGGTAGGAAAATCAATACCAAGGCTAGCATAATCAATTTCAGGAACCTTGAACTTTGAAATGTTTTCTTCGCTTACAACCAAAGAGTAGGGAATATCAAAACTTAACTCTACTCGATTACGAGCATCGTTGTTGACCTCAATGTTCATGAAAGGAGCCAATGCATCACTGCCGATAATCACGATACTGTTATTATCGTCTTTTACTTCAAATGCAATGTTGCTTAAGTGAACTTTGATGTTTTTGTATCGAAGCCCAATAAAAACGTTGTCTTCTAAATATTTAAGATTGACGCTCATTTCTTTTCTCCACAAAAGAAATAACCGACCCTTTCGAGTCGGTGTGATATTAGTTAGACAGAACGGCCACCATGTCGGCAAGGTTATCCAGAGAGCGAATGTCGATAACAGGGATACTGTACTTTTTCGCCTTCTCAATTTTACTTGCTGACGGTTTCTCACCGATCAAGAGAACCTTACAACTTTTGGTGACCTTATCACTGAGTACGAAACCTGCTTCACTCAGCTTATTGGTCAACATGTCGCGAGGCATAGGAACCCAACCACCTGTGATGGCAACGGGAATCCCTTCCAATGATGGAGTACGCTCAATGGTGAAGTCATAATGTTCCAGGAACTTAATGATCTCATCCTGATTACGCAGAACGTGATTCCCGATAACCAATCCATCCAGACCAAAAAGATCAGACAGGAATGTTGGATCGGTCAGTAACCCAATCAGATCTTCCAGGTTATGAAAGTAACGTTCTTCATTATTACGGTTCACACCAGAGAAGTTACTGATTTCAATCGCTCGTACTTTACCCAGTCCAGGAATACCCAGTGCGCACAACCAACGATGCAGATCAAGATTATTCAAATTCTTAATCTGTTCAATGATTGATTCTGCAACACCACGATGGATACCGGAATTGATTAAGTCATCTTCGGTAAGCTTAAACAAGTCAGATGGATTAGACAGGAAACCATGATCCAATAAACTGTTGATACCCACATCACCCAGTCCTTTGATATCGAGGCCATCTTTACGGTCAACTAAACGAATCAATTGACGCGCTAACTGCCCATCACAAGCTTGGTTATTACAGAAGGCCGTACCTGCTTCTTGATCAAGGGTAACCATTTCATCGCAGAACGGACAGTGATCGGGATACTTCAAACGTTCACCCGTACCTGCTGAAACCAACCCTACCATACGTGGAATAATTTCATTGGATTTGATAATCTGGATCGTCGAACCAATAGACAGACCTTTATCAAAATAACTCTGTGCATAATCCAGTTTAGCGCGCGTTAAGTTCGTGCCGTTATATTTCACCGGTTCAAACATTAACGTTCCGATCAACTGTCCCTGCATGGACAAAGACCAATCTATCCCAGTGACTTTGGTTTCCATGTGGGTGCTAGGGAACTTATAGCACGTCGCATAAGTCCAATACTCCGTACCTTGCGGAACATCCCACATACGCAGGTTATTATCTTTAGCGACCAACCCATCAATCGGATATTCCATTTTCGGTACGCTGGGTAATTCCAGAAACTCTTGAAGCATACCCCCATCGATCAATAAAGGAACATCAAATCCGATATCTGTGAAGTGATTACGCAGATCCAGATAGGTTTCGAAGTCATCACGTACGTTCTTACTGGCACCGTAAACTTTAAAGTAGATAGGGAGTCCTTCATCTCGGTCACTGGCCTTATGACGTTTCATCAAGCCAGAAACTGTAGAACGAGGATCGGTATCATCTTTGTCCAAGCCGTGTTTTTCAATATACAGGTCAAAGTCCTTAAACAAACAGAAAGCTTCACCGGTGTATTCAGTACGGCCCTTGTTTACATCATCAGGAATATGGTCTGGAACATTATGCAGAAGGTGTCGGCGATGTGAGAGATCGGCACCATGCTTGCGATCACCCCGATTATGAATCCGAGCAAGATTCCCATCAACATAGATAATGCGGAGTGCCATCCCATCGAGCTTGTCCTCGTGAACCGCGTTGGATTCAGTTTTCTCTTTTACCCATCCCAGGTAATCGTCCTTTTTCTTTCTTTTACTAACAGAAAGCATAGGTTCAAGTATGGGTACCAATTCCATAGAAGGATCAGGAGCAACAAATCCCTGACCGTATGTGGTTTTGTATTCAGGGCGGATCTCACGAAGACGGCGATATTCACTTGACATCTCTTCGTATTGATCATCACTGATCTGGGGTTTATCCAGTTCAAAATAAAGATAGTCATGATATTTCAATTGGCCCTCTAACTCGAGAAGGCGTTTGATAACATCTGGCATAATTACCTCTGGTTAAATTATGATTGTCTTAATATAAGACATTCCCTGTTTTATTAATAAACGGCAAAGGGGTAACTTGGGACGGTTTTACCCATCCCAAGTTAAGTTGTATTACATAATAGATAAAATGTTTGCAACAGAAGTTTCAGTAGATGCATTGGAATCCGTCAAAGTGTAACCGAGCAAACTGCCGGTTTCATCATAGGTTAAAAATGCTTTAACACCACCGGAAAAACTGATCGTTCCTGTTTTACCTGTGTCTGGATGTTCCTGGACATCTACAATTGCATTGACGCCGCCATGAGATTGATCGATACCTACATTAGGAGTCAGAACAAGGGATTGCGGGTCGCAGCTACAAGGGATACTGCGTTGGTTACTTGACATGAGTTCTTCCTCAATTAAAATGTGTTCCTTTCAAAACATCATAACGTGCGTCAAAATTAAGTTTTTACGATCCCCAGCCCACATACTGGGCAGTGTTGGCTTGTGCCACAATCAATTTGCTATCACCAGTATAATAGTCGCGTTCGATCTCTTTCTGGCGTTCAGCAGTTTTATACTGTTTGATCTGTTCGATATAAGCAGCTCGTTCCCGTTCGACAATGGTATTCAAGAAGGTACGGAATTCGCGAGCCGTTCGGACTTTACCGTTGGGTTTGACGAATAATCCATAATTACCTTTCGAGATTTTTACGAGTCGATTCATGGGTGTATTGCTGTTACTATTGAGAACCCGGACTGCCATATCGCGCCCTAGAAAGTGCGTCATATATTGATCACCGAGTTTCACTTGTGATTCTGTCAAATGCGTGCGTTCAACAAGAAAACGTTTAGAGTCCATTAGACCTGCTGCCCCAATGAGTAGGCTGGCTCGTGCATTCGTTCTTGATGCGTTCGAGGAAAGTCCAACTTGACTATGGTAGGCTTTGCGGTCTGCCGCCCAGGTACCTTTGGTATGTCCTAACATACCGGAGGCTGATGAGTGTTGATTTCGTGCGCCTGACTTTAAGTCTGATTCGATGCTGGCGATGGCGGTAAGATCACCCATGTCCATGCCGGTTGTTTTTGATGCGTAATAGAGATCTGCTTTAACCTTGTTAAAACGCTCCGACATTACTTTCTTCGTATAGTCATTTGGGTTTGCGCCAACTGAAGCTTGTGCGACTGAAAGACTCCCCATCCATACTAGCACCATTGCTAATAGGATAGAAAGGATGTTTGTGGATTTCATTTTAGTACCTTTGGTTTAAAGTTTGATTAAAAGAATTATTATTTTTTCTTTTACATTTCGATAATATCTGCCTAAAAAGATATACGTTGATTATTTTTTCTATACACCGGGATTAACCGATATACAGACGCTGTGTTTAGCAAAGTATTAAAAGGTCACTTAGAGGAAACTCTAAGTGACCTAATTTAAATATTAATTTGGATAACTTTGATTAACATTTACCACATCGATGTTCAACAACACGCCCAAGTATTTTTTAGATCGAGACTCGTGTGGTTTAAAGTTTAAGGATCGTGTTTGACAATTAAAAGATATATCTAAATTATGTTCTTTATCATTCAATACATAAAGGTCACTTTTAAAGTCAATAAAAGGAATATTGACATTGTGTTCGGTAATTTCATTGTCCTCCTCAACCAGGATGGAAGTGACCTTTAATGTGTGAGGGTTAATTTCATCATCCATTCCAAACGCCAAACGACTTGTTTGGCAAGCCGAAAGAAGATTATGGATTTTACCAGGTTTAATGTAATTAGTTTTTAACCCAAGGTTGTCGTAAAGAGGGTTGCCGAGAGGAATGTCCTTATCTCGGACAATTTGGGAACTAATAAGATTGTCTTTATTAAAGCCATTTGTAATTGGGAATATCTTAGTGGTATTCATAATAATTTCCTATGGTGGTGGGAGAGGCGATTTCAAAGTATATACGTTATGCTACAATTTCACGACGATAGGTTTGGACAATTTCTTTTGGTTCTGTTTTAAAAGGGAGCACGGTTGACTTAGAATCTTTGTATTTCATATCCAAAGTAATACCCAGGATTTGTGGCTTATCATTGTCGTAGTTACCCACAGTAGAAAATTCTAAACAACGTGTACCACGAGCGTAGTTCAGCTTGATCTCAATCTCTATGAAATCAGGATGATTGGGACCAAGACCTTTCACACCTGTTTCAGTATGAATAACAGACCGACTTGGGATACGCAATATTTGATTAAGTCCCCAGTTACCTGCATCAAGTTTTTCAATCTTGATATGATGGAAAACACGGAACTGCTCCCAGTACCCTTCGTAGTGCATATTGAAAAGAATATCGTCAAGATAAAACTGATCCAGGTCAATCTCTTCAGTCACTGACAAACAGACATCTTTCGGGCAGCATAATTGAACCAGGTTAGGAACTTTACCTGGCTTTATGTATCCAGAAGAATAACCGCCAGCTGTGTAATCAGGAGCGAGTATATGCCAAACCCCATAAATAGCCGGATCTACAAACAGGTGACGTGATTCGGCTGATGCGATAGGATAGAGTGCTTCCATTGTAGTACCTTTAAGTAAAGTAAAGAGGGGAGAACTCTCCCCTAAATTAACGAATTACGCTGTTTTCATTCACAGCAAAACCAACGCGAATACCTTCGATGTTCAACGCAATGATGTTGGCAGCAAAGTTACCCGCATACTCTTTGTAGTTATGTGAGATCATAAATGTCTGTGGTAGTTTATCCAGTCGCGTCTGTTCTGCAATATACGCAAAGAACCGACCGCGGTGGAGTTCATCAAATGCTACACCGACTTCATCCATCATCAGAGGTAATGGACAACGTTCACCCAAATAACGACGTAATACTAAACGAAATGCAAAGTTAATGATTTCACGCTCTCCCCCTGAACCTTCACCAACATCTTTGCTGGCTTTGTTTTCAGGACCAGAAATAAGCGGAAAGTTATAACTCAATTCAACATCTTCTTCTGACTTAGAAGTTGAACAGTTTAATACAGACAATCGGTTTGTCCAAATTGGCTGGATAATTGCATTCACGTTTGCTACAACAGATTTCAGAAAGTCGTTCATCAAATAACCGATCAACCCTTTAACCGGTGACAGACCATCTAATAAAAGCTGGGTGTGTTTTTCACGTCTCTCTAAATCTGCTAAGTTATCTTTGATAGACTGAATAACAGAATGTAAAGACTCAGCGCGAATCAGGTTTGAGATCAATTGCTCTTTGCGGGGAGTTAAGTCATTAATGATCTCTTCCACTCGAAGCTTAATCTTAAACTGACCGTTCCGGTGAAGACGAGTTGATAACTCATCCATTAGAATCGCCAAACGATCACGACGCTGTTCATCTTCATTAATCAAATCAATTTGAGTACGGATGTTATCAAGTTTGTTCAAGATACGACGCACTGAACGTTGTGTTGCTGCTAATTCGCGCTCTACCCACTCAGCACGTTTACACAAGGTTTCCACATCTGAGCTTTCCAAGAAGACGATTTGTTTTTCAACAGAGACCTTCTCTTCATCCAGAATAGACATCGATTCTTTAACACTGACATACTCCACGGTATCTTCTACAAGACTTATCAACACGTTGGTATCCCGTTTACCGATTCCGTAGTTACGAATCAGCGTACTATAGATTTGTGGGATATCAGATGCTTGCGAGAATCGCAACATGTCCATCATGCTGTCATACCAACCCTGGTTATCCTCAATGTAACGGGTGTATTCAGTAATCGTGTCTTTCAGAGCATCACGACGCTGGTTCATTCCATTTACCTGTTCACGTAATTTCCCTGGATCAATCTCTGTAAACCCTGGCTTGAACTGATGTTGACATTTAGGACAATCCACACTGTCAGCACGACTGTAATGTTCCAGCGTGTGAGTGATCTCATTGGCTTTACGCTTGAGGTTATCTGACTCATGTGTAGCCTGAACCAGTTTCTGTTGGATATCCTTAAACTTGGCAGACGTGATGTCTGGGTCAATTGCTCGATTGATCGATTGGATCTGATAAATGAAGTTACTCGCTCGGTTAACAAAATAAACAAAGTCGCGTTCTTCAGTGGGCTGAGGAACAAACTCGGGATGATTTTCAAAACGTTTCGTAAGATAATCAAACTTATTCTGCGCTTCTTCACGTTGCATCAGGATATTAGACAGACGTAACTTATAACTGTCTAAGTTAGCACCCGCATCACCCAGTCCTGCTAATTGGCTGGCGAACTCTGTCAGCATGGTAGAAAAACGAATCTCGCGGGCTTTATGGTAATCCAGCGTTCCCATTAAATTTTCTTTCTGTTGAAGAAGGACTGACATCGGTTGAGTAACTTGAGTATTCCGACCAATTAAAAATGAGGTGATGTTTCCAATCTCATCTTTCAGCGGACTAATACTTTCATGTTTGATATGTTGTAGTTCACCGTGAATGATTAGTGCGTTCTTAATCTGTCCGTCCAGTCCTTTGATCTCATCTTGCAGTTTCTCACTGTTCATCGCGGCCAACTGTGCTAATCGACTTTCCTCGACTACTAAACGTTGGCGTTGAGTCTTCAACCCACCTTTAATCGCGTTGTGGTTCGATTTAAGCTTATCAAACATCTTCAAGGCGTAACTGGTGTCATTTGGATTGATCGCCATCAGAAGCTCTTTACGGCGTGCTGAAGACAGGGTAGTAAATAAATCCCTGACATCTAACCCCGTCACAAAGTTTTTGATGTTTTGTGTAATTCCAAAATGAATCTTCACTAAGTCACGTTGCGCTAAGAGTGTATTTCCTTCATTCAGGTTTTTACCATTGTGAATGAAATGGTGCTCTGACGATTTACCAGTGGATGATTTGAGGATGTAAGTGTTCTTCCCCACAACAATATGAACTTCCTTATATCCACCCTGTTCGTAATCCGCGTTGTCCGGTGGGAAAGGTGTGAGTTCTCTCATCAGAGATGTCTTACCAAACCCATTGCGTCCCAGAATAATGTTGAACATATCTTTCGTGTTTAATTCAACGAAAGTTACATTTTTCTTAAACAACGGGGTATAATTCTTTAGAATCAATTTGGTTATCATAATACCCTCAAAGGTTTAATATGAATATTCTTGAGTGCTACGGAGTCGGCACGGTCACAATGGACAAAGAGACCAACTCCGATGAAATACAGGTACACATTAAGTCTCTGTTTCCAGAAGCAGATGGTGCGACTGAAACTACAGCAGAGACTAAAACTGTAACTACACAAACACCCACAGGTGATACAACGTCCAGTACTACTTTACAAACTAACACCATCTCAGCAAAATGGATGGCGGTAAACACCAACCGCATCACGCCGCCGGATGTACGCGTGGGAAGTAAAGTGGTCATCTATAAGTTTTCCGGTCAGAATACCTATCGTTGGACCTATTTCGGTATGGACGGAACCCTGCGACTGGAGACGATAATCTGGGCCTTCTCTGCTTCTCCTAATATCAAAGAGAATGCGCCATTAACACCTGACAACTATTACATGATGTTCCTGAGTACCCATCAGAAGAAAATTCAGCTGGTAACAGGACAGGGTAATGGTGAACCAACCAGTTATGTCTTAGAGCTGAATACGGGGACAGGTCAATTCAGTATTGTGGATGGAGAAGAGAATGTTATCTCTCTTAACTCGATGGCGCACGCTTTTTCTTATATGAATGCTGAAAAGACCTTCTTTAATTTTGCGAAAAAGAATATCACGTTGTCTTGTGAAGATACCTTGATATTAAAAGCCGCTGAAAAGATTATCATGCAGTGTAAAGACATGATCATGAAGGCGAATAATAGCATTAATGTGGAAACCCAAACGACAACTTGGAAATCTCCTAAGTTTAATCTACAAGGTGACGTTACTCATCAGGGTAATTATGAGCAGACGGGTAACTATAAACAAGAAGGTAATTATGAGCTTGCTGGAAACCAATCCATAAAGGGTAGCTTCAGTCAAAGTGGTGGTCAGGGTACTGTTTCTGGTGGTTGGACTGTGGATGGTGTTTCTTACCTCGGTCATACACACACCAATGGTAATGATGGTAAGCCTACTGGCGGTGTTATTAAGTAACAAACATAACTCCTACTTCCCCATTCGGGGAAGTAGGAGGGTATGGTTTAATTAACGAAATTTGGTTTAGGTTTCGTCCAGGCTGTTGCACCTTGATCGAACTCAATGTGTGACGTCACACCACTCACATCCCAACGAGACAAGTCTTGGTTGAACGATGTGGCGTCGTTGAACGTCCCATTCATGGTTTTCGCCAACTGGGTATTCCATCCACCAATATCTTGGTTGAAGATAGAAGCTCCCGAGAAGGTTCCGTCGAAGTTGTTTACGAAAGACACATCCCACTTGGTAATGTCCGCATTAAAGCCAACGTTACCGCGGAACATATCCCCGATATTGGAGACGTTAGAAATATTCCACGTCTCAATCCCTTCGCCGGTAAAGAAAGTATCTCCTTCAAACATCGAGTCCATAGTGATCCCGGGTGTCTTAGAGAATTTCCAATCTTTAACAGAACCATTGAAGTTCGAATCTCTGAACATCTCATAGAAATTGTTACAGGACAAGAATTGCATTCCGTCCATATCTACTTGATACTTGGTGGTTCCTTTAAACATGCGGTCAGCAGCAAGGATGTTGGATACATCCCAAGTACTGATGTTCTGATTAAAGTTGATAGCCTGTTCAAACATGCTGGATGTCAGCGCATTTGGTCCGAATTTCCAACCCGCAATTGGACAGTTAAATCCTGACAGACTAAACATGCGTGTCAAATCAGTGACATTACTGGTATCCCAATTGTTAAGGTTAAATGAACCATCCGTACCAAACGCTGTTGTCCGATAGAACATCTCAAGCATGGTACGAGCACGCCCTACCGCCCACGACGACAGATCACGAGCAAACTTCACTGCACCAGAGAACATACCAGAGAAGTCTAACGTCTCTGAAACATCCCAGTTTGCTAAGTTAGCATTAAAGTTAACTGCGTTAGCAAACATCCGTTTCAAGTACTGAGCACCTGACACCGTCCAGCCACTGATGTCAATATTGAATGCCGTGGCGTTCTCAAACATCGATGTGAAGTCATTACCCGATGTTGTTTTCCATTTGCTGAGGTTACCGTTGAATACCGAAGCATTCATGAACATTTCTGCAAAGGTAGAAACGCGTAAGACATCCCACGTACTAAGATCTTGGTTAAAAACAGCACAGCCTCGGAAAGTTCCTTTCATATTACGGCACGTGCTGGTCTTCCAGGTTCCCATTGGTTGATTGTAATTCGCACAACCTGAGAACGTGTTTTCCAGTGTGCTAATCTGAGACGTTTTCCAAGATGATAGGTTTTGGTTAAAGTTTACCGCATTCTGGAACAGTGCCGACATATCGGTGACATTTGAGACATCCCAATTCTCTAATCCTGAATAGTTAGTTGCCGTTGAATTAGCAAACAAACCAGACAAAGAAGTAAAGCGTGTAGGGAGTGCCGCTGAAATAGTAAATCCAGCTGAACCTGAGAAGTCCATGGTGATAATTGAATTACCGATTTGTTTAAGTTCGGATAATCCCACCGCCCACTTCAGGGTTCTCATGCCTGTAATCGAGACGTTCACAACACCAGTATAAGAATCAGGAATCGTGAATACCCCGCCGCCGGTATAACTTTGTGTCGCCCCATTAACGGTAACGACGATATTGCTTCCATCACCAATAGGGACATTGCGACCCGTTGCCGTATTCCACGACATGATCGTAGGCTTAGCAGTCAGGAAGAATCGGTTAATCGGATTACCTGAACCATAAATACCCATAAACGCAGGGAAGGATGAACCATACCCATAGAAGTTCATGCGTTTCCCATCAACCACTGGCAGTAAGTCGTTACGCCAACCCACAGGGTCATAATGATAGAATACATCATCATGGAGGAATCCACAAGGCACAACCCCTGAGTTAGGTTCCGTCTCATAGCCTTTAGGGTTGAAGTTACGACCGTACAACACAGCACCGTCAGAGGACGTGGTTGACCCGCTGCTTGTTCCTTCATAGAGTTTAACGAAGAGTTCATCGTTCCCTAAGAAGTCATCAGCTGCTGCACTGATTGGGGATTTAACATAAACGTTAGACCCGCCCGCGGTAATAACTGAGCCAACCGGATAGATAGGTGTACCTTCAATGGCATTCATTAACCCACCGTGGACAATTACCGTGCCGTCCGTTGGTGAGAAGATTGCATATTCATCCGGCGTTTTACGGAAACTCCACATGGACTTGTTCAACATAACAGGAGTCTGATAGTTGATGTGGAATTGATGCGGAGTTTTTACACCGTATAAACTTAGTGCATTATAATCCACCGCAAATCCGTTAGTTGAGGAATACGGAAACACGGGGTTCAATGCATCCGTTTTCGGTGCAAAGGTAATGTCATTAGTAGCGGTATCAACCGTGATAGTGAATTCAAAATAGAAGTTATTGAAAGGTGCCAAGTTCAACATGGTCTGATATGTTGTTTTGGTCCCTGTCTTACTCATTGCCAGCATATAAACATCGGTGGCTTTGAATTCATCCCAACCTGTGATGTTTTTGTTATCCACATCCAGGCTGCTCGCTTTATTGACTTTCAGTGGGTACGCGACTGCATTGCTATCAACATCTCCATTGATCTTAACAGTCCTGACATCACCCTGCACGTCAATATAAGCATTCTTGACATAACCATAATAAGCGTCTGTCCCATCACTCTTCATTTCTTTACTGGTAACTGTCTGAGAGACCCAGAATACAATCCCGTTAAAATAGAAGAACTGTCGATGGTTCTGTACCCAACCTCCTCCATTACGGGCTACGTAACCTGTGATGGATTGGTCGATACTAACTGGATCAAGGAACTGCAACGGTTTGTTTTGATTACTGGTATCGTAACCGTAACGCGCATAACCTTTGAAGTTGTTTTGGTTATTAAAGACCAAACAGCTGTTTTCAAAGTTAGCTGCGTTGATTCCCTTGGTGATGACAAACGACGGCACGGTAACCGTTGTATCTTCTACCCAAGTTGTTCCTTGACGCCACGGGCCATGATTATGTCCTGTTGGCGTTAATTGTTGGGCAGTGGTATCGAGTTCGGTCCGAACAATCGCCCAACGATAGGCGTGTGTCCAATCACGAGTTAACGTTAAGTAATCCACGGAATTACCAACAACCGTTAACGGAATATGACGAAGATGATCACCATACATACCGTCTTGGTTCAGCGTGGATGCTTGCGTATACTGGTATTTATTCAACGTGGGTTCGATATTGTCGCCATTGGCAATCCAGTCCCCCACACTACCTACATTATGTTGATAATAACCAACATACTGACGGTTATATAAAGTATACGTCTTAACGTGACCACCTTGGTCATCGAAGATTCCATCAAATACCGTGGGATGAAAAATGCTGTTTACTACGCTAGAGTTGTATTTGACAAACCGTCCTGCCTTATCAATATCCAGATTATCATTCAATGTCTGAATATTGGCAGTGATGTCACGCAAGGTATCAACATTGATTGCTACGGATTTACTGGTGTCGTTTTCTGTCATTAAGAAAGACAGATCCAGATAGTAGTTATTATAGGAACTCTTATCTTTGGTCCAGAATCCTAAGCTTAGACGTAAAGCAAAGTCACCTTTAAGACGATTGCGCCAAGTAAAGGCGATCCGACTTGCGCGATCAAAGTTAAACGTGTTCTGCAAATCAGCCATCTGCGCATCAGTATAATTCAAGATGCTTCTTAACTTAATAATCAGTGCATCTGGCTTACCCGTGCGTTTCAGAACTTTAACTTTACCTCCACCACCAAGTGTGTAAGTAAGTGTGTTGTACGTATCCTGAATGTAGGCCGTGGTCTCTGCTTTGTTACCAGGACCTTTCTTAGCGTCTAATCCCGCCTCAGTGAAGCTGTAAACACCTAATTCCAGTAAGAGGTATAAGTCAGTACCAGTCCCCTCTAAATCCGCATAGGACATCGTAGAGACTATGTTGTATATATACTTCTCACGGGCTTCCAGGATACCTTTCCAGACATTGTTCCAACTGCCGTTATTTGACAATATGTCAAAGGGTAAACGATATCGGTTATACCCACGCACACCCACCATATTACTTTCAACATAAGAAACAGAGTGTTTGTCGAACAAGTGTGTCGACCCCATCACCAAAATGTTCTCTGGTTCGAAGTTACTTTCTCCGCGAAGATGGGAGGGTCGAGAACGACGTACGTCGATGTTCTTATTATAGATGCGAACGTTTGTTCCACCTAACTGCGTAGTCGCACGTTTAGCCCGACCAGGATCAGCGATAACTTGGGTCAACTGATTACTGCCATTCATACAAGGCAATAAGAATGTCCCGCTATCTGATCGAAATTGCCAAGGTGTTTCACCCAGGTAATAAAGGGGATCTTTGAAGGATTGAATCACTTCACCTTCACGCCAATCAAAAGGCCATTGAGGAATTGTCCCCAATGCACCACCGGACGCCACAGGGATCAATCGACCTTTAACATATTTCGTCGGATCAATCGTTAATCGTGCCTGGATCATGGCTAAAAGCCCGGCAGGATTGGCGAACACATCTTTGGCAGCACCTGTAACGTGTTCGTCTAATGTCCCCATCCGGAAATTGTCAACCAAGGGTAATCCTACCGTGGTTTTGGTTTCACCGTGGATTGCACCTTTCAAACTGGTGTGGGCTAAAAGAACAGAATCCATATCTGTAACATATTTGTCTAACATCGCACTGATGTTAGCTGTTGCAGTATCGACCTTGGCCTGGTTTTCTGATTGGTCGCCACGTTTTTCAACACGAGCGTTATGAATGCCGATCAGTGCATTCAATACAGAACCCAGGTAATCCTCACGTTCATCCGGATTCGGTAAGGGTTTACTCGGATCTACATACATGAACTACTCCTGAAAAGGTAAAGGGGAGATTTTCTCCCCTTCTTATTAATTATCGTAAAGCTCACTACGAGACAAGAACTTATATGTTCCTGTTTCTGTAATGGGTCCAGATGATACCGGTACACCCATATCACGTACGCGAGTCAATGGGAATCCAGCGATACTGAAACTTTGACGACGGTCAATAGTAACGATGCCGAAATCATCGGTCTTCACGATGGCAACGAGGACATGAGAAGAGTTGTGATTACGTAATGTCTTGGTAACTTCATAAATAGCTGTTGATCCATAGAGAATACAATAAATGAAGAATGTTTGATTACGGTAAACATCCGTCAAGTCACGTAAATCCCATGTCGTTGCACTGGCTATTACGGTTTGACCGTTAAAGGTTACACCAATGTCGGCATTGATGAATAACGACCAGTTACCTTCAACATATGTTGCTCCATACATAATCAGTTTATTACCAGCCACAGGTTGGAAAAGATCCCACTGACCTGACCAAGGTGTCGTTAAGTCAATCGCCGCACCTGAGTATTCTGCCGATACACCTGCTAGCCATCCCCACTGTGAGTTAGCGAACAACTGCCACGAATACTCAAGGTTAAATGCTTGCCCTTGACGCCAACCACATTTCGCTTCAGTGACCTGATTATTGCGACGCTTCCATGATATACGTTGAGTAACGGCATTCCCCTGCATCTGAAGCTGCGCACCTGGGAACCACATTATCTCCATATTACCGGGACCTTCCGATTCAAAGTCAAGAATCTCGCAGTGACGCATACGAGTTTGGAGTCCTTGAGTATAGATGATCTGCCATTCATTATTAATGTCTAATGTGAATAGACCGGTACTGGTAATGTTGTTGTCGTTACCTGGGCTCAACGCATTGGCCGTTGGCTGAGAGTACATGACCTGAGCTGTAAAAGGATAATTCATTCCTACAGTTTTCAGAACACGAATTCCATCACCGCCTGTCGAAGCCACATCCCAGGTAAATTGACCAATGATCATTCGAGCATTGTTAGGTGAACCAGAGAGATGATAGGTTGCGGCCCAGAAGGAAGGTACTTGATCTCCACCGGTACCAGGCTGTTGTCCAATAAAGAAGTCAACGGTAATATCAATCAAACTGTTGGCATGATTACCCAACGCACTCATGACCATATCAACATAAATGGAGCGAGGTATTCTTACCTGTTTAGCAGGGTTGGCTTTTGCATAAAGCATTTTACCAATCGTGTCCAAACTGTAATCCAAATCCAAGTTAATGACGAGACTCCCGTCAGACTGTGGACTGTTAACAACAACTCGACCATCTGTCGTGGTAGTGTATGAGTAATCGAAAGGTGTACCAGGAGAACGCTGAATGCCGCGACGTGTCCAACTGAATAATCCTACCTGCCGACTGGTTGCATTCCTGCGACCGGGACGGTTGGCGTAACCAATGTCCATATTGATACCGGAGATCTTACCGAAGTTGGAGTTCGTTTTTCTTCCGTAGATGTCCCAAGGGATATAATCAGATTGAAGTGCATCACGTTTATCGTATCCGTCGCTGTCCACTCCTTCAGTAATACGGTAAAACATCTGCTGACCTGTATCTTCAGCAACAGCAACAAATGTTTCTATTGGGGAGCCACGTAAACCCGTATTCAGTGAATACAAATCAGAGTAGAAACGAGGGAATCCTGCAACCCCAAACGGGGAACGCATTTTAAAATTCACACGCCAGTAGTTAGGAACCCCAGCACTCGTACTCCACAAGTTGGGATACGACATGTATTCGTAATCACGCGACAAATTACCATCACGGTTGATTTGAGCACATGGGAATCCAAAAGGAGGCGTCCCAGTCTGGTAGGATTGCATGGCAATATAACCATAACCCGGTATCCAAGAACCATTAGTATCGACATATCCGATTGCGAAATTGTCGTACGTTCCCGCGATTGAATAATCATTCTGAGCTTGGGTTGGATTAAGCCAGGAACCGTTATCCATGTTCATCGTCGGCATTGACCATTTCGGGTCTAATGTCAAAACGTTATTAACAACATCCCAATCATAGGTCGCCACAATAGGTGCTGAGAATGAACGACGACCGCCGGTGGATGGATCTTGATATGTCGCAAAAGGACAAGCAATCATCTTGAGTCTTGCCTGTGCCGGATTGTTCGGGTTAGCAACAATGATCCATGCTTTTTTACGGTTAATGTATGTATCAGCTATTACAGGTCGGTTGTACTTACAACAAAATTCACTGGCGGTAGTTTTACTGGCATCGTCCCACAGTACACGTTGTGGGATAAAGTTCTGTTTACCGGTACGACGTTCACGCCACAATGTGTCATAAGTCACTGGCATGTGAGTAAAGGTAATGGTGGTTTTGGTGTCATCAAGCAGATCTTTATACGGGAAACGGAACATCACCGTCTGCCAGTTCTGTGGTCCCCACGATCCACCAGTCCAGCTGTCATCACCAGCGGCGGTATCAAGCGTCACCAGCAAGTAAACCCAATCCCCCACTTTAGCTAACTTATGACAAGAAGGTCGCGCAACAATACCGGCAAGATCTTTCGTTTTCTGGATAATTGAATCCATGTCCACTGGTTTTAACTGGTGACTGTTAGGGTCGAATGTAGAGTTCGATGCACAGATCCACCAATTATTTCCACCCTCGATTGCACCCTTAGGATCTTTCTGAGATCCCAGCATGAGAACCTGTCCATCAGAACCATCAATGGTTAAGCTAGCTTGTTTACCAGCGGCAGTAATTGTCGGATGCTGATATTGGACATAGGTATCGAGCCACGGCGTACGAGCTTCGTTGCGATCGGTGAAATCAGTTTTATATGCATAATAGAGGTTACGCACACGACCATCGAACGCGCGGAACAAACACACTAACCAACCATTACCTTCCAAGTTAAATGCAGAGTTCTCTGAGTCACCGCCCAGTCCTTCGAACGAACCAGTGATCGGAGGAGGGAGATAGATACCTGATCCATAATACCCGAAAGGTAATTCAGACTGAACCACAAAGTTTTCAGTGACCGGTTGTGTGGCTGCAACTAAACGATTTAATCCAGCGGGAGTTGAGAACAAATCGCTACGAACACCCTCACCATCTTGCTGAGGAGTTGCGGTCGCACAATTGGGAACTTTATCCAAATCCACATCAGCGGGAATGATTCCGTGAGGATTATTGTAGTCGCGAGCATGACCCATGATGGCGCCCCACTTCAACTTCTGGATATAGTCCAAACGGTTGAACATATCGTCTTGCAGTTTTTCCAATAATTCAACCGCTTTCGCTGAATCGGTAATCTGCGTGTTAGTAAACAACGTGAAGAGTTCAATCAGTCCACCGAAGCCCACCATTTCCTGTGGATTCTGAATATCATGACTGTGTTGAGCGGGCCAGACTGATTTTGGTTTACCGTCAATTTGGGTTTCCCAATCAACAGGTTTCCCTGTGATAATCATGTCTTCAAGTTTCTGAAGTAATGTCTTAACAGAAATAACAGGATTACCCACTTTCTGGTAAAGAACAGTTAATTCACCTTGGGCGGCAATAACGTCTTCTTTTAATTCGATATGTAAACAAACGCCGTGACCGGTTAGTTTTGTTAAATCAGTAACTTCCGTTACAGCTTTGAACTTGTCTGAATCAATATCCAGTCCGCCTTTTAGTATACGAAGGGAGTCTTTATAAAAGGGACCTTCTTCGGGCACTATCCAGTAACCAGAGATTTTAGACAGATCGACTTGTTCTTCTCTTTTATAGTCAGTATTCTTACCGCTATAATCGATGTCGATAAGTTGGATGTCTTTCATCTAAACCTCAGTGAAATAAATAATAGAGCGATCAAAAGATCGCTCTATTAGTTTTTTATATTAGGAAATGAAGTCAGAGTCTAACAAGATGGTTGTCGTATCACCAATATCAAACAAGGAACCTGAAGATGCCAGAATAGCAGAACCTTCGCGTTTCGCTGATATTTGTGCGCCGTCCATCGTAAAACGGTTATATGGTTCAATACGGTCAATCTGTGTCGGACCACAAAACACTCTGGCAATCAATGCCTGAGAACTGCTTTCTGGAAGTATATCACTGGAAATCTTATATGTTCCTGCGCCGTTGGCATACTGCAAGTAAACGTTATACGTTTTGTTCGCAGGATTAGCATCTTGGTTTAGGATGTCAATATAAGTTGCCGGGATATCATACATCTTACCTGAAATAAGAACATCTCGTGCCGCTTGGAAGTACACCGTAAACTGAGGCGTCAAGATATTACTCATCCCTATCACACTGGTACCCTGATAGGTGTTAACATTGAAGTTATCCCAGATGTTCCCTTTGGTTTCCAGAATGTCAGATGCGACAGCCGCTCCTTCAAAAATAGGGGAATTAGGAAGTGGGTTACCAACACCATGATACGGGTTGACTGCCATGAAGTTTTCAGGCCCCCAGTTTGCCGTATCCCGAAAATCCAATTTGGTCATGGTACTTCCATCAGCTGTCACCTCGAAATGCAGCTGAATAGGGCGTTGGTTTCCGTCATAATAATAACGAGCAACTCCTTGGATAAATCCATAATACCCACTGTTGTCATAAGTATTATTGGAACGATCCCATGCCTTGTAAGGAATACCAATGCAGTTAGCCAAATTCTCACCCGATTGTGCATCAAAATAAGGATGAAAGATTTGATTTGATACAGAGATACCTGGACGGATAGTTCTTTTCACTGGGGACAGAACAGTAATATCACAATCATCGTAATACTGATATCCGTCTTTGGTTACTGGTGTTCCTTTTGGCGTAACCTTAGTGACTACTCCTCCGTAATACACATCAGGGACGTTGACACATACAAATAACCATACAGCATGCCAATCGCCGTTTGGTGATTGGAAGTGGTGAGCCGAGTACGTTTCCAGCACTTGATCTGCCGTCCATCCCTGCGCGACCATCAGAGGAGTTAGTGTTCGTTGTATCGCAGGAATGACATTGATCACCGTGAGTACCTGGAGTTCAGGGACACCATTCACAATTTTCATCTGTGCATCAAAAGGCCAAAGACCATCGCCCCGTCGCTTACCTTGGCCATTGGGATCGGTCGGATTGACAGGAACATTCCCTGAGATAGTGCTATCACTGTTCACACCCAACATTCTACGGAAAATATCTTTACCATTTACGCCGGGGCGTGGGTAATGAGTTCCCAGCATGAAAGTCCGTCCAATTGAACTTAGTACTCCAGAAGGTGTGAATGGGTAGTTCTGAAAAGTCTTACCTTGAAAGGTAGAAACTTGGCTGGGTTTGATATGTTGGAAGTTTGCATCCAGATAAGGAACATAACGGAAGTAATATTGTAGTCCCACACCTGGTGTTCCCTGTGTAGCGATAATACACGCTTTAGTGTAATCATCACTGTCAGCGCACACCAATCGCTGATTACTAAACAACGTTCCCATGCCTAAAGGGTTGGTCTCATTAAACGTCTTCCGATCGTAAATAAATTCCCAAGGCCCTGTCTCCGGTGACTCCAGCATCTTCTCAGCTGATTCCAGATAACGCGCACGTACAACCGCATAGGCAGGAGGAAATGCCGTGTTACCAAAACCCTGCATGAAAGTAATATATCCGCCGGTCAATGCAGCATTCCCAGTATTATCTAATGCGGAGGGATTGTAATCCGACCCCATCATTACATAACGATAGTATTGGCTCCATTCTTTCTTACCGTCCACCTGGCCACCTGGGGTAGTATCAACCGTCCATATCTTGTCAAATCCAGGCGCTGGAGTGACATCGATAGAAAAATCTGAACCATTACGATTAATAAAGAAACTACCAGCCCATGCCGCCCAACCTTGGAAGCTACTACCATCAACAGTGACATTACTGTTAGCAAGTTCAATGCGAATGGCGAAGTCGTTCGGTGCACCTTTGTTTAACCAGTAGGCAGTTGGATCGCGAAAAGCCCAAGCTCCATTAATCGGTGGATCGTAAATAGCCCAGTGAGATGTACAGACCCTTTTACCGTTAATTTCTTCATACTTCGGGACTTGAGGCATAAAGTAACTATCATTAGCATTACCCCAAAGTGGATGGGTAAAATTAATATGGGCTCGTCTGATGCTACCTGACTTGCCTGCAACGATATTGACACTATAAGCCACGCGCTGTAGCGGATAACTATTCCATGCCTTATATCCAAGCGTTGGCCAATCAGGGAAAGCAGAAGGACGGCGTTTGACAAAATCTACAGCACTGTATCCCTGAATGATTGCCCAATAGTCGGCATAGTTGGCATCAGCCACCACGTTCGCTGCGTCTACTGCGTTATAAATATCGGCTGGATTAATGTTACCAACGATATCCTGGGTTACCCATTCCCCTGATAACGGAATTAACACATGGCGATCAGGATTGAATGTTCCCTTAGTCTCACACCACCACCACAAGTTCTTCTGACTATCGCCCACAACCATGACATAACGGTTAGAACCGTTAATGATGGAATCCAACGTTGCACCAGCTGCTGTTGCAGTAGGATGTGTGTACATGTAAGAAGTGAAGTCATAGATGGGATCAGTACTTTGCCAATTGCGACAACGTATGAAATACAGACCACGGAACTTACCGTTATTGCGATGATTCAAAATTAACAGAGTGCCGTCTGTTTCAACAATGGCTCCACCACGCCTAGACGTCCCGCCCAACCCTTCAAAGCTTCCAGCAATAGTTGGAGGAATAAAGGTGTCTGAACCATATCGCAGGATTGGTAATGATCCTGAGGGGAATAACTTATCGTTACGTCCTGAAGATGCTTCAACAGCTTTAGCGGCATTGTATACCGTAAGACGAAGATCATCACGGGTTCCGTCCAATGTCTGCACCAAATCGGCTGTAGCGATGTTATCGACATTACCTAGCCCGATAGCTGCGGCATTGACACCATGGGCATCATATTTGTTATTAATGTGGGTGTTAAGAAGATCGGTCAATACACCTTTATACGTATTGATATAAACTTCTAACTTCTCCTGAAATGTTTCCAGCATGAAGTCGACGACTGAACCTGATGCAGCAACATAATTAGCGATACGATTCAACTCACGAACCAAATCGGTAAAGCCATAAATGTCGTAAGCCAAATCCTGTTGATGAATTTCAGGAATAAACCACAATGGTTTATTGTCGATATTCTTCCACATAACAAAACGGTCATCTTGATAGATGCTTTCCAACATCTTCAAAATTTGATTGGTGATAACGTTGAAGTTACCCACAACCTGATAATCCATTTTCCAACTGACAATGTTGTCTTTTAGAATGCGAACAAACAAACCAACAGGCTTTCCGGTATATTGAGTAAGTTTCCCCATGATACCGTAGAACTCATAATCCTCGCCCTCCATTAATAGCTTACCAGCGTCATTGTACATCTTAAACGATTTCTGGTAAAAGGGAGCTTTCGGCGGGATAAATATCTGACTGTTGGCTACATCCGTTCGTGACTTGGATTCTTGCAGTACCAGATTAAATTTTGAGGTACCAGTAAGATCAAGTTTATATAAAGGAATGTCTTCTTTGATCATTATCAAAAAACCTTATGGTACTTAACTGGGATCAGTATCCCAGTTAAGATTATAGTTATTGCCATTGGCCTGTACTGAAACCTCGAATCAATGCTTTAACAAAAGCAACGTTAGTCAAGAGTTCAGTGGAATTACCGGGGATATCAGTTTCAATTTGTGCCATTGCCCAATCTTTCAGATGTTCTATGCCCAAATCACCCAGTGTTGCTTTGTGGGCCTTTTTAAGATCATCTTTGAGATGTTGCTCGAACCGGCTCATCCAAGAAGCATCGGGATTCTGAGTGATGGCATCCATGTATGACTTCATCCAGACAATCAGGTCACCGTAGTTCATGGTATCTGAAGCAGGTTGGTCATGGGGATCGGCAGGCCAAGTTAACGGCAAGTTAACGATGTTGTTCCAGTCGGTGGTGCGTGGTGCAACTTGTGCATTAGCCACTGCTTCCGCATAAGCCAGATCGCTCAGTACAAAATTACCACCAATAGTGTCATAATCAACAACGACTGTAACTGGTGTACTGACATCTTTAATCTGGATAGCACCCCAGGCTAAGCGGTTATACTTCTCGTTAAAGGCACCGAATGGGTAAACGAAGGTGAAGTCACCGGCATCAAAAGACAATGGGCGGCTTGAGTCTTTAAGACTGATACTAATATTACGACTAAAGAATGGTCCTGCTCGCAGAACAATGAGTCCGGCGTTATTAGCGTCAGTTTGGTATTCTTCACCTGTGATACGGCAAGATGTTAAATCTTGGAAGGGGTTCCACGGGTAAGTAATGACGCCAGAGACTTTGAGTTTTGCATCATTTGACATTAATTCTGTTCCTCTGAAAAAGGGCTTTTTAACGCATGTACACTTATAAATATTCGGTGGGGCGATACAAAAACTATAGACCAGGATACCACATTGTGGATATCAAGGACTATAGTGTAGCGGATCTGGAGAAACTGTTTGACATCCTTTATATTGTCATCAATGATGGCTTTTATAAGGTTGACATGAGTATCTCTCTTGAAGACTATCGCTTTTCTTTCGCCGCCAATCCGTCAATGGATATCGGAGAGTGGTTAACATCCCAAAATGGAAATAACCTTAAGTCAGCGGGGATCTTCCCAGGAGACAAATACCAGTATGTTAAACTGGAAAGGATATTCACTCATGGGTATTTCCATTATCCTGGCGATTTAAATCTTGCAAATGATAGACAGGAAGACCTGTACTCTGACATGGCCCCTGATGTACGTGTAGCTCATTACATCTACGATAATGTTGATTACAAGAACATCAACGACTATGCGCTGTTTACCGTTAATGGCGTATTTGTGCGATCAGTTTCTCGTAGTGACGGGATATTCTTAAAAGGTGCAGGATTGGATTACATCCAGCATCGTAAAGATCTTCGTATCGGTGCACTAAATTTTGAGAAGTTGGGTAAAGTAAAAACTGTTCCCATTACTGAAGAGCTTCTGACAGAAGAAACTTTCGACGGTGGTAAACGTTGGTCTTGCCAATTAAATGATATCGTCGGTAAAACGATCTATATCGTTGTGAATGGTCAGCTGATGGTAGATCCCAGTATTGTGTATCGTATTGCGACAGATCGTGTAGCAATCGATTTGACTTCATTTGATGTGGCGCATCACTATCTCAATTATAAGGAGTATACACGTACTCCGAAGTTAACTGTCCTCAGTAAATTTGATAACTATAAACGCCAAGCAATAACGGCGCATAATAGTTTCTTTGTTATCGTGGACAACCCAAGCTTAGGGATCGATGTAACACCATTGACTACCTTCCACTATCCTAATGCCCTGCATTCACTGGATCGTTTTGAACATCCAGTAGTGTTGGACAACGGGATGTTCCCTACGCCGTATATTCGTACCTACGGCAGAAAACAACGTTTGTTAAACCACGACCTACGAGTCTATAAGAAATACCCGATGATGACGGCAGGTGCGCTGGGTGGTAACGTTTTGCTGAATGAAGCAATCAACCAAGCCAATCCCGGTCAGTTATCCAGAGGGTGGCTCTTTAAGATTCATGGTATTCAATTGAAGGCTTCGTAATGGAAGATAAATTAAAAGCACTTAATACAATAGCCCTGTGGTTAATTGTATTTATCGTCGGTGGATATCTTATCTTTAAACCGGATACCAGTTTGAATAAAGAGACTGTTGAGCGTCTAACTCAAGTGGTTGACAAACTGGGTGTAGCTTCAGAAAACATGACCAAGCTTGCCGATACCCAACGGGATTGGTTCAGAAACCTCCAACAACAGGCGGACACTGGAGAGCTTAATCGCAACAATGCATATGGAACGATATATGATAAATACGGTTATAAAAATCCCACTGACAATTCTCTTACTCTTGATGACTTGTATAACGGTCGGGTGCTCCAGCAAACCAAAGATCTCGGAAGCTCAGACGTACGTGGAGTCAAAAACCCAGATAGCAAAACTGGAACTGTACAAAAGCCAGCTAGCGAATCTAAAGGACAGTCTCATTGATATACCGGCTAACGTGTATACCAAAGACTGGAAGGCAAGAGAGTCGAACATTGGGAAATTAGATTATTATCTTTCCAATAATGATTGTCAAAACCAAACTGACTTTGCTGGGTGTTATCGAGAGACACGACTCATTCTCATTACAACAACGAAAGAGTTGGATGCGGCAAACGAAAAGATTAATCTTTTAAATCAAGTGGTTGACCGTTTATCAGGGAACGTGTCAGCAATCATTGATAACCTCGATGATAACAAAGCCCAACAAATAAGTTTAAAAGACAAAGTGGTGGGTAAAGTCACGGATAACGCTAAAGCGCTTTTACAATAAAAGACATATACTCTACTCTCCCATGGGAGAGTAGAGTAGTATGTTATCTTTGCTGTGTTGACAGCATACCTGCCAATCGGTTACGCCAAACATCAATAGCACTGGTTCCCTTAATAACAGCACTCAACGTTGCATTTGCACGCACGAAGTTCCAAGAAGTAATTACTGGACCGACGACGATCATAAACAACTGAGGATTATCAGGTAGTCCACGACCCGCTAACATCAAGTCATGTATTGTCCAGGTAAACAAAAGACTACAAAAGCAAATAACGTGTGTAGAGATAGCCCCGGCGATAGCACGTAAGAGCACTGTCGTAGGTCCTACAATTTCACGCTCAAAAGCGATATCGTGTTGCGAGATTAATGCGGCTGGCGGAACAGCCACAGGAGGTTGGTCTGGGACCACGGTTCCTGCTACTGTTGGTTTACCATCCATTTCATCTGTCACACCCACGATCGTTGATATAATTGATTTTGCATTAACAAAGTTAATAGTGATTATGATCGGTCCAATAATCATTAACAAGCCAGTAAAGAATCCTGGCCAGTTGTTACCTTTGATCGATACACTGATGTACACCGACCAAATAAAGATCACGCTCATTACTGACACTGTTAAGCACGAGTTAAACCCAGAGACCGCCCGGAGTACAACCGGAATACGGTCCCAAGGTTTAACTTCATAACTGGTCTTAACCTTTAAGGTGGCTGTCATCGAACACATCCCAACCTAAATCTTTGTAGTATTGCACTGCAACATACAAAGCAATGAGTATACCGTCGTTAGCATCCCAGGTTAAGGTATCCAAATCAAATCCATTTAAGTCCAGGAATGGACACTTCTTTAATCCTTCCCGAACGTCATCCTTCGTTGACCCAGTGAAATCAGCACCAACAATCTTTTTAGCTAAGCGCGGTAATACTAACTTAAAAGGGGTGTCTGCTTTGTTTGTTACGGTATAGATGTTGAGATATGACACGACTTCAATCAGTCGTTTAAAACTCGCTGGGTTCGGTCCTAAGAAGTTATCTTCGCAACCTACCACTGCTGGGTCGATCATATCAAATATATGCCCATAGGCACGCGTAAGCCCTTTGGCACGAGTCTGGGCTGGATTGTCAGCTCGTACGCCAAACTCATTATGCTCACCGTTTAATGTGTCAGCATAAATCAATTTGAAAGGTTTACGTTCGTAACAGTCTAACTCTAAAGCACCCGCACCAAGCTGACCAGTCGCTGGATCAATCCCTAAGATTCTAACACTCATAATTTTATCTCACAACAAGTGCATGGAGTTGATACTCTCCATACATCATTAACTCCACCACAGCTAAACACTTAGCCTCAGTATTGAAGTTATAAACGCCCGGCGCATTCGCACCTGTACCGAAGTACCGTAATACGAAATATGCCGTCGTGCATCCTTGACTTGGGTTCGAGGTCCAGCCATCCCCGATAGTGTAGTTGTTCAACAAAGTCATTAATTTATATGACTTGTCTCCCCCTACCACACCTGAGTTATAACGCACGTCTAAGCGCACGTCTTTTAAAAACTCAAGCTCCTTCTCGCTATTTACTACTATCCCAAAGTTTTTAATGACCTCATTAAAAACAAATGCTTTTGGGTGATCAAGTGTTTCATTGATCTCAGAAACCACTTTACCGCTTTGTGAATCAATCACGGCCCAAGCTAATTCCCCTGTGTTCACATCGATTATATCGAGTGCCAGTAATCCATTACTGTTTGTAAATGCCAATCGATCTTCGTAGTTATGAGCATCGAGTGTCAACCCGTATTTATCATTGACTGCTTTGATAATTGCCTTAACGGTTGACCATTTACTTAAAGTAATATCCAAAGGGGATTCAGGTTGGGACTTATTAACTTCAGCCATAAATAAGTCCCTTCCTTATTAGCTACCTGTGTTAGCCGCAGCGATTGCGTCAGCGCCAACCAGGAGCGGAATCGAATTACCGTACCAGAAGAACCACGGCATCTTGTTGTTGGCATTGGCGTCACGCGCATACGCCTCAGTGATCTGATAAGCCACGGCGCAAGACTGCAACTCTTTGTAAGGAACAGATGCACCTGAACTGATCTGACCGTCATTAGACGTTTCAATACCGTAGCACATGTACACTTCGTTAATCGCAGCCTTACCTTCGTCGTTAAACATGATACGACAAACATTGCGCAGTTCTTCCAGATCATTACTGTCCAAGGACAGATCGATCTTACCGGTACCGTTGATATAGGTGTTGGTAATTGGAACGTTGTTAGTTGAGGTCAACTGATAAGGCTGAGGGCTTAAATCAGCTTCACGTGGTACATATTCACGTTCAGTTTCATTGCCCGTGCTTGGATCACGTTCACCCACTTTCATGGTTGGATCAAACTCTGTAAATCCAGCTAACTTCAACCAGTACAGAATATAGATATCGTCACCGATTTTGCGAACTTCACGAATACGGTAGTTATCGCGAACAGTGGGATCCAGATCATCACCCAGTTTACGAGCAACCATTGGAATACCATAGAAAGGAGCAAAGTCAACCGCTTTATGCTGATAGACCTGTCGACCTTCTAAACCAAAACTGTCTTGGCCAACCGAACGTGAACCGCCGATACCTACACCAAAATAACCCAATTGAAAGTCACGGCCCTTCTTACGACCCAATGACTCATCAGCCAGAATGCCAAACTTCTCATTCAGCGTGGTGTTCTTTGGAATATTAACAGTTTGGTTGCACGTGCATGCGGCATTAATAATCAGACCCATGCCAGTTGCAGAAACTAACTGATTAGGTAGTTTCTGGCTGTCACGGCCTGTTGATGAATCAGCCATCATAATTCCTTAAGTAATATAAGAACGATATTTAATTTTAAACTTACCGCAGTAAATCGGACAGTCTGGATGGATATGAATAAGGTATCCACCAGGGACTGATTCAATCGATTCAATGTCGGTGGAATAGAGTTCGATACCCATAGAAGAACGAACAAGCCTCACAACATCCGAAGGTTTAATTTCTTCTATGGATGTCTTGAGGCTATGTCGGGTAATGAACGATAAATTACGTTTAGTGAGGGAGGGTGTTCTCCACTTCGCCATTATCTACAACTTCTTTTAATGTCATACTGTTGGACAGGTAAACGTTATTAACACCCGGCTCATAATCGATAGGTTTGAGTACCATTGCGTTGCTGATTCTGGCAACACCGATTGATTCAGCAATGGATTGAATCGGTACCGAACCGCCCATCGCGAAGACCAATTCTTTTGCATCGAGATCAGCCTCTGGCTTCACTGTCATGCCATTAGAAAGGAATTCACTGCTGGTATACACGAGTCCAGTTTCCCCGTTCTTGTGCCAATAATCCCCATCCATTGACATCATGTATGGAAGATTGAATTGACCTTCGGCAGTCACCGTACTCCCGATGTACTGAACAGTATAACTGGTGAGATCTTTCATCAGGTTAATCAGGAGACGTTGTTGCTCTCCCACGCTGACAATACTATTATCTTCCCAACCGGTGACTTTACTCCAAATGGACCAAGCATAATCCAGGCATTCATCCGGAGTGTAGTCAATGAAGTCAATATCCATCTTGGTTAAGAATTCGTCATAGGTTTTGTAATTACCTATTTTGGCCAGGCCATCTGCGTAACACGCACTGACGGCATTAGCTCGACGAGAACTGATGAACAAATTGTTAACCTGTGAATATAGCTTCTTGTGTTTCCACATTGCAGATTGGACTTCTTGACATTTTTCAAAGAAAGTGTCAGGGGAGATTAATGTTGGGAAATCCACATGGACTTTCAGAATGTTTTCACACACTTCTTTAGTCAGGATTTCATATCCGCCTAATTGCTGAAGTTCTTGCAGTGTTGGATCAACTATTTTTCGAACATGCCAATAGTTATATTCCGGGATATTCCCAGGACGACTGATTCCTCGTGAACGGTCAATGAGGTAGTGCCAGAGTATCACACTTTCAGCCGTTGTCATACGCAATGCTTTCCCAGTGCGGGAATCCACTACGTCTACATTAATATTGTACAAGCCTTCAAAAGTTAAATAGATCCATTCATTATGCAGAACGCGCATAATACGATCAGGATCACGATCCGTGGTGTCGGTTAAATTCGACTCCAGCACTTTAGTAGGAACATCAGAATGCAGGGAATACTTGATTGCTGCTTCAGCGTCAGATGCTTTCATGGATGAAGCAACGTCATTATCTAATGCCAAAGGAAGTTCTTTGGTGATAACCTCAGGGACTGTCCAGAGTTTGGTATCAACGCCGTAGGTTTCAGTTAAGTTAATGGGACGACTTAAAAGAAACGCTTTCGGGTACAAGGTATCAGCCATGTCTTCCGTGGACTGAATCGCCTCATAACGAATTAGCGGGATATTACGATCAGTCAGTACCTTTTTCAAAACCAGATCGAACCCTTTACGGCGTCCTAAAATACGAAGAACGTATTCGAGGTTATTGTAGAGCCACATGGTCTGATCGCGGTTAACTACTCTCTTATAGACATCAGACAGTCCAAGAGAACGTAATCTACTCCAGATATAGAAATCATGAGCATACCGTGTACCATCAGCTTCTTTACGGATAATCAGTATTGCACTGATCAACATTCCATAGAGTTGAGTGAGTAATGCTGGCAACATAAGGTTGTCAGTATAAACATACTCTGTCTTGAATGATCCGTTAACGTTGGCATAGATTTGCTCTTGAAGACGGGGTATCAATTGATATTCGTTCCACAATACAAAATCCGTATTGTATCTCAGGATCTGGTAATCATTTGCCGGGATCGATTCTGTTGGCGGTATGGGGTTTAGGATTCCATTGATCAGAATTAACTGACCAGGATAAGCCGCTACTAAGCGGGTATAGTAGTATCCACCCAACCGATAAGCACGCTTGGTCGCTGTATGAATTGCCAAGTTAGCTTTCGTGAATTCGATCTTCTCACCATTATCTAACGACTGCACAGTCATTATTTGATCCATGACTGCATGGTATTCGCCATTCAGATTAAGATAATATTTCCACTTACTCTTATCAGTACCCGCATCGATTTTGTAGTGCTGTTTAAGTTGTCTATTATCTAATATGGCGAGTGCTTCACACTTTATGATAATCGTTCGAGCGAACGCTATCGTGTTCAGTATGTAAGCTTTAAACTCGGTATTATTAAGCATAAAGGTTCCTGTAAGGAGAATCCTGTCGATGAGCACTAATACTCAACAGCTACCCGCAGGGTATAAGCCTGTTGACAAGACCAAAATAAAAGGAAAGCTAAAAACTCTCTCTCCCTTAGATCAGGGTCTACGTTCTTTATTAGTGAAAGATCCAGAAGCTAAAACAGAACGTCAGATTGAAGAGAAGAGTAAGCCGCCCGTTTCAAAAGTAAAAAGTATCTCTGACATAATCAGTAATAACATCCAGGCCACAACGGACCTGCGTACAATTACTCATTATATCAAACGAGCGGAACAAATCTGGACGGCTCTGTTAATGAAGCCGAATGGGGATCAGCGTCAACTATTAATGTATGACACTGAAAGTTCTGAGGTCAAGAACGGGAAACTTCACGAACTGTTACTACAGAAAGTGGAGAACTACTTCACAACAAAATTTCCCTTTGAAGAGTTAGCTCCTCAAATTATTAAAGATGTTCTTTTCCGTACGGGCTCTTATGTTTATGTCAACATGAGTCACGCGGTTTTAGACCATTTAATCAACGGGATGGAGGTGGTCGGGTCTGAGTCATTCAAACAGAATACATCAAATCTTCTCGCCACCCAATTTGTGGATAACGACTGGAAGAAGGCGCGTAACATTGGTTATATCCGTGAACACAAACGAGACAACCATGCAATGGAAGGTCTTGAAGCGTTGTACGGTGGCCAGTTAAAACGTGAACCTGAATATAACCTCGTCCATCCAGATTTAAACTGGACATTTACGGATAACCCCGTCGCACTAAAGATTGGTGAATTAGCGCAAGTCATGCGTGAAGACCGACTATCTAAAGTATCGGGTATGGAAGGTATTAATTCCGCAATCAGTAATGTCTTTAAGAAGGAAAAGGGCAAACGTCAGAAGGTTAACAATAACCATGTTAACATCCCTGAACGTAAAGCTTTAAATGAAGCATTAGCTGAACTCTATCCTCAGCGTCATTTTGATCAGCGAGAATCCCTGTCTATCCGTAAAGGTAAGTTTTATACCGGTAACGGTCGAGGCATAGGGATTGGTCAACACTGGCCGTCTGAGTCTGCCATTACAGTTAACGTTAACGGTGAAATCGGGAAACCTTTTGGTGTCTTGTTATTGACAGATCCTGATACAGGTGCTCCGCTAAAAACAGTCAGTGACGTTAAGTTCTATCAGACTACCAAATCGGGTCCAGCAGCGAATGACTCTCGTCCTGGTATCGGCTCAATCAACGATGTGATCCAACATCTGCGTACGGTAGCAAATGGTGGTGAGTGTACCGAAGACATGAGCTGGATGGCAGAGTTTGCTTCAGCAACGCTTGAGAAAGAATTCGTGCAGGGTTTCCTTAACGGAGATCTCCATAAAGACGTTTCTATTTCATTAACTGAAGAAAACAAAAAGCTGTTCCTGTCTCGCGCACTGAAGTCTCAGGGTGTGCGTGTTATCTTTATTCCTTCTGAATATGTTACTTACGTGGCAACCGACTTTAACCGTTTAGGTACTGGTCGGTCATTAGTGGATGAAGCAAAATTACACATTACCCGTTTAGCTGTATTAGACACGGCCAGTGCATTGGCACAGGTTGAGAACTCCATCTCTCATACACTTTTGGAAATCACCCCAGAAGAGGAAGATGTGGATATTCGCAACACCGTTTCTTTGCTGCGTGATGAATGGTTCTCTGGTAACCCGACGTTACATGATATCTTGGGTTATAACAACGTTTCTATTGACGCGATCTTGGACCGTTTTAAAGAACAGTCTCTGACCGTTAAAGTGAATGCCACGAATAACCCACATACGGTTAATCCTGACATCTCTGCTAGTCAGATGGAACGTGAACCACTGAAGTCGATCGATCCAGAAGCACGTGAAACCTTATTGAATACCATTGCTGGTTTCTTTGGGTTAAAACGTAGTTGGTTAGAGGATACCGGTGAAGGTAATGACTTTGCGATCGAAGCATTAGCTGACCAGGAACTGCTACGTAACCAAACTACGGAATACTCGCGTGTCTTTTCTCAGTTCTTCAGTGATATCATGCGCAAGAATATGCGCGTCAACGAACCTTTGATTGGTGAGTTAGTTGAGATCATTAAAGAGAACAAAACGCTTTATGAGAAACCTGATCAAACAGGTACTCTGGAAGTAAAAGAAGAGACTGCTGAGAAAATCAATAAGTCTGGTGACGATGACACTGAAGTTGATGAACTGGAGCAAATCGAGTTAGTCCTGAAAGACTTCTTGAATACGTTCTATGTTCTTCTACCTACTCCAGCTATTACTGATTCATTAGTGAAACTGGAAGATAAGATTGAAGCCGTTGAGAAACTGGTTGAATCTTGGGTGAACTTGGGTGGTGGTTCTAAGATGATGAAACGTCGTGCGGAAGAAGCTGGTCTGCAAGGCGATGATATCGTGGAGAACATGAAAGCCATTCTGTTGAATGAAGCCTTTGAGCGTTTCAACTTACCAATGCCATTCGAAGCTATCTTGAACAAAGGTAAGACCGGCGGTATGATGACTTACATCAATAAAGCGGTTGACCTGGATAGTAACGTTCTGTCATTCCTAACCGAATGGGCTAAAGGTGTTGAGAAGAATAACAGCAAGGCGCAGAAGTTGAAAGAACGTGTTGACAAAGCCAATGCCCCTGATGAAGCCTTCGACGAGATTCCTGACGATACGGATGGTGAAATCACAGGCGATGGGACAGAGGTTATCACGGATGAACAAACCATCACTGACGCCGAAGGTAATGAAAAAACGGAAGAAGTCACTGAGAATAGTGAAGAACTAGAATCTCAGAAAACGGCTTTAGACGATGAAACTAAACCTGACACCAATGATGATATTTGGGCTACTCCGCCCGAGTAAACAAAAAAAAATAAAGTATAGTGAAACCCTACTCACCCAAATGGGTGAGTAGGGAATTACTTATGCTTGGGAACCCAGCAACTCTGAAGCGATCTCTTCCGCTAAATAGTTTGCTCTTTTGGTTTCACCATCTTCGCCGCTGAATTCTTCAGGGTCGACCTTAACAAGCACTGCTACAATTTTTTCTACCATTTCTTCTTTAGACATTTGGGTCCTCTTCACTTCGTTATTGTGGATTAAAAATGTGGTCGACTAATTTAGTCAGCCAGTGCTTCAACATCAACAGTTACTGTTGCGTTGCCTTTGATCATACCCAGCGCCGCATCACGCACGAATACTGATGCCACATATGCAACGTTAGCAGTCAGACTGGTAGTTACCAGACTAATACCTTGGTGGTAACGCACCTGTGGGACATAATCCATACCCGCACGCAGACCCGCTGCAACCAGACCAGATACAGAACTCACACCCAGGATATCCAGTGCAGAATACTGAGGTGCATCTTCACCGTTCACATCTGCGTTCAGCGCGTTGTTAATAACCATGTCACTCGCAGACATAATGGCGCCTATTGCGCCAGCACAGGCAACGTTAACCCAATCCAGTTTACGACCGTTTGCCTTTACTGCTTTCAGCTTACCGTTGTTCACGACTTCCTGAATCAGGTTTGGTGAACCAGCAACTTCTTTGATTACCGCTGCTTTCTGCTCATCAGTCAGAATAATTTCTTCAGTGGTGTTCGCGTTAGTTGCAGTTTCGTAGGGGTTAGCAGCAGAAGTGTTTACAGTTTTCATGGTATATCCTTACTAAGTTTAGGTTGAATAAGTATTAGGAATTAATACTTGTTGTTTATACACTTTAATTATATATGTCTGAAATTTCTTGTAACTGAATTCTCAGGGCTTTTTCATGCCCAATGTTGGGGTTTCGAGATGATAAAGTTTGTCACCGGGATTGAGAAACTTATTGAACAATTTCAGAATACTGATTGTTCTACCGCGGAACGATCTCCAGTATTGCTCCTGAAGATCTATGGCGGCAACCCATTTAGTATATTCAGGATTAAGATCATTTTGGTCAAGCAAATGAACACATCCTTTATATTTACCATAAAGGATACCAGCAAGTATAGTAAAGTCGTGGAAATTACCTACTGTGTCATTGACGTAATTACAATAGAACTCTCTCAATGCATGTTCAAATTCCCTGATGCGGGAATCTTCCATACCATCAATTCCCGGCGAAAGGAAAACGGGGTGATCCACCACCAGGTTATTCATATCAATAGGACGAGGGATTAGATCTTCAGCGGTCGGAGTTAGAGGACCCAGGTTCTTACCGTCACTCGCCCTGATCATATTCACAGTAGGTTCGTCGGCTGTTGTCCACTGTTCCAGTAAAGAAGGACGGGAATAAAGATACTTCTGATCAAACTCTTTAGCAGTAAAACCTCCCAACTCCATTCCTTCTTTTAAAGGGATGACGGTATTGAGAACATCAAGCAGTGGTCGAATAGATTCCCATCCAGCAAAAGCCGCTAACATCCCGGCTTCTTGGACCCAAGTGAATGGATGTTTACCGCCGTTGATGGAAATGGATTTCACAAGCTGATTTACTGAGGATTTAACCAGAGGATCCAACTCTGAATTCTTAAGCTCTACGCCCTTAATTTCTGGGATCGGTGTATCTTTTAGTCGGTCTTTTGGGTGGCATGATCCTTGGTGCCACTCCTTGTCACTCATGGTGAGATCGCTCAACTTCACCTGCCTCCCATCTAAATAAAGTCTTCCATTGATCAATTTCATTTTACCATTGACGAGATCTTCGATTTGACCCAAAGTTAATGTATAAGTTCCATCTTCATTTTTAGTGAGTTCAGTTCTCATTTCTTTTCCTGTTTCTAGTGACTGGAAAATACGTGGATAATCACGTTTAAAGGTTTCGCTGTAAAGGGAAAAATTTTGATTAAAACTATAAGCACGAGGACGTTTACCCATTTTATATCCTTAGTAATGACAGAAAGTTATATGACGAAAGAGGGATTATCTCTTGTTTTAGCTTCAACCAATAGTCGGATTATGGTCAGTGTAAACCCACCAAACCACTCCCAGTTTTCATCCTGTAACCGCAACGCCAGTTTCCATTTGTCAGGTTGTCTGCTGTTTTCAATTTCTTTACATATTTCTCTAAAATAGATATTAAAGATATAATAAGCTGTATTAGTATATATCTTTCTGCTGTATTCATTTGTTTTACGTCTACCATACAAATAGTCCAGTAATTCTTCTAATAACTCCTTGTTTGGATGCTCTGGTTTTGTGCTGGCATAACAATTGCTTTTTGTTTCCATTATTATGCCCTTAACGATAATTGACTAAAGTACGTTCCTGATTAGCGAACGCATGACGAATTAAACGACGAAGATCATCCGTGGTGAAGTTCTTCAGTTGCAAAACCTTTCCTTTATTAGAGGACATCAGCTTATTACGATCTAAACGCCACTCCAGGAAACGCTGAACTTCTGGTGAATGAGTATTCTGCACCATCAGCCGCAGTTTACCTCCAACCTTATTAATTCCTTTCAACAGGATGTGATGTTTCTCACACTCTCCATTGACTACTAACTCAAACTCTTCCCCTTCCTTTACATCATCTAACGTACCCAAACCCAAGTCATTACTAAGTGGTAACCGACTGATGTTCAAACGGGATGTCATGTTTAGCATTTCACCCAGGGGCATCTCGTTCTTGGTTTTAGACGGTACAAAGATAGAGGTAGCGATCTTTTTCATTAATTCCATTCCTAAGGTATATTTAAACTGTGTGTAAAAGCCTATAAGCGGCTTTTGCTATATAAAGGATACATATTCCTTCTATATAATAAAAGGCGCTCTGTGAGCGATACAGTAGCAAAGAGAGCCTACCCGAAGGCAGACTCTCTCGATTAACTTAATTCATGAATTAACTTAGTTGCTACCGATTACTCACAGACAGGAACTGGGTGAACGAAGTCCTCGAAAGATGATACTGCGCGTAATACGTATACGCCTTCAGGATCAAATCCAGAACGAGTTAACGCCCAAACCTTGTTGCCTTCATCTTTATGGAATTTCACCAACACCTGCGGTCGCTCTTTGAAATGGCGTGAACCAATCTCAATAGCTTTCCGGACTATCGCGAATAGTCGAGGGTTAATTGATTCCTTGATATATACTGCGTCAAGACTATGTGGACCATTGTCTTTGATCAGGTTGATGAATGCGCTGTTGCGCTTGAAAATGATCTTGCGTTTTGCATCATTCAACATCACGGCACGGGAAGTTTCATCTTCATTCTGATAGAGTGTTTCAAACTCTTTCTGCGTCTCATCCTTGGGCATCAAAATTTCAATACCATCACGCATAAAGTCATTCGAACCATACATCATAAATGCACGCAAGGTCGGTTGATCATTACTGTTCAACCACTCGATGAGTTCATCCAGATCATCAAAGATATTACCTACGCGGAGATATTCACCGGACGTGTCTTTCTTGTCTTCAGCATAACCACGTTCTTCAACCAACCAACGGTTTACCAGGTTAGTCAAATAGGATGCAACGAAGGTAGTGAATTCTTTATCAGAATGTTCACGACACACACCACGCAGTTGGCGAATCACATGAGCGGTATCTGTTTTCTCTTCGGTGTTTCCATGAACCATCAGTTTGAATTTGGAGTAGAACGCATCCATATTGGTTGCTTCATCCAGTGTCCACTGACGGGTATTTGTCATTGGGACAACAAATGCATCTAGCTGGGATTTCGGATCATGCGCTTTGGTATGTGCATTGATGCGCATCAGCGTATTCTCGTTACCCAAGTTAGCTTTCATTGGAGAACTCGCCACTAAAAGATCAGGCTTTTTATCCAGCTTCTTCATTTCTTCCATCGGAACAATGTATCCATCGCGGATAAATTCCTTGGTTTCCATGTCTTTCAGATCAAAGGTGGTTTTCTGTACACCGTCTTCTTCATACATGAATGGAAGTAATTCAGAAGGATTACTGAGTAATTTACTCATTTCGTTAGCGTCCGCTACTTCATAATTAATAAAGCGATAACCGAAAATACCACGCTGCCAGTCAAAACGATAAACAGCCAGTTTACCCAGCACGTTTGTGTCACGCATGGAGAATGGCGTACCATCTTCTAACCGGAGTGCTTTTTGCATCAGACTCAGGTGATAACGATGAAGAATATACCAGCCCGTTCCGGGGACTTCTACGGCATAGTCATTCAGATTATACTTAAGACGGTTTTCCCAGTTAATATCTTCAAGATTGAGCTTAGGTTGATCGAAGTTATCGTAGCTCGGAATTTCCATGGTATTGTGCTGGACTGGAGTGTATCCTTCAGTCTGACGCACATGGTCAACAGCCCGTGCTTTGTTATTGATCCACGCTAAGAAATCATTATTGTCTGTCTGCTGTTGTCCTACATATACATGCTGAGACACATCGAAGATATTTCCAGACATACCCATATCACCAGGATTGCTTACTTCCAGTAGCGGGTTATGTAGTGTACTGTCTTCAGCAATAGAAGCCAGTTTACCCTTACTGTAAGGACACTCCAATCCAGAAAAGGTAAAGCGATCCAATACCTGATAATAAATAGGTTCTTCGCGTTGCGCGAGTTCTTTCTTTGCCAGAGGAGTCAATCGATAATACAGTTGCTTACCATTTCCCAAATAGTCTAGGAATTGTAGCGTGATAATATCGATACAACATTTATAGAAAACTTCTTGCACAATAGCAGGTTGTTGGCGTATGGTAGTATCGCCAGCCATGAGATTGATCGCAATGACCGCACCTAACTGAATACCCGCTTGGGCCAGGATAAAGTTATGCAATGCTTGGCGACTATCTATGTCGTTAACGAAACCTTCCATGATAGGATCGCGCGCACCACCCTTCAGTGGAGATTTAAAACGTTCCAGTGCATTACGCCACGCGACATACATCGGACTGCTTGCACGACGGTGAACACATAACTGCACAGTTTGATAAGCAACGGTACCGCCCTCAGCAAGAGCTGCGGCTTTTTGTTGTTCATCAGTAACGTCTGCATCCATTCCGATCAACGATGCCCAGTTTGTTCCTGCTGCCCCGTAGTTATATAGGGAATGCATGGAGTTTTGTGGGGTATTCATGCTGCCCGCGAATCGACCTGCAACCTGTGCCAACATTTGCATTGGGTTAATTTGCTGAGCTTGTTGCTGACTCTGTCCTTGGGTATTGCCTTGGAGTGTACGGTTGCCTTGCAGTACACGCTGTTGTGTTTGGTTGTTCAAGCCATTATTCATCTTTTATTAACTCTCTCTAAACTTAAGCCTACGTTTGGTTGCCTCGTACAGCGGGCGATCTTCAGTGCGTAGGGCAGTGTACTTATCCTGTACTAAGTGAACACGAGGCTGGAGCATTCCGCGACCATCCGGATTCGGTTTACTTGCATACTGATAAGACACGACGAACGGCTGAGATGCGTGAATCACGCTACCAGGATGGTTGGGATCAAAATCTTCTTTCTTTCTACCAGGTCCGCGGTTTACCGTGGATTTGGTTTGAAGAATGATACCCAGACCAAAGTCGATAAGTGGGTTATCAGTACCTGTCTGCTCGAGGATGGTATTATTTTCACGCACCGATTTATCAATGTTAAACAAACGGAAATGGGTATCCAGTTCGCGATTAATAATCTTCGGGGTGATATTACTTTTATTGCGGATCATGAAACGGAAGTCATTTGCCTGATGAATCAGGAAGTCCACCAAGAATTCCATAGAGGCCAGTTCTTTGTGTAACATGTCAGCCGGGTCATAAAGTTTTATCAGGGAAGAATAGTTCAGCATCAAATAGTTAAACAGATCATACGTCGAACTGATATTGATGTTAAACTTGTTATACTTCTCTACCGTGATGTTATCTGCCATTTCCTCAATACTGGTGAAATGTTCATTCATCTGACGCAGATAAACACTTGGGTCGGTACGCTGTGGAAGTCGAATAGAACAACGTCCAATGATCAGTCGCCAATAATTGATATCGTCTAGGCGACGCACATCAAGTTCATGACTGAAAACACCAAACATAAACAACAGCCCGCCAGCATATTGTAATGCAAGGTTACTGATCTCTCCGCCCTTATTACGGCTTTTGATCGCGATTGCAGGTTCTTCCAATAAAGGCGTTCCCTTTGGACGATCAAATGCTTTAGGATGGATTGCACCGGTATTACTTAAGACCTGCCACCCATCAGCTTCCGGACAGATATCCAGCAGTGTATCAAGGGTGTCAATCACATAGTCACACTCCGCAAATTCTTTCATGCAATGGCCAAATCCATATTTGCCAAAGACATACCAAGCAAGTAAAGGAATAGGAACTTTCTTACTGGTGATTTTGCGATCGTTCTTAGAGTTCATGAAACGGTTAGCAGGTAACGTCATGTTGATGGCGTTGGTATTGATATTGCCAAGGTTCTTAACAACTCGGTTGAACGTGTGAATTTCTTTTGTAACTTTAAACTTGTAACCCAGTACACGGATAAAAATAGTTTTATCACGAGAACCGTCTACAGAGGGACCGCGTTCAGAGAGAACGTACTGCAAGTTATAAACGCTGTTGCGTGTCAAGATGTCGCCGTGTTTATTGGTATACGCCAAAAACATCAGTGGGCTTTTCAGCTCAGATTCGACACCAGTTACTGGATCCTTAAAGTGATTGAGCATCCTTACGCCGAAGAAGCTATTCTTGGCAATCTCAAAGTCCTTCGTTCCGCTACTGCTAGAACGAGTGATCAGATTATAAAACTCAATCGGATCGACTTCTTCCAGACCGTCAAAATAATAACCTTTCTCGCGCAATGATCGAAACATGTTTGAATACGCTTCATTAAGATGCGTAATGATTCGATCCATGTCCTTTTGATGCCAACCATCAACTAACGCCTGAGTAAAACTTCCCCTTTGTTCTCTGAGAACTTTGAGTACTTGCGGATCCATTTATTCTCCTAACTAAATAATTTTCAAGAGCTGTAAGAACGTGATGATGGCTTTGAAATTACCCACCACACCTTGTAATAAACGGTGCAGGCCACTTACATAATCATCCGCTCGGTATTCTTTCAGTTTTTCTACCGTAACTGTTTGTTTGAAATCACTGTGGGCCCTATTGATTTTCTCGATGTTTGCTTTTGTTTCGAGATCATCGACCTTACCAATGAGTTTCTTCTGCTCTGTTTTGAGGTCGTTATTTTCTTTCTTTATTTTATCTCTTTCGGACATAACCGAAATAGTAAATTCTCCCGTCGAGTGCTTCTTGGCTTCTCGTTCTGTGTCATGTAAATTGAATTCTAATCGTTTCTTAGGATCCAACAGTTCTTCTATAGGGATAAAACGTTGATGTTGTAATCTCAGTCCACCGGCTAAGTATAGCCCGTCTTTTTGCTCCTCATCTATTACAGGTATGATTTTAGTTAAACTTCCAAAACCGGAAGTCCAGAGTACACCCACTCGATTATGGTTATCAATCAGTCTGGCAGAGAACAAGGTACGAATACCTTTATTCGTATAACTGTCAGCCTCATGATCGACTTGGTCGAGTTCTTTAAGAATGACATTCTTAATATAACCCATTGGATTGTCACCGTGCGACTTCTCAACCAGGTTAGTGGTTTCGCGGACAGTAATCCCCAAGAGATTAGATTTGTGAATGGTTTTAAATTCAAGGAAATCAAAGCGCATCTCAACCTGAACAGTCATTCGAGTTTGATCTGTTTCGGAAGAATAAGGAGAAACCTTATCACGAAGTGCTTCTACCTTCTTTTTATATTCAATCAGGAAATCCTGATCACATTGCAACTGAGACTCCATATTCGGAACAGTAACTCGTCTTGGATCAACCAATCGAGTCACTCTTGCAATGACCTTACCCCGATCTTCCAATCGTTCAGGTCGTCCCTCTTGCCTTAGGATTTCCATCTCAATTCCCAACCGATCAGTGATAGTGATATCGTGACTGGTGTAATTGAAATATTCAATACCTTCAACAATCGCTGCCTTCCGAGACGGTGTCCAGCTATCGCCAGTTACTGTACTCATAATGCTCCTAAATATTTCTTGCAAGAAATATACATCTGTACTACTATTCTAGATGATAATATTTGCCTGAAAATGTTTAAGAGTGTTTTTTCACTGGACAGCAAAAATCCCCTTCCCCAGCCGAAGCCAGGGAAGGAGTTTTCTTATTGCTTAACTACCAGGAGCTGTTCTATTATGGAACGTCTACTGGTACTTCCTGAGCGTTAGACGCTTCAGTCTTATCAATAGTAGTGACAGGACCACCGGCGATCAGGTGTTTGTTCACTTTAGTGATCAGACCTTCGTTACCCAACAGGTTAGCGATGTCTTCGATTACAACGCGACCAATTACTGGGCACAGGCTGTGGTGTTCGTACGCAGGCTGAGTGATGATCATGCGGTACTGACGGTCAGACTGTTGTACTGAACCTTCGATAACCAGCAGCTCTTTAGCCACACAGATACCGATACCACCGAAGATATCAACTTCGCCATCTTTGGTCTGAGACTTAGGAACAACCCACAGACGACCAACTTCAGAATCGATGTTAGTTTCGATGATCTGGAACTTGATGTTCTGACCGAAGGTACGGTAGTCGCCCTGAGTCATCAGGAACGGCGCCAGAGAGGCGTGAGCTACAACAACGTACTCTTCAGGACGATCGTCCAGTTCTTTCAGAGCGGAGATGTTAGAGTTCACACGCAGAGCAGTGATGATGTCCCAAACTTTGTTTACCAGAGTCGCTTCGATGTTCTCGCGAGTGTCTTTGGAATCCAGAGTAGAAACTTCGTTCACCAGGTTCAGAGTTGCTTCGATACCAACGGTACCCAGGAAGTGCTGACCAGGCAGGATAGAAGAAGAGTCATCATTGATGTTGACAATCTTCATACCGTTGTTGTCGTAGACGTAGTCGAAGTGCGCATTGGCAGCTTTGAATGCATCGTGAGACATGTTGCGCTGAACCATTACGTCCATCTGCTTGATCATCATCTGCAACACGGTTGCATTGCTGTCTTCATCCAGCATTGGATATTTGACAGAGATCGGCTGACGACGGTTGATGTTGTATGACTTCTGAACGTTCGCATAAACAACAGTGGTACCGTAGCGACTACGGTTGGTGTTGGCGTGGTTCAGGGACAGATAAACACCTTCTAAAGAACCTTCGAAAGCTTCGGTAGTGATCAGAGCCTGAGTATCAGCTGGCATGCCAGGAGTACCCGGAGTCAGTTTGTTACCGTCTTTATCTATAACATAAGCAATCGCAACCGGAGAAATGGTTGGTGACCAGCTACGGGTAGAGCGGCTGTAAGTCGCGGTCAGTTCCAGTTGGATATACACTTTATATCCAGCATCGGTCAGACTTTTGAACAGGACGGTAGATTTACCATCTTTGTCTTTCAGGTTCGCAACGTTCAGACCGTTGATCACGAAGTTGATCTGACGCTTCTCATCAGAAGTGGCGCCAGTAGAAGGACGTGCTGCAACACCAGACATGTTACCAGTGTCCAGTACGAAGAAACCTTCGCCTTCTTTAGTTTTGACTTTCAGCAGAAGCTGTTGCAGTTTGATAGAAGATGCTTCGATCTCATCGTTCTGTTCAAATGCTGGAGCGCCCGGTGCACGGCACAGAGAAAGCAGGTTGTTGATCTTGCGAATCGCCAGGAAGTTGGTTTTGTGTGCTTGACGACCCAGCAGGTCACCATCGTCGTATGCAACATTCCATGGGGTCCAGGCAGTTGAGTCAACGAACATGGCAGCGTTCGGATCCTGAGCATTTTCAGGAAGAACTGGAACCAGTTTCAGGTCATCACCCGGATTGAATTTCGAGTCAGACAGAACAGACGCGATTGGGCGCAGGTTTTCCCAAGCTTCGTTTGCATTGCCAGAAGAGTTGTACGCACCAACACCAGCGATGTCAAGTGGGATAACCAGAGCTTCTTCTTTGTAAGGCAGTACCAGAGTAGGGTACAGTGCTTCAGCGGCTGGCCACTGTTTGTTACCACGGGCGTTCAGGTCGATGGTAGCAGCTTTCATACGCGCTACTGCACCAACTTCCAGCTGCATGGAGAATGATTCCATACCACCGTGTTTGATCATGTCTTTCAGATTACCAGCACGAGCCTGGAAGTCGCGGTCCGCATGAGCCAGAGATGCAACTGCATTCTTCTGGTTAAAGTTCATGCTGTCTGCCAGAGTCTGGATCCCACCACCGAAGTTCTCAGCGCCAACGATAGAAGCAAGAGAACCATCGGTGTGTGCTGCTTGACCGCCCTGCATCGCAGCGATCATTACTTTAAGATCTTTTCCACTACCGGTGGTAGAGAAACGAAATTTGTTTTGTTCCATCGTTAATACCCTTTACGAAAAAAGCTTTGAAAACAAATATATTTGTTCGCGGTTACAATGTTTACGCATAAGATAGCCTGTATCTATAAGCGTATCCCACAATTCCACACAGTATTACTGAGCGGCTTTTTGAATCACAAAACCCAAATCAATGAAATTTCTTTGAGCAACCGTTTTCGTGAGTTCTTTATTATCACGGAAGTACGATTCGAAAGCATTATAAGCCGACAGTAATGCTTGATAAAGAGAACTGGCCAGATCCCCTTGAACGTTTGTGAACATTGGATTGTTCACAGTATTATTACTGTTAAGAATGAAAAGCTTGCCGTTGAAGTTATGATAGTAGAAATGTTGACCTAATTGAATACTGGAATCAGCATTTAATACTTCATCATATTTTGCCTTATAAACCACTCCGTTACGATTAATGTCACCGATTGTTATATCACTGGCATAATCATAGGTTGTAGATTTAAATCCACAATATTGCTTTTCCACAGCACGCTGGAACTTTAACCAATCCAGAAGATCCTCATCTGCAATGGCGGGGAACTTGGGCAGGTAGGGCAATTGTGACAATTCAAGCTTATGAGAATTCAGAAGTTGGAAGTGATGTTCTTGTAAGAAATACACTTCTAATTTCTTATCACCCGATTTAAACAACATATTGAATTAACCTTTTAAAGTTTCAATGAGGAGCTGTACATGAATAACCTTATTCGTCTTGTTAAGCTGACCAGTGCTATCTATCAAGCGTGGCGTTTAAAGGACGTTGATCTCATGGACGAGATTCTGTTGCTGGCTGAAGAAGTACCCAACAGTAAAGAGAGTATGGTTCACCAGGACAAAAAGACAGAGGCAAGGTTACGTCGCCTCCTATCATGGATTCGAGAGCAACCGGAAGACTCTAACATCATAACATCACTACTTTCTCCGAAAATCGCTGAGATTGTCATGTTATCACCTGAGTTAGAGAAAGTCTTAAACGATGCGTTTAATGACAAACTATCGATTGAAGACTCTCGGCAGTTTATTTTCCAGATTACTAAAGAACTGCGTGACAACGACATTAAAGGTAAATTTAACGCACAATTCAAAACGATGGTTCGTCCTTTCCTCTTTGAAGATGAGAAAGAATTAACCAAAGATGACTGGATCAAAATCAGTGAACTCATTAATGGTAAGATTACCGACCTTAATGAAAGTACCTTTGATAAAGCGGTTGTTGAAGCAACGGGATCAGACAGTCCGGAATCACTCACTGAAGTTATCAACCAATTAAAGATTGAGACCTCAGAAGAAGGTATTATTAAAACTGGATTAGCGGGTCTGAATGAAGCGTTATATCCTGACTTGGGTATTCGTCGTGGTCTGATGTACATGTTGGAAGCATTGACCAACCGCGGTAAGTCATTTGGTTTAGGTCATTTGTTAGCTTCTGTACCGCTCTACAATAAGCCGTTACTCCGTAACAAGGCTAAGATCCCAACTGTCCTGCTAATGTCAGCAGAAGACTCCCTGGGCTTAATCTTCAAACGTATGTATGAATTGTTCGTGACAGCTAAGACTGGTGTTAAACCAGACTTCTTTGAGTCCACTACCGAAGAAGTAGTTAAAGTTATTATTGACACGTTTCATGAAAATGGTTGGGCATTCAAATTCTATCGTGTTAACCCAAGTCACGATAACATCTATGAGATCATGCAACGTGTTCGCACGCTGGAACTTAAAGGTCATGAGATCATTGTTGCAGCTTACGACTACCTGGCTATGGCTGACCTGACAGGCTGTACAGGTGAGTCACGTTCTGACAAACTCCAGAACTTGTATAACCGTGCCCGTAACTTCTTTACCTCTCGTGGTGCTGCGTTCTTAACTCCACACCAGTTGAACCCAGAAGCCAAGAAGTTTATTCGTGAACAAGATGACGATTCTGAAATTTACTTTATCCGTGATGTTGGCGGTAAGTCGATGACAGAAGGTTCAACTAAGCTGACGAACGAAGTGGATGTAGTAATCGGTTTCCACGTAGCCAAACTCCAAAACAACGAGTGCTGGTTTACCGGTTATGTCGGTAAGAAGCGTGGTGAAGGCGCAAAAGAATCTGATCGTTTCTTCATCTATCCGTTACATGAAACAAATGGTTTAGTCCATGACGTAAACTTTGAAAAGAAAACCTATCGTAAATCCTTACAGCACAGAAGTGAAGCAATGGGCGGTGGCTCAGACTTTGATGACATGGCAGCATAACAACTAATTGCATAACTACCTCTACTCCTTGCGGAGTAGAGGTAGACATTATGACTGTCCATCAGAATAACGATCTTGAGCTTTTAAGAAAATGATTAACTTTGTAGTTCTTTTCATGATGGGTTTGATATCACTGGTGATTGGAATATAGTCATTACGATAACCCAGTAACACACCACGCCGAACATACACCGTATCATCATCATAAAAGTACTGGTAAGTTAATGGATGTCCAGGTTCTAAATACCCTGTATCGCCATTACGCCATTCCAGTTCCAACACTTCACCTTGGTTCCGTGCGTTCTGAGACATTCCTACCATCACGTTACCTGTTGGGTTAGGGTTGATAGGAATCCACTCATTACCGTCACGACGATCGCTAAGTTTATACTCTTGCATGGAGTCAGCACGCGTAGTCAACGCACGGCCGTTGTTATAATGATAACCTGTATCACCGGCAACAGCATCACCCGAAATCATCCGCTGACCCACCCCTTCATTCTGTTTACGAATGTCAGCATGGTCTCTATGATCAGCATCACCGGCTGCAATGATAGTCAATGCAGTGGGTGTGACGTAGAACGTATTGTCAAGATCAGGAATCTTGTTCTGAGGAACACGGATCAAATTAATGGGACGAGGATGGGTTATTACACGTTCCGTATTAAAGAGCGGATAAATCCACCAATAATTCTGTTTGTAAAAAGAACCTAATCCTTTTGAATAGACACCATGTTCATTGTGTTGCTGAAGAAACTGGGCAGCGTCAATCAAACGTGTCCCACTGGGGAAAACGATCTGGCGATAGTTATTGACGTTATCAACTGGTTCATAAAGCTGTAAGCCCTTATACGCATCATAACCCGTTAATCTCACTCCCTGCGTCTTTTCTTCGAAGACTGAATGCAATGTATCTCGAATATTGGCAATAGAATAAATATTCGAGATAGGAACGTTACGAATCTTGGCGAATCCTTTTTCCATTAACTGGAATTCATAAGGTACTAAGTTCGTGGTGTTCAACGCATCCAGTTTATTTGCAATGGTCGAATTGGATTCCGTATGGACATCCTTATCCACCAACGGTATCGCAACGTACTCTGCCATTACCCGAGACTTACCGGTTTGTTTAAAAACCTGACAAGTCAGGTTATCACGATACTTCACGAGTTTATCAAAGTAGACACCTGGCTGTAGTCGCACACGAATCTGAATCAGCTCATTCCGTCCATTGACAAAGTCCGCTGAGTTCGTCATGCGCTCTACACCAAGGGCAGTAAACTGCCCAACAGGAGTAATAAAGACACAAGTGATCTGCGAGGTTTCTGCAACGTTATTGGAAAGCGTTGCTGTCAATGACGCTTGACGTAAGACGGTCTGTATTTGACTAGAAATCATAAACCGCCCCCAAACCCTTTTAAGAACCCTAAGGTTTCTGAACTTACACCTGGACTGAAATCACGATAACCGATTTCAGATTTATAATTATCCAAGTGTGAGATATAAGAGATGGGTTCATCAAAGTCAGCGCCGTACATCATTCTTCCACGCAGGGCATCAAGCAATGTCAGATTTTTGGTGTTAGGAACATGCAGCGTCCGGTTAATCTTTTCATGGTGGTAATGAGCATAGGCCGTAAAGATGTACCGACCTAACTTCTCAATAAGCTCTAGCTCTTTGATATCAGGAGTTCGAAGATATCCACCATTATGCTTAACCTCGATCCAGTGCTGTATCCAGGTTTGAATCGAATCGAAGATCACGGGAATATCCTCACGAGGATACCGGAACCCAATACGAAAATTCTCACCCATCAAGTCAACAGACCGAAGTATATGATAGATCGTATAAGGTCGTTCGGTGTTTTCCATCAATGACTCAAATCCATTGATAGGAGGATTCTCCTCAAAGTGCTTCAGTTGCCTCGTAGAGAGAAAAGAAGCCACTGGCATCACCACAACGAATGTACGCTCTGTAAAGAGCTTGTAGAGCCTTATAAGCTCATTACGGATATAAGTATAACGGTCAGTGTGCATAAAGTAACCTTAAGTGAAATCGCTTGTGGTTATCAATGCCGTTCTAATCGCAAGAATATAAATTCCACCCATGTAAAGTTTACTGATATCATCAAGTAACCAATACCCATCTAACACATCCATCAACCCTTGTTTGTCAACAGTCCTTTCACGGAACATGCGCCAAATAAATTTCTGGGTTTCGGTCCCCCCACCTGTATAGAAATCATCTCCAAAGAAATAATCCCAGAGTTCACCTTCCTGTGGATAACGTGGACCAGGTGCAGTAGGAGCAGGAATCAATGCACCACTATATCGATAAGGAGCAAGGGCAGCGCCTTCTTTATGAATAGTAATCGCTCTGTCCATTTTGGAGAAGAAGATACCACCATAGAAGCGAGTATTAATCATGGATGCACGGTTATGAACGTAGAAATCATTACGATAACGTTCTGGGTGTGAAAAGTCATTACGATAGAACATGTCCCAAACTGTCATGGGTTCCTGTGTACGCGTCCCGTCTACCCAGTATTGAACACTGATGGTTCGGATACGGTTACGTGGCGCAATCTCGTTAGCAGGAATAACATAGCTTAGGAATTTGGCAAGATAAGGGTCATACAACCGATCGCCATCTTTGTTAGGAATTATGACGGTGTCTTCTGCGCTATAATAATGGCGTGATAACAGGTCATCCATAATGGCGAACTTGGCGTCATATAAACGCTTGTTTAACTGCATGTCTTCTTGCGTTAAGACTGCGTTCCCACCATTAACCGCAGAGTCTTTCGAGTACCACAACGTCTTGACAGTTTTCGTGTCCAAGTTGTTCTGGATAGCCTGGGTCATTTCTCCCATTAAGGTGGCTTCGAAATAGTAGACTTTATCTGCTTGGATTGTTTTCAGTTCAGGTTGCTCGTTAAGGACATATATCCCGGCTTTTCCACCGCCGATATCCTTAATGAAAATATCGCCTTTATTGGGAGTCAGATCAAAGAGCACGTAACCCGTCAACTGATGTGTGCTTTGAGCAGTATCAGGTAGGAAGTTATAGTTCCCGTTGCCGTTATCAATTTTGACAATTAAGTTATTGATACGAGTGTAAGACTGGTAAGTCTCAATGCTCTCCGGTTGGAAACCAATTTGTTCTTCACTGGCACCCAGGTATTGGCGATAATAGATGGTTCGTGTTGGTGTACCGGGAACCATTGAGAGCAGGCTAGTCTGAGGAACGTACTTAGATTCGATTATCGAGCTCTTATATTCCTCAGGTAACGCACGTTCCTGCTCAACTGGTGGCTTGGTCCCACCGATTGAAGTTTGGGCCATATAACATACCTTTGTCTTTAAGCTTAAGATAGTTTTGATACGAAGATGAGTTCTTGGCGACAATCAAACTGTAGAGCGTCCCATACGGCATATAGAAACGCATCTCAGGACCGTCACCTACATCGATACCATTATAGACGTCTTCCCAATCGCTCCATCCACCTGTCCCCCAATCATCGGGTAACTGATACCCTGGGAACAAGATACCTATGATCCATTTAACGAAATCAGGATCATCCAGGAAATCAAGAATACAATCTTCGTCATACAAACGAATCGCATAATCAAACGAGAAGACTACACGATAACTGTTTGCCATTTTCGGTAAACGAGTAAGAATAAGATCCCCGTTATCCAAGAGTTGGATTTGTTCTTCTTTAACTTTGATCGCTTCTGTTCCATCATCAGACCAGACTGCGATGTTCAATGGGTTCTTGTGACGGAAAGTGACTTTCTCACGATACTTCATGATGTAGTCAATAACCGTTTGGTTCCAGGTAAACCCATTAATGTCCTTCATGTTGATCAAAACCTGATTTGGTTGATTCTCAACATTAACCAAGACCTGGAGTTGGGGACTGATCCAGTATGTCGGTTCAGGGCGCCAGTTATCTTGAGATGGAAAGACATGATAGAACGGTGCTTGATGTTTCAAGTAGTCCCAGATCTTAGCAGCCGCCGCTGATTCATAGAACCGACGAGCAACAAACTCTTCTTTGTTGTTACTGAACACATCCGGGACATAGTGATCAGGCATGGGTTGTTGGTAGACTTGAATAGGATAGTTAAAAACCCACTCAGTGTGTTCAGCCCAATAGAACCAATAACGGAAGCTCACTTCGAACTTACCGATATATGCACCTTGATTCACCAGTGCCAGATTTGGATTCTCCATATTTACACCGATATTCGCCATCTGTTGTTTGAAGACAAACACAGGGGCTTTGAATGCAGCATTACGGAGAATACCTACTGGAACCTGGGAGTTATCTTCCATCCATTCAATGAAATCTTTATCAGCTGGAATAATTGCGGTATTCTTTAAACGCAAGAAGATTTCGTAATAACAACCCAACTGAGGTTCTGTCAAAGGGAAGTGAGTATCCACATTGAACAACGTATTCTGATGTGGAGACATAACACCACGTCGGATATTAGTCAGATAACGTTCTGCGGTTACACGGTCTTTAAAGAATGCGTTAACTTCCACTGAATAACGACGAGTAACAAATTTAGGAACAATGGATGCCTTGGTATTCGGTTCGTACCAAAGCGGTGGATTACTGCTATTTCCCGTGTACGCATCGAGCTCGTCATTATAACCGGACTCTGTACGTTCGAGTACAACAAAAAGCTTGTTATCGTAACCTAGGTCAGTTCCTATGTCAGATCCTCGCTTTCCGTCTTTATCTCCCCCTAATAACTTCGACACTTCTGCTTCACCGTTAAAGAAGATTCTCTGGTTTACGTTAATGTTAAAGTAATCCAACATCTTTTCTAGTGATGCGAGTACAGCAGGTCGTGTACCTATTCTGTATGTCTCATTAGAAGGAATTCTTACACTCAGCATATATAATTCCTCTTTAGAACAATCATAAAATCAAACTCTCTTACCCCTTAACTGGAGTAAGAGAGAATAATCGTTATCCTATTTCTATTTCTACTTCTTCTGTATTATCACCTTCGGTGGAAGGATTAGGATGTTCGCTTTGCTCACCTGTATTATTATCCCCTTCCCCTCCAACCGGATTCTCCGCACTACCTTCATCTTTCTCATCTGGTAACCCTTGCGAGTTATCAGACGTATTATCATTCTTGCCATTATTTTTTAATAAGCGAGAATAACGAATCTGAAAGAGTTCCTGGGAGATACTAATAATGGCGATATCAGAAAGACCATCCGAATACAGTTCCATTAATCGAGCACCACTCAACAGGGAACGGTAGTAGGTGAGTGTCTCTTCATCCACTTGCCCTTTAAAAGCGGCAGTGATCGATTGAACAAACTCAAGAGAAAGAGAACCTTCAATAAACTTTACTTGGTTAATCTTGATAACACAGCCCATCAAGAAATTACGCAGTTTAAGTTTATTGAGCCCTTTGGTGAGATCAATAGAAGAGACGTCTCGCTCTACATCGTAATTGATGCCAGATAAGGCACTCAGAACCACGTAGCACCGCATTACTCCCTTATACCCATAACTGTTATTGGAAATGGGTAGCTCAACGTACTGATGCGCAGAGGAAGGATTTACAGGGGTCGAATCATAATAATCCACATTGACTAATAAACCCAACCCAAAGACGTCACTTAGTTTAGCGTAAACATCATTCATTGTGCAAGGACCTGGTAGACTCACAGTGGGAATCTTGGTCAGGTAATCACTCAAATCAATTTTGTCTAAATGGAAAAACGTCTTGGTATTATCTTTAATACCTTCGATGCGGGATGTGTTTTCGTCTAGTGCATAAATCTGATAGATGCTGTAACCCTTGGGTAAGCGTGAAGCAAGATCCTCTTTAAAGTTGTAAGACATAATTACCCCTTAAAGTTAGATTTCGCCGGTGGCTTCTCTTTAACAGATTTCGCCATTTTCGCAAGAGCATTCATGGTACCGGTGATTTTATTTTGCATGCCGCCGATAATCCGAGCTTTTTTCGTCTCTTCTTTGGCCTCGTCCCCGGCTTCCTTGTTGTCTTCTTTGATACCCGCTTTTACTTCCGGAGTATCGTCATCAGATGGCGTTTTGGGAGTACGTAATTTATTAGCAGCTTGTTGCGCATTACTTAATGTTTTACGCAATGAGCCACCTACAGATTGGATGCCTTGGTTAGCACTGGTTTGAACTTCCTTATAAACCGTACGCAACTTAGCCACCGTATCACAGCCTTTAACTTTTTCAGCAGCCGTACGGATCTTATCCATAGCACTACCAAGATCGCTGTTTTCATCTTTGACTTCGTTGTATTCTGTACCGCCTTCCATCGCTTTGATCAAGAGGTCTGGATCGCGCAATGGGGAGCCCTCAGGGATAGGAGTATTTCCTTCTACGTTGTTTAACGCATCCAAAGCCTCATTAGCCTTCTCAGCAGCAGCCTCAGCAGCTTTCTGTGCGTCCCCAAAGAAATATGTACTAATACGTTTCAACATGTCTGTAATGTTGTTGTAGAGACGCTGAGCGACTTCTTTGATAGTTTCGCTGATCTTAGCAGCCTCGTTCCCGCATACGTCATAATACAACGCATAGAAACGTTCTGTGCCAGCCATGGCATCAAACCCATCACGTGTGACATCCCCTAAAGAGATATATCCGTCAATCATCCATTCAAGATGATTAAACTCGCCCTCTAGGGTATCGTCCATTTCCTCTAAACGAAATTCTTCTTTATCGTTCATTCTTAACACCCTATAAAACGGTCATTGCCAAACTGGTACATCTCATCGATAAGCTGAACACAATTTAGCAACACGATGGCTCGAGCCAAAGGAAAAGGAGATTCGGTAGAATCTACCCACTCACGGACACTGTTTAATGCTTTATCAACAGCCATGGCACCTTTGGTGATAATGTCTTGGTTGATATCAAAACGAATAGTGTCCTGAACATTTTTATAATGTTCATCAACCCAGATTTTCACATCAGGGTATTCCATAATTGCTTTGTGAAGTTTTTCTGGCTGACTGACATCCATAATGAGATCTTGGATACCAGTTTCGTCTCCATCATCACCCTGAATCATCATTTCAAGAAGTTCAGTGAAATGTTGGTAATTAACAGTAGTGACTTCATTGTTATCAACAAAGCGTGGAATGGTGAAGTCGTCCTCGATAAACTGCAAACGGTTTAATGCCTGGTGACGTGTTATCTCAGGTGGTAGCAGTTCGCCTCGAAGATCGACTTCCACTCCATTACGTTGCGCTTGAATGATCGTGAGGATCTGTTTCAAGAAAAGATAATTATCTTGGTTAGAGATCATACCAAAACCTCAATAAACCCAGTGAAGTAATCGTGAGTTGAATTAACCGAAATAATGAGTTTACCATCTACGGTGCTAAGATGGACATCACTCAGGGTTAATTCGTAGAAACCAAATACTCGACAGAAGGTCATGAAGTCACGCACACTGTCTTTATCAAATGACGTCGCTGTGTTCAAGACATTCGGATCCACTACGGTTAACGTGGTGGAGTATTTGGTATTTAATTTAACACCCATTGCCTCAGTAATCTGATCCTGTTCTTGATAAATCGATTTCTTATAAGGACGCAGTGAAATTCCCGAAGGAAAAATGCTATCCAGAGAGATCTTCTTCATCAAGATGCCTGATTTTGATAAGGTGTCCTGTAGCAGGACTTTATCGTCGTCAGTGGCTTTCTTGAATGCAAGGGTTCCTAAGGCAACAGAAGTCTGGGTGTTGTTGATACGGTCGAACGCATTAATTCCCAGACTCTTTATCTGTGCCAGTGAAAAATTCACTGCATCAACATTACTCATTTACGCAGCCCTGTATTCACAAAGTCCAATCCAGTATCTAACCCGGTCAATACGTATTGAAGGTTAACTGTCATCAGACGTTTATTGAAACGCACCAGCCAGTTCAGATAGCGACGTTGGTCAGATGTCACACCACCGTCTGTATGTTCAAACGAACGAGCTTCTTTCTCAAAAGTACGATATAGTTGCGATACAGTACTTTGATTAGAGCGAATATCTTTGATCGTTTTACGGATACCCGACAGTACGCTATCCACCATGACACCACTGGGTTCATATTGATCAGAAAGTAATCTTACCGGAACAGTAGAGTTTTGGAAATAGATTCCAACCTTATCGAGGTTCTCTGCTTTTGGGTGATCCACAATGAGCTGACGGTTACCTGGGATGATACCTGTCGCTAATGAATCACCTGTATCTTTCATGTCCAGATTCTTCTTAACAACTTCCATGGTTTTATCTAACTGAGTCTGTAAATCAAAGTTGCTGTTTCGAGCATCTTTAATCATCTCCGTTAAACCACGATAAACTGCAATTGTCCCCGCATAGTAGTCATTGACGTTCTTGATAGATACTGCGACCCAGTTTGGATCAAGCGACATCGTTAATGGGTCAAATAAACGACGAATATTTGCTGGATACTTAACCGGGTGAGATACGACTCCGTCGCGCTTACGATTTACCCCAACACGAAATTCCCGATTGTCAATACGCGCAATACGGTTATTAATCAAGTTGAGAATAAAGGCAACAGCATCTTTGGCGAGTTGAACCAAGAAATCAATAACCTGTTTTACTTTGCTTGCTGACTCTATACCGTCTACAAACATCGCTGCGGGTTCATCATTCAAATAGGGATCACTGATTACCCCATGTTGAACAAAACGGCGTATGACGCTCTCAAGGCCGTCTACTTCCGCTTTATCCTCTTCTTTAACATTGTCTTTCTTAACGTCTACTTTCTCATTAAGAAAGAAGTTCATTCGCCCCTCATAAGGTTCCATGCGCTCCCCGTAAATATAATCGGTAGAGTCAACGGGTTCCTTAGGGCTTGGAATCAATTTTTGAGACATAATAAACTCCTAGTGAGATCATAGCATTCAAACAAACAGCAAAAGGAACAAGGAGCCGAAGCCCCTTGTTCCTAATGTCATTTCACTTCAGAAAGTTGACGATTATTTCTTGTCGTCTTCTTTCTTAGGAGCTGAACCGCCCATGTGTGCTTTAACGAAAGCCAGCTGAGCTTCCAGGATATCAGCACCCAGGTTAGTTGCACCGCGCGCATATTTCAGAGCTGCGGTGTGAGCTGCTTTAACAGCACCGATGGTAGACTTGACTTCTTTCTTGTCGTCACCGGTCTGGCTTGAAGCAGGAGCCTGGTTCTTCTCAATCGCGCCAACGGCTTTGTCGCGCTGAGTAGTCAGGGCATTTTTGTCCAGCTTGGCATTGTGCAGTTTGTCCGCATCAGAAGCGACGCTGTTAACCAGAGACAGCAGGACAGATTTGTCCAGTTTGCCACCTTTCGGTGCTTCGCCCAGTTTAATGGTCACGTTGGCTTTGCCCAGACCCGCGTCAGTTACCGGAGCAACGACGTGAATTTCAGCGCCAGTACCAATAACCACTTTCAGCGTTTCAGTGCTGTCGTTTTTACCTTCGATGGTTTTGGTGCCCGCAGAACCGAATGCATCGGCTACAGCGTGAGCTGCTTGTGCAGAGTCGCCTTCACGAGCGATACCCAGACCACCCAGTTCAGAGAAGCATTTACCCTGTACAGCGATCAGAGCAGAGATAGCTTTAGAGCTACCGTTAGCATCCAGCAGTGAAGCAGACTTAGACAGGCTGACTTCGCCGTCTTTCACAGTACCTGCGTTAACCGCAGCTTTAGTGGTGCCCGCTTTATTTTTGATGCCTTTCAGTTTGTTGAACAGACCAACAAACATGTTGATGAAGCTGTTGTACAGATCGATGAAGAATTTCTTCACGGCACCGACTGCTTTACCAGCAACTTCTTTCATTGACTCAACGCCAGCGAAAGCAGCCAGGTTGGCAGTTGAAGCGTCTGAGTAAGACTCAGCACCCTGTACTTCGATCGGAACACCGAACTTAGCAGAGATTTTAGCACCACGTGCCATACGGTGAGCAAACAGCTCAGCGTTGAAAGGAGTTGCGCCTGACATCATTGATTCGATACCGGCAACTTCTTCTTCCAGCTCTTCGACTTTTTCTTCCAGGGCTTCGATCGCAGTTTCATGAGACGCGATGTCTTTGTCATGTTCAGCGATGTCTGCTTCGGCTTCCGCGATTTCTTTATCAACAACTGCTTCCGCTGCTTCTTCAGCAGTAGCAACGATAGCGGTTTCGCTCAGTTCAGCGTTTTCTTGGCCAGCAACGCTTTTGAAGATATCAGAAAGTGACATATTGCAATTACCTTTTTCTATAGAAATGGTTAAAACGATTTAATTAAATTGTTTACTTAAGTAGGACGACAATGTGTCCACATAATCGTCCAGGTATATCATGAGCTGCGGAAGAAACCCTGAGTATAAAGTGAACACTTTGGTATTCCCTTCCAGATGGGAACGCAGATCTGTCAGCAGTGCAGCAGAAACGTCCCCTTTCAAAGTATCTAAATGAGCAAAAGATTTACCCAGCACAGTATTGAATTTCTTTGTATAACTTTCGTACTGATTGAGCGCTTTTACAACATATTGATACGTTTCCACCAACTTGTTCAACTTCACCAAGATAGACTTGACGTCGTCTTTAACAAATGATTCAGTGGTTTCTTCACCCGGACTGGTAAAACTGACCAGTGAAGTTTTATCGTTACGTTCATCAAACCAGATCTTTTTACCACCCGGTAGCAGTTCTGAACACACGGTATTCTTCATGCTAGAGTCAGGCAACGCAAATTTCGGGTACTTAAGTGCTTCCAAACCATTCAAGATACTCACTGCATCTTCAGTGGTCTTAATAGAGGCAATCTTCTCCAGTAATGCTACTTCCTTACTTGCGTAAGCTTCGACATCCTGTAAAAAAGATCGGAGGATATCCATGGTCTTTTGAAGATCGACAAGACCTGGTTCAATATCAGAAGGTTTCCCATCACGGGTTGTCTTCTTCAAGAGATTTGCACCGAAAGTGAACTCTTCCTTCAAGGTATCTTTACTTAAACGGTTATGAACATGGCCAATAAACATTCGACGAGTACCGAGTGTTTTAATAATCCCGCTCACAGCAGCCTTAGAAGCATCACCAATCGCTTTTAAGCTAGCATCGGTGGCTTTACCACCTGCGCCTTTAAGTTTCCCCAGGACGTCCGAGAAGAAGGATTCTGCACCATCTACTCGGATATCCATAAGGATGAGTTCCTGAAGTGAGTCTCTTAAGACATCACGTTCATTCGACATCGTAACACTCCACATGCAAATTCAGCATGGTCACCAAATGACTGGCTAACACAACGAGTTGATTAGAAACCTGAGTTTTGAAACCGTTAACGTCGTACTGATAATCAGCGGTGATTAAACCATACTGATAGGCACGATCTTGCCCTGAATTTCCGTTACGTAATGTGGCAAGCACATCCTTTACATCATCAGGATTAAAATTAACAGCATCTGTCTCAACGTTCATATCTTTCAGTTTATCAATGATAGATTGAATAATGTCACGAATAACATAGATCTGTGTCAATGAAAGGATCTTCATTGAAACTTTCCCAGAGCGTTCGCTTCCATCTTTGATAACATGATAACCCGTCATCGACAGACTGTCAGCATAAAGGGTGTTGTCAGTGGGGACAATGATGTTGTCTTTCACCCAACGTTGGTCCAGAGAGATACCCTGAAACATTACGCCATCCAGCATCGGGAATGTCTGACGCGCTACTAACATGCCGCCTTCGTCATCGACCAGCTTGGATCGCTGATTAAACAGCTTGGGAATCTGGCGTTCAATATCAAGAATGTCGGTGTTCTTCTCGTTACCAAAGTAACGAATCACCGAGTTCTTATAACGAGTCTGCTCCATCTCCCAAACACGCAAGCAAGAGAATATATAGTTAACTTCACCTTGCAGTTGTTTTGCCGTGTCACCATTCAGGAATCGACCACCTTTAGAAAGAGACCGAGTAATTAGCTCATTCAGCTCTACCTCGGTACATCCCTCTCTGACCTGTCCGATTACATCTAGTAAAGCATCTAACGCTTCCAGACGAGTTTCCAGGACTTCAGTTGAGGTAGTCAATTCAACCCAGCTACGGTGGAAGTTTTCCACCAACTGGTTGGCCCAGCGCTTGATGTTCTTGTAGGTCTCCCCCAACATCTCACGCAGGACCACAGCACGCGTCGTACGCCATTCTTTCGGGGTAATGTTAATTCCGAAAGCTTCATTACCTGCCACAGTGGTCGATCCGTTAGAAACCCGGAGATTGGGATTCTGGGAAACTAACGTGTCCACCGAGCTAGCCATGTCTGGCGTAATCTCAAAATCTTCGTTGTCTTCAACTTTGCTTAATGCGGCTTGAAGTTCTTCACGGACTTTGAGGTTGATGCGAAAGTTATCAATCGCATCACGTGCTTCTTCAGTAAGCTTAGGGACACTCTGAACAGACGCGGGATTAACAGCTGCTGCTTTCAGATCACCCACTAAGTTACTTGTCATAGTAGATACCGTCCATGCTTAAACAGAATTTCGCTGCAAGCTCAGGACCGATAAGAGCCATGAAGTCAAAGAAGTGACGATCTTCGATAATCGAGAAATCCACATCTTCTACTTTATACTCTACCCGACCATTCTGGTGTGCATCATAGATGAGTGATAAAGACATAGGTTCGCCTTTAATACTCATGTTCTGAATTCGGTTAAAGTCAATCTTCAGTTGGTTGATAACAACCGCACCTGAGAATCGGCCTGCAATATAACCAACGATTTTGCGAGACAACTCTTTACGAGCACCACCACCGTTACGGAAATTGACAATCAACCAGTTACGGAAGTTGGCACCAATGTAACGACGTGTGATACCGAAGATCTCAGCATGTGCTTGCGCATCACTCATCAGTTGGAAAGAACCCCAGCCATTCAAGAACGAATTAATGATCCGTTCATTATTCTCCAGGATTCCATTGTCGAAATTTGCAGGGACTAAACCGAATTTAAGATACTTAAACTCAGTTGCCATAGCGCGCCTCGATTTGGGCGATCTTGCCCTGTTTCTTAATGATCTCATCCTGATAGATTTCGATCTGACGTTCCAGACCTGGATCTTCAGCACCGGTGCGACGGTTGTTCAGGCGAGCGATTTTCATTGCCAACATGTCGATATCCGCATTGGAATCAATGATGACTTTGATATCTTTCTTCATACGTTGACGTCTCCACCAGTACAGTGGGTTCAACTGATGAGGAGCAAGGTTACGTTGAACTGTAACTGCCTTGTCACCTACTGTGGCAGCCAGGACTTCTTCAGACTGTGCGTCATACGGCTCATCAGTCAGATCGTCGATCATGGTTTCCAGCGTCTTGGTAGACTGCGAGAATTTCACGACCAGATTAGAGAAGTATTTCGGAGTATTATTAAAAAGAGCGAGATCGACCTTGGTCAGGAACGTGTTCATGTTCACTTCTTTATTCGCTTCGGTCAGAACGATATCTAACACGATGCCCGCATAACGGTTAAAGAAGTTGATCGCAGCAATTGAATCCAGAATACCTTTTTCTTTAAAGGTAATGGTTTCAGTATCAAACGTTTCAGTTTTACCGCGGATGATACGTTCTTTGAGTTTGGGTACCCAAGCAAGCAGTTGCTTGATAGCGAAATCCATAGAACCGACCAGAGTGCTGCGAGAGTCGATGGACTTACGGATATCGTTTTCAATCCCTTTCAACACGGCGTTACGTTGAACATAGACTTCAACGGCACTCATGTTATCGGAGCTATCGCGCAGCAGGCTGATGGTATCGCTCAGACCACGAAGGTAAACGAGTTCTTTATCGATGGAAACAATCACATCGGTTTTTGGAGTGTCACTAATAATGATCATGAATTAACGTCCACCAAACAGTTTAGCCAGAGAAGCCAGATCCATCGACGTGTCTTTCTTAGCATTCACGGTGATCTGACGCTGAGTCCATTCTTCGGGCATGTTGTTGCCAGCGTAATAGAAAGTGAACAGACCCAATGCATCGTTAACAACAACGATAGTATTAGCCAGCACCGCTTTACGAATTTTGTTAATGCCACTACCATCGAAACGTACACCCAGCTCCAGCTCGATATTGCGAGCGGTCTCAGCAGACAGAATAATGGTGTTGGCCTGGGAGTTCATGCTGACAATACCGGTGCGCAATGCAGCCATGGTATTTTTACTAGCACGGTCGGTTGCTTCATTATAGTAACCGGACAGATCGTTTTTACGAATCTGGAATTCGCGTTTGATCTCGTCTTCGCCAGTCAGTAATTCAGGAGAGGTGATCTCACCTGTCTTCGCCATCATGATACGAGCTAACCAACCATCCTGCGGCCGGGCAGCTTCGAAGATCCTTTGAAGATCGTTTGAAGTTACCGGTACAGGTGTCTGACGGAAAGTCAGAGGAAATGTCTGGGTAATCCCATCGATGGTAACAGATGCGTCAACAGTACGACCGATTGCCAGAGGTTTATAATCCTGAAGATCAGCAACCTGTTTACCGTTGACAGTCACAACGTTCTGCTGAACTTTCTTGGCGGTAGCCGGTTGACCAAATGCTTCTGCGCCTGCCAGTGACATGAAGCCTGCACGGCGTGGTTGGATACCGTCAATCAGGTCAGTGACTTTGATACCATTTACGCTACCTTGCAGAGCAAAGTGAGCCAGGACATCATTAATGTCGCGAAGGTTGATAACAGTCATCAGGTCATTCATGTAGTCCTGATGCAGAAGGGTATCTTCAATAGCAACTAAAGGCGAGATCAGAGTTTTGGATGCAGACTTGGCAACGTTACCAGTCTGTAGAACATTGTATGTCGCCGCTGCGCCATCAATGATTTTACCAGCCGTTTCCACACCTTTCTTGTTAGCACCGAAGTTAGTAGCTAGCTGAAGCAGCGTAGCTCCTAAAGAAAGAGCTTGAGGAATCATTACGTACTCCATTAAGGTTTATTTATGAGTTCAAATGAAAATGATTTTACAAATTATTCAGGGGAGAACCTTCCAAATAGAGAGGAAATTTTCGATGCGTCTCTATTAGAAGGGATTTCTCCTGGATATTCATCGCCTTTAATTAACTCTTTAAGAGGGTTAAAGATTCTAGGTCAGGGACCGGCAATGATGCCGTTATCCGATAACACCATAGGATTGCCGTTTGTTACCAGACCTCAACTGAATCTCACAGATGATAATATCACTCGCTCTGAGAAGCTCGTGAGCTTGTATGGTGCCGGACAGAACAGTATCGGAGCATATATAAGAGGGATGTTAGATGAACGCTGGGCGGCAGCTAACGCCGGCAAGATTTTAGATAACCGTATGCCGTTTATCGTTCCTCTTACTACCTTCATTAAAACCTCTACTGGATTCAGTGATCTTCAACTTTCTATTGAAACATCTGAACCGGGATTACGCAGCCAAGTTTACCAACGTGTGGCCAGTAAGCTTGAAGAGAATGGATCGTTCACCATCAACCAAACTTATTACAACCCAAAACCTTCTGTTATCCAAGCACTGTTCCAGTACTGGGAAGACTATATTTCAGAAGTAGTTTCTGGGGATCGTCAAGTCACCCCGCGTGATTGGTACTTGATGGGTAACCGTGTTGATTACGATTGCCGTATCTATCACTTGATCATGAACAAAGACGCAATGTTCTTAGAACATATTTTCGCCACGGTTCAATCTATCCCAACGACGTATCCAGCTGGCGCAATCGCTTCTATCGATACCACTCAGAACACTTTACGTGGTGAAGGTCAGGATGACTTTACTATTCAGTTTGCTTCTGTAGGGCAACGCCAAGATGAGTTTGGATTGATCCAGTCGTTCAATGAACACAGTTTTCTTTATAACCCGAACCTTGCTCCTGATAGACGTAACAACTACTTCCGTGAATTAAGTTCCCAGGAGTACATTGCTTACAGTGGCGGAGCATATCCTTTATTACTACCACGACGTGAAGAAAAACGCAGTGGAATTAAGTTAACATGGTGGGTTCCTAAATGAGTAGCAGCATGACCTTTGATGAATTAAACCGAATATCGAATAACCCTAGCCGCGTAATTGCCACTATCTTTAATAATATCGAATCGACCTTTAATGCACAGCAGGGTACACTGAACTCCAGTGATCATCCTTTTGCGTTTATGGTTGATCTGGTAACCGGTACGCAATACGGCTTTATTTCTCGCTTGGGTGATGCAGAAGCAAGTCAGTTCCGTGTTCATGCACGTAACATCGGTGACTTGTCTAAAACCATGAGTGACGAAGATTGGTATGGCGTTTACGGAACACCCAGTGGAACAACCATTCGTTTCATCATTGCTGAGGAAACATTGGACGAGATCGCTATTCGATACACCGAGACCAGCGGAACACTGGAGAACAGTTATCGTAAGTTGGTCATTCCGCCGGATACCCAATTTGATATTGCAGGAATTCCTTTCCTGCTAGAAAACCCTGTCGAGATTCGTGTAATGGATCACGGTGGCTACGAAGTGGTTTATGATAGCACCCGTCAGTCTAAACTGAATCCACTGTCGACGAATACCCCTGATGTGACTTACTTGGATATTGACCGGTTACGGTATCTGGCAATCCATCTGCCAGTCCGTCAACTCGAAATCACTGCGTATCCAAATAAACCGATTAACGGCACAGCAGGTTTTAAAGATGTCATTACGTATTCTGATGACATCTATGCTGTACGTGCATTTATTACACCGGATGGAAGCACACGCCGTTCTGAGATGGCAGTCATCTATAATAATGAAAACTACGACCCTAACCAAGCCACGCTGGTTGTGGATCTGAAGACCGATACAACGTTTGAGGTGTCGGTTCCACCCGTCTATACGCAGAACGGATTAATCACTTCTGCACGTATCACTATTCTGGTCTACACCACGAAAGGTGAGATGTACCGTGATTTGTCGACATTAACAAACCAGTACTTTAAGTACGCGTTCTACGATTACGGAAATGACAACGGTTCATTGAATCAATTCGAGAAACCACTTGCGACCGTTAATACATTATTAGTTGACGTGTTGGATCCGATTACAGGTGGTCAGTCAGCGATGGAATTCCAGGCGTTAAAGGATATGTTGATTTATGGACATCGCCAACGTTTGATTCCGATCAGTAACAATGACATCTCACAGTTCCTGTTAACTAACGGGTATTCTTCTGTGAAGTCTATTGACATGATTACAGATCGTCTCTATCGCGTAACCAAGAACTTGCCGGTACAAGCTTCTAAATTGTACACCGACAGTTCGGTTGCGAGCTTTAACTCGGCCATGGGTGTGAACGTAGCCTCAATTCTGACGAGCCTGGAAGAGTTGATTGCTTCTGGTTGGGGATTGGATAATGGATTGCGTGTAACGTTACCACAGCGTTCTGTGATTGATATAACGCAACAGACTCCGTTCCTGGTTCCAAAGAGTCAATATCAAACATTGAAAGACTCAACTAACCAGAACAAAATCGATACCATGGCAAAACGGACAATGGTGTATACGCCGTTTGCTTATGTGTTCGACACCACTAAGAATCGAGCGGTTACTCGTATCTACCGTCTGAATCATCCAACTATTCGTTACCAGACCTTCCGGTTTGAGAATGCGTCATTGGGGCTTCAGGTTAGTGTGGGGAACATTGGTATTGAACACACTGATGATGGATATCGAATCACCATCCAAACCAGCTCAACCGATGCATACCAGAAACTCAGTAATGATGTCGTTGGTCTTCAATTGTCCTTTACACCATCAGGGGTAGCATCCCCGATTACCATGCGAGCTAAACTTGCCGGTGTTACCGAGGATAAAGAACGTCGCTTTGTCTTTGACATTCCAAGTAAGTTTGATATCACTGATGCTGATTTGATTGGTGTAACTGGATTTAATCAGTTCGGGCAACCTGCCAGTACGAGCTTTGTTGATCTTCAAACAACGGCTACCTTTATCTTTACATTAGGTGGTTCGGGATTAACTCTGACCTCTGCTTCGGACATGAAAGTTGACCAGACATTGTTCTCTGGTACTAACATCTCTATTATTGAAACAGATTACGTTGTACAGTTTGGACGCAACATGGGATCGCTGTATACTCGTATTCGTCCAATGGTGGGAGATGCTCAGTATAAGAAGTATGAGGCTGATGTTCCTGAGTTGTACGAAAAGGATGTGTATCAATATCAAACTGTCACAGGTCCTGACGGCACCACAATCCGTAAGTTAGTGTTAGTCGATGGATTGCCAGTTATTGAACACAGTGCAGGCACGCAAGTTATGGATTCAAGTGGGAATCCTGTCTGGCGCTTCCTGAAAGGTCAAACGGTGTTTGATGATCAGAACCAACCTGTTCTATTAGAACCGAGAAAGATGAAGTATTATTGGGACTTCATTGGTTTTGACTTTTCTTACATTCTTTCTCAGGATCAGTACGATACCGATTACATGGAAAGTACTGAGGCTTTCTTTGTGGATCAAGTTGTCGCTCAATTGGATAATTTCAACACGATAGTGTTGGATGAAACCAAACTGGTATTCAAACCTCGCTCAACAATGGGTTATACTCGAACCATCGTAAACGAGATGATTGAACGCACACTTAAGAACGATCTTACCTTCAGTGTCGTTTACATGTTAACCCAAAACGGGATGCGTAACCAGAACCTGAAAGATAACCTGAATACTTCCACGCACACAGTGATTAACAATATGCTATTGAAAGATACGGTCTCTCATAGTGGTATTGTTTCTGCACTGAAAGATAATGGTGGTTCAGAGATTATCGATATTCATTTGACGGTTTCCGCCGGTGGATATGAGATCGACGCTATTACCAATGTGGATACCACTAACGGTTTCAGTGTGGCGAAGAACATTGAACAGACGGCTGATAAATTCCTGACTATCAAGGAAGCTATCGAAATCCAGTTTAAACGTCACTTGCCAGAATCTATGTAATAAGCATGCATAACCCTCTACCTCTCCCAAAGGAGAGGTAGAGGAATTATGTTTGTTTAGAACTCAGTAAACGTATCCAGATATTCCACGAACGAACGCATTGACTCTAAGTTACGATCAGAATCGAGACTACAACTATAAATAAAATTAGCTGTAGCCATATCGCCACTACAAAAAGAAGCGATCAACGATTCAAGATCGGTCGATAGATAGTCAATCCAGGTATAAGGTTCGATCTCTGACCATTGTTCTGTTTTGATCGCTACTTGTTGACGACTGTCAAACACGGTCATAAGACGAGCGATAGCGCGGCGCAGAAAGACTTGACGTTCTGACTTGTCCATCAGTGTTGTTTCATCTAAACGACGCGAAGTATCCAGTGCGTAATCACCCATCAACTTCAATAATGAGTTTCTGGCTTCCTGGAGTGCTTTCTCATACCCTGTAGTGATCTGGTGATTGTTAATAAAGAAACGCGTATCATCCGCATTCTTCATTGTCTTGCTTGATACCAGCTGAATCGCCAATTGATCCCGACCAGCGATCTGAGGAAGATTAAATACCTCCTCAATGAAAGCCAGACAACCTTTCTTACAACGTGGTTCGTTTGTGAATGTGTTTACGTATTCACTAAACTTGTTGTATTTGTCCTGGTCAATAATCAGGCGATCCAGTACGGCAAAGATTTCTTCTTTTTGCATAACGATTAAATCCTGCTTTGAACGCCCATGGCTTTGAGACCGCTGTTAATACGTTCGATGATTTTAAAGTTCTTACGTAAATCACCAGTCTTAGCACGGTAGGTCATAAGTACTGAACCGACGTACGGATGTTTGGCCAGATACAACTCGTCGTAATTGATGTTCGACGTTGAGTCGATACGGTTGCCCGCGTTGTCATAAATTGCTGTAATTTGGTTACCTGTTTCATTCAGCAATTCTTGTTCGGTGTTGATGATCGTTTTCAGATCTTTGGACAGATAGGTCAACATCAACTTATCTACTTTTACCGACCAGTTAACAATGCCCGCGATGCTACGGCGAATGTTTCCACTTACCGTGATCAGCTGATTCAACGCCCAGGTGTATTCATTGATTGTTGAGCAATAAGACGTGTAAGTCATCTTTAAGACACCTACTTTGTCAAATGCTGCATCAATCGATTCAATCAACTCGGCGTCTTTCACTTCGATCACATCTTTTAAGAAGTTCAATGTCGCCGGGTCAAACGGTGCAGTGGCTTTCAACATAATAGCACCCATGCGTTCACCGACTTTCTTCACGCGCTCATACTCACCTGGTGTCACACGTATCGGAATACTTTTCTCCAGTACGTCTTTGTATGAAGACAGATTTTGTTTGAACGCTTTATCGGCACCTACTGAACCCAAGTCGATGTCATAAGCTTCATCGACCAGCTTGGACAATTGCTTACGAATCGGATCAGGATTCAAGATCACACCAACTTCATTATCCAGCATGGCACGGAATTCAATTACATCAGCATTGCTAAATGTTTCTTTGTCTTCCCATGCTTTACGCAGTTTGGCTACCGCTTGCTGATATCGACCACGAGACTGACGTGCATTATGTCCGGCATTCTTAATGGTCGTCTCAACTTCTTCCAGTTTAGTCTGGAGGATTGCCAAGGTATCAATTTGATCGATAGTGGACTTGTTGCGGTTATAGATAATGCTAAATGCGTCGCGCTGAGTAACTTCATCCGGCAGTGCTTCGAACATTTCAGAAATACTCAGTTCGACTTTATCTGCACCAATCAGTGAATTCAGTAACGATACCAACTCACGCTTCACATCTTCGCTGTGCTCAGCAACAATGGCTAACTCTTTCTCGGTCTTTTCAAAACCCAGCAGAGTGCGAATACGCATCACGATCCAATCGATCACTGCCAACAGGAATTTCTTCGCTGCTTTAATGATAACCAGGAAACCTTGCTTAAGCTTATCCAGAAATGATTCACCGCCCCGAACCGCGTTCATGCGGTCATACAGTGGCATCATACCCTCGCATCCGCTGACTCGTAACACAGAGAACGCTGAAGGGTGTAAACGTTTGTTATTCAGATACTCACGACAGTTAGCCGCCAGAACACCTAAGGCTTCTTGACCGGTAACTTCATAAGTTTCGTCCAGAGAGATGAGTTCCTGTCCGTCTTCTCTTTTCACCGTTGATGTTTTATCGGTAGGAGAATGTGGACTGAGTTGCAGCACGGTGCTTAACTCAACGGAATCGTCATCAGTCTTTTCAACTGTATCAGACATGATGACTCCCTATTAGGCGATTTGATTGGTTTCTTTAAACTGAGGAAGCTTATGGCGGGCTTCATCAATCAGGCTCTGTACAACAGCTTCGTAACTTTCCAGTTCGGTGTACTTCACCTCACCCGCAGCTTCTACCGTTGCAACGATAGGTAGGATAACTACATCGCCTGTGATGGTCTTGTTAAAGACCTGTTTCAGGTTGCGATAGAAGTCTGCCACCTGAGAAACAATCAAGTTACCTTTATTAGGGGTAGTGTTGTTCCAATAAGACAGAATCCAGCGACAGAATTTGAAACGGGTGTCATCATCCATTTCTACCGAACCAGTAACATTTAACAGCGCCTTAGAATAGGCAGTCTGGGCAATACCATCTTGAACCTCAGGACTGGTCACACCCAGACCGAGAAGGTCTTGTTTAAGTTTTACAATGTGAGCTAAATGACTCATGATACTTCCTTAAATTGCGTCTTTATAAAGTGATAAGGTATGACCGATCAGTTCGTCGGTGTAGTGTTCAAATTCCTGTGGACGGAAATCGCTTCCGCTGGCAATGTAAGAAACTGTACGTGCAACCCAAGTACCTTCCAGGAATGGTTTTGTATCTGTTACGATCTTTTCCATTTCCTTGGCTTCAGCCAGCATAGTGACCTTAGTTTTTGGATCAATGCTCTTCATGTTATTAATACGAACGATATAATCACGAAGAATTGTTTTCACACGCCGGTAAGGAGTATCATAAACATCACCAGGAGTCAGGAAACTCTGAAGACAAACAATGATCATGAAAGCCGTGTTCATCCCAGCAAGGGCGACCAGAACAGGTTGCCAACATGCAGCAGCTATAATCGTTAAGGTTAATGACTGTAACGCCATGATAGCGTACACAGGACCCATGGTAGGAAGTGCGACCAGTGCAGCTATCATAACCTTAGGGCAACCCATACGAGCGGCATAAAGGTCAGCATAAATCTCGGATGAACGATCCTGAGTACCAAGAGAAAGTGTACGGCGTACATCACGGGTAGAGACGGCTTTATTAAAATAGATGACGAACTCGTCACCCGTGAAATCAGCAATATCTTCTTCCTTTACCTGCTGTCCCACTTCCAGAATTTTAAAAGCTTCTTTAACCACATCAACACGTTCTTTGCCGTACAGCTTACCTTCTACAATCATTTTGATCGCTGAGGTTGAAATGATAGGATCAACCACACTACGGTAACAATGCATAAAGCCGGTGAAGACATGACCACACTCATGGAGAATGACGGCTGCCAGAGCTTCTGCCATAGTGACTTTATAACGCTGTAAGAATTTATGGTTAATGAAAAACGAAATAAAGTCATTTAAGTAAAGAGTGAATTTGACTTTACTAAAGTCTCCGCCGATCTTACCTGTTGAAGTATCTACCCAACCTTTTAACACATCGGTCTTAAGACGTTTAAATGTCTGACCCAAACTTGACTGCCTGGCTGAAAGGAAACCTTCAATGTTTTTAACGTTGAGAACATTACCGGGGTTAATGAAACCTGCATCCACCGCGGCATTTGGCGTTGGATCCGAACTGAGTTCAATATTAATGCCGGTATGATGCATAATAATCTGTTCTAATTCTTCTGCATTATTACCTTCATTACGTTTAAACACCCAACCGTTGCGTTCTTCTTGAATGACAGTGGTGAGTAACTTCAGGAGATCTTGATAGAGATCTCCCTTTTGATAATCCATAAACTCTAACCCACCGACTTGCAATTCGTTGGGTCGGTTCAGGAATTCGATACCGAGCATAGATGGTACTCCGGAGTAAATAAAAAGGGTGGGTTAAATTATGTAGAAAATTTAACTTGCGACGTCATAACATTCGGGAACAAGATGGTTACTAAAAATGAAAGTCCTATTGTTGGACGTGTGTGCAAACACGCATACCTTTCCTACAATAAAGTTAATCGAGATAATGATCTCTTAGTTGCGAAAATTACGAATGTTCACGAAGATGGAACACGTACCCACAAACTCGCACAAATTGAAAACTTTAAACGTGATTTCCATATTGTTAAGAAGAAATACCAGGGCTTTAAAGATAAACGTGATTACATCGAAGCAAACAAATGTGACAAGTTTAGCTCCAATGAGTCACGGTTAGCATTAAACATCAGCAAGATTCTTTTTGGTCGGCCTGATCGTAATGCTAAGTTAACCGATCTCAAGAACAACCCATATGTCTTTGGTTGTCAGGAAACAGTACCGGTTGTTTATAAAGAGCGTTACTATAAGAAGTATCCCGACTACCAACCTCAGGAAGCTTTTGGTGTGGCGGCCTATGACGTTGAGACCTATATCTTGGACGATGGTGGGTTTGGTCCAGTTAATATGGCTTCTACCACACATGGTAGTCATGCATTCTGGGCAGGCATCCGTTCTTATTTCCCTATTGAAGATCAGAAAGATGACAAGATCATTCTGCGTAAGCTTAATGAATGTGCAGCTATACACCTGGCTGATTACATGAAGCTTCACAATGTAGAGAAGATCGATTGGAATCTGGTTAACACTCCTGGTCAAGTTGTTTATGAGAATATCCAATACTGGCATCGTTGTGGGATGGACTTCATTGTTAGCTGGAATGCTAACTTTGATATGGAACGAAATCAAGAAGCTCTCATTAATGAAGGGTATGACTTGGCGGCAACTTACAGTGATCCAAGTATCCCACCGGCTTATCAAGATTACTTCTATTTCCCAGGTCGTGAGTTTAAGACCAAAGTAGATGGATCACAAACCCCATTGGAACCGCAAGAACGTTTCCCTGTAGTACAGGCTCCTGCTAACTGGCAGTGGTTTGATGGGATGTCGTTCTATGCAATCAAACGTGCACCTGGCGGTAAGAAGGAATCTTACTCATTGCAGAATACCGCAATTGCTGAAGGGGTTGAAGGTAAGCTCTATATTCCAGAAGCAGATCACTTGCAAGCAGGTTCGGCGGAATGGCATAAATTCATGGTACGTAATTACCCTTATGAATATGTCATGTACAACATCCGAGATAACTGGGTTATTGAAGATCTGAACCGTAAAACAAATGACTACTCTCTGTCGTTACCTTCTCTGGTCACATCGTCTGAATTGAAGTCTTATCAGTCTCAGCCTTCTATGATCTCTGACAAACTGTCGTTTATTGCCTTAGAGCACGGTTATGTTTGGGGGACGGTTGGTCGTAAGAAAGAGGATGTCTGGAAAGACATTAAACCCGACTTGCGTGATTGGATCGCTCTGTTACACGCTGAGCTTAATGAAGACAAAGGTAAGGCAATCTATGCCGGACTTCCTTCATGGCGCTCTCGTGGACGTGGAGACACAGATGACATCGATGTAACCGGTGCTTATCCTCATATCACTGTTTCGTTGAATGTGTCGAATAAGACTACCAAGTTAGAAGTCTGTGAGGTAGAAGGATTGGATCGTATCGAGTTCCGTCGTTTAGGTGTGAACTATGCATCAAGTCCAATTGCAAATGCAGTGACACTGTGTAACACTATTTATGGCATACCACAGTTAACGGACATTAACTCTTTCTATGAAGAGTCTGTAATTCCCTTCTTAAAAGAAGCCAAAGAAGATTTAAAGAAAGCCGCATAAAGCATACTCCTACTTACCCTTGGGTAAGTAGGAGATTATGTTATTTGTTCAGACTATCGATATAGACAGTCATAGCGTTAACCGGCGTAGAGAACTTTTTGAACGCTTGCACTGCTTTGTTATACTCGGCATGTGGTTCGGTTCCCTTAGGCGTTTTGCTTCCTACATAACTGACGAATTTCTTTTCGAGACGATCGATAGCTGTCAGGAAATCATCCATGCCCAATGCTACACCTGCCGGAACACCTTCTTTCAGTGCAGCAATCAGCTTATCACCTTTGGCAATAACTTCTTTGCTGTCCACACCCTCTGGCGTACCAGTGGCTCCGCTTTTGACAGCTTCAACTTTGGTGATCAGCGTTGCACGAATGGCCTGTAGTTTCTTTTCTTTCTCTTCATCATTACCTGAGAAGAAAGACTTGAATTTACCGCGGCTGGTTTTAAAAACCTCAGCGAACCATTTCTTAATAGCTTCAAACAGTTTCTTCACAAATTCCATGGTATTGGAGGCGCCCTTCTTAACTTGATCAAGGAAACCCTCCTGTCCTGCATGAGCTCCGAAATCAACTGCTTGTAACTTTAATACTGCGAATGCATAACGTGCATCGCTGGAGGTACGATCACCGGCACTGATTGCTTCGCAACCTGTAACCAGTAGATCAAAATGTTCTACATCTGAAAAGCTCATGGGACGTTCCTTGAAGGTAAGAAAAAAAAAGAATAATGCAAAGTATCCTACCTTATCCCGTGAAGGATAAGGTAGGGATATTCACATATTAACGGAACACGTAAGTGTGAAGATTTTGACGTGCTTTCTCTGGGAACATTGACTCAAATTTAGTCATGTCAAACATCTGAGTAAAGGTCGTACGAGTACGAGCATGTTCAGACAGCAGCGAGATGAACAGAATAAAACGCTTGTAGCGAGTGATATCTGATGCACTCATTTTACCTTCAATGGCGTTCAACGGCTTCAAGACGTTTGACCATTCGAACACATTGGGATTTTCACCCACAGTGATCAGGAAGTAATCCAATACTTCTTTACACTGCGCATAATCCAGTTCCAGCATGTCGTTACAGTTCTGAATAATGCTCTTCTGCATGGTACGACGTTCGTCCAATGTACCAGCAGCCATTTCGCCTTTCAGGAACAGAACGATTTCATCGATGCCATTTTTATAGATATCAACAGGGCCTTCAACAGTGCGCTTTTCATTTTGCTGCGTATTCTGTTGTTCAGCATCTGCCTGTAACTGAACCGCGTTATCGCGTTTTTCGATCTTTGGTGGGGTGAAATTATCGCCCATCATTTATCTCCTCGTTGAGCGGCAGCCATTGCCGCCAGTTCTGATTCACTCAAGGAACCACGCTTCGCCTCATCAGCTGCCTTCTTAGCGGCAGCAGCACGAGATTTAGCTAATTCCTCAGTTCCACGTCCATATCCTTCCAAAAGATCATCAATGATGTCAATTGGCATTTCCATATATTCTTTAATGGACATGAGTTTACTGTATTCCCGCATCCCGAAGGTGTGCCCAAAACTCTTTGCAGACCAGAGATGGAATAGATCTCTTCGCTGATGGTTATACTTGAGTTGATTGATACCTGGATCATTGATCCCAACCCACCCCCGCATAACCATAGCAATCTTCCGGTTGATGATAGCGCGAGTGAGGGAGTCTTTCGCGTTGGCGTGTTTAACAAACAACTCCAATGCTTGATCAACCAATGGTTGATGTAACTCCCTCTCATCTACTAGAAAAGATTTTCCTCGATAGTACTCGCTACGTTCTCCCTTGAACCAATCATCATTCGGGTACGGTCGAAAAAATTCATGATCGGGTCAATAGGCGTGAAGCCTTTGATCAGTTCGTCATCGATACCATCTGCTTTCTTCTTACAGAAACCACATGCGTCGTTAGGGATCCCCACGTAACTGAAAGTCATTCGAGGAATGAATTTGATCAGCTTCTGTAAGACATCCATATATAGCTGTTCATCTTCACCGAAGTTATCCAACAGACCTTGTTCAAATCCGCGTGGATCTTCTTCACGAGTAATGACTTCAATTTCCCCTTCTTTACCTGGCTCAGGATCAATCTCCATCGCCCCAATCCACTGAAGGTATTCACTACCACGAATACCTGACATGAATTCCGCACGTTTCTCCTTAAACTGCTTTGCACTTGGGAAGTCAATGGCCAGCTGACGAAGCTCAGGGTTGATCCGATTACTTATGGCATGAAATGTATCAAAGTAATCATCCAGATAAGGAACCTGAATAATATAACGACCGAAGTCACTAATTGGTATCGTCAGGTCCAGAGCCTTACCTTCTGGATCTTTATAAACCGGTTGATATTTTTTCAACTCTTCGCGAGACAGCTTACGGGCTTTGTTCGTGATTTCATGAAGAATAGTGCGACGTTCCTCGGTCATATCCTCTTCAACATGAAGTAACATTGTTGTGGGGTCGACGATCTGAACCTCTGTGTGCGCGCATTTATTTGCTGTGCAGTAAACACGGTACGCCACACCTTTCGGCGCAGTGGTAGATAACAGAGTCATCACCAATGGATTAATGTCGTTAACCAGAATGTAACGTTTCAGTTCATAATGGTCAGCCACGTCTTTCACGCTGTGGTATTTCACTCGATCCAAGATAAAGTCAACCAGGATTTCAGAAATACCTGCACGTTCAAGGTGAAGTGCGGTGATGTTAAAACGTTCGCCATAATCTTGAAGACGAGTGGCGATAGTGTTCATCAGTCGGATCAGGTCGCTCGGAAGAGGAATCTCAACACGCAACAATATTAATGAATTACGCAGGATGATGTTAAAGGTCTCAGGTTCACCTTTACCTCCGCGTAAGTTACGGCGCATACGGTCCCGGACAGGCAATGACTTATCATTGCTCGGGACGACTGAACTGATGCTACCAATACGCTGACTGGTTGGTGTTTTACCTGGAACCGTGTTAGAGAGATTACCCTGTAAAACGATGTCTCGGTTTTCATCACGCATCAAGAGGCGATCAACACCTTTATAAATAAAGGACATATAGTTGATCAACATGCCGGTCAGTTCATCTTCGTCCATTTCTGGGAAGTTCTCTGCTACCAGCTCATCGTAAGCGACTTTCAGTGCTTTTGTATCGCGCCCTTCTGCTGGACGGTCAGGTTTATCTTTGCGCTCTTCCTGGATTGCATTACGCAGCGCGGTGTAAGTTGCTGCCGTCTTGTAAATTGCATGGTGAACTTCACCCACTGCGCCTACAAAGATCGGGAGGACGGTACCATCAAAACTACCATCGTGCTCTTTAATAACGGCTGCGCGCAATACTTGTAATGCAGCTTCTTTTTCAATCCCTTTTTCAATATCGGACTTTTCTTCGGACATTATCAATTTCCTGTGGACAAGAAGGGTTATTCTGTAACTGCTTCCGCAGTTTCAGTTGCAGGAGCAGTATTATTCTGACGATCAATCTCTTCTTTAACTTCTCCGAGATAGATATAGGCGATCCGCTCGAGAACTTGGTAGCGCCGTTGGTTGACATCATCAACACCTGTAATCTCATCGGCTAAACGAGAGATATACTCTTCAATAACCAGCGCGTGTGTCTCACTGCGAGAAACTTCCGCAAAAAGTTCTTCTGCGTAGTTTTGAAGTGTATTACTGATATCGAGAGCTTCGGTCAGTACCGCTTCTTCTTCATCAGCATCTACAAGTTTAGCCATGGTCTGGATACGCTTATCGATACTAATCAAATCGATAGAGATAGCTTTCAGATCAACTACCAACGTGAAGTTGATAAGTTTTTCTTTAATCAGAGCATTGAGCAGAGTGATATAAGAGTAGAGCTTGAATACTTCGGTGGTATTCTGCTTCAACCCAGCAAGTACGTCTTGGATCGATTCAAAGGTTGCTTCGGTTTGTTTGCGGTGGTTGATGTCACGCACCACATTACCCAACACTTGATCAAACTCTAAACGATCACCGCTTAATAAACTGCGGAAGTTCTTTTTACGTAATTCACTGGGTGCGGTACGCGCTTTATTGGCAGAAATTTTCTTGGCCTTAGCACGGGCATTACGTTTGCTGGCGCGAGCTTGCGAACTCTTTGCTTTGGTCATCTTATGACTCCTAAAAAGATTATGGGTAATAACTATGTCAGAAATGATCGATCTCACTAATGTGGATCTGGGTGTGGAAAATTTGGGCGAGATGTGGGAAGACTTTATTGTCAGAGCCCCTCACCATGCTACATTATTCAATGAGTCGTATAATTTAATTGCGATCTCATTTCCGGAAAGTTTTATTGATAATACCCTTACCCAGTTGTTCATTGATGAATCACTGGATACGTCAGAATTAATCGCACACGTCAGACTTCTGTTTATTAACACAATCATCGATGCGTTACAGATGATGGGAATTTATATCGATAAAGACTATATCGAAATGAACAGTTTATCTGAGCTGAAAAGTGTGTTAGATACTATCTATCTATTTGATGGATTAACTGACCTGTTGGGTCTGGTTGAAATCCTCAATGATGAAGAACAAGACTGTAAAGACCGATTCATTAAAATAGTGGAAATCACTCAGCCTCAATATGAAATGGGTAATATGATCTATTTCATAAAAGAGGTTTCTGCTAATACCCTGCGTGGTATCTTGATTGGGCTGAACATCATTGATGAGGATGATACGACTTATGTCGACCACACCATCAGAGACCGCATCAAAGCCAACAAAATGTTCTTAGGTGGAACCTGTGGCGGACAGCACATCATCGATGGTGGTGGCTTAGGACAACCTGTAGATGGTTATTTAAAGGTCTTCATGAGTGAACTTGCCAATAATCTCGTGACAGACCCCTATAAGTATTTGACCAATGTCTTGTCATTGATGTTGATTTCTTCATTGACCGATTCTCAGATTGAAGGACAGTTCAGTTCTTTAGTCGAAAGTCAAACAACTACCATTGAAGAAGCTTATAAAGCAATGGCCATCATGAAGAAGGTGAAGTTAAATGCATAAGCTTGATTTCCTGTTTCTTGCATTGAAGAATCGGGCATACACCAAAAAGACCTTTCTCCTTTCTGTCTTCAGTTTGGTGCATGATACTCCAAACAACAACAAGAAGTTGAGTGAGGCTCCTTACGCCGTATTCCGTGACAAAGAGAAGAAGGAACTCTACTTTATCAATGAGAATAAAGAGAGAGTGGTTATTGAAGGCCATGATAACTTTGATCGTCCTCTCTTCTATAAGAACGACCCGATTACTGTTGAACTGGATGTGCTCGATTTTGTTAAAGAGAAAACTGAAACCACTATTGGTATTCTCTTAACTAACATTGTTGTGATGTATGAGTCCTTTGGAACTCGAACCAGTTATATCAACGGTCGCATCAGTGGCGGCACTATCATGGGTGTCATTGATAGCTTGATGGTTGATAACCCAACGCCGGGAAATCCTGTTCCTGAAGGTAAAGCGTCAGTAGATGATTGCCTGAAAGTAACCAAGCAATTGGATTACTTAGAGGGCATGAACAACGTCTTTGTTAAAGCGTCTTCTATTGATGTTCTGACCGTTCATCCAGAGGTTATTGCTTTACGTGATAAACTCTTAAAGGAACTGGAAGATAATGGTAAGCTTGATGACCCTACTGCCGTCGCTTTGGCTATTGATGAAGTTATTGCACTCGATGCCAAAATCCAATATGCGGGACCTTCGGCAGACTTCTTTATTAATGGTAAGTTTATTGATAACGCCCGTAAGAAGATGTTTATCATCTTTGATATGGTTCCTGATTTTAATACAGGTAAGTACCAGCTTCTCAGGAAGTCACTCAACGAAGGTTGGGACAAAGACCATTATCCGGAATACATCAACACCGCAATCTCTGCCTCCTTTGACCGTGGTAATGCAACCGGTGAAGGTGGAGCAGAAGTTAAGGTAGCGATTCTTCTAACCAACCGTATTATGATCGGTGGTCAGGATTGTGGTTCACCGCGTACTGAGTCAGTAAAACTCACCAAGCATAACTTCAAAGGTTGGGTGGGTGGATTCCATCTGGTTGATGGCGCTCCGGTGGTTATTAACAAAGGTGATACAGACTTAATCGGTAAAGTTGTAAACATGCGCGTTCCTCAGTTTTGTCAACAGCCCGAAGATAACCTGTGTAAGACCTGTGCCGGTAATAAATTGGGCGCTATTGAAACGCGTGTATCCGCTGAGACAGTTTACATCTTTACTCAGTTCATGTTAACCAGGATGAAGGCGATGCACGTTTCTCAGCTGAAAACCATTACCATGACTTTAGAGCAAATTTTAAGATAACAAAGATACTCTACTCTCCCAAATTGGGAGAGTAGAGTTAATCTTATTTTATTGAGCATCCCAAATTGATGCCTTATGTTCACTTATTTTATCGGCCAAATTTCCTATTTTGATAGAAAGTGATGCATATTTTTCTGAGACTCCGGAAAGGATCTTTGCTGATTTACCTGTATTCGGACTGTCAATAGAGAGTGATTTGAGTATCTTGGTTATAATTTCAAGATCTCCAAATGTATCAACAGACGCATCTCTTAGAGACGACAAAGTTTTACTGATATCTCCCTCTTTTGAGATACGCAATGCCTTTTGTAGGCTATTTATTGTTTTGGTGAGATTGGGAAGATTTTCCACTCCCGCTTTCTCTAGTTCGTCCATTATTTTAGAATTATAATCTAAAATAAAATTTATCATTTTTTCTATATCTTCGCTGAAGATGGACCCTTCTATTGATAACCTATGGTTCCTAGTATCGGATATTTGCTTATAGTTAGCAAATTCGTTATTAATTTGGCGCTCTGATTCTTCGGCTTCTTTTTGTAACTTTGCGCTATATTCTTCTGCTTCTCTCAGTTGTTTACGGCCCTTAATAACAAAATCAAGGATAGCATTAATTAACTTGGTGATCCATTCCTTTATATTAGAGGTGCCTTTCTTAACTACATCCAGGAAACCTTCCTGTCCTGCATAAATGCCTGCATCATTAGCATGTAGCTTCAGTACCGATAAAACATAGACGGAATTACCTGATTTGTAATCACCTGCATTGATATTTTCACACCCGGAGATCATATTACTAAAATGTTCAATATCTGAGTAACTCATGAGTTTACCTTAATAAATTAAAAGTTTAAGTCATAAAATCTTACAATAAGGATACTCACTTCGGTTTCTTTAAGATAAAAAAAAACAAATAATCCTACTCTTCCTTTCGGAAGAGTAGGCGTTAATTTATTTAAAGGGACTAAAGTAAAAGAGATTTAATGGCATCTCTTACTGTGGCCGGACTACAATAAAAAGTTCCCCAATATCGCGAGTTACTCATCTTAATTTGAATAGCATGTTGTACCGGACCATACGTGGGAGCCGAAATGACTATCCGGGCATCAATAATATCACGTTCGATATTAGGTTTAAGTGGTATACATACCGCATCCAAAATAGGAAGGTATTCTGCCTTGATGCGATATTGTTCTATCCATTCGCCAGAAGTGATTGGATTAGGAAGCACACTTCGTTTAAAAGTCACTTGCCCATATGCATATAGGGGTGATTGATCAAATATGTTTCTACCAAAGTAACTATGATAGACCATATTTTTAAATGCATGTATAAGTTTCTTTCTGTCAGTACCAAAGAAATGTTTACTATGCTGTCCCATGTCTTTGAGTAGTTCTCGGAAAGACTTTTCCGAGAATGTAGGGTTGGTATAGTTGGCTATGGACATTTCTACATCACTCTTCAGTTGGAAGATCAGTATTGAGAAGTTTTACTGTTTTCTCAATTACGTCTGCTTCGGCTTCTGGTTTATTCAATTTCCATTCCAGGTTCAACAAATGGCATTGATGTGACTGACCATCCAGATGAATAACTTGCAGTTCGGCAGGTTCGATACCTTTGTAGATATCTGGCAACGACAAGAAAGTTGAAGCCACTGCGCGCGCAACTTGCAGGGTATGTTGGTTACCCAGAATACTGAGGGAAACCTGAGGACCGCCATCAGCAGATTCACCGTAGTTGATATGAAGATCACCATCAACCTCGTAAGCTAAGGCGCCTTTGATTGATACCATAACCGTATCGGTTGTCAGTGTAACACCGTTGGTCCAGTAATACTTCAGTGGTGCCCAAATTTCCAGTTTAGGATTGTGAACGAGCTCACCGCGTATGTAGCTTTCCATAAAGGTCTTTACATCTTCTAAATCCATACCAACTGCGGATGACTTTTCAGCGAGATCAGCGACATTAGGATGATCAGTAAAATCAGGAAAGTCGGTGAACGTAGGAAGACTCGCCAGGGTTTTCTTTTCATGTACGATAACAGACATGTACTGCTCCTTTAGTGTGGTGGGAGATAAAAACAAAACGGTTAAATAAACCTACCTTACCCAAGATGGTAAGGTAGGTTATTAATTATGCTGCTTCAGATACAGAGTCTGGTGTTGAGATAATAGTAACTGACAGAACTTCGCTCTTGGTATCGTAGAAGTAGGTGAACAACTCGATACGAGTGAAGTATTCCATCTCGCCGTGCAGGGTGACGATGTCCTGGTTGAATTCGTCTACGGCCAGTTCCTGAGTAAAACGATCAACAATCGCCTGGAAGGTTTCTTCCATTTGCTGGTAAAGTGGATCTTCAGGTTCAATAGATGTCCCGAAATCTTCATCTGTATTGGCGTGAGCAGCCAGAGCGAAAATCGTGTTAGAAGTGATCAAGGTCTCATGATCAATCTGATCTTCTTCTTCGGTCTGAAGTTCTTGATCCACTTCTGCTTTGTCAATAACTGTTGACAAAGATGGACGACCAAACGCAATGTTCAGCGCGCCTTCCAGAGCAACATGAATCTGTTCTGGGTTCAGACCTTCGAACAGATCGGCAAAGTCACGTACTTTGAACTTGTAACTTACAGCCTGTTCAGGGATAATGGTATTAGTTGATTTACTTAACATGACTATCTCCATAAATAAGTTTGGTGTGTTACCAGAGTGTTAGGTTTGATTCACTCGGGTCTACATAGAGTTGGATTCTTGTAAATTGTTTACTGACGTGGTAATCATATTTAAGATAGAATTCTCCACTGGTGAGCAAAGACTGATATACCGGGTTCACCGATAACTCTTCCACTCGCCTTCTTATCTCAGAATAGATGATGTCCACGTTTGGCTTATCTAATATATCTAACGTTGAATGGAGATACTGTAACAGGACTCCGTTCAGTTCACACTCGGCTGACATACCCAACATAAGTTTCTCAGCCATGATATAAACAATCAGTTCATCGAGATGCATACGATGTGTATGGGGAGCCGTATGTATATCGACGTTACGATAAGTATAGCTCACTATTTCCATTGACATTGATAGGGTTCTCGTTTACACACAAGCGGATAAGTCCAGGATACCAGAAGACCAAGATATCTGAGATATTATCAACCCGTTCCGTAAATTCCTCCATTTCTAACCAATATGTGGCAAGGATAATCTCTAACTGATCGACTACGCTGTCATATACTTGAGAGAAAGGATCCTGACCAAATTCATCATGGTGTACCAACTCACAGAGATGATCGCCAATGGTCAACCTTGCGTGTTCCTGCATGGTGACATCATCAAAAGGCAGAGCAAGAAGTTTATACTGCTCTATCATAATGCTTACACCGTAACCCAATGCTTCCAGTACTCTTGGATCACTGACGCCTGGAACACCAATATTAAATGACACTAACTCAAGCTTCTGCATCACCACCGCCATAAACAAGAACCCCAGGGACCAAAGTCCCCAGAGTCTAGTTATTAAATACGTGAACCGCTGTCTATCAACGTGAACTGTTTCATTTTCTTATCAAAGATTATTTTGCGCTTCCTGTGGTAATCCACTTGCTTAGGAATATCCGGACATACAAAGTAAACAAAGATAGGATCAAGATCAGGCCACCATTTATCAATTGGACGGGTACGTCCAACCATCTGGTCATTACGCTGAGATGAACTCACAGCAATAGGGCTAAACACCACATAGAGCTTAGGAATGTCCTTACCGGTACCACAAGACCCTGGTGTCGTTACAACAACCTGGTGTTCACGATAAGCGGTTTTCGTTTCCTTCTTCTTGCTCTGTTCCCCAGTAAACACAATCGCATCAAGATCAGGATGATCGAGCTTCAATCGTTCCAGGAACATTTCACACATCTCAATCGTGGCAAAGAACCACATCGCTTTCTGACCTTCACGGTACGTATCGAAATAGTAGACTTTAAACGCCTCTGCCAACATTAGGTAGTATTGTTCAAAGACATATTTATTCTTCATGATTGCTTGTTCAAACTTCACATGAGAATACCCACCAAACCCTTTGGTGTTAATTCGATACTTCATGACATCCATGCGATGCGTATACGCAATGACGTGAATGTACTTGGTGTATTCAGGTGGTCGCAGATAAGACTTAGCGGGGAAGATCTGATTATAGATACCATTAATGAAGTCATCATCGCCCTGAAGAGTCGCTGAGAGCGCTGCGGTTTTGGCGTGATTACCGAACATTAACGACATATATACCGAATAGATCGATTCATGTGCTTCATCGATAATACGGTACCCACAACCTAAGTCTCGATAGACTTCATCCAGACAAGGTAGTGAGGGATCCTCTTTCATGCGTTTTAAATAAACATCGATCTTTGTTAGTGGCAAGATAATAAAGGAAGGATTGATTAATCCCTCTTTCATTGCCCTATGTGTCTCCTCAACAGAATGTTTGTCAACAATTAAAATGTCTGTGGGATGCACATCCAGAAACTCGGCGATGGTTTTAACCCAGATATCCACATAACGGGGCAACACCGTAATCAGTGTGCGCTTCTGTAATAGATACGCGGTATAGATCGCCATAAAGCTTTTACCAAACCCGGTTGTGGCATTGTTCACTACCACAGGTGTGGGGCCGGTCATAAACTCAATGTAATCTTCCTGCAATTCGTTACGGGGTTTGATATCGGGATTCTTTAACTTGATGCTAGCGGACATGCCTGGAATAACAGCTTCATCTTTAATGAGTATCCTGTTTTCGGCATAACCATTAGCTCGCATCATTTCAATCAGTTCAGGTAGTTTTTCTACGTTGAACCTTAGCTCGGTTTTATCAGTGTTGAACCGAGCGAATACATGACTGACTTCCCACTTGAAGGCATTAGGTCCGCCACCAGGTACAGGAGTTTTCTGAACTCGATAAAAGTGTCTTTTACAAAAAGGAATGAGCACTTGCTTAACAAGTTCAGGTTTAAAGTCAGTCAAGCGAACATAAGAATTCGCTTTATATACGACCAGCGTTCGACGCATCTGACAAACCTCTTTTATACTGAAACCCAGGGAATATGGGCGTCCAAAGGATACTTAGCTACCTGATTTGGACTCCAGTACTTTTAAATGCTAATTCCTTTTAAGGGAAATCCTTTTCCCTTTAATTACTTACGAACTGATACCGTACAGGTCATAAGCCTTTTTTCTCATGGCAGTTTTGATATCTTCCTCTTGCCAGCCATACCCGCTTCTGACAGAATTAGGGAGAACCTCTAACCATGCGTCGATCAGCTTTTCAATCTTCTCTTTCTTTTCGATATCGTTATGCATTAAAATTAACCTATTAATGAGATACCCTCAGGGGGAATATATGTTTGGGTTGGGGGTTTACTTTCCCAGGTCTTCACCAGAAGCGTCATAGGCGTCCTCAACGTTATTAGCTTCGTTAGCTTTAACGTCTTCGGCGTGCATAGATTCTATTTGTCCGGTGGTTGGAAATTCTTCGATCTCTACAGACAGAGTCGCCTGAGTGAAGCCGTGACCGGTCATTTTAACGACCCCTTCGTTGAGATCCAATTCAAGTATCACTGCGATTGTAGCAGGGATTTGCTCTTCTGCATTACTATATTGCAGTATCAGAATAGAATCAGATTTCGATTTGTCAAATGTCGGTACCATTTGTTTTGGCTTGTCGAACTCGACAATAACGTCATCACCATTTTTGATCTCGGTCAAAAAGAAGTCAAACGCCTTATTCACCATAGATGATGGTAACTTAACGATTGTGGCTTCGGTAGGTGCACCCAATACCAGATCAACATGCTGAAGTTTTATTGACATCTTTACTTTCCTTATTTAAACGGTACATGTGAATAACAACAAACTGATAACCGGTGCCGTCAACTTTCACTTCACCCGTTTCAAGATTAATTTCTGCTGTGATCTTGATCTTAGCATCTTCAGCAGGATTGCGACTCGCCCACATATTAATGAGGGTGGTCTTTTCTTTCGCTTTATCAAACGACGGAACAAACTCTTTCTCTGGGAATACCGCACAGGTAAACTCAGGTCCGTCGTAAGCAACTAAGGAACCCGATACGAGTACAAAGAGACAATTCTCATCTAACTTGTCAGGGATGGTGAATGGCTTCTTACGCGTAACGTAATAGACCCCATCGGGTTTACCCATCAGTTTATGGCGAGGGATTCCCATAAATTATCTTCCTTCACGATATATTCGACCTCAACATGCTTATAACCTTTGCCGGTAAATGTTACATGTTTAGCCTGTAAGTTGATTGTCCCTCTCAGAGTAATCTTTTCTTCCTCTTCTACATCGTCACTTGCCCAAGCAGCGATCAAGATATAATCAGATTTAGATTGATCAAATGAGGGAACAAATTTACGGTTGTCGGGAAATGCAACAACCTCTCCACTATCTAATCCAATTGATTTAATACCGGCAGAGATAATTTTATCTCCCGATACAGGCAGTGGATAGGTTTCCCCTATGCCACAGTAATGGGCGTATTTCTTACTCATATAAAAATCCAGTGGGTGGTTACACAATGATAATATATGTTTTAGATTAATTAGCCTTATAAGAATAAATACCTACTTCCCTTTTACAGGAAGTAGGTAGGTTTATTGTGAGAATACTTGCATGGTGAATCCTGCTTTCCCTGTCATGGGTGCGACATCGATTGTCCCGATGTAGTGATCCATGTTTAACGGAAAGACGTATCCAGCATAGAGATCATCCGTTGATGTAAAACCCTCTTCGGTGACCGTGGCTACGGTTGTAACAAAAGGAGCCTGCTGAATCCCACCGGCTTTAGATTTGACTTCAACCAACTGACCAGGTTTAATCTCAAGAATCGATTTGAGCATCTGTGCGATTTTCAGTAATGGAAGGTTTAAAGAAGGGCTTCAATTTATCAATTTCTGCCTGTAGAACCTTATCTGCGCGTGCCTCTGAAATGTCAAAGGTTGTTTGCAGATTGATCCAAAACATCGGAGTGGTTCCGAACACCTTACCTAACCGTAAAGCCATCTCTGTGCCTAATGATGCCTTACCGCTAATCAAACGACTCAGTGCAGATTCCGACACATCCAAAAGCTTGGCCAGTTTATTACTGGAGAGCTTGTGTGGAACCATATATTCTTCTTTCAGGATTTCTCCTGGGGTAGAAGTAATGCGCATTACGTTTCCTTAAAAACTACTTATGAAAAATATGACAGAAATTACCCGATTTCATTTCCACGGTTTTGTCATAGTTTTCCATAGAAGGTTCAATCGACCAAGTTTCATCGCCATCCGTAATCGATAAAGAAGAGGAATTTGATTTAACCACTTCGCGGGTAAATGGTGCACTTTCAATCCCGCCAGAATCAGACGACACTTCAATCAGGTCACCGGGTTCTATTTCAGCTAATGATACGATTGTTTTCATTACTGTCCACCTGGCCAAGTAAAGGCATCAGACTTTCCGGTTAGAACACGCCATGCTGACCGCACGCGTATTTTAAATCCCGGCCAACCTTTATTGTCTTTTGGACGACATGGAACCCACTTACCCTTTATGCAGCACTGAGTTTCGTGTATCGTTTTCAACAGATCATCGAATTTATATTCCATGACAGTTACCCTAATGATGGACATCCTTGTCCGTTTAATTAATCGCGAGCGATTGGATGCATGAACGCTTCCAGTGCACCGCCCTGACGGTTTTTGATACGCATGTTGTTTGGATGACCGAGCAAAGCACTTGCCTGCCAACCATACAGCAAGGTATTACCGAGACCACGGTTCAGTACCGCAGTATGTAGGCTAATGAAGTTACGCTCTTCTTGACCCACAGGAATACCAAAGTCCAGGTTCTCTGGATTACGTGCCATACACGCCCATAAGAAGATGGAGTGCATGATGGAGTTTGCTTCCTTATACTTCTCATCAACTACCTTCCAGAATGCGATCAGTGTCTCACCATGGAGTTCTGGTGTCACCTTCACATCCCAGCGATTATTGACATGCGGGAATTTTAGGAAGTTCTCAACACGTTTACGATATGCATCCAAATCTTCGTTAACCTGAGGAAGTTCAAATGCCGGCTCTTTAAAATTATAGTCTTTCAACGAAATCTTAAAGTTACGACCTTCTTCTTCCATTGGTTTACTCAACAGATACTGAATGAACGTTTTAGTCATTCTGGCATCACGAGATGCAATCGTAGTGGTCAGTACGGGGAAGTAAGTTGCTTTCTTATCATCGAACATTGGGTTAACAATGCTGACTTTAAGTTTAATCGCTTCATAAGTACGAAAACGAGTCGCATCTAAATCTTCTATGCTGTCCATGAATTGGAAGTCAGAGAAGTCCTGCTGAGTTTCTTTGTCCAAGATAATATAAGGATCAGAAACGTCATTCAGGATATCTTTATGGAAATAAATGAAGTCACCGGTTTCATCGGTGGTGATATACGGTAAGTCAGCACGCTCCACTTTAAACCCAACAGAGGTTGCAGAACCGATACGGTGTTTAGTTTTCAGGATCGACTGACCAATAGGTTCAGCGAACGTCGAACCATAGAACAGACCTGGAACACCGGCTTTCTTTGTAAATGGGTTATACGGAATAGCCGATTCCATTTTACCGAAACACTTGGAACAAGGTTTGCCGTTATGCGAGGTATTACACCAGGCCACGTCACGGATACGAATCGTTTCCCCTGTTTCCAACTTCTTGATTTCGTCATAAGTCAGTAAGGTGTTAGATCCATCATCATTGATTGTCCAACGCCCCACTAACGACTTCTTAAACTCCGTACTGATGATCTTGAGTACCGGACCTGTGGTTGAACCACAATCAGTTTGATAACGAATGCTCTGCACAACTTGAGATACGTTGTGGATCTTTTTATGGAACCACTCGGAGTCCTGAAGTGCAGAACCGTTACTGATCAGAGAGAAACCCGCGCCTTTGGAGTCACCCAGGGAATCCGCCAGGTTGGTAATCCCGTCACCATAACTGGTCATAATCGTATTCGGTAGAATAACGTTGTTTAAGTCAAACACGTCACCACGAGAAACGATTAACTGGAAAGACTGTGTGGAGTTTACCGATCGAGTACGATACAACAGAGTAAAGACCAACTTATCCAGGTCGTGCTCTGTCATCATAATCTGCTCGAACTCTTTGTGTGCGTCAGCCATATTGGTTTTACGACTGTGTACACGTTCACGCAGGTCTTTGATCTTGGGATGGCGATAGATGTGGACGATATCGACAGCACGTGCAGATACCACACCTGTCTCACCTTTGATCGCCAGATAGTTATGACATTGGTTATGCCAGGTAAAGATCAACTGCTTGATAAAATCATAGAACACCGGATCATCATACTTCGGCATCAGGCGCTTTAAGAAGTTATCAATTGGCTTCTTCAACGTATCGTCATCGATAAAGGACTGGCGTCCGTCTTTCTCTTTCAACAGCGCCAGCTCGTCAATGTGATACGGCTCGTCATTATAATGACGATGGACAATCAGACTGAACCAGGATAACCCTAGCATCCAGGTATCGGTGATTTGTTTCTCACCAACATCATCGATCACTTCGATTCTGATACGGCGTTCCGTAAACTGCAACATGGACATACAGGACAGGTTTGCAAACTCACGTAACTTTATCGTTTTCACGCTCTTTCCTTAATACTAAGCCAAAATCAGAGAACATGTTATCAATTACCTGAAGGGAGTGGTTCTTTCTCTCTTCACCCGGTTTGATCAACTCCGGAATCAGGAAAGGGTTTTCTGCACGGATCAAACGTTCGACCGAAGCTTCTAACAGTTCAGCGGAGTTTGCCCAGGCCAACATTCGCGTTGCTGCTGCACCACCTTTCTGATTGATAAACAGACGACCTTCGGTTTCACCCACATTTCGGTTCAGCGTAGCACGATAGAAATCACGTGCACGTTCATGCTTAGACAAAGAAGTTGGTAGCCCAAAGATGTTCAGCTTCGGAGTAGACTGGCAGGAGATATCATCACCAAACTTATCCAACATAATGTAATACACACTACTGATAACGATTGGGTGACGACTGCGTTTCTTTTCACCCCACGGGTTAACGAATGTAACAGGTGTAGGTTGGATATCAGGATACCGATCAACAAATCGCTCAATGATCTTTACACCTTGCAGGTCATTGGTGTTATTACCCACCGCGGCAAACTCGTTCTCGTCTGCCATGATCCATTGTAAGTGTTTCATCCGCATCTCTTCAGTAAAGGTGTCCATAATGGCACCGTGTTCTGGAGAGGCCGTCTCATAGAACTTATAAGCAATGTCCCATGCTGTTGCATAGTCTTTGTTATTATAAGCTTCCACGATCTTCGGATACAGATGGATATTGATGAAGTTGATGTCCAGTTCCATGAACGAGTTATAAATCTGGCGACGATAACCAGGGGTGTTACCCACGATCATGTCAGCCACATTACCATGATCATCCACTGGCGCCATGTAAGATGGCAGGACTTTCATGATAATCGATTTGTTACCGTCCATACCGGTATTCTTAAAGCGTGTCTTACCTTCCACGTCTTCACGCAAATGGATCTTTACACGCCAGTCTTTCAACTGGATATTACCGGTTTTGCGTTTAACTTTATTATACCGACCTTGACTGGTTGGTGTACTGAAGTCACGCGTAATCCCACCCATGCCTTCAAAGCAGATCAGATTCCACAGCGCACGAGAAATCGGAACCTTCTTGTCTTTATAGATGCGTTGTTTTTCTTTGAACCATTTCACAATAGAGTTAGCGAAATCGTTCTGGGCTTCTTCGATACGTTCCAGAATGACAGTATGAGGTTGACTGCGTTTCTCGGCACGTTTGTTATTAGAAACGTTCTTATAACGCTCCGTGGTAACTTCGATATCAGCAACAACACAGTTAGGACTGGTTACGTGATACAATACGTCATAAATAGGATCCGGTCTCATCAATGCTGATTTGGTCAATGCCGCCATAGCGGTGTCTGCATCTTTACGCCGAAAGCCCATGACGATGCCGTCTGCACGAACAGCTTCACCCGATAATGGAAATGGTTGAGGATTATCAATTGTTCCATAGAGGTTCAATGGAATATACTCATCTTCATCCCACTGGAAGTCGTGACTGCGTTTAAATGTTACACCGATCTTCTTGGCATAATGTTCAAAGATGACTACTGCGTCCTCTTCGGTATAAACGTGAGACATCGCCGCAACTTTGGTTTCCACACCCGGGACCCATTCGTTACTTTCAGTGATACGTGCAGAAGTTCCAAATACAGTTCCTTTACGAAACCGGGCACCTTTCTCCACAGATCGTAATAGATCTTTATCGTACTGATACTCGAACCCAAGATCCATATTTTGAGTGTGGAACTTAGCCATCTCAATGACGTCATAAAGACCGGTTTCCAGATCCTTGACAATGATGAAGTGAGAGCCCCACTGGTTGGGTTCCTTATCGTTAAGGATATTACGAACAAAGAGGATCTCTTCGACCTCTACATCCGAATTGGTTTCTACTTTACGAGCACCTTTCGCATATTCCTGTTCGTCACCGGAAATATATTTACGATTGGTTGTACCGTGGATTACAGCAGCCTTACCCTGGTTCTTCCCGAGCATATACAAACGAGAAGGGGAGTTGGTTGCCCTGTTTGTGTTCATTCCGATAGCGACGCCGGCCGTATTCGGTTTTATCTGATTGTGCTGATCCATGTTGCGTAATACCTCTTTTCATTATACATAAAGATAATATCTGCTTGATTATCTTTAGCAAGAAAATTATTGGAGATTCAAAATGCCTCTTCCTTATACCGGTGGAGATGATCTTTACTACACCGATGAATACAAAGTCATTATACGTTCCTGTAAAGAGGTTTTATTAGAGAACGCATCCTTTACCCCATTTATTGAATCGGGTATTAAATTTGCGTATCGATACAACTTCCATAAATTCTTGCGCCAGTTAAGAACCAGTACAAGCGGGATGACTGCAATACCTGAGGAGCTGATCTGGACAATTTCCTTTATTAATGGTATTGAGAATCCTAACCAAGACTTTAGTCATCTAAAAGGTATTTATACCGTTACGTCCGAACAGATTGATATGTTGATACAAAGTACCCGCACAGTAAGACAATAAAAAATTAAACAGTAAGCTACTCCCTACGATATCGTAGGGAGTAGTTATTTACTTTCTATTTACTGATTAGTATCCGTTGTTTACGCCGTTATACATTCCATTATCTTGCGGGAATGCAGATTGACTCAAACCGTTATTGGTTACCAAACCGTTGGACATGACTGGTTGACGAGAATACGGATCCATAACAAATGAACCGTTGCCGCCCTGGTTCATCCCGACGAGTGGAACCAAGTTGGCATTAGCCATCATCATCTGGTTCATCATCATGGGATTCATCATCATTGGGTTCATGTTCATTGGCATACCAACATTACCGTTATTCTGAGGATATTGGAAGTCTTCGGAAATAAAACGACCATCTTCAGCCAGACGTTTAACGCGGATCATACCGTTTTGTTGCTGATACTTGTATTCATAGATACCATTGTTCTGTGAATACTCGGCGCCCAGATAATGTTCACCTGGTAGTGCATCAGGTGCTTTAGGTGCTGCCGGCGGGGTATTTGTCTGATGTGTTACATGATTGTTATTGCCACCACCCATGCTAAACAAACCCGCTGCCGGATTGAAGCTACTGATACGGTTGGTGTTGACAGAGTTGGCAGTGTCCGGACTAGAGGTCAGATTATAGTTATTATAATCCATAGCCGGAATCAGAGATTTCAGCTCACCAATTTCATCCAGGTCAGAAATCCAATCCAAGTCAATCCCGTAAATACCGATAGCATCAAACTCTTTGCGGAATTTACCGATCAGTGCATTCAAGTCAGAGGCGACCAGAGCATACGAGTGCAGGTATGCAATCAGTCGAGCCGCATCTGGAGACGTAGACGAATACTTCTTACGGCTTGGATCCACACATGAGGGTAGCGCCAGCTCGAACAGGGCAATAACAACGTTCAATGCCTGCATAGTTACGTTCTGACCATTAAACGTCACGCGTTCAGATGGTTTCAAGTGATCGTGCTGACTCACCACGCGATACAGTTCAGTATAGAACGGGAAACTCGGCGTAGCTGTATAGTACGCTGTTTCATCATTATCAGTTTTCCCACCTTTGATCAACGAGAAGTTAATCAGACGAGAATCAATACCTTGATCTTCGATGTCGATAGAAATGGTTTTGATTACGTCGTACACTTCTTGCTTGACCGTTTTTGTCACTGCTTTAAACGGCTCCATCTGCTCCAGCATTTTGCCGCTCAGTGTTTTACCCGATTTCTTAGCCGCCACATTTAAGATGACGTCGAAAATTGGTTGGAACACGGAATAGATTTTAGCCGCAGTCAGTTTACGGATGACTTTGAACACTTCGGTTTCTTTCGACATGATAGATTCGCATGCCGGATGGAAGAACACTTTACCGATAGTTACGCCGTTCAGGTTTTCAGAGGTTGGTAGATACATTTGTTTATGATCTACTTTAACGGGTACGTCAACGCCGGACATGTTCAGTACAACTGCGTAGTCTTCGGTAAACTTGCAACCGAAAGACTTCAGCATTGCTTCATAGATTTTATTTAATTTGTTCATCCGAAATAGCTCTCAATGTTGGTGAAGAAGTTAGAACCGGCTTCTTGTGCAGATTCACTGGTACCCAGGATTGGACTGGTCGCGTTGATCGCAAAGGTTGGGAAGGCACGTACAATACCAACAGGTGCATTGGTGTCTTCCGCGGAGAATCCCATTGTCAGTGTATCTTCGGTAACGATCTGGAGATCGATTGTGGTAGTGCCGAAGAGTTCTGCTGTAACGTTAAAGCGAACAGGTGTCATCTGGTTGATGGTTAAGCCATTCAGGCGGGTGAAGATTTGACTGGTCAAGTTACGAACAAACTTATCGCAACGCTGACCTAACTGATAGTCATCCTCCTGGAGAGATGCAGGTGCATATGGCAGGATAACAATATTATCCAAACCGCCATCACCATCGAGTTTATCACAGTTTGAACCACGGAATGAAATACCATTCAAACCGGCTTGTAACATCAGATCCAACATGTTGGCTTCTAACTCAGATGCGATAATCTCAGCAAACTGAGAAGTACCGAACTGCTGAGTGTTCTGGGTGAAGTCGGCCAGATCGAACTGACTTGCATCCATATAAGTCAAGTCCAACACGTCATTAATGTTAGGGAAAGCCAGTTCAAGATCACCGATGCTGTAACCGGTGAAACCACGAGTTTGCATGACGCCTAACTGCTGCATCATCTCACGGAAGAATGGATCTTTCAAAACCTGAGGCTCATTCTGTTGGGCCTGATAACTCAGATTGTTCAATTCACCAAACATCCCGTCAAATGCATTTTCCGTGACACCGATATCCATGTTGCCGGTCATCATGGTACTCGCCTGATAATTCACACCTGCTTGCAAGATATCTTTGGCCCAACTGCTTGGGTTGGTGTTAGCACGTTTAGATGTGATAATACCTGACCGACCAATCGAGGCACTCGCTGGATTTACCACTGGATGGAATCCGTCCATCCCCTCATCTTCCATACGGTTTAAGATATCACCGCGGCTAGCTGATTCCAGGCCGTATTCAATAACATCAGAAGGACGTATGGTTACCAGATTATCAGCCGAAGAACCGTCATTGAACATGTAGTCAGTACGATTACCGATTTGACGTTGAATACTGGTTGGGTTAGCGATATCACCCATGTTCGCGGTTAGTGTTTCTTTGGTGCGCCAAGACATTACTGGATGGAATACCGCATCCAAAGTCAGCGCTCCCTGCGCGGCATTGTTAGAAACATAACCCAGTACTTCCATGTACTCAACCAGAACCGGTGAGTTTTGTGTCACAAACTTAAGGAGCATCAGACCTTTGGATTCGTTCCAGCCGCCTTGAATACTCGCCATGCCTGCCGCCTGTGCATTCAGTTTACCAGACATGACTGCCGCATGTAACAGCGTCGAACCCTTAACACCGCCGGCATGATTTTCATACGTTAACTCATCAATCAACTGCGTCGGAATATCCATCGCTTGGTTACGAACCACTTGATTATGATAGTAGTTGGTCATGCCAGCTTTTGCTGATACTAATTCGATGCCGCTCATAATTATTCTGCCTCTAAAGTATTTGACTGTTTAATAAGATCGATAAGCTCGCGTTTGATCGCAGGTGTAAGATCAACTTGGTACAATTGTCCCGTTGACATCACCGCAACAAAATCAGGATTACCGAGTAGACCAGGTTCAATTGTAGAATCCCAGCCTGAGGTACTTAATTCATCCAGTAAATCGGTTGCTGCTTTAACCAGGATGTTATCTGTACTGGATGTCGATTGCCCAACATAAATGTCGCACATCTCAACCAGTGTATCGCGATCTTTGGTATTGAGTTTAAAGTCATCATCCAGGAACACTGTTGGATAACTTGGATTACGGATAATCGAACACAGCTGTGCTAAGTGTTCGTAGCCCATCTCAAACAACTTCACTTGTGCCAGACAAATCGCTGCCATTAACTGGTCATATTTCAATGCCGGATACAAGTTATAGTTGATGTCATTTTGGAAAGTTAACTGAAGTAGTTTCAGGTGAATCATGGTCAAACGAAAGTTCCATACACGAGGAAGTGTGTTAAAGAGTTTCTCGGCTAACTTCTGATTCTTAATCCCAAAGCCCAAACACTGATAATAGAAGAAGTCTTTGTTCTTCTTCAACCAGATCGTTGTGGGTTCACCAAAATCATCAAGTCCTTCAGACTCAATGTACAGATCAAAGGTGAAATATTCGGCTTGCGCCAATTCATCTGTACCATTTACTGCCTGAGTGATACGATAACTTTCTGGAATGGATTGATCATCGGAACCAGGTTTCGGATCATTATACGTTTTGAATTTGACGTCAGATGTTCCACGCAGTTCACCTTCCACTAAGGAGTTTAATTCCTTAGATAAGTTCTTACCGTTAATCTTACTCGGCAGGAAGGTCAGACACAGTTTGTTGAACAAACCTTTATAAACGATGCTATTGATGGCTTTAACATCGCTTGTCACCGCAATGGTATTACGACGCGATTCTTGACGCAAACATGATGCACGAACATATGTATCCAGAATTGTCCAACCAGTCATCTCTGTTAACGGTTTGATCTTAGAGATCAGATATTCACCCGCTACAGCATCTTTGCTGTCTTTACCCGCCATGATTGATACATGATCAAGAAGCTGATTAACCACAGGAAAACAGAGTTGAGTAGCAAATGCTAACTTGACAAGTTCAACATACTTACGTGGGTCAATGGTAGTTTCTTCTGGATAATCTCCCAGCTGAGACATAGCCATCAGATCTTTCGGTGGATTCGTTCTGCCAGTAACCGTCGCACCATAAACGATGTCATTGGGTTTAAATTCCCGATACATCTCATTTATGACATCTTCGAGTTTACGTGTCAGGAACTTATAGTCCTGATTATATTTACGAAGTTCCAGCAGTTCTTCAGTTTCAGGTTCGTCAAAATACCCTGGCGACAGAATACGTTTGGCGTCCTTCATCAGAGACCAAAGTTTATCTAATCTGTCCTGAGAACAACCGAGAAAGAATTCGTTTAGATACTCAAAGAGTTCTTGGTTGGCATCACCACCGTTTACCTTTTGGCTACCATTGAAGACTAACTCTTCACCATTATGGATAACCTTAATGGCGTCGATATTCTTTTTACCCGACATACGAGTAAGGTATTGCATAGTTCATCTCCAATAACTATTATAGGTTATACACTCCGATAATATCTGTTCAAGATTATTTAGGCGTATATAAAAGAAGACTTTGAGTGACCTATTAATTGAAGCCCGTGTTTTTAATAAAAGACAGCATAGTAGCTAGAGAGCATTCCGCGAGGAATGCTCTCTAAGAGTGTTACGTATTAAAAATCAATGTCGTCGTCGAAGTCAGGGGTAGAGGTTTGACGAGTCTGCTGACCGCCACCTGAGTTACCACCACCATTTCCGTTCCAGTTTGAACCGCCGCCCTGGTTGCCGCCTGAGTTGCTGTTTCCACCCCAGTTGTTTCCCCCGCGGCCGCCACCACTGTTATTACCTTCACCTTTCTTCTCACGAGGTTTGAAGTTAGTGAATTCGTAATCGTCCAGTTTAACTCTGGAGAAATCGATAAATGCTTTAGCGTAGACGCGCGACATCAGGCCACGATTTTCAACCGGTTCGCCACCACCAGGACCCGCCATCAAAATCACTGAGTCATACGGAGAAGTGAACGGGAACATCACTTTATAGGTGCCTTTGGTGTACCCCACTTTGATACAACCTTCGGCATCACGAATGATCGTAAAGGTCGCCAAGATGGATGGATGGTCGTTCATGCGACCGCCCTGACCGAAGGTTGTTTTCTTGACCAGGTACTGAGATTTGGTAAAGTCAGGATTACGAATCGCTTCTTCAATCAAACCAAACAGAGCGCCGCGGTCGAATACAGACAGTTCAACTTCTTTACTTTTTGCGTTCTTGTCTTGTTGACCCCAAACGCCGTCATTGACTTTGAAATAGATGTTACCATTCAAGCCACATTCCCAAGTCCAGCGTGCTGGATATTTGGCACCTTCAACTGGCTTATCCGAAGTGGGCATCGGATAACGGAAGTCGTTGAACATGGTCTGCGGACGACGCTGGATCTGATCTTGAGGGAAAGACATAACGGTATTCCTTTTATTAAATCATTTTCAATAGGATTTCTTTCTCTGGACTGTTGTTCAGAGACCGGATAGAACGTGCAACCATTTGCGGAGTAGAAGCCGTGCTCCAATGTGCTACATCCGCAAGTTGCTTGACTTCATTCTTTACAGCGATTGACTGAGAATAGAAGTTAATCGAGTTATCCCCAAATATTTGAATAGTTAATTTATTCATGGGGATATTGGTAAATTTATCTGAACCCGTGAGCTTAGTATAGAACTGTGTGTAATTCTTTATTGCTCCAGTGTGGGACTCAAGCAAGTTAAGACGCGCATAAGAATTCGTCGTGACCAAATCAACGGGATGACTGGTGAGAATCAATGCTTGTCCTGCAAATTCAGGAATTACACTATCAACTTTGTTGATGTTCTTACCGAACTCAGGTAGCAGTTTATCGATCACTCCATTATCAAGTTGGGCGATCTCTTTCTGCTTATCGGTTCCGTCTTTCTCTACATTCTTAATCTTGGCCAAGGGGAACAGAGTGGGTAATCGCCGATACGTAGGATAATAGAACTTGATGTCTAGATCCGTCTTCAGTTTCATTCCCGCAATGAATTCGGCCAACCCAATGATGTCTTCTTTGCACGCTTGGTAAAGCTCAGAAGAGGATGGGACGTATTGGTCATAAGCTTGTCTAGCGTTACGTACAATCGTTCTTAAGTTGATGAGAAAGGAATTAAAACGGTACATCGGAACACTGGTTAGTGCCTCCAACGCCAAAGCAGTACCCACACTTATGGGTACCGTACCTTTTGTCCTTTCAACTGCCATTCATGACCTCGTCGAGTAATTCCTCTAACAGAGAACGATCAATATCATCATTCTGTTGTAGAGTGGATTCCATAAAGTTAAACAAACTATCCTTAAGGTTTCCATGGGTCAATGCTACACCGTTATACATTTCAGGAATGTACAATGTATCATCAATCTCGATGTTGTCCTCTTTAATATTTTCAAGATCAAACGAGTACTGCGGGTATTGTTCTTTAAAATCATTAATCAAGGGCGTGGTCACCGAAGACAATCCACCCACTAAACGAATGTGGGTGTTCTTTGGTGGGACTTTAGATAAATAGTTGTTCAGTTCCTTGGCGACCTGTTTCATATCCATATCTTTATTGATAAGGATCTTATCATAGATCAGCGCGTTCTTATTCTCCCAGAACTCTGCTTTGAATTCCGTTTCGTTAAACTCAAAACGATATGCGCCTTTTGGGTGCATTTCACCAAATGCTGTACGGTCAAAAGAACCTGCACAATAGATGTTGTATCGCGTAGAAGGCTTATGGATATGTCCGCTGAAGATTGCGTGTTTTGCCAGCGCACTCCATTTAACAGAATCGTACAACGCCCCTTTCTTGTTGGCAATTGGAGGGAGCTGGTAATCAAACCCACCGTGTAGAAAGATAAAATCAACCTGACTTAATTTCCACTCACCAAGTAACTTCAAGGCATTGTCATAAATAATGTCCGTTGACGTATGTCCGAAGTTATCAGGCACATACATGCAATGGATCTTTAATTCTGGAATGTACTCAATACTCAAGGTATTAATATACTTGATATAAGGGCTGTCCTTTGGCTTTAAGATATCAAAGCACTCTGGTTGCCCCCAATCATGGGAGGAGGTCCCTTCCAGGACTCTGACATGAACTTTATTATCATGACAGATTTGCAGATGTTTCTTAATCCAACGATGACAGAGCATCATGTTAGGATCATTGGCTGGAGCCAAGTCGTGGAAGAAATCACCGTTCAGCACATTGAAGTCAATTTCAGCCAGATTTGTTTCTTTATAATAGAACGTGTCCAGGTTATTCAAAATGTGCCGAGTTGGGGTATTCGGGTGTATGGTGTGGTGATCTGTGGTTAACACCGCTTTAAACAGCTTTTTCATATTAGTCCTTACACCCGATATACATTAGTCGGATAACGGGTCGAATTCTTTTTCGGAATCGGAAGAAGTTTTGGTTTCTACTACATTACTACCGTCGTGGAAAATAAATGTGTTTCCAGTGATTTCACCGATGAGATTCTTTTCAGCAACGGTAACCGGCTTCTTCTCAGCATTCCTTTTCAGAATGTCTTCGACCTGTTTCAGGAGTTCTTCGTCTTCTGACAGCGGAACACCTTTATAGGAGAAGCTATCGCGAATATAGATAACTTGTTTCAGAACTGTTGGGTTAACCCCTTTGCTCAGATAGTACTCCCAGGGTACCATCATGGTCAAGGTATCGTATTCAGGATTCTGTTCAGTCAGCTTCTGGACGATATTGGTCAGTTCATTTAGAGTGGCATCAACCTCTGCTTTGTTCGGATTGAACTTAGCGTTGGCGCCCATGGTACGCACGTAATACTCCAGATAACTCTGGTTATTTATACTCATGTCCATATCAATGAACTTGCGAATCACCACCACAGGCTCTTTGTTGGCGTTTAAGACAATAACACCTTTGGTATATCCGTCGGTAATCTGATACCAACCGTCTTGGTTGAAATAGTTCTTGCCATTCACAAAACCAATGGCGAACCCTGTCAACCAGTTTTCAACAAAGTAGTCTTCTTCCATTAATACGTGTTCGGCGAACTCCCCATCCGGTAACTGAATAATTCGTTTACCGGCGATATCAATAGAGCGGATCTCGGTTAGGAAGTCCATTAGTTTTCCGTGTTTAACCTGATCGATTTGATCAAATTGTTTTTCAGTTGCCATTGTTCAGTTCTCTTGCGTTATCAATGAGTTTATAAGAACCGCCTTCCACATAGACAGCTTGGGCCAGATCGTAAGTTTTACCATCTTGCGTCACCACACCAGAAAGCACCAGAGTAAACATTTTGTCTTCCGGGTTAGCTCGTTTAGCATAAGCGTCTATTGAGACGGAGTCAAAAATTTGCAACATATACTCGTTGAGGTTTTGTTTTATATCGTCAAGAAATAATCCTTCACCTTTTTTATCATCTTGATGATTCGCTACCACATATTGATAAGAGTGGACATCACGAAGAATGATGCACTGGTCAATACGGTTAGCAAACCAATAAGCAATCGCTCGATCAATTTTAACTGTAGGTTCTTGAACCCAACCTACAGTGTCCATTGTTCCCACAACACCTTTAGGCATTTCTTTTCTCCAAATATACGGGACAATCAAAAGATAAAAACAAAAAAAAAATAAATGCATAAAGATCCAGGATCTCCCAATTAAGGGAGATCCTGTTTATCTTAGTTGCGCTTGGCCATCTGATGAGATGGAGTAATCAGTACTTTAATGGCACCCATGATTGCGCGAATCCCGGCATAACCAAATACCATTACTGCAACTCCACCCATGAAAGCAGCGACAAGAGCAACACCATCTTGAGTTTCTGGACTAAAGAAATTAAACATAATCGCCTCTCTCTATATTAAATAAGTTTAAACTGTTTAGGTTTATCACTTAGGTAATATAGGTCTGAAACCGAATGCAGATTGATTTAGGTCAGTCTTTAATACTGTCCCAAGTCTCTGCGCATAAGGTAATGGACTCTGGTAGTTTCTTTTCATCAAAGAGTTGCTTAATGATGGGGAAAGCAATCTCTGAATCAGTACCGTATACCAGGGAAACGTGGAGCAAGAGGTCATCGTAAGAATGTTTAAATCCTTCCTTGACCAGTTCTTTGTGTCGCTCAGTCACAGCTGCTGATTCCAATATGAGGGCACAAGACCGCCATTTGGAACCAACCTTACCCAACATCTGTACATCCACAATCTGGCCCTTGTAGACCTTGTTAGACAGTGAAGGAACAATGTCAGGATTTCTTTCATCGTACATGATGGTCGCATGCAGTTTATTAACCGGAATAACTTCGATCCCTTCGCATGCTGGCACGATGTCTTTATACAGTTTTGTACCGCTGGCTAAATCGACATGCAATTCAGCATAACCGTGGTTTGACATAAGTTTTGAAGCCCTTTTAATTTTTCCTGCACTCACAGCAAAGAGAGCAGCATCCAAACAATCTCTTATGTGACTTCCTATCGGATCTTTTCCATTCTTAAAGCGATCTTTAAGAATTAAGAGAAGATGTTCCTCAGTCAAACCATTGGTATTAAAATCAACCTTGGCGATACGCTTATCATCTTTGTCATAGACCTTGTATTGATTAGGGTCCATTGACACCGTTCTGATACGACTATTTTCGTCCTGATGTATCGTCGGCATTATTTTTTCCTGAGTGTTTGAGGATGTACTCTCGTTTTTCTTCGTGCGTCAATCCAGATGGAACTTGGATATGTTCTTGAGCCAATGCGGTGTCCATGCGTTTTCTATTAATAGAAATTGTCCCGGCAATTTGCGAGCGACCTTTAATAACACTTTTCATTATTTTCTCCAAAAAAAAAATAAAGAAGAAAAGGTAACCAGGGGAATCCCCTGGTTACACTTCGATTATTCTTCTGACTCTTCCTGATCTTTACGGCGCTGTTCCACTTCTTCCAATGATAGAATCTTTTCGTTTGTTACCGAAGTTGGGTCAAACAGATTCTTAGCCAGATGAAGATTGGTTGCTTGCCAGGTACGATGGATGTCTACACGTTCAGAGAAAGTGAGGTGAGTCAAGTCATCTCGAGAACTGGTAAACATGGTACGATTCAGAGATTTCTCTTCTTTATCGTAAATCACCTTGCCATCGATAGAACGATTATAGAAATAGTTCTCACGCCCTATTCCATTACACGCTGCATGAAAATCACCATCATAACCTGATACACGGTCTTGTTGATAGAGTTCCATCATCAGTGGGTTGGCCATGATATAATCTCGCATAAAGCCAGTAGCTTGTTGCTGATACTCGACTTCAGAGAGATAGCCAATTTCAAACCGTCCTACATACTGACCGTCCTTTCCGTTTACACGATTACTGAATTCCCACATACGGCTATTCATAAAACTCTTGTGGGCGTCTTTTACGGTATTGAGAGTATCTCCAAGCCAACCAGTGAGATTGTCATATTTCTGATACATCGAGGCCATATAGTTATCAAATACGGCGGCGCTGTCATCAGTCATCGATCCACTGGTTGCTCTCATAAAGGCAGCGGTTACGTTCAAAATTATTCCTCTTCGATTGGTTCGCTCAATAACAACGAGTTAATGTTCAACAGGTTGGTCTTGGTGTGCGTACCGAAACGACTTACCATGAAAAGTTTGTTTGGGTCTAACATCTGATGGTGTCCCCAGCTACTATATGCTTCAATCTTAGACATCATGTCCGGAATGAAGATCACATACATTGCATCGCCGTCAAAGTCCGCACCATATTCTTTAACAGTGGTGATAGGAATACGGATAGATTTGTCATCGAGATCTCGAGAGAACTCAACGAAGAATGCACGAGCTGATAAATACTGGATAGACGGATTTCGGCCAGCGGTTGCCATAGCAAAGCGGTTGGTTTCAATCCAGGTATAGAACTCTTCGATCAGCGGATGACGATAGTTATTCGCTGTTTTGATGATGTCCTTAACCTTCAGTGGAGTATATCCTTTACGATATAACCAGTTAGTCAGATGTTTGTCCAGACACGTCAAACCATACAACCACGGTAACACAATGGTGTCAGAACGACACACGCCAGATTCACCGGTGATAATAGAACGACCGGTCATTGGGAGTTTACCCGCGCCTGCATGATATCGAATCATGCCCTTCTTACCGAACAAAATGTTCTTCTGTACTTCCATCAATGCATCAACCAAAGGCTTCATGTTTTTACCCATGAGGTCTTCGTTTTCTGACGCACGTACATCGTCGATGGTATACGTGTCAGCCAATGTGAAATAGATCTTATCCAGATCGGTTTGCTCTTTATTCACATAGCGGTCACGTTGATCTGATTCTACTACAGTGGTAATTTTGTTTGGTAGTGGTAGATAGCTAAAGACGGCCTTTGTCTTGAACTCTCTCCAGAACGCCGCAAAGTCTTCACGATCCTTCTCCGTCAAATCGAGTACTTTGCTAATATCCTGCTCAATGGCAGACATCACAATCAGATCCAGGTTATCAATAAAGCTATTATAGCCAAACTGAATACCCAGAGTTGCACGGAAGCTTTCAATCTTAGCCGCGATCTTAAATGCATTGTTGTTAGGATCACGAAAACGTTTCTCTTCTCGCACAGTAGGGTTGATCCAATATTCAACCAAATTAACCTTTGGTGATTTGGTATTCAACTTACTGAAGAAGATCGCCCACATTGCAGGGTTAATGAAACCTGACACATACGCCGGTGTTCTCAACCACACTTTGGTTTCAATACGCTGACCCAATGGTTTAACAACTTCGCTACCACAGTTATCACACGTAAAGCCAGAACCAATATAAATATTGCTGCGATACTTTTTACAGTTACAGCTTGCGACGGTATCAAAGTTATTACCTTCGTACTCAGTACGAAGTAACTCAGTAATAGCTTCGCGATGTTCTTCGATATTGAAGTCAAAGTCATTCAGATAAATCGGTGGAGTAATCGATAAATCATGTTTGATATCAAAGTCTTCAAAATCTGGATACAGGGGAGTGTAGAACTGAGGATCATCTTCCCGCGGTGTAACACCACTTGCCTCAATAATACTTTTAAATAATACGCTTGGAACCATGTGTTCATCAGCATACTTATTTAGAATGTCCGCCATCGTGTTTGACATAAAAAATAAACCCCTAAGTAAAACAAGGATAGCGGAACAAGCCCGCTATCCTTGCATTTCATTTAATTACCGAACTGGTAGTACCAATTAGTACTGAGAGAACGTGCCGTTAAAGCCACCGAAGCCAGCAGCCTGTACAGACTGAGTCAGCTGAGCAGTAATAGCATAGTTCAGGTAATCGTTACCGGTGTTCATGCTCCACATGGTCGCAGTATTAGAACCAGACAGAGACAGAGTACCAGCCGCAGCCATTGCTTGTGCGAAGGTTGCGAAGAAGCTGTTTTCCCAGATGAAGCGACGGTTCCAACCATCCAGAATTACGTTTGCGCCAAACAGCTGCATCAAACGGTTATAGATGTTGTACTGACGAACGCGGATGTTATCGCCACCCATAGAACCGTTGACCAGAGCTTGATACTCATTGATCGCTGGTTCGTTCTGACCGTAGTACTGATCCTGACGCAGGAACATGCCGTCAACTTCAGCCAGGTCAAACCACTTACCATCTTTAGCCATCGCGATACCTGCCGGCAGGATGATGTTGGTGGTTTTCAGGATAGCGTCACCTGGAGCCCATTCGGTACGCAGGTTACGTGCTTGACCTTTCGCAGCGTTAGCCTGAGCCAGCTTGCTGAATTCACCTTTAGACAACGCATCCAGCAGAGTTACCAGTGTGCGATGATAGGTAGAACCAGAAGGCTTAGCAGCCAGTGACCACCAGAAATCGGAGTTCGCAACATCGTGAGTAAACGTCGACAGGTCCAGAACGTAAACAGCTTGCGGAGCGATGTAGGTGCTCAGCCACTGGTTAACAGTTTGGGCATTGGTGATGTTTTTGTCAGTGATGTATTGCGCAGTACCGAAGTTCGCACCCAGCATCTGGTTCAGATAGTGGTTGAAGTTACCGATGTTACCACGGTGACCCACTTCTTTGCCACGGAACGCTTCAGACAGATAGTTGATGTTGTTCGCACCGATTGATGCGTACAGACCCAGCAGTGCTGTCAGCAGAGAGCTGTTGTTGTTCAGGGTTTCGCCAGGAACAGTCAGACCAGTAGAAACAACGGGAACCAGTGGACCTACAACGTTACCAGGCTGTTGTGCACGCTTCTGCATGAACTGGCTCTGAGACATTGCTTCCAGAGTAACAGTCATGTGTGCAGTTGCAACAGAACGGCTCTGGGTGCTGCTTGAGGTCTGGGTGTTGTTTTTGTTGGTGGTAGAGATCTTAGCCGCCAGGTTATACGGAGTTGGTACGCCGTCGATGATCAGTTTGTTAACTGGTTCGATACGTGCCACAGCCGCATCATCTTTACCGAACAGTTTACCGTCTTTGAACGGGTTCGGGAATTCGATACCTTCTTTGGCTGCTTCCAGAGAAGCGATGTTCCACAGAGAGGTTGACCACTCTTTCAGGATGCTGTTGCGTACCTGCACGATCATGTCATCAGGAGAGAACTGATTTTTGATGTACGGTTCCAGGTTACGAACGATCGGAGCCAGGATGATCACTTTGCTCACCTGTTTGCCATCAACGTAGCTGAACTGAGTTTTCACTTTCTCAATCAGTTCTGCATCCATGAAGCCAGAAGCAGGTTTAGCGATTGCGCGCGCCGCAGCTTCGTTTTGCAGGTGGATCGATTCGGTCACTTCAGTGATGCCTACTTTGTAGAACAGTACTGGCATAACGTAGACTGTTGCACCGATGACGGTGTGCAGAGTCAGACCTGGCAGGTTTGGAGAGATATCAGAAGTGATGGTGCGCACTTCTTTTGGCAGAGTCAGTTTCTGGGTATCAGTCGCGGTGTTTTTGTTCAGGGACTCGATCGTCTCTTCCAGGTTTTTCATCACTTCATTGACTTCAGCGATCTGGTTAGTAGAGGAGATCAGGTTCTGCGTGCCCAGCAGGGCGAGTAACGGGTTGTTTGACATGTTTGATTTATTACCTGAGTTGTTTGAACCAGAGTTGTTGTTGTCAGAAGAGTTACGTTGGTCGAGCATAATGAATTCCTTTATTGAACTACGTGATATAGATTAACGTTAATTTACATGGTGGGAGAAAGATGAAATGACATCTTGTCTTCTATGCACTATAATAATATAGACTTGTAAAATTATAGGTACACATTTTTTCACAGTAAATCGTATGTATACTTAAAAAATAAACTTACGACTCCCGTGTATCCTTAAGGACATGCCTTAAGAATTAGTTTACATAATATAGAAATGTTACGTAATTAATTACGGAGCAATCCATGAGGTTTATCGAATGTCTTATTTAAAGCTTCAACCTAATGGGTTGAACTACGCAATCAAAGCGTACCCTGGACTGGTGAACCTAGAAAGAATAATGGCAAGAAATGATGATCGTTTCTTTAACTATATCAATCTAGGGAATCGCACCGTTCCTAACCAGAATCCACTGGTACAGTTTTTACAGTCTTTCTCTGTTAATCCAGAATGGACCAACGAGTATCTGGTTGAAGAGATTCATTCTCGCTCACAGCAGATTGCAAGTCTTGTTGATTTAACTTCTTTATACAGTAAAGGAGAGAATCACATCGAAGCCATCTACCCAGAGTCCAATCATAACACGTTGTTGGTTGTTCCATTTGGCAGTCCCAGTCCATCACAAATAAATGCATACTTCAGTATTCCTTTAGATGAACTTGTTCCTTTATATCCCATTTATACCACAGACACAGTTCAGCGGTGGGATATCATGGATTTGATCAACACGCAATCCTACAAAGCAGACAGTTCTATTTTTACAATTGTCAATGTGGACGTCTATGCGTTGATTATCGGATTCTACCGCTGGCTACAACGCGGAGGAGATTGGGGTAATTCACCACACGGGTATATTGCTAACTTTCCATTAATGAATTGTTATATTTACCACAACGAGTTGGTGAATTTTAATTACCTTAATGGCAATACATCTTTGATCGATATCTCTAAGGGAAGTTTTAGTCTGGAGAACTACTATACTCAGCTTACCGAGTATACTGATTATAAAGATCGTTGGATGCAGACAAACCCGATGCAATCATTCACGGAATTTGTTCAGATCAATAAACGTGTCAACATGAACGTCCATATGAACAAGCTTGTCTTCCCTGACGCCTATAAGAGTCTGTACTTCGTTCAGATGAGTTGGGTGTGGTCACTGGCCTCATTGGGTATGGTAGAGAAGTACATTCGTTATAACAACCTGCTAGGCTCTGTGGATGGACAGATGAAAGCACAGCTGGCGATGTACTTCAGTAAAGTGCAATTACAAAGCCAAATTAATCAAATCCCTATGTCAGTGTGGAAGAAACACTTTATCGATATTTGGACGCTTGTCAAAGACATAAAACCATAACACAACGTTGAACTCTACCTGGATATCCAGGTAGAGTTCTCAATTGTTTTACATAAAATTGTTTATTTTTCAATCAGCCTTTTGGCTTTTTTCAAGAACTCTAAGAATCGAGTTCCTGATTCCTTCCCAATAAAGATTAGGGAGCGCTGGTTACCCATAATCATATCAGTAGAAATACAAACAGCGGGTTCACCACAGACCAACTGTTTAAACACACGCAGGTTAACGTCATCGGTCCCTTCAGACTTAGTGTCTATTTTTATTTCTTTGGTGTCTGTTTTAATCAGGCATTTAACAGCCTCAGATAACTTATCGATGGTCGTTTTGTCACTGAATCCAAATGAAAATATTTCATAAGGTCCATAGATAGTTAATGCTAATGAAGATCCAAAACTATAACGTTTAAAATCCCACCATGAGTGGAGACTAGCCTCACCTACCCTTTCCTTGACTATAATTTCTGATCCGGCGCCAATTTTGTTAGTGTGGGGAATATTCTTGGGATAAGGTCCATCGGTGACATATAGTTCCAATGCCCTGATAAGGCCGTCGTGACCTGGCTGACCTAATAGTACGCACTGCCCTACTTTAATCGTTGTTGGTGTATACTTAACTGCGGACAGTCTAGATTTCGTCGATCCGAACGATGAGACAAGTCCTTTGAGCTCTTTCAATATTGTTGCGGCATCTGATTTATCTAATGACGGAGATGTCACATGCCCTACAACGATCTGACAATAATCCTGGTAAATCAACAGATGAGAATATCTGGTTGGATCGATATTGACACTTGCTAATATAGAGGGAAATTTCCACTCAGTGGGGATGGTCACGTAACCTTCTTTCTCTTTCATTATAAGCTCCTCGCTTATTGGGTTTATCACTACGGAAGAGTCATGGGCGGTACTCCCGCCCTCACTCGATACTATTAATGCTCGTCACTAACCAAGCGGGTAATGGAATCGTTCATAAAGTACAGACCTGTTGAGTTCAAGACCTCATAAACACATTTCAGGTTCTGTTTAATTACAGTACGATAATCCACCGCTTGTTTGATCTCTTCTGGAATACCTTGGATATATTGCAGGCGCTCCATTGGGATCACAATATTACCCAGATCGCTACGACCTGTTGATTCAAAGTGTTTTGCTAACTTCGCTTTAATGTCCTCGTCTTGAATCCCTTCAATCCAATTCTTAAGCTTGGTTTTTGAACCTAAGTCTACAGACATCTTCACGCCCACATACGGAAGCTCAGGAGCAGGACCGTATTTATCAGCGAACACATTCTCCCACATTTCATGATAGAAGTATACGGAACCATTAGGATTGCTGTATGATGACTTCCCTTTCACACCTTGGCGCGATAACCATTTCCAATCGCCGGTGTTAATGTCGTTAACAATGGTGCGTTCCAGGTCGGCAATACCTTTCAGGATTTCTGGTGCGTCTAACTTCTTCTTATGTTCAATTGCTTCCAAGGTATCCACCATCAACTTTTGTGCAAAGTCTTTAATGTTCTTGGCAATCTTCGAAGATTTAAGATGGACACCTTTAATTTCCATTTCAGGATGTTCGTTCATAACACCTTCAACCATTTGCTGACTGGCATAATAGTGTTTAGACATCAGCGTTGTAACATAGGCTCCGAAGTAGTATTCGTTCTTCATACCAAGCATACGAAGGTTACGTTTACTAACGTTCAGGTTAGCCGACAACTGTTGATGTTGATCAACAGAGATCATGCGAATGAAGTAAGTTAATACCGCATTCAGTTTAATGCCTTTATCGCGATCACTGGTATAGGCTTCGATCATCTCATCCACGGTGTAGATAGAGGAGTCGGTATCTGAAGTCAATACACAATCGCGAATAGAAGAAGTAACGTCAAACAAACCAGACGGTGGAATCAGAGACTTAAAGAACACATTCATTAAGTCGGCATATTTCTTCTCGACATAATCATGATGTTGATTAAGCGCAACAATATCCAAGTGAGAAGCACTGCGTGGTAATTTGGATACAGCTAGGACATACTTATCATCATTATCCGGTGCTAAGTAATCTTTGGCTTCTTTACCAGGTTCAGGTGGGCTTGATGCCGCAAACTCGTCAAAGAAAGTAGAGATTGTTTCTTTGTTGTGATTAAACAGCGATACCAGATCAAGGGTATAAAGGATGGATGCTAAGTGCAAGCTTGATACTTCTTTTAAGAAGTTCTCAATGATCGCCATATACTTGGCAGAATCCCAATAACGACTTGAACAGTACCGTACTCGTTCCATGACTTCTTCGACAGTTGGATAATGGAGTTTGTATTTCTCCATTACGTTTTCCAACTTCTTCAAGTCTGTGACCTGGATACGTGCCATAATCGACTGTAACGTATTCTCGGGGGTATTGTAGAAACGGTTACCTGCAATGAACTGTTCGTTAATCAAGTTCGCTGTCGATGTCAGGCAACGACAGGTAGATGTTAGCGAGGTATGGCCGGTCTTGTTATTGATCGGTGTCCCTTCGGATGACATAGCACCTGACTGAGCGTTGTTAAAGATCTTAAAGGCGTTCTGTAATTCATGGTACTTATCGTAGAGTTCATTATCACCGGCTTTGTGCGCTTTCTTACGCAGCCCTTTATAATAGTTACGGTTGTCAATGAACAGACGAGTACCAACGGAGTTAATACATTCTTCTTCCTCTGAGTTGGTATAAGCAACCATAGAAGGAGAGAAGTGGTAATTCTTTTCTTGTACGTGTTTCAGCACAGAGGAGAAAGGGATAACGTGTAACTCACGATCACCGATTTTGTTCTTAATAATCACCTTAGCACGGCGAGATCTGAACTGGTCTTTCTTCTCTTTAAAAAATTTGATTAGATTGGCTCGGATCTCAGATTCATCTTCACCGCGAGTCTTCGCTAGAAACGATGCATGTTGATTAATGGCATGTTTCAAGATATTGCGGTCGCTGCTGTATTCCTCTGAGAGAAATGGACCTACTCCAGACATCTCGATTCCCTCATTAAGAGAAAAAAATTATAGGTAATACATATTACCAGACCTACCAAATGGTAGGCCCAGTAATAGGATAATATTTTTATTGATCATCGATCTTAAACGTATAACCCACATTCAAGCTGTTCATGAAATCGATCAAAGGTGCGCGTTGCCACTCTTGGAAGTTCTGGATAATCAGTGTTGCTGCACGACTGCTGATCGTAGTCAGTGAATCTGTATTAATCCAGGGAAATCCAATCACGATAAAGTCAGATTTGGTCTTATCCAGCTGAAGAACGAAATAGTTATAGATATCGGGCTTATCAACGTTATCCACTTTATCTTTAAAGAACGGATAAAAGTTAGCGTGTTTAGCGTCAATGGAGGGATCAATCAATCGAGCGAGACTGTATGGCGCAATACTGGACACCAGTGCTGCTTTATATTGATCCCCATAGATACCCGGTGTGATCATATCAAAATTGATGATGTCATCTTTCTTGATAAGTTTGATATCGGTCATCGGTTATGGACCTCGAGCAAAATAAGTGGGAACGTTATCAAAGTATCCCCATACTTTACTTTTGCTCCCGGAATATCCAGAATGTTGATATCTTTCATATATTCACGAGGTAAGATGTTCATATTGATATTATCAAACAAGAACCCGTTAACACCTTCGAGCTGGTTGGACAGGTGTTTCTCTGTCCATTCTTTTAAGAAGTTAGCAAACACATCCGGCATCATAGTGATGTCGTCTTTAAGAACGAACTCACCGCTGAGTGTAAGAGTGACGTCTGCGATATAATCGAGTTCAATGCGGTCCATAAATGGCTCCACATAACACCAAAGTTTGCCGTCGTCCTCACCCGTTAAGATATCAACAAGGTTGTCAAGAACTTCAGACAATGTATTACCAAAATCATGGGCAGTCAATTGAATACCCGACAAGAATTCAATTACGATGGCTTCTTGCCATTCTTCCAATCCTTGGGCTGCTCTCACTCCCTTATACGCTGTTGCGAAGTTCTTAAATACTCTTGCAACATCGTCATCTCCAAGCGGTGTGTCCTGGAAATCAAGGTGTGTTACGATTCCTCTTAACAGACCGTCGTAATCAAAGTTGTTTGCTTTTATGTACATGTGTTACCTGCACTCAAATGTCATGTGTAAGCCGATGCCAGTTCCCTGGATAATACAACGGATGTATCCGTATTCACGGTTCAGTCCATCCAGGAACATCTTCAGCCGGATCCAATCATTCATATATCGCTCGTCAATGGCTTCATTGCCAGTGGTAATTGCCATATCAGCAGCCGGATCCAAAATCGCGTCGTGTTGGACATTATAAGTGTCGAGTAATAATATTACACTATTAAGCACGGCGGTAAATGGAACACCGGGATATCCTAATGACCAACTGAATCGAGCATCTGGTATTAAATCAGGCGGCATGTAAAAGGGATCATCCTCGTTCATCATGTCCATCATCTTGGTCCTTTATATAAAAACGGTTATTCTTAATATAGAAACTTTCCACATTATCCGTATAGTTCAATTCACTTATCAGCACATATAAAATAGGTTTGAGTTCTCTTTTAATATCACCGTCGAATGGACTGAACCATCTGGACAGCTGAGTATTAAGGATTTCCTCCCGACGATGCGAGAGGAAATCCAAAATGATACTAAACAGTTTCTCAGAATCCAGCTGATAGCGTGTAGCTACACGGAGAATAGGAAAAATGTTGCAACTGTGCAACTTCATCCTCACTCCTCAATTTTAACGACCTTTATTGCTTCCCATGCCAATCCGTTACCGTCCCAGCATAGTTTATTGAAAAGTTCTTCGACATCGATTTGATGCCCGTACTTTTCTTGTAAGGTTTTTTCAAACTTGGTAAATTCTTTTTCCAACTCTGGCCAGAGTCCACTGAAAAATTGTTCACTAAAGGTGTATCCAAGTCCAGTGGGTTCTTCGGATACGCCGGGCTTGACCTCATACAAGATGAAGTTCATGTTATCGATATAACGCGTAAGTTTGTACTTACTGTTAAGGTCGATTCCTTTTTGTAATACCAGGTAGTCCTTAAACAATAATAAAAGATCATCAAACTCTTCTACTAATGCTTCTTTGTCATACCAGAATGTCATTTCTGGATAACGAATGTAACCACCCACAATTTCAAAGCACGGCACCTGACGAAGTAACCATTCCCGCATTCCCCAGATCAGATTGGGTCCGTCAGAAAGATTAATCAGGCGATGTGATAGATGTTGCTTTGTCTCGAGATACTCGTCAATAATACGGTCAAAAGAAAAGAACTCGATTCTACCGTTGATCGAAGTATGCTTCGAGCTGGGCGATACTTGGGTTGTCGATAACGGCGTCGTTGACATCAGCAATATCCGATAAGTTAACGGGGTCGGCAATCATGGAATCTACGGTGGATTCCAGGTCCATGCAAATAGAATGAAGTTTAATTGTTGAACGTGGAATAGCGCGCTCAAGTAATTTATACTTCAAACGACTGTCAAAGCCGGCCAGGATAAACTGCTTTTTGATTGTCCTGACTTCGGCATACAACAATTCATAAAACAACTGAAGACCAGGGTCGTCATAATACTTTTTGATCTCTTCCAGGATGGCCTCTTCTGTACACTTTTTATTGTTCAGAATGTTGACCAACATGTCGAGAACGAGGGGATAGTAGTACGCGATCTTTTCTTCAACGGGAGTATCTTCCGTGACCGAGGATAAAAGTAAGATCCCTATCTCTGTTTTAAGGAGTCGACTTTCTATGTTGTACATGGTATCTCTAATGGATGTGGAGTTGGAATTTAAGGCTACCTATACTGGCAAGAACAGCACAGTCAGTAACGTATACGCCGACCAATAATGGGTCGACATAATTCTTGATAGTTTCGTACAGATAAGCATGATCGAAAGAGATGTTTGAATCATAGAAACCTTGAACTGGAAAGCCATGTTCCTGACAAATCTTTGCCAGAATAGAATGCGCTAATCCAATATCGTTCTCGGAAACCACATTCAATGCCATTCGTAAATCTACAAGATTAAACAAAATTTTCATGGGGGCAAAAGCCCTGGGAATTCCCAGGGCCTCCTTTATTACATCATACCATCATCGCCGCTGGCGTTCCCGAATGGGTTAGCACCGCGATTTGAGAAACGACCAGCCAGTTCATCAGTTTTGACTTGCTTGTCGTTGATCATGCGTTTCAGACCTTCCAGGGTATCGCCGTGATCCAGTACTGCGTGGATACCGGTATTGATCCCATGGAATGATGGACCGAACACGCCTGCTTTACGATACAGCATGTCCTGGAATGGGGAACGTACTTTGTCTGGATCAGCGAACAAGCTGATTGCCGCCACTGGTTTAGACTTGTACTCACCCACGTCCTGATCAGTCAGGAAGGTCAACTGTGACATGATTGGATCAGCGGAAACGATGTCGGTATAGTAGAAGAAGTTTTTGATGTCTTGTTCATCGATACTGTCGTTTTCCAGACTGAACATCATGATGGCGTTATCAATACGGGCACAAGCCATGGCATTGATTTCACCGTGCGTGGTGTCAGATTTGTTTTCCAGGTAAGAGAAGATTACCGGATGACCCAGGCTAGTTTGGTTATACAGTGAACCCAGGGTTTCGATGGTGTTAGACTGTTCGTTGAAGCTCGAGCTATCACCTACAACGATAGCCAGTACTGGGATTTTACGTTCCAGCATACGACGGACAATCCATGGACCCAGAGATGCACCGGTACCGCCACCGGTTGAGAAGATCACGATGTTGGTTTTGTTGGGTGCGTATTTGGCCAACATGGCTTTGGAGAAATCACCCCATTTTTCTTTGTGGGTGTGACGAAAGCCACCAGAGCCACTTGCACCTTCCAGGCGCTCTAATGGATACAGTCCATCAGCTGCGGCATCGGCATCAGAGCTATCAAAGCCCACAATGTTTTCAATATGCTTACCGTTCTTGTTGTCTTTCAAGTAACGGTTAGTAATTTTGATTGCGGTACCGCCAACTGCATAGATGTTAAACTGTTTCATTGCTTTTCCTTTAAAGGTTAAAGTGCTTCATCAGTCAGCATAGAGCTCCAATCATTCTCTACGCCATTTAATCGTCTATATAATAGAACGATCAGTATTACTTAAATAAAACGCTCAGAATTGATTACAGAGCTTATTCCAGTATCTGACACAGGATGTTTTCTGTTTCATCATGGATCCATTCCAGAATACCGTCCATTAATTCTTGTTCGGTTTCTGCGTACATCGCTTGATCGAGTTGAACACCAATGCCCAATGGGGCGGGCATGAATTCAAACCCATGTTGAATAACAGGTTTACCAGTAAAGGTTGCTTGTAATCGAACCAAGAAATTACCGGGTCCTGCTTCATCGACTGGATAAACTACCACAGACAGAGTGAGGTTTAACTCTGCTTCAGTAAGACGGATTGCAAAACCCTGCATATCCTCAATGTTGTACCAGTTAGGAATCGGTTTACCTTGACTGTCTCTGCAAATAGACCGGAGTTTGTTTTCGGCGTATTGCATAACGGCGCTAGTGGTTGACATACATGTCCTCTACTTTCTGGAGTTTCTCAACGAACGCAGGAATAACCTTAGTCCTGAGAATATCGGTGATATCTTTATAGACGATATGTTCACGTCGTTTAAAGAAAGTGATAGATTCGCGTTCTCGGGGTTTCAGGAAACTGATACCATAGGACACGTTCTTCTCGGGTCGTTCTAAGTCGATTTCCACATAACAAACGAAGACTTCGTTCTTGGATGACTTATAGCGAAAACTAACAAATAAGCTTTTTCGATCGCCTGGATTTAAGACCTTAATGAAATAGACATTTCGATAAGGCTTTGGTGTATTACGAAAAGCCGCATCGGTAAGTATTTCACTTACGAGGTCTTTTAGCTGCATGTATTCCCCCTGACTTTTCAATCAGATTAATAAGCTGCTCATTGGAATCAACGATCATGTCCACCAATGCATTAATCGCAGCGTCATCCAACGTTAATACGTTTGGATTAATGAAGATGGGAATCTCACCTCCGCGAATTCTAATAAATATTCCACCTCGGCGCATTTCATCTTCATTTCGATAAACCAATTCAAGTATATCAATGGGGTAACGATCTGGATTCCCAAAAGCAGCGACCTGAAAGTGGTGCAATATGTTTTCAGTATTCCGCAGTTGTTCTAATTCATTTACGATAATAAAGAAATGATTCATATCTTTTCTTTCAAAACCACGTTGAAGTTGTACATTGTAATACCCGTCACTTTGAATCCATTGCAGTATATCTGAGATCACTGCATAAATCATTACCTTGGTTATTGCACGTCGATTATCCATATTAGAAAAACCTTTTACACTGATGTACAAGATGATAATATTTGTTTGAAATTATTTTAGCGAAGCATAATGAGAACAGGGGAATCTCCCCTGTTCTCAGTTTACTGTTATTTAGTATCAGACTTCAATTGCAAATAACGCGTTTGCACGTTAGGTTTGTCATCTGTTCCCAGATTGACTTGAACGGCCAAATGACCATCAACAATTTTACCTCTGAGAATCAGGTTACCATCGTTGGTGGCTCCGATACCGGCATTATGACCAATTGACCATTGTTCAAGAATATCAGTAATACCCTCTACTTTCTTCAGATCATCTTCGCTAATTGCTTTGATGTCTGGTGTGAAGTAATAGGATACTCCAGCCTCGTACCGAGTTTTTGATGTAGCAGTGACCATCGGAATAACATTCTTGGTGAACGCTTTCATTTGTACGTACACCACGAGTTTACCCGCACCAACTTTTACAAACTTGGCGGCACTGACTGGACTTGAACCTACCGGCTGAAGTGTTGCGCCCACATTCCCTTTCTGAAGAAGATGAATGCGAATAAGTGTATTACCCCCACCTTGCCTTACACCATCGATATCATCAAGACGGGCACCCGTAGAAAGAATATTTCCACAACCCACCATGTTGATATCTAAACTGTCGCCTTCTTCGGGTAAACAGAATGTCCCCAACTGGAACCAGTTAGATGCACCGGTCATATTGATGAGCTTGTTTCGCGACATCAATGTACCGGGTTCTAATGAACGATCAATATAGACACCCCATGGATTGATGTCCACACGACCGCGTTCCCACTCACTCAACCATTGATCGGAATCATCGCGGGTATAATCAATGCCGGAATAATCACCGTGATGGTTTTTATTGACCTCTGTCAATTGAGCACAAGACGCTTTCAGTTTGGTAGCACAATCTTCCATACTGAGGTTATCAATTCTCCAGTGTCCACCACAAAGCGTACCGGGGTTATCACTGTGTTCAATCCAGCCATTACGGATTAAAGCTTGAGTACAACGCTGAAGATCGAATACTTTACCCAGCTTGCTTCCCTGGACATTAAAGTTGCTCAACTCCAACGCTGTTGAGTGATCCCAAGAACCTGCTTGACGGCCAGACCACGTACCTACGACAATATCTCCCGTCGTATCGCTCGTGTACCATTGGTCGATCTTGCTGTCTAGGGTATCAATCAGACTGAAACATGTTCCACCGATTCTAACGAAGCGTAAACAGCTCCCTCTGAAATATTGTCCACCGATGACATTATTACGGAAGATCCCTTTCTTATTTGGGTTAGCAGTAGTACTAACACCCTCAAAGACAATATTGGTTATTTCTACCCAGCGGTGTTTGACATCAATTAAGAATTCTTCTAATGGTTTACCCGTTGCATCTACCGGACCCGTATCGGTAACAATAGTAGTACTAGCAAAATACCCGAACGTAGTTGGGGCTCCTGACATGCGGAAAAAGTTAGACTCCGTCAACAAGGCAAGTTTTGACAGGAACAGGCGACCCGAAGGTAGCTGGATTCCCACTCCTCGACTATTGGCTAAAGACCACTTGTGCATAGCAGTAGCAGCAACGGCAATATCTGTTTTACCATCAGCGATTGCACCGAAGTCAACGATAGTTAACTTTGATGGGTCGTTTACAACACGTTCCCAATAGTAACCTCTCCCTGCTGCAACAACACCCCCATCATCGGCTTTCTGTGACTGACCTTGTGTAACAAGGTGTCCAACGAACTGACCCCCTCCTACATAGGTGCCAGCATTCCAGCCTTGTAGAGTAATTAACTGTCCCTCTACTGTGGGTTTGGTTGTTCGCAATTCACTAAATGACGATGCTAAGGTTATCGTGGTATTAGTGGTCATTCTAAACTCCTGGGTTTGTAGGTTATGTGTAGTTGTATGCTACACATATTATAAAGAACAAAAAAAATGAATAAACCTCTACTACCCAATTGGGTAGTAGAGGAATAGATTACCAGTTAGGGGTAAGTGAACTTGGTCTCGGTTTATGAGGTCCGTTGACCAGAACAGCACGACGCAATGATTGGAATTGCTTGAGTGCTTCGTCTTCGGTCATCTTTTTGCTAAGGTCACGAATTGGATAGAAACGACGACCTTTAGGAGAATCCGGTTTATCGTGAGTAAATCTAAAATTGGTCATCTCGGAATTCCAGTTCATTTTGTATTCACAGAAGAATTCACCTTTCACGTCATAAATGATGAAACTCTGGTTGATAACAACATGAGTAGTCGTTTCAATTTCAGTAGCTGTTGGTTGTGGTTCATCAGAAACGTTAGAAACGCGTGCAAATTCAGAACCGAAGATTTGCTCTAGCGTAGATCTTGGAGGACGAGCGAAACCACGATGACCAGAGAAATCTATTTCTTGACCTTTAAGTTTGTAGATAGGATTCTCTCCATCTTCTCCTCGACCTTTGAGGATATGAACATGATGAACGTCGCCTTTCTTGTTACCTGGATCAATCCCTATGATATAATCAAAAGGATGTGGTTGACGTTGTGGTAGGATATTCTCGCCGTGGACTGGGCACGTTGTATCCTTACACTCTTGTCCTGACTTACCCGCATAGGGAGAGTATAACCCATAACCACGGATAATGTTCTCAGCTGAAAATTCAGAATCCTCTAATTTAGGAGATTCTTTCTTATTCACCTTAACATCGAGTGCACTATCTTGGAATAACTTGATGATATCTTTAATCAATGGATCTTCAGGATCTCCTGAGATAACGAGTTCCTTACGAGCTCCTTCTGGTAATTCGTATTTAAGGACAGGACGAGTTTCCTGATTAGGTTCTTCTGATTTAGACTTGGCACCAAATGTCTTGATGAATGCGCGAATATTATCTTCGGTTGGGGTGCGAAGATTCAGACTCTCACCACCACTAAGTTGAACCTTAGTTTCGACAACATTATCTTTGGGTTGCAGTTGTTTAAGGGTTGCAAGTATTTCAACTAACAGTTCTTTCATTTCTGGATCCACATGTGTAGGTTGTTGTTCAGCTTCTGACACGTTATGAGAAGAAGCGAGTTCATTCAGATTAATTTCTGCTGGATCGGTACCGAGCATTTCATCCAATGCTTCATCGATCATCATTCCGCGTTTGCGAGCATCAACGGCATCAATCGATTCAAAGAAAGACGCGGGCGCTTGAATGGTAGAGTTAATTAATTCACGCTGTTCAGGTGAACGATGGATAATAGCTTTAATTAGGGCCTTGGTTTTAACGATGTCAGTGCTTGGTAACCGAACACTATGAACCAGCTGATTAATGTAAAAAACTTCTTGAGAGAGACGACCAACCTTACTCTCAAAACCATAGGAAGGTTGAGTAAGATGTTCGGTCCCCATAAAGTGAACGTAACGTTCTTTCTCTTCGGTATGTTCTTTTTTCCGGCCATGCATACTTTTCATCGTATCTGCCATTACGGTTAACACCTTTTTATCATTGAGCTTGGTAATAGTTTTCTCGATAACACGACCGAGACTCTTGATCTCGTGCGCTTTAAATTTCTTATAGGCTTCTTTCCAGATATCGATCAGGTAGTGACCTCGAACATTTTCGATACCTCGGGTGAATTCGACGTTAACGGCTTCAACCGTATAAGTAATATCTCTATCTTCACCTTGAAGGTGTCCAGTGTCGACAGTGTCAAAATTTGACATGATATCTTTTATCAGTGATTCACAATCTGAATACTTATCGCCGTTGTATTCAGAAAAGTCAGTGATCAACGGGCAGTTAACAACAACTTCAACGATATGACGCTTGGTATCTTCGAGTTTCATTTTTTTTTGTTCTCCAGATAAAGGGAGTCAATGACTCCCTGTGGAATGTGGATTAGCAGCGAGGTTCTGGATGCTTGTTCATCAGGTAACGCAGCGGGGACTTGGTGTCTTCCAATCCGTGCTTGTCATCGATGTAGCAACAGACCATATGGATGACTTCATGTGTTTCCATAAAGAGACCATTGATCTTACAGAAATGCATGGTCAGATCTTCACTGTTAGGAATATTGACATCAGTCAACTTACAGTTCTTTAAGAACGGATTGTTTAGTTGAACGTTGTTCAGGTATACGTGACCTTCGAGGATAGGGCGCTCATCATCAGGGAAAGTAATAACGTTGTCTTTACCGATTAAAGTAAGGGTAAGACGACCGTTATCAATGCTGGACTGAAGATCGTTGGCGTATTCAACCAGAGGGTTCAGTGTATTGTCGTCCATGTTATCGATGTACGATTCAGACAAACGGTTAATGATGCGCAGTGTAGCCAGACCGTCATCACGTTCAACGATCAGTTGATTGTTTTCGAGTTTGGTAGTGTAAGTAGCTGTCATGGTGATATTCTCTAAAGTAAGTAGATAAAAGTAACCCTCCAGTTACGGAGGGTTACAGTTTAAAGTTTGGTATCGATCAGCCAGCAATAACAGGTGCAGCGATGCGATGTAACTCAGTCAGCATCCGTTCTACACGTTTGTAGAGGCGTTTCTCTTCTACCGATTCAACTGTACAATCAACCACGTGATGTTCAACCATGTAGCTTGGCTGATGCTCAGACAGATACAAACTCATCTTCAAGCTGTACATGTCACCACCTTTCGGGATCATTGTGAGACGAACAACAATAGGACGATTGATCTGAAGTAAATCAACAGTCTGACTGATACCCAGCTCTTTATGAAGAGAACTCAGTTTAAAATTCTCTTCTTCCAGACCCTCCATACCCATCGCTGAACTTTCACCGATGTTCAGTTTCAATACCGCACTGATGGCATTACGGCGAACATTAAAAGACTGTTCAGGAAGGTCTTTCTGATCCTGCTCGTTTTCAAACAGAATGTTGATACGTTGTTGTAAATTCAGCATTATTGCCCCTATACAGGTTGATTACGGTAATAAGAAAAGTGGTTATATGAAACTCTCTTTGGTAATGCATCGTAATTACATTCATCGAACGATACCATACCAAACTGGGTGATACCCATAAATGCAAGGGTAGAATTTCTGATCTTACAGCGTGGTTTAAACGACAGTAAATGTAGACGACCATTTTCAATAGAGGGGTCATAGAGATGACATGAACTTAACGTCACTTCACCCTTCAAAGAAAACCCTTTAGATTCAAGTATAGTGTTATACCCGAATAAACGCAAATTGAGTTCACCGGAATTAAGAGCAGTCTCTAAATCATTCCAAGCTTCAAAAGCCGGATGAAGCTCCGGCTTACCGAAAAACTTAAAGGAAATATGCAGAGACCCGCCATTCTCCAGATCATCAATTACTAATGTACCTTTACTAACAGCAAATTGCAATCTCTGCATAATAACCTCACTTACTCTTGATCAGCATAACGTTGTTTGTTACGCACATCAGAAAAGAGTTCCCCATGATTTTTGCGTGGTTTATTACAACACCACCCGTCACAGCTTTTAGGTGCAGCAGCTACTTTACCAATAGCTTTCTTATCGGTTTGTGGCCCGATTCTAAAAGTATGACCATTTTCATAGAGAGAATAACCTGCCGCATAATAGCGACTACAGTTTCTTTTCTTCAGTGCAAGTTTATAACGACGGTAAGCACGAGTACGAGCCATAATAAATATTCCGAAACACGGGACTGACAACATGCCAGCCCCTTCTTAGTTTTTCGGAATGGCGAGCTGATCTCAGCTTTTTAGTCACGCGACGATACCTACTTTACGTTTATAGTCAGCAATGAAACGCGGGTTTGTGCTAATGTAATATGACATACCGCGCTTATCAACGGTGACCAGATTAACAGATACATTATTGATTTTAACTTCTAGAATGATCTTGGAACGATCACGATTAAAGCCCCAAACTTTGGTATTAAGCACAATACCTGCGCTGTGTACCTGAGTAGTTGTGGAGCTACCCAGTTTTACCCAGTTGTTATTTGCAGCTTCCGTGATAGCATCTTCCACCAACCGTGTGATCGTTTCATTGGTGACACTCGAGTGCAGATACGCTTTTTGCATTAGTTCAAAGTCCAACTGAAGTCTTTCTCGATATAACCGAGAGCGATTAATGAGATGATCCCCAAGTCGATATAACGCTGACAAATATCAACGTTTTTGTTATTCGGATTTGGGTGTTGTGGTAAAGCATTAATACTAATATCACGTTTCACAACCTGAAGCTCATACGGATCGGCGTCATTGGGAATTAACACATCAACAGCATAACCCGTTTCATCCCATCTTCCCATGATCATACCGTTTGTGTAATCTCGGATTGCATCGAAATTGCTTTCGTGATTCCACAGCGAGATACGATCATGCAACCCATGATTGTACCAACTGGCTGCCATCCCGCCAACAACATGTTCCAGAAAGTGCTTACCGCACTCTTCAACAATGGACATCCGCATCGTCTCTTCGAGATTCCGATCAAAGTCTTCCTGTTGAAAGGTAATTGCATAAGGGCGACCATGCAAGAAGGTTGTGGCCGTAGCAACAGGGCGCTGACGATATGTTTCTATATTACGAACACCTGGAAGAGCATTATCTCCCATAAGTACATCCAGCGCATTCTTTTTGAAAATAAATTCGAAGTCAACGGACTCGCCAGTTTCTTTACCGGTCACCAGCTTGTACGTTTTCTTGTTACCCATCACACCACTGTCTTTATCCAACCCGTCACGAATGACCGCTCTGACCATATCAGAAATTTCAGGTTGAAGTTGCATTGCCTGCTCTCGGGTATAATGCATTTGGCTCATTTTATTTCCTTAATACGAAGTTTCATGAAAGCCTCGGTGAGTTCCTTAATTAACTCATCATCGACCTTACGGTTAATCAGTGACTCACTGCTGAGAATGAAAAGACCGATACGCTTATCGTTGATCGCTCCGCCTATCTCAATACGGTTGTCATTGTAGAGTGGAAGAAGTCCGGTACTGTATAACGCGATGGTGTAGTTATCATCCAGTTTTCCTTTTTTAAAGAAAGACCGATCTAATTCCTCGTTCACCACTTTAGTCAATACAATACCAATAAACTTCTCCACCCTAGGTCTAAGCTTTTTGGGTATCGCCATTAATAGCCCGAATATCCTGGCATCATTGCGCGACCAGTATAGGGATCTAAAGTTCCGCTTGGTTGACCAAAAACAGATGATTGTCTCTTTATATAAGAGCGAGTTCTGGCGTCATCAAAATAATGGGCAACTTTATCCCCATCTTTGATATAGAGGATACCGTTAAGAATAGCGGATTCAATAGAGACATCCACGGTACGAGGAGGATGTTCAATGCTACCAGCCATACCTAACGCTAAGCTAGCCGCCAAGCTGACTTGTTGGTTAAGAACGTTAGAATCAGTACTGAATAGTGAATAGACTAGTTCTTCCCCTTTAGTGATGCTGATGTTCGATTCAGATCGAGAAAAGCGGACATCACCAGGAAGATTCACAGAGAACCCCAAAGATGAGCGTCGCTCTGACATAACAAAAGGATTTGTCAGCGCACGATTTGCGGTATCGTACTGGATCACAGTTGTCAGATCGTTCATATCCATTCTTTCCTGGTTAGGTCCCAATATACCGACCAGTGTCATATAAAGTATGTTGAACGAATTAGTATTGTCAATTGATCCAGCATCGATGCCCGCACCTAAAACCATTTTACCGTAAGTAACAGTTGCAGTTTTGCGTGACAAGCCGATATAAGGTGACAGCGATACTGCTGATTTGACAGATACCTTCAACTCCACGCCGTCAACGATGTTGGAACTTTCTCCATTATCACCTAAGGTAGAAATTATG